TTATGATTTTTTAAGCCGATTGATAAACTCATTTTGGTTATCCATGACATAGGCATAAACCATAGAATAAATAATGACAGGTGAATGAACAGATTCGAATTTGTCTTTGTTAAATTTAACACGGGAGTCAAACATACTGTGAATATCTGAAGCTCCAAGGACACTACTCTCAGGAATGGAAATCCCCCTTTCAACTACTTCAACCATTTGAAGATCTACTTTACGACGAATAGGACGGGGAATCATCTGGATAAAAGCTATACAAAAATCAACAGTCAGCATATTGAGCCTCTATGATTTGGTGTAAAAAGGTTTTTGAAACTTATGACGTATTATAATACTAAATTAATAAAAAATCAAGAAACAAAAAAGGGCCGAAGCCCTTAATCTGAATGTAGTTAGAAACTCAGGATGTGCCCGAAAATTTCAATTTTGTAAATGTTAGGGTCATTCTTATCATAAATTGCATTGTCATTACGAACATACTTTTTCAAAGAAGCATCATATTCGTAATAGACAGAAGTTTTTTCCTCGGCGTCTATAATCAATTTAGGGCTACGTTTATATGTGATAAGATACAAGTATCTAAAACCTTTATAAACATTATAGAACGTACCCAAAACAGTCAGCAGTGTTATGAAGCCAAAGAAAACAGTAAGGAAAATGGTCGGATAAGCAAAAAGATCCATAATGTTATAATCCATTTTAAATGCCTCTATCAAGTTAGCAATTCAATACGTGGATTATAATACTATCAAAGAATAAAATCAAGTTTTTTTAGGTTACAAGAGAGCATGATGAAAAAATATTAATTTATTATGGGCATAAAAAAGGGGCCGAAGCCCCATGGTAAAAGTAAGTTTATGTTACAGGGATGAAATGTCAGGGCAACGGTCTTTGAAAAGCTGCCAGAGTTCATTGTCAACTTTGTATGCCAAAGTAAGCTGGGATGCCAAAGTTTTTTCGTCAACAATGGAATTGATAGCGTGAATGATGAAAACCTTACGTTCCCCTTTGTAAACAATCATAGCTTCTTCGTCACTGGTGAAGTGAGCACCAGCAAGGAAGTCATCAAAAAGATTGGTTTGCATTTGCTCATAGAGAGCAAGTCCACGAACATGGTCAACAGCAAGGCAGTTTTCTACGGACACAAAAGTAGGGACAGAAATCTTAACAGTCATTAGAATCACCTTGTTGTGTGAGAAGAACAGTAGTATATCAAAAAAAAGTGAAAGGGTAAAGAGAATAATTTGATAAACCCACGACAGCCATCCAGATGGATTTTTAATACCTAAAATAAAATCAAAATACAAACATTATAATAAAAATAGATTATGGCTTGTAAATAACAAAAAAGAACTATATGTATTATAGTGCTGTCAAAAAATACGGGGTTTTATAAAACAAAAAAGCCTCCGAAGAGGCTTGTAGAAGATAGTAAAAGTGTTAAGCGGCCAGAGTTTGTTGACGCATCAGTTTGGTAGTCTGGATTTTACCAGAGCGAGTCAGAGATACGCGGGTATCAAAAAGGTCTTTGCTACGAGCAATCAGACCTTTGCCAATCATGTTATTGATGACAGCACTAACCTGATTCGACTTGATGGTAGCTGGGCCAACAGAAAGAACGTTTTGTGGAATGCTTTGACCAACACCGTAGTTCTGGATGTTTTGCAGAACAGCTTGTTCAAGAGCGGTGATGATGAGCTTAGCCATTTCGATAATCCTTGTGTTGTCTCGTTTTGATGGGATAAGTATAGCAAAAATGAGTTTTTTGGTCAAGACTTTATTTTAACTATAAAAAAAGGGAGCCTAAGCCCCCTATCTAATTGCAAGTGATGATTTAACCAGGTTTAAAGGTCATGTGGGTATTTTTTCACAAACTCAGCCCAAAGCTCTTTATCGACCTTGTAGGTGCTGGAAAGGCCACCTTCCGGTTTAATGCCATCATAGTGGTTGACCAAGAGGTAACGAGTTTCATCTTTCAGATAATTGCCTTTGCGGTCACCAGAGAAGCGAGCATTTCGAGTAATCTCAAGAAAAGCGTTGCTTCGAATACGGTCTTCAATACGGAAGTATTCACGCCGAGTGATAACTTGAAGGTTATCTTGATTAAATTCAGTAATGAGTTCAGACATAATAGAATCCTTGAAATAGTTGAATATCTGGAAGCAATTCTAACAAAAATCAATTCAAAAATAAAGTTATAAAAGAAGATTAATGGTAAAAATAGTTATTAACCGCAGCCGCAAGGGCAAGTCCAGATAGTCAATCCATGAGGACAAAAACCATTACTTTCGTTTTCATCGTCCATGTCAGAAATTTCATCAGGAGAAAGATATCCATATTTTTCACGGGCATATTCAAAAGCTTCTGGAACAACTTTTGGATCAAAGTGTTCATCCATAAGAGAAGAGAAGCCTTTGATCAACATGAATTCGTAAGTAGTGTATTGTTTACAGGCTTGGTTGAATAGGTCATCAACAACAAAATGGAATGACATAAAAGAGATCCTTAAAGAAGAATAGAGAAATTATAGCAATAAAGTATATAAAAAACAACAAAAAAGGGGCCGAAGCCCCTGAGACAAGATTTAAGTATTAAGCAGCAATTTGCTCGATAGTCGAAGAACGCATCAGTTTGGTGGTCTGGATTTTACCAGAGCGGGTAAGAGAGACAGTGTTACCGAAAAGGTCTTTGGTACGCTCAAGCAGACCTTTACCAATCATGTTGTTGACAACAGCACCAACTTGGTTGGATTTGATTTTGGAAGGGCCAGTGGAAAGGAAGTTCTGAGGAATGACTTGACCTACACCGTAGTTCTGAATATTTTTCAAAACAGCTTGTTCGAGAGCGGTGATGATGAGTTTAGCCATTTCGAGAGTCCTTATGTTATCTCGTTTTGATGGGATAAGTATAACAAAAATGAGTTTTTTGGTCAACAACTTTATCAAGAAAAACAAAAAAGCCTCGGGAAAGAGGCTTTAAAATGGATAGTTCTTTAATCTTTTAATGTGATAACAGGGCCTAAAGATACATCAACACGGCCAGCACCCTGAGTCACTTCCTGATAGCGAGAGTTGCCCAGTTCACGAAGTTCTTTCCAGTAGGGTTCCCAAGGTCCAGTAATCAGGATAGTTCTACATCCACCACTTTTGGTAATACGGTGATATTCGTTTTTAGGGATATAGATGATTCTGCTACGATTGCGATCAAGAGCAACAACTTTGCCATCTTGGATAACTTCTTCGATATAATTACCAGAAATCAAAAAACTGAGGGCACCAAAGGAATGTGTATGGAATCGATCTTGCTTTCCATCTGTTTTGTGAAAGTTGAATATTTTAATACTAAAGAGTTTTTTCCATTCAAGTACAGTTATTTCTGAAACATTTTGATCGCCTAACTGAATAGATTTCTTTTTCCAAAATATAATAGACATAAAGAAACTCCAAGTATAATGTAATGATTTACTTACTTTAAAGAACCATAAAGAGAAGCAATACGAGAATGATGTTGCTCAGAAACATTTAAAGTAAGTTGAATATAACCAGATAAGAAAGAAGTATCATCGTCATCATCTGGTTCAGAAACCTGTTTACTGCAAACAGAAACATTAGGGTCTAGAGTAAAACCATATGACTCGAACATTCGAATTACACCAGTTTCTGAAATACCCATAACATCTCTAAAAGCATTACCACTTGGCCACCACCAAATAATATCAGTAACAATGGAGCCAGAAATAACATCTAATGCTTTTTGAGACGCCTTAGAATCAGTTGGATCTCTTGTTTGGTCAATAACAGCAATAGAGCCATCATTTAATAAAAGACCAATTTTTGGAAGAAGATTTTTCTTAGTAGAGTATAAAAATGTCAAAGTAGTCATAGATATTTATCCTTTAGAGTAATATATGAAAATTATTATAACAAAAAAAACAATATAAAAACAATAAAAAAAAGACCTATGAATAGGTCTTAAATACTCTAAATATCAGCAAGAATCGCCCTGTGGGCCATCAGGGTGACTGGAGTAGACATAACCTTTAGCCAAACCTTGATTAGTAATTTCAGCAAAATAAGCATCAGCTTCATCAAAATCCATATCGTCCATTTCATCTTGCGAAGGAACTGGTTTACCTAACAGAGACATAAAGAACTGATTAAAAATCTGTTTTTGAATAAAGGAAATGAGACATGCAGAGTAAATTACATCAGGAGCTTTTCCCAAGGAGTAAAGTTCAGGATTATTGAAATCAACCAACAAAATATTATTATTGTTTGGAACAAACAAACCAGAAAGAGCACCATCATTGACGGCATCAAGAAGTGCAGGATTTTCAGAAAGAACATCAATCATTTGAGATTGAGTAAGAAAGAAATTAGTATCACCACTGATCAATTTGCAAACTTTGGTGATTTCATTCTGATTAATGTTCATAAAATATCCTTTTGGTTGATGAGGCAATTATACACTAAACGATTAGAAAAGAAAAGAAAAAGGGGCCAACAAGGCCCCTAATGGTAAAAATTACTGCCAAAGCTGATGGAAAGCTACCAGCCATGTTTTTAAATTTTCAATTTCAACATCGACTTTATCAAGAGCATATTGTGGTGCATTTAGCTGACGAAGATGTTCTTTATCACTCAACAGGTTTGCTTTTGCTGCATGATAAGCATAAGACAAAGTGTTAAGTTGCTCAGAAGTAGGTTTGTGACCAGCATTAGGATGCTCAACAGAAAGACAATAATTAGAGAGCAAACCTTTAAAAGATTCTTCAAGCTGAATATTCTTCTGAATCCACTGGGGGTCTTTTACTCCAATAAAATGAACAATACTGGAGTGGTTAGCATTTACTTGGTGATGAAGGGTAGATTGAAGTTCTAACAGTTTTTTATAATGATTCATGGCTATATCCACCTAATTAAGAAGAGATTTGAATACTGGCAAGTGTAGTCGCCAAGTTTTGATGGGATTATAATACCAAAAATTAGATTTATAAGCAAGCAAAATCATTGAAAATAAAAAAGCCTCCGAAGAGGCTTTAACAAATCAGTGATTTTAGTTAAAAATTTTGTTGATTACTTCGTCATAGCGATTTTTTACTGCAGTAGCCGCTGCTGCATAATAGTGTACATTTCCCCGGCTTTTTTCGAGTTCAACCATTAAATCAGACATGGAAATGTTTTGAGTTGGAACTTTGGATAAATATCGATTTTCAAGTGCTTGCATAGAGTTGTTGAGAGCTTTATCAAGACTGGCCAAAATAACATCACGGTCACGAACGGGGTGAAGAATGAAGTTAGGATTAAGACCAATGCAAACACCACTCTCCTGTTCGTAAATATCATCTTTCTCAACTTGACTGGCTGAGTGAACATCAGAAATATTGATATTAGGACGAATACTGAAATGTTGAGAATCAGCTTGCAAGACAACACCAGTCACCGAATTCAAGAATATTGCATGATGATTGGGGTGATCCCAAAGTTCGATATTACGAAGGTTTACGATTTTATCACCGATATTGAACTGATGAGACATTATGAAGCTCCGTTAAAAGATGACTTATTATAATACTAAATCAAAAAATATACAACAAAAAAAGAGGCCGAAGCCTCTCTTTTATAAAAAATATTTAAGCCAAAACAACTTTTTTGAATTCATGATTTACATGCATAAGCCCCTCAAGGCACTCTTGAGAAATTTTATGAGTGATACAAAGAGCTTCAATTTCAGAATCAATTTCATTTTGAACCTTAATGAAATCTTCTGCTGGAACATGTTCTGTGGATTCAAAAAGGGTATCGAATGCCTGAATAGATTCTACCAGTGGAGCACTTGAGATGTTATAAAAGAATTGAAGTGCTTTAGCTTCGTTAACAAGGCTTTCTTGGCGGTCTTGAATATTCATCGAAACACTCCTTTATTAAGTGATGGCATTATAACACTGAATAAAGAGAGATACAAGAAAAAGGGGCCGAAGCCCCAAAATATTTATTTTCGAAGATGTTCCCAATCACTTTTTTTCATTGATGCAGGATATTTCAGGAATGTGATGCCAAACAGTTTATGTGAGACACGTTTTTTAACTGTAGAATCAAGAATAACGCCATCACGTTCACGAAATCTACCAACCCAAGTAGTTTTCCTACTGTAGATTTGACCAAAAGGTTTAATGAACAAGAACCAAGGAGTTTTAATAATCATAACAACAAAAGTCCAAGGAATCATATAGATAGATTTCCATGGAGAAAACATTTTAATAAGTCCCAAAATATTAAGAACAGTTCGCCAAAGAGTAAAAGTTACTTTCCAATAAGCAATAAAGCCAGCATTCGTATTTAAAAGTTTATGGTTAATATCATAAGTAACTTGTTTCATGAATAATCCTCAAAAGTAAAAAAGCAAAGAGGGACCGAAGTCCCTTTACTAATTAAGCTGAAATTACAAAACACCGATTAAGAATTGGTGTTGGAACTTTACTACCAGTAACACCATGTAAGTCATCAACAGAAAAGAGCAACTTACATTTGTTATCAAACATGAGTCGCATCAAAATATTAATATCATTTGGTTCAAAATGCTGAATATTATTTGCCAAGACTACTGTATTCTCAGAAGTGGCAGTTTTATCAAGGAGAAGATTGAACATAGGAAGTCCAACTTGATTCTCTTTAAGTGGGTCTTGTTCAAAAGTATGAACAGTCATACCTTTTCGGGTATAGTGTTCACGAATTTGATTTTGTTTGTCAACTGCAAGTGGGAAGCTGAAAAACAGAGGCATGGATACAGAATCAAGAATATTAAGGCTTTCCATTGTTGAATCTCCTTGGGTTGATGGGGTAATTATACACAAAAATGAGGTTCATCACAAGCATAAAATGAAAAAAGGGGCCGAAGCCCCTGTATCAATGCAATTTATTTTTGTATTTGTAATGCCGCTTAAAAGCAAAAAAAATAAGATAACGAGGTATATAAAACGATAAAGTAGCAATTATAGTAAAAATAAGATTTGTAGGCAACAAAAAAGCCCGCAAAAGCGAGCTTTATTGAAGATTTATGTATTAGGCAGCATTGTCACTGTCTACCAGATAACGATTTGGGATAACATCATCAATAGAAAGTTTCTTGTATTTATGTGTGAACTCACTTTTGGATACTTTGCCACAATCCCAATAAGGGTTACGAGTAATCCAATCCATGAAGCTTTTCTTGACTGGTTTTTCAAATGTTTCAACGACCAACTTAAGATAAAAAGTATCTTTATCTTCACCAACAATAACAAGTGGAATATCAAAAAGTTTGACAGAATCAGCACAGACATCAATAGATACAATGTCACCAACTACGAAATTAGAAGCCTCAATGATTTCATAGAAGCCAGCATATGGATTGCTGGATGAATTAATCAATTGACGAAGATCGGACTGGTAAAAAGTAATATCAGGCACACCAAGATCTTGAATGCCAACGAAACCAACTTTGTTGTCGGTTTTAATCTGGTAATCAGCTTCTGTAACGGAATAGCAAGCTGAATAACCATCTTTAGAGACAATACGAGACATATGGCCATAAGCATCAAGCACCATACGAACGTTAGCAAGGATCGGTTGAGACATTATAAAAGTCCTATTCAATAAATGATGGGTTTATTATACATAAAGCCCAATATAAAGGCAACAAAAATGAGATTTATGGACGAAGTTTAGGTTTTGCACCTTCTGGATCAATACGTTCAAATTCATCCCACAAATCACAATCTACTTTTGGAGCAACGCAACGGCGGTCATTGTATGGAGGTTGAATCATCATAACTTTCCCATTGGTTTCAAGGCTCAAGAAAGGAGTATCAGTCTGAATTGAATCTTTATTAACAAAAGATGGTAATTTTTGACGGGCAAGAGCGAGCAAGACAGCATTGAACTGATAAGGATCTACTGTAACCAAGTTTTCAAGCTCATAAACGTCATCAAGATTTTTCATATATCACCCCTATCAAATAAATCTGATTATAACAAAGTAGAGAACGATAAACAATAAAAAAGGGGCCGAAGCCCCAATTTCATTGTTTTTGGAAAATTTCCCATTCTTTTTGAATGACTGACAATGGAATGTAAGTGGTGTAGAACTTATTTACATCAAAGCCAATCAAGTTATCACCAGAAACAATGCCTGTAGCAATACCGACAATAGAACCATCATCAGCGTATACAGGGCCACCAGACATACCACCTACAATATCAGTCTCAGCAAGGTAAACCATGTCATTCTTGACTGTTTTTGCAAACTTACCAGTATCTTTACCAGCCAAAACCATAGGCTTGGAAGATTGGGAAATACCAACGAAAGTCACATTTTCAAGTGGTTTAGCATTCCGCCAAACATTCACAGCAACATCAGAGTGACGTTTAACAAAACGAATATCTACGTTATTGCTGGAAGCATAAACTGAGTCTTTAACGAAGTCTACATGTTTAGCAGTCACAACATAATCAGAGTTCCATTGGGCACCAGAACCAAATTCGGAAACGGAATCTTTAAACTTCTTGCCATCTTCTTCAACAATGACAGTAGTTTTCTTTTCAAACACTACAAAATGAAGTGGCTTACCAGCCGAACTAATCGCCGCATCTTTTGCAATATTGAAATTGTCACGGTTTGGCGTTGCAACATTGGCTGGCGGGGTGATTGCACAACCAACGATGGAGAGAGACAGGGCAAGAACAGCAATCGATTTGAACATTTTAGAACCTTGTGTGATTTGATGAGGTGATTATAACAAACTATATAGCGATAAGCAAGAAAAGCCTCCGGGGAGGCTTATGTTTTTTTGTTTTAGTGATGAAGTGTTATACTGGAATTGCAATAGACAATAGGTTAATTGATTCACCATAATATAAATTGATATAGTGTGATTTTTTACGAGCCGCAGATAACATCGTTGAAGCTTTTTCAGCAGTGTAACCCATGTCAACAAGAGCCTGAATCAACTCATCATTTGGAATAGGATAAACAGTTGTCTCAGAGTCAGAACGAATATAATCACCATCATCATCATTGTAATGCTGGGTAGGGTATTGGTAAGATTCTACACAATAAAGAATGATGTATTTTTCTGCAAGTAAATTTTCAATTTTCTTTTGCTTACCAGCAGAAAGATATTTGGTATCAATGTTAGAATCAGGCATCAATTGATGAAAGCATTTCACCATAACAGTGTCAGAATATGACAAGCCATGGAGTTTTTTGGTGTCATCAGTAGAAACAAATTTGATAGTCATATTTTGTACTCTGTATTTGTATGAGCTAATAGTATCAAAAACTGATTAATAACGCAATCAAAAAACAGTTTATAGAAAAATTACTTGTATCGGCCAACAAAGGACTCAAATCCAGAAATATGATGTGTATTTTTAATATGACTGTAAGAAGAAGATAGGGAAGCTTCAAAAATATCAGAATAGGTTCTTTTGTTGGCATACATTTTAATCAACTTAGCAACAACTTCAGCATCAGCCTTATCTTCTTCATCAAGTGCGAAGAATACAGCAGCACCAAAATGGCCATTGAATTCCAACGAGTGGGCATACGTCAAACCAGAAAGGATCGAATCAAGATCACAACTTCTGCCAGCAAGATTTTCACGATCATCACGATCCGTCAAATAAATGAACTGTTTGATAGTGAGTTCAACACAGTAGGTAATACGGGCAACTTGAGCAAGAGTGGTCATGAGAGATTCCCTATATAAGATGAGCCATTATAGCAAAAAAAGAAAAAACAGGCAAGTTATTCAAATATGGAATCAAGATTTTCTCGACCAACAAGAGCATTCTGGAATAACTTTGTTTTTATATTTGACTCATCATTGACCACAACATTAAGTGCCCGAGATAAATCACGATTAAGTTTAAAAATTAAAATAACGTCATCAGCAACTTCTATACTAAAACGCTCATGGTCATAAAGAGACATCCGAGAAGTAATCATCATTTTTTGATGAATATCAGTAAAATGAGTGTTCGTATAATCAAAGTTTGGGAATATAGCTAATACATCTTCTTTAAGTTTAGCAGAACCTTGTGAATTGATAAGTTTAATTAAACTAAGTATTTGCATATTAACCAAATGAAGTTCTTTTTTATGTTTCATGCAAAAACTAACAATTCGCTCTTTTTTGGTTCCATATTCATAAAAAGAATCAAACTTTTTAAGATCCCACATTAAATCATATATCTGTGTTTTTACTGTTTGATGAATAAGACTGTCTGATAAAGCAATCGAAGCTTTATCAGAAACAGATAATGTATTAGGATCAATATTTTCTAATTGTTCAGGTGATGGTAATTTCTTAGAACGAAATAACCGATAGAGGAATAAAGTAAGTAATCTTTTTATCATATTATAATACTCACTTTAAATTTCAATAATTTTAGATTCATCAAACAATTGATTAAGAGAATCAGGATAACCCATTGGATTGCAAACAACGCGGCAATCACCAATCATGTAATCTACAGAATCATGCATATGACCATGAACAGCCAATTTAAGATCAGAATAACCAATGAAAGAATCAAGGTTATTAGTGAAATAATGATTCAAATGCAAAGTGCGTTCATCTTGAAGATAGCGTGGATGAACACTTTGATGAGAAATACCATAATGAGTTATCAGAACTTTCTTACAGTCATTGGGAGCGTAAACAGCTTTTTCCAAGAACTTGAAAGATTCATTGTATTCCTCAAGTATTTCTGCTGGAGTAATACAATCATCACCAGCAGCATTGGTAATCTTTTGAAAATCCTTAATTTCATTGGGAGCATTGAACATGGTATGGAAATTACCATTATTAAAGTTCAGCCAGAGAGTTGAACCAATGAATTCAATGCCATCCAAGATAACACTTGAGTTATCAAGGAAATAGAAGTTTTCAATTTGAACAGACTTCCAAAAGTCACGGACTACTTGAAGCGAGTATCCATAGAATTCATGATTACCCAAAATATAGATAACGATGTAAACTTTAGCACAAGCCTGAATGAATGGAAGGTGATTTTTAAAGCTGCCAATATCCCCAGCAAGAATAAGGTATTCAACACCATCGATTTTTTTAATTTCGATAGTATTGCCCCATTCCATATGAAGGTCGCTCAAAACAAGGATTTTGGCCATATAAAAAACTCCTAAATGATGATAGGATTATACATGAAAATAAGATTATAAGCAAGAAAAAAGCCTCCGAAGAGGCTTAGCTGTGACCATCAAGTATTTTATAAATTTGATCTATTGGAATAGAATAAGACTTATAACGGCGATAGTTTCCATAATAGTCATATTCTGTATATTCTTTAACATGCAAGTTTCTGAAAATAAGAGCAACAAGTTGGTTGATATCAAATTTAGAAGTTTGTTCTAACATGGTATCAAGAACAATACGGATAGATTTAGTTACATGGCGAACTTTGACAGAGAAAGTTTCAGGGGCTGGTAATGGGGCATCAGAATAGCAAGAGCCGCATGCTTGCTCTTCAGTTTTGAAACAAACATAGAAATTTGCACTTTGACCAATACCAAAAGAATAGTTCCATTTCTGAAAATGATTTTTACTAGCAGTGCTGCTCAAAAATGAAATTTGTTTAGCGATGATTTTTTTAGTACGGTCCAAATCTTTAATAATTTTCATCATTAACAACCCTTAGAAGTTGCTCATATTATAATACTATTCAAAATTAAAGTAAAGAAAAAAGCCTCCGAAGAGGCTTTGTTAGCAAAAGTATTTATTACTTCTCTTGTTCCTTTTGAGCGTTCTCAGTGATTTCAAACGCTTTGCGAACGATGTATTTCCGCATGAAAGGGTTGAAAGCACCATTGTAGATAAGGGCATCAAAGAACACACACAGAGCCAGACAGCCAAAGTAGAAAATGTTTTGATTAATGCTGAACAGGTAGAAGTGTAGGCCATAGATAATGACATCACGAACCAAGTCAGTCCACATATCAAGTTTCATGTTGGCGGCTCGGAAAATCATGGTGAAATTGTAGAGTGACTTTTGTTGAATGCAGTCTTTTACTTGACGAACAATCATCACTACCATTGCAAGGCAACCGATACCCAGCAGAATACCACTGATGATGGCATGTTCTTTGAAGTAGATGGATAGAACTACAAACCCTAACAACAGAAAATCAAGAACATTGGGAATGAGTTTACTGATCTTGAACTCATTCATTACATCTTGAGGTGTCATCTCACTCATGAAAATAGTCCTATTAATGAAAAGAAATTTTTAAATGCTCGATTTTGCAAAACAATGAGAAAGGCTTATTTGCGTGCTCGCTCATTGCCGCTTCGATGATGGAATTATAATACAATAAGAAAATAAAAACAAGTTTATTTAAAGGAAAAAGGCCCTTCAATGGGCCTTATTTTAGTGAGAGCAAGATGGGTTATGGAGCAAGCCTTGTTTCCAGTGTTTACGGCATACCGAAACATAGCTGGTTTCAGCACCTACAACCACCTCGGCACCATCACGAAGGATTTCACCAGTTTCAGCATTGAAGCGGGCATTCATTGTAGCTTTAACACCACACCAGCAAATGTGTGGGAGGGCTTCAATTTTGTCTGCAATTTCAATGAGACGTTTCGAGCCGGGGAACAGTTCACCTTTAAAGTTAGTGCGAAGGCCGTAGCAATCAACACCAATATTCAAGAAATCGACAACATCCGAGAGTTGTTCAATTTGCTCTGGAGTGTAGAACTGTACTTCGTCGCAGTAGATATGGGCGATAACTTCGCCAGCTTCTACTTTGGCCTTGATGATTTCAAAAATGTTAACACTATCGTTTACGGAGATACTTGGAGCTTTAACCCCAAGGCGAGATGCGATTACACCTTCACCAAAACGAGTGTCTACAGAGTGGGAGAACAGAACAGTGTGCTGACCACGTTTAACGTAGTTATCGTTAGCAATGAGCAGACTCAAGCTCTTACCCGAGTTCATCACTGCATGGTTAAAAGTGAGTTTGATTTCTACCGACATTGCCATATACCCTTGTTCGTTTCGATGGGATGATTATACCAAAACCAACAAGGGGGATCAAGAAAAATAAGGATTATTCGACCAATTCTTTTTGTTTAGCCGCAAGAACATCAGTGTAAAAGCCTGACTCAACAAGTCGTTGCCTGATAGCATCATAGCCTGAAAACACACCAGACTTGTTTTTTTCAAAATCATGCTCACCACAGGAATTGTGATAAACGATAGAGCAAATTTCGAAAGGATCAAGTTTAGCCAGGGCGTTAAACCGTTGTTCTGAGTAGTAATAAACTGATCCCATCAGCATCACTTCCTTGCCAGTAAGATAGTTTTTAACAATCAAAACCGGATTTTTGGATTCTGTAACATAATCAACACAGACAGCAAATCCAATAATTGGGTCTGCCCATTCGTTTGAAATACCAATGATTGGTTTACCAACCATCATTTCATACTCAATAGAAGTGATTTGATTACGTCTTTCAATTTGATTCGATCTGAATTGGTCTTCTGCTTTAGAAATATCTTTTGCACGAATAGCTGCCAGTTCAGCAGCAAAGATATTGGAGAAAAATTTGAAAATAAGCTTTTTCATGAAGACGCCTTTTAACTTAGATACGCAATTATACTATAGAGACTTAGAGAAAACAAGAATTTAAGACAAAAAAAGGGGCCGAAGCCCATGTCTAAAAACTTGATATTAGGTGAAAGTGAAGTAAGAATCACCAGATTCGTTGAAGTCTGGTTTATAATATGAAACTTTCCATCCAGCCTTGCGGTAGAAAGCTTCAACATCAAGCCAGTTATTAGCCATAATTACAGAGTTCGTAGTATCGCCCAATTTAATAATACGTGCTACAACATCTTTTCGATATACATTATTCGAATGTTTTTGTTTAGACTCTTGAATACATTCATTGAATGCTTGAATCACAAAATCAGGAAAGACACGATCTGCAAGATTTTGTGCTACTTGTTCTTTAGTGATTGCTTGAACTGGTGCTGATTGGTTGTTTGAGTTCATTTAAAGCCTCGCTAGTTGGGATAATATTATAACAAATACAAATTATAAAGTAAAGTTAGAAAAACAAAAAAAGAGGCCGAAGCCTCTTTAGAAAGTTTTATTTAGGTCAATCAACCATAACCAAATCGAGTGGGTGAATTTCGAGTTCGTCAGCAATGCCATCTTGATAATACAAGCGAGCCTCAGATTCTCCTTCAATTTGAAGGCTAATCATTTTAGTACCAGTTGCCGGAGATACATAGTTCATATCAAGAACAGTGAAGGGCTTGCCACAACGTAACTGGAACTGTTTGCCCATGCTTGCTTCATGGAAAGAGAAGTCACGCATTGTTTTTTCTTTTTTCGAAACTACTGGTGTAACAGGAACAACATCGTTGCTGTTTTTGAAAAACGAAAGAAGTGCGAGTGCAAAATTCATGATTTGTCATCCTAATTAAGATGATGCCATTATAGCAAAAATAAGGATATTGGACAATAAATTTTTACTATCAAAAGAACAAGCAGCCATCAGGCTGCTTATTGATTGCTTATTAAAAAATACCTTACTAATTATTTGATGACAATATGCTGTACTGGGCGAGAGTATTGGCGAATATGGCCGGAATCGCAAGCACGTTTACGAGACGCTTCAGCCATATCAGAAAAGTTACCACATTTAACTTCTTCACGAAGTATTTCTGATACTGCTACACCAATATCCTGTTGACTTTTAACACGAATTTCTTGATTGAGAATACCTTTAGTGAAGCAACGCACACCCCACAAGTTAGCTTTCAGACGGGTTACTTTGATTTTGTGGAAAGTATCACCAACCATGACAAGTTTCATAACGAATCCTCTTTTTGTGTTGAGTGTCTGTCACTGTCTTGCTACATGAACATATTATAGTAAAAAAGAAGCATGAAATCAAGTTTTTTTAAGCCTGCGGGATACATTTTTAGACTAAATAAGGGTTTTTATTTGCAAATTCCAAGTATTCTTTGCGATTCTTGAACTCTACTTGTTTATCTTCTGGAATTTGAATATAAGCTTTTCGAGATTTGCCTTCAATGCCATGAATAGAGTGCATATGAAACATTGCTGCTGAGTGCTGAGCATCTTTATGCAATGGTTTGTTTTTAGCACCATGCGAAAAAACTTCGCCACAAATAGAGCATGTGTAATAAGATTTGATAGTAGCAGTGAAAGGAGAAACCAACATTTTCTTTTCACGCATTTCGGCCAGCAAAGCGTAACCACTTTTGCCAGCACCACTTTGAGAGTAGTAAGGCTCCATCATGTCGAGAGCATTTTCGAGTTCAGCCAAGACTCGTTCAAAGTCATTGTTGTCCCAATAATTCTCGGTTTTAGCATTCATGATAAAGCCCTTCTGTTAAGATAGGGCTATTGTACCATTATAAGGATTACATAGCCACCAATTTAATCTTTAAATCTAAGAAAACAAAAGAAATAAAAAAGGGGCCGAAGCCCCTATGCGGATATAACATGAAGATTATGCTGCTTTCAGAATTTCTTTTTTGCTTGCTTTATGTTGAGCAACCAGCACCTGAGCAGGGTATTCACGGATACCGTTATCAACCATAACTTCAATAAGAACAGAAGCTGGGGTGATGCCGCGATCAAGAGCCAGAACGTCTTGAACCAGTTTGAATTGAGCGTCGGTCAGGTGCAGAGTGTGTTGAGTGTGCATTCTGGAATTCCTTGCTGTCGTTTTGATGGGGTAATTATAGCAAATACTCCAACCATAATCAAGTTTTTTAAAGGCCAAGTTTCTTCAAAATGGTTTCTTGTCGATTTTCCAAAAATTGACGTTGTGGAACTTTACCAGTAATTGCTGGTCGGCCACCAGCTTTAATGTTTTCAATTTTTGCTTGAAGCCTACGAATTTCATGCTCCAAGGAATCAATTTCTTTTGCATCATCAGCAGCCGCTTTTTCAAAAGCAGTGGCGATTTTCTTTTTGATAAAATCAACAACACGTTGATGATCGTGAACAAAATGATAAAGCGAATTGTCACGACTTGGAATATAATCGCGGCATTTACCATCTTTTTGATAGAACATGTATTGGTTATTGCATGGCATATAACTCATAGGTTGAGTTACATCAAAAGAAGTAACAGAGAAATACTCTTCACTAGCAAATGTGACAACCTTGATCAAGCTATTTTCAAACTGACCAAAGTGCATTGTATTGTCCCAAAGGGAGAGATTGGACAAATCGATGACTTTATCACCAACATTGTATTTAAACTGAGTCATGTGGCATCTCCCTTAAAATATGGAACGAGTATACAAGAATCAAGTGATAAAATCAAGTTTTATGCCTTACTGATTCATTTTTGATTAGATCTTTTAGAAATATCAAGAACCCAGTTTTTCACAAAATAGCAGAAATAAAAAAAGGGGCCGAAGCCCCTTTGATGCAAACAATTTAGTTGATTTCAAGAACAGCTTTGATACCATCTTGAATTTCTTTTCGACCTTGTTCACGGCCATACTGAAACATGAGCCTCAGAGCGGTCTGCATGATAGATGCTTCATCACAAGCAATAGCCGAAAAATCAAAAGTTTGACCATCGAAGCTAACCCGAGAATCTGCATGTTCAATTTCAAATCCCAAACGTTCCAACAGTTCACATTTTTTGTTGATAGCTTCATAGTTTCTACGCATGAGAGGTTTCCTTATTTATAGATGGCCTATTATACAACATTTAGATGCCAAATGAAACAAATTCAGTAACGAATTTGAACTTGTTCGGTTTCTTTATTGAATGAGTGCCTAACAACGTGTGGCATATCTTTAGTTTCTTCCTTGAAAATATGACGAAGTTCTCGCTGCAAGTTTTCAAGTTCTTTGACAAGTCCATGAACTTGATTGTTCAACTTAGAATCATCAACTCGTTTTTTAAGAAGAGTATAATATGCGTCCCGTTTCTGGCGAAGAGTATCTTTAGTAACATCAATTTGAGACTTCAATTTGTTTACTCGATCAAGATAAGGAGCCTTGAAAGAGCGGACAGCAGAATCATTCAGTTTCGAGCTTTGAATGATATTGAAGATGCGAACAATGTTTTCGGTGGTAGGGTTACTCAAAAACTCAGTGATAAGGTGCTTAGCAGTAGGAATATCAAATTCCAAGGAATAATCGACTTTACCACGAAGCCCAACACCAGCACGTACAGTTGGTGTAGCACGGTCAGTATAGCTGAAAGCCAAAGAAATAGTGTTCACGAAACGTTTATGACTGCCAAGCTCATGATAGATACCACCAAACCCCAAAATAGCAACATAATCAAAAGTCACTGGTTTGGAAGTGTAGACATTTCTGCCAACGAAAGTGTTACCACCTTGTTTACGATTGAGTTCTACAAAAGTAAACCCTGGCAAGGTTTTGAACTGAGTCATCAAGGGTTTCAGGACTTGCATTGGGGTTGTGTTTTTCATAGGAAATGCTCTGTAGGATTAATGAGTGCAGTATAACAAAAAAAGAAAAGGAAATAAACTAATTTTTAAAATAAAAAAGGGCCGAAGCCCTTGGTCAATTATCTTTAAAATAACATTGTGAAATAGGGACTCGCATAGTAATGCCAGTATCAACTTCTTTGATTCGAGCAGAAATGTCTGTATCAACAACAGCAGCAACCAAAATCACATTAGCATTCTGGTAAGTTTTGATATTACCTGAATAACAAATAACAGATTTTGTCGGCTTACCTTGAGTCTTATTTTGTTGCTCTGCATGACAACCAGAAGAAATAAACAGAGCGAGCATAAATGGAATAATAAATAGTTTTTTCATAAAGGTTTCCTAATCAAAATAAGTGATTCATTCTATCAAAAAAATATAAATTACACAAACAAAAAAAGGGCCGAAGCCCTTTTATTTGTTCTGGTAATTAAGCCAGAACTTGAACTGGCAGGCCAGTCGATTCGATGTGCTCCACAGGAAGGTCAACTTCGGAGTCAGCTTTAACAGCTTCTTCCATAGCTACTACTGCTTTCCCAATGCGTTTGGCAGCTTTGCGGATAGCGACCAGTTGAGCAACCAGTGCTTGTTCTTCTTCCGAAACTGGAGCCTGACGGCTGAGTTCTACGTTGCTTGCCATGCGAAGGTTTTCAAGATATTGTTCTTCGGTTGGAAACAGTTCATTGTGAACAGCAATGCCAGCAGCAGTCAGCGAGACATTATCACCATCACGGGTGACCAGACCTTTACCTTTCAGATTCAGAATAACAGCACTCACTTGAGTAGCTTTGATTTCTTGTGGACCTTCGTGAACGCTTTTAACCGAAACGTTTTCTACACCAGCGACTGCAACGTTGGCGATAACAGCGATTTCGAGAGCGGTTACTTTAGTCATTTTGAATCTCCAATTTGTTTGATTTGGTGTATCTCGTCTTGATGTGGCTATTCTAGCAAAAACAATATTAGTGGTCAACCACTTTTTTCGCCAAAAACAAGTTTTTTTGAAAATAAGAAAGGGGCCGAAGCCCCAAAATTAAGATTTTTGCTGTTTACGCTCAGCCAGTTTTTTCTTGAAATCTTTAAAACGTTTTTTTACTCTTGCAGCATTAACATCGAATTTATTACCATGAAGTACATGAAAATAGTGCAATTCTCGCTGCAAAGGAGTTGCCAATTTTGTTTTTACAATCAAGGCCAAAGCCTCAGTTTCTTGCTTTGTAAGCTCACAAGCAACCAGACATTTGAAGTGGTAGTCAAAGCTATCAACTGGACAAGAGTATGCTTGACCTTCGGCTTCAAACCAGCATTCTTTACCTCTTTTAAACCAACCATCACGGTTTAGAATTGGCTCAATTTTTTTATAATGGTCGCCACTTGCAACAGTAGATGCAAACCATTGCTTAGAAGGGTACATCCAGAGATCAAGATTCAAACGTTTAATTGTCATGATGCACCTATAATAAAATGGATAATGAGCATAGGATATCAAAAATGAGTTTTTAATACAAGCTTTTTTAAGATCAAAAAAGGGGCCGAGGCCCCTAATAAACAATGATTTTTTTTAAACACGAAATGGTTGGTTACGATATTTCTTACCATAAGGTTTTTCATTAAAGTTATTTTTGCCCACAGATGCTTTGAGTTGAGACACTTCATTAAGCAGAGATTCACTGAGACTGGAAATACTAGGAATCATGTGACCACCAGTAATAAGGATGACACGCGAAGTACCAACAGCAGAACGTCCATAATGAGTAATTTCAATATTTTTGCTCATAAAATAACCTTTATTAGAATTGTGTTAATTATACAACAAAAGATTGTTTTAAACAAGAAAAAAGGGGCTGAAAGCCCCATTATTTAATAGTGAAGCCAAGTTCTTGTGCAGATGTTACTAATGAATTTTTGAAATCGTGTAACATTTCCAAATCCATATCTTCGAATTCTGCACTTGATGGATATGGGCGACCAATCAGGTGATGACAGATGAAATTAAATAATGCAACCTTTTGAACATCACCAGAGTTGACTTGCTTCAACAAAGATGGCTGTTTAAAAAGTAAAGAAATCATTTGTCCTTGATTAATCAGAACATTGAATTCTTCATGAATAAAAAGGCAAGCATTATGAATATTTTCAAGGTTTACTTGCCAATTATATTCGTAAGACATAGTGGCTCCTTAAATAATGGTTAGCGATTAATGAGAATCTTCTGGGTCATCAAAGCCAAGTTCATACAAACGATCTCGTACACCTCTGTCATATTCTCGATGATCAGCGGTTTCATTGAATCCACCATCAGAAAGCCCATACAAATGGTCTGCATCTTTTTTAGAAAGTTCACCATTTTTAATGTAACAGTCTACGGTGTCACGTCCTTTCTGATAAGGTGGGACATATGGTTTTGGTGTGAAAATAGAAAGCAATGATTTCATGAAGTTCATAATAAAAACTACGTTTAATTAAGTAAGTAAGTATATATTAAAGTTCTAATCAAAGCAACAAAAAAGACATCCGAAGATGTCTTTTTTTTGTGATTTATTCCGAATCTTGGTGACGATTGCGGCGTTTATCTCGCCATTTACGGTCGTTTTTACGAGCTTTGATTTGCTCGGAATCTTTCACTTTACGACCACTGAAACGTTCTACCATATCACCATGAGAGCCTTGCATTTTGTATCTCCTAACCTTTTTGATTTGATTGTGTTGTTTCGTCTTGATGGAATAATTATATAGAAAACACACCATCATGTAAAGCATTTTTTTGTAGTATTTTTGATATTTTTCAAAAAAAGAGAGGCCGAAGCCTCTTTTTGTAAGAACGAATTGATTATGATTCAACAATCTCCATCATGACACGATTGCCATTTTCATCATAAAAATTAACATCAATACCAACAATTTTACTACCTCTGTCTTGGCTTGCAAACCAACGAGAAAGGCCATGACAATCATGATTAGCCCATTTGTCAAAACCAGCCAACTCAGAAAGTGGCGTTTTAAAAGAATGACAATCAGCAGCAACGATAAAATTCAAGAAATCAATTACTTCATCTTTAACAATAGAAGATGGCATTCGAATCAATGTGTGATCTTCAAGACCGTCCTCAAAAGAGCAAAAAGTCAGGTGAATCACAAACTGATTTTTGTGTTCACAGTGAAGTTTTCGTGGGCGAATATCAGTGATTTTCATTTAAAAGCCTCATGATTTTGGTAGAGATATTATAAATAAAAAAAGGGTTTTTAGCAAACCCTTTTGAATATTTTAATGAGAATTAAACGTCTTCATCGTCGTCTTCATGAACTACAGGAATTTCTTTATAGGCATGAAGTTCTGAGTCATAAAACAAATCGTTCACAAAAGACATAAAATATGAATCACAATGATCTAATGAGCTATAACCATAAGTAATGTTTACTTGAGAATGAAGCCCCATGGAGTAGCGACCACCTTTATAACCATCAAAAACTTTACCAACAGCATTCCGAGCATTATCAAGCATTGCCTGAACACTAATATTTGAATCAATGGCCACACCAAGCTCTGCTGGCTCTCCACGAAATGAAAAGAATTGACCAAGCCCAGAGGAAACAACTTTTTGAGGATCTGCTTTCTCAAGCAGAACGATAAGAGCACCAAGAGAAATCGTCATATATAACAGTCCTATATAAATTATCTGAAAAGTATATTACATTTCACATATAATAGCAACTGTTATTAAGCGAAATGGTCTTGAAGATCAGTTGTTTTAACCCAATATTGATTACCACTTTTAGTAGTGACCAATTGCATACTAAAACGAACAGTTACACTTAACTCACAAGTTTTTGCTTCATGGGAAATGAATTCAACAGAATTCACAGCAATCTTGCCAATAGTTTTAAGTTGTTTAATGTCATTACTGCCAGATATATCGTAGGCAGGAATAGTTTTAATTCGTTCCATAACAAAACCTCAATGAAAAATATTTTTAATAGTTTTGGTCACTGTGACCAATAGAATAAACAGTATAATCAGCATCACTTGCTTCTTCAACCAGAAGCACAGGGCCGGGCATGGAAATATCAGCAAAATGACCTTGAGCATAGTGCCCTTCCTGAGTAATGCACAGCTTAGAACCTGCTGGAAGTGCTTGCAGTGCTTTAATCATGTCCTCAACATCGATCATGTGATGAACAGTTTGTTGAATATCATCAACTTTAATATCTTGCATGATAAATCCTCTAATTTGTATTTTGGTATTAAACTGGTTTTTGAATTTGGCCAAGTTTCCAATGCTTGCGGCAAACAGAAATGTATTTACCTTCTGCACCAACTTCAACATCACCACCATCACGGATAACTTCGCCAGTGGCAGAATTGTATTTCAAGTTCATGGTTGCATCACAGCCACACCAGCAAACTTGTGGAAGTTGTTCGATTTTGTCAGCGAGTTCCATCAAACGTTTGGATGCCTCGAAAAGTTCACCTTTGAAGGTGCTGCGAAGGCCATAAGCAATTACAGGGATATTGAAAGAGTCTACGATTTCAGAGAGTTGTTCGATTTGCTCAACCGAATAAAACTGTACTTCATCGCAGAAAACACAAGCAATATCGTCGCCATTTGCTACTTTAGCGGCAATGATTTCAAGCAGGTTAACAGATTCATTAACCGAAATGCTTGGAGCTTGAAGGCCAAGACGGGAAGCAATCACGCCCTCACCAAAACGGGTATCAAGCGAGTGAGAGAACAGCACAGTGCCACGGCCTTTTTTTACATAGTTGTCATTTGCAACGAGAAGGCTAAGGCTCTTGCCTGCGTTCATTACTGCGTGACGGAAGTAAAGTTTGCTCATTGGTCTGTACCATTAACGTTTCGATGGAGTGATTATACTGTATTTATGGTGTGATGTAAACAAAAAAGCCTCAAAAGAGGCTAAAAATAATATTTATTTTCAAGCTTTCCAATGGTTGGAATCTTCCCAATTTTCATTGTTACAACCAAGAAAAGCCATTGAAAACATCAGAATACAATAAACCATAGAAACCTCATTTTAGGATATTGTCGATATGTGCAATTTTTCGCTGATCAATTTTGAAAGCATGATCGCCCTCATCATTATCAAAATAACGGTTATTACTGAGATGGTTTCGGAAATCAAGAGCTACTTTTTTCAACTCTTTCATCGCAGAAAGAAGATGTTGAACATCAGTTTCTGTATAAACCACAGTCGAACCAGCAGGCATAGTTTGCTGATTAGTGATTACAGTCAGCGAGTCTGGAGCAGCGATAAAACGTTTCATAAAGCACCATGTCTTTTGGATTAGGTGAATTATAGCAAGGACGAAGGTTCAAGGCAAGAAAAATCTTTTATATGAAAAAACATATTATATAATATTTTTTAATTATAAAAGAAAAATTAATATATCAAAGATGATTTGCAATTATATATAGATATATTAATGTAGAATTAAGAAACATTATATTAAAATATGAGAATAATAAAAAAAATAAGTACGATATGTATGGTAAGTCTATTTAGTACCTTCACAATGGCAAGTTATCAAGTAATAATTGGAAGTCCATCAATACAAGGTGACAATATAAACTTTGTAAGCAATACAAAACCAGTTGAACCAGAAGTTCCACCAGCACCAGTTGAAGAATGTCCAACAGACTTCCAGACAAGTAGATGGGTTGCAGGTACACCGGAATTAGCAATGTTTTATGTAATTTGGGATGGTGTTAAATTGATAGAAACAGGTGAATATTCTATTACAGAAAAAGTAATAGGTGATTATAAATATACCAAAAAGAATCAAGTTTCAAACTATGGTTATTACACATTTAGTTTAGTATGCAGAATTAAAATATAAAAAAAGCCTTCCAAAGGGCTTTTAAAATACTCTTTTGATAGAGTAAAAAGATATGTAGTAAATCAATGTAATGACAAGTAAAACAGGCCAGAGTGGAATACAAACTATGATACAAGAGATATAATAGTTGATTCCGATTTTACGACACAAGCCGCGAAGGGCATAGTAGTAAAAAGGTGGTTTTTCGTCATCATCATCACCATCATAGGCGTAAGCTGCTGCCGCAATAAAACCAATCGACATATAAAGAACTACTGCAATGAACAATCCGAAAACGGTAAGCATTGGAGTGATCTCGTTTGTATTTGATGATTCATTATAACACAAACCTAATATTAATAAAACAAAAAAGGTGGCATAAGCCACCCTTTATCTATAGCTATTGCTTCATTTTACATCAAAAACAACTTCGCGGCCTTTAATGATTTCTTTATACTGTTTGTCACTATCAGGAATGAAGTAAGCAGTGCGTTTATCACCTTTAACAATGCTTTTCAGGGTTTCTACCACAATCACCCCATTAACAACACCTTGGATGCTATACAGGCCGTCAGCGAAGGAATTAACGTCCTTGGTCAGAACAACAGTCGAATCAAGGCCATTCACTTTGGATTTGAAGACTTTTTTAGACTTATCTTCTTTGCCAACATGGAATGCAACAATTCGATTTGCAGTCATATCAACTGATTTAATCTGAATTGTACCCGATACTTCAAAATAAGTACCATCCACAACAACAGCTTTAACTTCTTTGATGTTCTTTTTGTCTACATTTACAAACTGAGCTTCGGTCTTGCTCTTGTAGTAGCTGGTCACGCCATCAACTACAACTTTGAAGACAGGAACAATAGGACTACGATTCAGTCGAGTATCAACAACAGTAGCAGACGGATTCAAAACAGCCCGGAAAGTCTCATATTCCTGTTTAGGCTTTTCTGCCAGAAGATTATTAGGCAGAACATAAACGTTTACAGTAATCCAACCTTTTTCTTTCTGAGTGGTGTACAGAACTTCAAAATCATTAACGTTATATTCAGCAATGGTGGATTTCCACTCTACCTGCTTAATATCGAAGCCAACTTTTACGTTTGAAAATGACTTTTTGGAAAAGATTTGCTCCGCCGCAGTCAGGCGGTTCGATCTTTGGAAGCCCCGGAAAAATTGATTAATGTTGTAGAACGGAGCACCATTACGGCCACTGATAATACGCAGAGTTGCAACAACGTGTGGGCGACGATTACCATTGAGAGTGAACATGTAAAATCCTCATTGATTTAAGATGAGGCCATTATATCAACAAATGGCCTACATGGCAACAAATAAAACTTAGTTTTCTTGATGAACGTAATTGCTCCAATCGGCTGGGGTTAGTGGGCGAAGGCCATGCTTTGCACGGGCTTTGTCACAACGCTCATTTTTTTCACCAAACTGGTAGGAACCGGGGAAGTTATCTCGGCAAGTAGAAGAACGAGTGCTGTATGCCCCACAGAAAGCCGATTCACCAATTTTCCCTTGCAGGTTGATGCAATAAGGAGAAGTTGCACTATCAGTACCTTTCATTGCTACACGATGGGGGGTCACTTGGACAACGCTATCATCAGGTACAGTACCACCAGCGGAAGCACATTCCATCCAGTGGAAAGTCGCTCGGAAATAGGCACAGCAAGCACCACAACCAACACAAGGGTTATGCTCTTGGCCAACTGGTACAACAACTTTATCACTGGCAATAATTTCGGTCATGATCGATCTCTTATGTTTGAGTCGCTATTTTAACAAATCTTAAAAATGATGTAAACAAAAAAAGGCCCTTTCGGGCCTTTTTTTTAGATGATCCTGCTACTGTTAACGAAGAAGCCAGTAAAGTGAAGTTCTCGGATTTTATCCTGAAAATCCTGAACAAGAGCAGCATTGTCACTGCCCATTTGAGTGAACCAAACCAGAGATTTTTCGTGCTCAACAATCATTTCATTGAGAGCTTTATTAACCCAAGAAAGCTCAAATACACTCAAAGAGATTTCCATGGTAGGGTCCATTTCAACCTGACTGAAGTAGGATACCAGATTGTCCATGCGGTCAACCACCATACCATGCTCTTGAATCAGATGCTCAACATTAGAAGTCTTTGCAACAGACTTCAAGCGGACAAGGTAAGTGTTCAGGTTGTGAACAGCAGAAACCAAAGCATTAACAACGTTGGTGGCATGCTGAGCTACGGTGTATTCCATGATGAGATTCCTTGTATTGTCTCGTTTTGATGAGCAAAGTATAGCAAAATCAATATTTATGGTCAACTTATTTTTTTTCCATATTTTGAAAAAATGAGTAGTAAAAATAAGCTTTTTAAGTTATAATGCTTTCACATCATAAAGAGGTGTTTTACAATGAGCAAGCTGATTTCCATTACTCAAGAAATGCTGGCCACTTTTGAGAAAGGCAAGGTGATCGATCAATATGGCATGTACAACAATGTCATTTTTAACTGTGTCGATGGTGATAATGTAATCATCAATGATCAAGATGGCAATAAAAAGACGGTTTCTGTACGTCTCTTTTGCAAATATGGAAAAATGGTTTCAAACGAACCAAAAAAAACGGCTGCAAGAAAGAAAAAGTCGGCCAAAGAAAAACTGGTAGCAGTAACTGCTGAAATGTTGAATGCCTTTGAAAAAGGTCAAATCATCAACAGGTATTCGTTCTTCACTGATGTTGTATTTGACAGAATTGAAGATGGTAAAGTGGTATTGATTGATTCCAAAGGCACTGAGAAAAAAGATCCTGTATGGCTTTTCCTTAAATATGCACAATTAAAAGCTGATTGAATTTAGTTTAATACAAAATAAAGCCCACTGATGTGGGCTTTTTTAATGTCTGGAATTATTTAAATCCAATAGATTTTAGATAATCTGATTTATTTTCATTGGATAAGTAATTCAAGTTATCAACAGATAATGGAAGCATATAATAATCAACTTTGCGATTTCGTGCAATGATACTAAGCATGCCAGATGATCTATTTGTGGGAATAACTCCACACTTACGTTTTTTTATTTTGCGATTAATAAAGAAACGCTCAATAAAGTTAGCCCTAACAATAGCTATAGAAAAGCCTTTATTTTTGTAAGGGATTCTAATTATTTGCACAAATATGACCTTTATTTGATAAGAACAAGTGGAAGTGTTACAAGTCCACGATGTTTGAAACTAACAGATTGATTGCGTTGGTAAACATCTTTAAGCATCAGTCTTTTTTTCTTAGTGTCAGTTTGTTTTTCAATCAAAGTAAAATCCCAGCGAGCAACTGGAACAATAACTTCATGAATTTCATATAACTTAGGAGCGTGTTTTAGAACTGGAATTGGTTTTGCGATAAACATTTTATCACCAACTTTCAAATCATCTGAATGATAATCACGAACTTCAAAACGTTGGCCATTATCACCAGTGAAAATAGTGCCAAAGACACGAGTAGGAGTGTCAATAGTTGCAATGCAAACTTTGCGAACATATTTAGCCAAAGTGTCATTATAATTCATAAATACCTCACAAGTAATTAGTTAAAGATTCTTCTTTGACTTTAACAGCAACACGACTATTAAAGACAAGTTGTCTCTTACCCATGCGAATTTCGCATTTAGGAACTCTGTAAGTGACCATTTTAACACCTTTGTCAGCAAATTGTCGTCGCCAGTAAGGGTTAAACACCCAATGCTGATACTGTTCAACATCTTTAAAACCACAAATGAATTCATCCCAGTAGCTAAGATCTACACCAGTGTCCTTTGTAGGGTCAGGATGAACTGACGTATCATTAAATTGCTTGGTAACTGTAAACCAAAGTGAGTCTTCTCGCAAAGCATATTTTTTACTGTGATAGATGCCAAAACCATCACTGGTTTCAAGCCTTAAGACTTCCATCATTGGTAGTGAATTTTCTACTATGCTTGACTTCATAATGGAGTTTCCAATTTAGGTTAGACGTATTATAGCAAAAAATAGAATTATGATCAACAAAAAAGGAGCCGAAGCTCCGTTTTTATTTTAGTTGTAATGTAAAATTTTTAATAACAACATTATCACCATAATCTTTAGCAACAAGCTGTAAATTATAGGTGCCAGCATAAGGATGGAAAGTGCTTGCAGATCTAGAAGAATTATTATTAATGACTATAGGATATGATTCAAGACCTCTAATTTCAAAACCTTTAATTGGATCAGTACCAGTCCAAGCAAAATTCAAAGTGCCTTTATTAATACTTGCTGAATCTGAATAACCATTAACAGTGAATGTATTAACTTGTGTAGGTTCATAAACTACCACTCTAGTAGGCAAAGTAATTGGATTAGATGGAACATTACCGAACGAATATGCAACAGCTTGCCAATTAGTATAATCACCAACATTGTTAACAGGAAGATTATAATAGCCAGAATCAGCGTTTGGAACAGTTAATGTAATTACTGCTGGTCCATTAGGATCACTAAATGCTTTTGCAGTAATAACAAATCTGTTAATATTTGTGCCTGACCAACTAAGGTTTAAAGTACCGCCCGCTGGTACTGCTGAACCACCAAATAGATCGCTTGTAGGAGGGTTATTAATAGCAAAGCCAGTATAAGTCATTTCACCTTTAACTGGAATATTTATGTCCGCTGTATCAAAAGCAGCACCATCAAGAGAATAAGCAGTAAGGCGATAAGAGATAACATCACCAACAACGAAACCGCCAGTGTTAGATAAATATGTACCACTTGGAGAAAGCTGACCTGATGGGCTGGATGCAGCACCAGAAGAGCCACCAGTATTAACAGCAGATATCGTCACATAGGCAGCATTAGCAACATTCCAAGATAGGTTTACTTTACCACCCAAAAGGATACCACGCATATCAGATTCAAATGCTACAATATCAACTGGTGGAACATCAACATTAATACTGAGAGTATCTGTTTGTTGCTTGCTTCTATTATTAGCAGTAACTAAGTAAGTTCTGGATTGAGTTGGACTTACATTAACTGAACCTGTATTAGATGTGAATGTACCAACATCTTGAATAGTGATAGATGTTATTTGTTCAAAGTTCCAAGAGATTACTGCAGATTCACCATATTGAATAGAGTCTTTATTAATGGTTACAGTACCAACAACAGTTAAATCATCATCGTTCACATATGAAAAAACACTATCATCTAAAAAAAATTTAGCACTGTAAGTTGCAGCCATTGGGCAACCAACGGAAAGAACTGCTATTGGAATTATAATTTTTTTTAACATAAATATCTCATAGTCTTTATAATATATATACCATAATAACTATAAGATGGAATAGATAACTGGTTAATTTTTAATCTAAAATGATGAAGTGTCAATATTGAAAAATATATGAAAATTATGCTAATTAAAGTTAACATAGAAAATAATGATAAAATTAATAATAAAAAACTCCAATTCAATGGAGTTTTAAGTGGATATATAAATTAAAATGAGCCAAATAATCAATATATTCGGCTCAAATGATAAATTATTTGTAATAAAGTGATTTAAGTTCGTCTGAAATCAATGTATGGTTCTTGATATGTCGTGGAATAAGCACATAATTAAAACCTTCAAGAAAACCAATTTTTTGAACTAAACGAGGCATAAGATCAAGTGGAATCAGGCCAGAATTGCGGCGATACATCTTCAGATAAAGAAAAATAGATTCAAAAATATTGCCATTAACATAAGCATATCGACCTTGTTTAATTCGAACTCGACTGATTTTCATCTTATGGCCTTTTTAGTATACGCTTAATGTTGAGAATTATACCATAACAAGATCTAAAACAAAACATATATTATCAAAAACAAAAAGGCAGATTTTATCTGCCTTATGTATTTACACAATCCTTATTTCTGAACGATATAACCTTGTTTTATGCCAATTACATGTGCCCAAGGAAACTCATCCAGTGCAGCCCTTTCAGCAGTAACCATGCCAATGGCATTCACATAAATAGCAAATTTCATTGGTGAGTTATCATCTTGCATGAGGACTCGATAACTTTGAACTGGCAGATTCTTTTTTTCAGGAGACATAATTAATCCTATGTAAGTTAGGTGTTAGTCAGCCAATTCGGTTTTGAGACTAACACGGATGGAAACAATGCCTTCTTGGCGAGCAGTTTTGCGATTGGTGCGGTCAACCTGTTTGCGGCAATTCAGCATTTTGCCGGATTTGTAGGTGCAGCAACCATATTTGCATTGCAGTTTGTCAGTACGGGAGTGGCCATAAGCTTTCATAAAAACATCCTTTATGTTTGACTGTGAGCATTATACAACACATTATCATGCTACACAATAGAAATTAAAAAAATAATTAATGAAATTTCATTTTGTTGTAAGCTTTAAAATTCTTAATAGTAGACAACAGTTTTTCTCGTCGCTCAGGCCCAGGTGCCATAGTTTCGACGACACGAAACGCTTGTTTCATGGACTCTTTAATTTCACGAGATTCAATAAAACCTTGAACGGTGTGGTTGAGTCTTACATACATTGAATATTTATGATAGAGAGCCGCAGCTTTTTTAAGCAGCTTTTCATCTGATGGTTTGAAAATAGATTGAACAAATGTTTTAAAAGCAATGAAAATAGGCATTGTGTTTATCCCTTAATTTGATGACCACTATATCACAAAAAGCTCTTAACACAAAGAAGAATTTTCAAAACTTCGATTTTTCGATGGCTTTTTTAGATTTATATGTAGAATTCATAACAAATGGAAGCGAAAGTGCCAGAAAAGACATAAACAGATAGCACATATTAGCTTCATGTTTATAAAGCTGAGAACAACCACCCAGAACAAAAAGCATCACAACACAAACAATCAAAGTAATCACATTGATATCGTGGGATTCTTGAAGAGAACTATCAAGTTGATTTGCTTTAATAGGAATGATAACACGGCTGTCAGTAACAGTCACAACAGGTGTGGAGATATCTTTCTCCAAATCAATCTTTTTAGTGGTGGTTGAAATTTGCATAGAAACACCTATTGTTGATAATGTGAAATTGTAGCACAAAAGGCAGAATAATCAAATAAAAAACCGCTTTCAAGCGGTATTTTTTGAAGAGTGTAGAAGGTTATTGTTCTACTTTATATACATTGTAAGGCTCACGAATCATGAAGCCACCATGTTTTTTGAAAAATGGAAGGTGTTTAGCTGCAACCTTATTACTGGCAATATTGCTTTCATGAGCCAAGTAAATCATATTTTTGTGAAGTTTCAAAAAATGTTCAATGACCAGTCCAGCATAACCCTGACCACGTTCTTTTTTTGCAATATAAATCATACCAAGATTTTGATAATCAATATCTTTATCAAGACCCAATTGATTTTTGGTTCTGAAATCAACAGTTGAAGTTCTAACAATACCAACAATTCGATCATTGTCCTTGATAACTGAGACAGATTCTTTTTCAAGAATACCACGGACTTCCTGAAAAGTTAACCCGGCTGGATTAGATACAGAAGTGTATTTGTTACGCATGGAAAAATAAACCAGTTTTACGACTTCTGGATTTTCCGATGGCTTCTGACAATTTTCAATGGAAATCATGATAAACCTTATAATCGCTTGGTTAATGCGGCCATTATACCAAACATTTAAAGGATCTACAATAAGAAAACCGCCCGAAGGCGGTTCTGTTAAGCACCAAGGGTGTTAACATTCATACAGATATTATGAGCATCATTGGGGCCATTACTTTGCAGAACAGATTCAGCACAAGCATGGCGAGTATCACGATCTTGCTCTTTGTAGATACGGCGAAGCATATTTTTCAAAACAGCTTCTGGAGACTCACCAGCAGCAACACGTTTTTCAAATTCTTGAACATCATTGGTGATTTTAATATTCAGTTTAGTAGTCATGAGTCAACCTTATTTGTCAAAAGTGAAAATTTGTACTGGAGTGGTGTTTTTAAGTTCTTTGATAAAATCTGCCATACTTTCAACAAGTTTTTTTTGGAACAAGAGACATTACAGCACCACCACCAACATAAACCATTTCTTGCTCAGATTCAATTTTTTTATACATGTATGAACTCCAATGAGATTAAATTAATTAGTCAGCATCAAGGGCAGCTTGTCGGCTATCGTAATAACCATCAGCCTCCCACATATAACAGGCTTCAAGAAATGCATCTTGGTCACGGAAATTATAACTACTGATTTCAACAAAAGAAAGGCTACCATCAGCCCGTTTACGATAATACTTCTTGATGACTTCTTCGTGCATGATAATGTCCTAAGTTTAAGTTATTGAGGGATTTTGAACATTGGTCGAGGAAACTTCTCTTGCTCATCCATTCATTGTATGGGCATATTTTACCAAAAAACAAAATTTTAGACAAGCAAATAGACAAGCAAAATATCAAAAATAAAAGATATAAAAATAAGGTTTTTTATGATTTTTCAAAAACAACAAGTTCTCGTTTTTTTCCTTTCTCATTTCGGACATGTAACATATCGTTCTTAGTATAGAATTCAATTGCCTTAGAGTTGTCTACAGTCGTTTTAAGGCGTATAGGAAGTGGTACAGTATCGAACAATGCTTTGCCAATACCTTTACCTTGATGTTCACGCATAACAGCTAATTCATGCACTGTATGCCATCCATCTTGACGTGGATGATAATGAATAAAGCCTAAAACACCATCAACACTATCAAAGACCAAAAGAGACTTTTTAGATATAGCTTCAATAAGAGCCACTTTCATTACAAAACCAATAAAATCTCGGTTTTGATTTGCGATTTTTTTGATAATGTCTAAATCATCAACAACAGCCAAACGAATCATGACAGATACTCCGAGTCGTTAACGAATTCCAAAATCGTAAGCCTTCAATCGATTTTTTTTGTCATAACCAACTTGACCACCATCAATCGAACCAACCCAGTCAGGCAAGGATTCATAAGAAAACTCATCAGCAGGGATTTCAGTCAAACGTTCTTGAATAACACAGACGAATCCGTCAATTTGAATCCAACGACCTTTTGCAAGGTGAGGTGCTGAGCAGCTACCTTCCCAATCATTATCACAAATGCCATTGTCATTTAAAGGAAATTTAATAACGCAATGCTTACTCATGAATGCAGCACGATTACGACCACATATAGGCTCACCATATTTAGCTGTCAGTCGTTCTAAGGCAGCTTCTGCACGAATGTTAATAGATTTATCATCCCAATCACAAAAACCGCCGAACAAAAGACTTGAAAGCTTCATAAGTAAGAACTCATTTGAATAGAGCTGAATTATAGCATTATTTAAAAATCAAGGCAACAAAAAACCCCGTACATACGGGGCTTTTTTCTTTATTAAATTCTATGATTGGAGTTTAATTAAGACTGCATCTTTAGTTCACCTCGGGCACTGAATTATATAATAAACCGTTAATATAAGTAGTCAGTTATTCAGAAACTGTAACGTATACCTTGAAGCCCCAGCAACTATCAGGGAGAAGGAAACCCGGAGAACAACCGCAAGAGCAACCTGCTTTTTGTGACCACGATACTTTTGTATCTGCTGGAAGTCCTGCCTTTTCAAGAATTTGAGGGATTACCTCTTTTTTGTAAGCAGTGCTTGGACGATGACGACGATTTGCAAGATTCTGAAGAACAGTTTCACCTTCTGGGAAAATGAAGATCTTGCTGCGTTCAGAGCGAGCACGACGACCTCTGGTAGAACTGTTTGGGAGTATTTGAAATTTGGTAATTTGCATTTTACACCTCACATTTCGTTTCAATGTCGCTATTTTACTACAAATTAAACGACATTGTAAACATATTTTTAAATGTCTTCTTTGTACGCATCCAATGTTTCAAAAGTAAAGATGCATGACAGTTTTTGAGACAAGATAGAATCTTTTTTCCAGAAGCCCTTATCATTAAATTTTGGTACATACCTTGCTCGAATGAAAGCATGGCGTTTTTCAAAATTGAAAGAGTAGGGTTTACCCAACTCAGGTTCTACACAAAATTGTTCACCATCAAGCTCATAGATGAAAAAATAGTTTTTGCGAGCAGCAATGAACGTAATAGTCCAAACAGTTTCGTCAGTAGTAGGCATATCAATATGCGGATCTACTTCTGCCATATACGAATATTCAACATCTTTGAATTTGTGAAAACTGGTGTGTTCTGCTGCCGGATTTTTTTTGCAGACTCGTTTGATTTCTTCAAGAACTTCTTTATCAATTGTCTGGATAGTCATCACTATAGTCCTTATTTGGGATAGGGAAATTATATCAAAAATAGGATTTTTAGTCAAGGAAAAATACGAAAATAGAAAACCCGCCGAAGCGGGTTTTATGTATATTAACAACAATTTAAATCTGGTGGGACTTGCAGGACTTGAACCTGCGACCTGCCGATTATGAGTCGGATGCTCTAACCAACTGAGCTAAAGTCCCTTAGTGTGGTGATTTAGGACGCACTAAACCACCCAGTATCATCTAAATAGTATAATCTACATTATAAATTAAGTACCTGACAATCTATTTCAAGCGATTTCCAATCTTTTTATTGAAATCCCTACTTTGGATTTACTTGTCTACCAAAGGTCTTAGGTTTTGCTTGAATCAACAGGATGTCAACCTGCTGAAAAACTGTTTATCCTTTTGTTCGTTTATGTTTAAGAAGGTTCTATTTTAAGCCTTTTCATTCATTTACACAAGTCTTTTTTTAATCTTTTTTTAAATCATCTTTTTTTTATCTTTGTTTTAAAACTGGTGCCCGGAGCCGGACTCGAACCGGCACGGCTTTCGCCGGAAGATTTTAAGTCTTCTGTGTCTACCAATTTCACCATCCGGGCTTTTTAGTCTACTCTCGTCTTGATGTGGTAATTATATAGAAATCCACATGGTAGGTCAAGCATATTTTTTAGAAAAAACCATTAATTTTCAATAATTTAAAAACAACAAAACCGCCAGATGGCGGTTCATGGATTAGAAAATTTTATTTTTTGTTATGCAAATCGTAAAGGAAAACCCCAGTAAATTCAATATCCATGCCAATCAAGTCTTTGAATTTATCAGAATCACCAGCAACTGCAGATTTCAGAAGAGTGATATGAGGAACATGCGGCAAATCTTCAACAATTCCGAAAGATTTGACTGCTTTGTTATAAAAATGACTCCAATCAGTACCTTCAAGTTCAGCAACAATCATAACCTGACCGTTTGGATTCCATTCAGAAATCTTAGAAATGCGGCCAGACAAATTGCCATTTTCATTTTTTGGATAATAAGGAAGCTGAATATGTTTGATAGATCTCGAATGATCAAAAAAAACAGTCAAATGAAGGTTTGATTTAATGTCAAAATTGGAAAGAACAGCACCAGATTCTTTGGTTACTGGAGCAGCAAAATACATAGCCATAAACTTTTAACTCAAACGATATTTGATAACGCTAATTATACGTTAAATAAAGAAAAAGGACAATTAAAAAATGCTAGAATAGAAAAAGGCACTCTGAGTGCCTTTGATGGATGGTGGGACTTGTAGGGTTTGAACCTACGACCTAACGATTATGAGTCGTCCGCTCTAACCAACTGAGCTAAAGTCCCATTAAACAAGAATTTGGTGCCCGGTGCCAGACTCGAACTGGCACGGCTTTCGCCGGAAGATTTTAAGTCTTCTGTGTCTACCATTTCACCAACCGGGCGTAAATTGAACAGTCCAGAACAGGCTCACATCGAGCAATCTCCGCCCTCCACGGACGGTGTTTTAAGCTTCATCCTTCGACTTTCCCAGTTTATGGCCACTCAACTGGTTCCATCTAAGACTATGCAACTCTCTAGTCAGCCTGCAGAGCCTTCCTTCAAGTTCCTTTAAACTACCGTTCTGGACTATTCAATCAACAACAAATAAAGCTGGCGTCTGTGGCAGGACTCGAACCTGCGACCATCCGCTTAGAAGGCGGATGCTCTATCCAACTGAGCTACACACGGATAAAGAAAAGGGTGCTCTTGGTAAGGATTTGAACCTACGACTTGTGGGTTTCCGCCCACAAACTCTACCAGACTGAGTTACAAGAGCGTGAAGCTTATTCTGCGTGACGGTTGCGGCGTTTATCACGCATTTGACGACTGATTTTGTTATCACTACGTTTGGCGTTATCTTTCGATTTGCCCGAGAATTTTTCCATAGTGTCGCGGTAAGAACCTTGCATTTGGTGTTTCCTTGTATGCTTCGTTTTGATGGGATAAGTATATCAACCATTGAACCCGTTAGCAACCATTTTTTTGAATATTTTTCGCTATTTTTTCAAAAATTTAGGTCAATAGACAACATTTTTAATCACACCATCCAAACTGACAGATGATTCAGCATATCCACATGATTGAAGCAACCTGTTAACATTAGCACGACTAAAGTTTTTTGGGAAACAATAATCTTTCCCTGTAATTAATGATCTTGCAACCCAAGGAAAATACTCACAAACAGAAGCATAAGTTTCAACATTGTTAGCAAGTTCAGTGTATGAAGATGGTTTACGAGTTTGAAAAAGAATAACAGGTTCTGGTGGGCCTACAAGCAAGGGGAGATGATATAGAAAAATAGGTGTTTCTACTTTTTTAGTAAAAATTTTTTTCATCAAATTAAAAATATTCATATTCACCCTCTGAAATCAGTATGCTGATAGCAATAAAGTTGAAAACCAGAAAGTTCACGGATAGTTTTGTTTTTTTCTTCAATAGTTTCACGAAGTCTTTTAATTTCGGCTTTCCAGCGAGCATTGTCATCTTCAAGAGATTTAATGTATTCTGGGCTTTGATGATAAGGAATATCATTTTTCATATTCGTGAATCCAATTAATGTTAGACACTGATTATATCAAAAATAAAAATAAAAAACAACAAAAACCCCCTGCTGCGAGGGGGTTTTATTCTCATATAATTAAATTCTCTGATTTAGTTTAAAACTGCATCGGTAGTTCACCTCTGGCACTTTAATTAAATTTTAAAAGTTTATGGGCAATCATCAATTATACTAAATTCAATAATAGGATTAAATTAAAGTTTATGCTGCATTATTGGCTCACCTCTGGCACACTCATTAATTATCAGTAGGTTTATCGTGGTTTAATTTGGTGCCCGGTGCCAGACTCGAACTGGCACGACTTTCGCCGGAAGATTTTAAGTCTTCTGTGTCTACCGATTTCACCAACCGGGCATAATTTGGCCCATGCGGCAGGATTCGAACCTGCGACCATCCGCTTAGAAGGCGGATGCTCTATCCAACTGAGCTACGCACGGATGTTTGAGTTAAGCGTCTTGATGACGATTGCGGCGTTTATCACGGAATTGACGGTCTTTTTTTGCAAAATTGCGGGTTTCTTTGTCACGACCTTTAGAAGTGAATTTTTCGGTCATATCGTTGTGAGAACCTTGCATTTCGTATTTCCTTGTATGTTTCGTTTTGATGGGTTCATTATAGAGAAATTGGTACTGCATGTAAAGCATTATTTTCAAATTTTCTTAAAAAAACACATGATATTTTTCTTGTATTTCACTGATTTTTAAAGAAAAAGAAAAGGGCCTTTCGGCCCTTAGTCAATCATCGCTCACTTCATCATCATAGCATTCATAGTTTCGGATATAGTAGGTGAAAAGTTCTTCCAGAGAATCAAAATCTTTGTCTGGGTAGTTGCTACGCAGTGAGAACTTACCATCAGGAAGTGCATAAATGTAATGTTCCTGAGTAAAAATGTTAATAATTTTATTACCATCTTTGTCCATAGGTTTGAACAGTGGAATAAGATGCTTGAGGCCAGCAATGGATTTAGCATTGCGTTCAAGATCAAGTTTGTAGATAAAAACATCAACCGAACGTTGTTGGCTAAACGCACGATACCCCATGCCATAAAGACCAAAAGATTCAATGAATTTTTGCGAAGCCGCATAACGAATCTTATCAGTCCCCGAACCAGATTCATGCATCAGAAAATCAAACCGTTCTTGTTCAGTCATATCCATCTTCAATGTTTCAATGGTGATGGATTCATTGAGAGAAGCAATCTCTTGACCAATAGAAGAAGCCTGATCTTGAAGTGGTTTGATCTGCTCAAAAATATCATTACGCTGTGCTTTAAGTTCTTCACGGCGAGCAGTCAAAAGTGCAAGAGTAGTCATTAATATAGCCTCATTGAATTTGAATCAATTATACATAAAAGACAGTGCCAAAGCAACCTAAAAATAAGATTTTAAGGGATGCCATTCAAAAAATCTTTAATACGAGATTCTGCATCAGCACGATAAATGTACCCAGATCGACAAGAACCACGAGGCCAATGAGTGATGAAGGTATTGCAAGGACGCCACCAGAACAGCCATTTATATTCGCAAATATAAACTTTTTTACCATCATCACGAACCGCTTCACGAATACGAGTTTGCATACAATTCCCTTATTCGTAAACTACCAGATCCCAAGTAACATATTCATGATCTGAACAAGAACTGTTACGTTCAAGTACACCATTTTTAACATTTTTGGTACGTTCAACAAAATTACGAAGCTCATCAAGTGATAGAGAATCACGATCATGCATAATACCAATTGAATCAACTACAGTACGTTTTTTATCCATAAATCACCTCAAAAATAGTTCAAATGGAAAGCCATTATAAACAAAATACAACGAAAAGACAACTATTCTTCTAGCACAAAAATACAAGCAAGTTTATCATCAGGATGCAAAGTATCGCCCCAAGCATCTTCATTATCAAAATGTTTGACATTTTTCTTTTTCAAGAGGGCATGAAGTTCAGTAAAATTGAATGAATATTTTTTATCCAATTCAGGCTCAATACAAAATTGCTGACCATCAAAATTGTAGATGAAAAAATAATTTGGCTTAACTGCAACAAAACGAATAGTCCAAAAATTTTCTTCTTTCACTGGCTCATCACGATGAGGATCAACCTCTGTCATATAGCAATATTCAACACCGTCAATTGTGAACTTTTCTGTGTAAGCAGACGCTTTAACACGCTTGCAACGTTCTTTGATGGCTTTGACAATTTCTGGATGATTAGTAAGCATGGTGAATACCAGTAATTTGCAAGAAGATGATTATATCAAAAATAAGAAAATATGAAAAGCATCTTAATGAACAAGATGCTTAGAATAATTAACTCTCGTTAATGAAAAAAGAAACTCCAGTTTTGGGATAAAAAGTAGACTTCCAAAGATCACCATGTATATTGCCACCATCAAAAATGATGATTTCATAAATATGATGTTCATCAATAAGTTTTAGCAAAGAATCATAACTAACAGATTCCATATGTAGTTTAGAATCAACATTTTTAATAACGTAAGCATGGCCAACTGCATCATCAGATAGCATAGAATTGATAGCAATGCCAAGATTACTCATGTAATCATCTGAATAAGTGATAGATTTTTGCATACAATCTCCAAGATTATGATAAGAATAGAAGTTTATTATAGCAAATATAAAAACAAAACTCAACTTATTTAAAGCAATAAAAAAACCACCCGAAGGTGGTTAATTATTAAGCAGCAAGTAATTCTTTTCTTCGTATTCCACAAGCAATTGCATTATCGATTGCTTGAGACTTGTAAGTCTCTAAATCATATATTTTATACATTTCATGAAAGTTTAAATAACACATTTGATAACAAGGATAAAATGTAACTCGAAGATCATTTCCACAAATAAAGTTAATATAAGTTAGTAAATCGTCAAGTACAGAAGTAAAGCAATATTCAAAGGAAATTTCAGTAGATTGAATAGTATTTAAATAATCCTTATTATGAAGATGATAAGAATGACTTTTACAAAGAGAAAGAATGTGATTTTCAAGAGACATAGCACGAAGCTTTGAAATATCAGGATCTTTTGTGATAATTTTGAATAGATGAACAAAATTAATATTACTATCTTTAAATTTTTGTTTTAGAGCAGAAACTCTGCTACCGAAAGTAGAAGAATGACCTATTTTAATAACACCATTTTTGAGACGCAATACATAAACAAAGTGAATATAATCTTTAGTGTTTCCATCCATTTCTTTAGAATGCATACGTCTTGGATCAACACAAGAATAGTTAGAAATAAAGAGTTTAGATCTGCGATGAAAAGCATACATAAATATAAAATCTCATTTTTCAAGTTTAATAATTATATCAAAAATAAGCTCAATGGTAAAGCAAAAACAATAAAAAAACCACCCGAAGGTGGTTTGTGTTTGGTAGCTGTTGATGGGGTCGAACCACCAAGTTAGGACTATTTCACAAGCTTCAGAGTACGTGCAATCTCGTCCGACAAGTTATTTCATCTTCACTCCGCTTCCACATCCACGGCTCTTGGTGTCTGCACGTATGACACCTCCTTCCGATCCAGTTTAGCAACAGCCATAAATCTTAAATATGGTGCGGAAAGCGGGACTCGAACCCGCACGCCTTGCGACACTGGCTTCTAAGACCAGCACGTCTACCATTTCGTCACTTCCGCATAAAATCAAAGTGGTCTACTCTATTTATTTTAGCACCGAGTAGTATTCCATACTTTCAAGCTATATTGGCAACCGAAGCTGTTATTCCAAAACAAACCACTTGAAAGAAGTGCTAAGTTATTGCTGCAAGATTTTGTATCTCCGTTTCGTCTTGTGGGCCTATTATAGTGTAATGCAAGGTAACCGTCAAGCTTTTTTACTTCTTTTAGAACAAATTTGGTGCCCAAAGTCGGACTCGAACCGACACTCCTTTCGGAAGCGGATTTTGAATCCGCCGCGTCTACCAATTTCACCATATGGGCTTGTTTAGTGGCTGGCCCGCGTCACCGCCTCCACCCGTAGACTTTAGCGTCTACCCTTTATGCGTTGCAGTATATCAAAGTTAGAGGTTCTGTACAAGCCTTTTTACCAACTTTTCAAAACTTTTTTGTCACTCAACTACATAACTACTTGCTGCATTATTGAAGTCACATTCTACTGCCAACTCATGTGATAATCAACCTTTTTTTGAAATATTATTCTGCATCACGATCTTGGCAAGCTGATTTATAACCACGATTCCAGCTATACTGAAGCATGATATTGACAGCTTCCAACTGTTCAGGTGTAAAGCCTACAGTAGATGGGGCATTCGTGTTATTGGGATCTGCTGCATCTTCCATAATTTCACGAACATCATCATGAATGTAGCCAGCCATGGTAAACCTCATCGTTTGTGTATAGCGTTTATATTAACAAATATCTAATTTGAAAACAAGAAAAAATTAGAGTTTTTGATTGGTGTCCACATAACCTAAGTAGGCACTAATTTTTTTCTCAACATATTCTTTACTTTGTGTAAAATCATTATGGTGCTCATCACGCTGCATATAGCCTTTAGGGAATGTCATAGTCACATTCATGCCAAGTGCTTCACCAGCAATACCACCAGCCCAATCAGCACCTGTTTGACCACCTGAGATGAGGTTGGTTATAGGCCAAAATTCATGGACTTTGGAAATAACAAGATAAACCCACTGGTTCAAAGATGCTTGAGATTCGTTCACAAGTTGCTCTGCATCCAAAGTATTAAATTTGTTGGGTTGATTATCCTTAGACCATTCACCTGACAAGGAATAGATTCCATTACCAGCCACATTCAAAGTGGAAACATTGTGTTTTTTGCAAGCAGCATAAAGCATACGAGCAGCCACAAGTGGGTCAGTGCTCAAATGGATAGAAACATAACGTTCACCAGCTTCACGTTTGGTCAAGCGTTCACCGGCTGAAGAAAAGTCTTCTGCGATAGCGACAGTAAGATCTGCTGTACGAGCATTGTGTACAGTTCGTGGCTTGTACTGTGCAGATTCATGTTCGATAATATGCATAAAACCCCCTCATTCTGTGAATATACATTATACCATAAGGATCAACGTTTCACACGAATATTTTTAAAATTTTTAGGAACGACATTTGATATATCATTTCTAATAATTGTTTTTGGATCATTAATAAAAACAACTTGACCATCATCAGAAATAAATAAAGGATTAACATTTGAATATTCTATCAAAGCAAAACCATATTTTTGCAAAACAGAAAAGTCACGAATAAAACGCATACATTTATCTTTAGATTCAAAAGCAAAAATTGCATAAGGATGATCATTTAATATTTTTTGAACTTCTGGAATGGCATCAATATCTTTCATCACAGATTTTATGCCATTAATACCTTTATTGACAACTTCTATTATCTGACCACCATGTTCAAAAGGGCCAAGACTAGAGATAGAATGTTCAATACGATACACAGAACAAATGGCATCGGTCATATTAAAGCTCGAAAAATGGTTATAAAATTATGTATAATGTTAATCAGATTTTTTCAATGGAAATATCATATCCCAAACAAAATGTCCCTTTTGAGTCGTCCAACAGTAAGCTGTAGACTCTACAGACAAACAATCTTTCATTCGATAATAGGAAGCACACAACGACAACAAAAACGCAACACCGATGACGAAAGCAAAAATTGGAATCATACTTTTGTTCATGATTTGATGCCCTGAATGGTCATTTTAAGATGAGGACATTATACCAATAAAACACATATGATGGCAAGAAAATTTTCAAAAATATTAGAAATGAATCAAATCAAAATAAAGAAAACGTATAATACAAAGTAAGCAATATAAATATATAGAAAAGCATAATAAATTAAAGTAAAAATAAATAAGTCAGACTATTGACCGTATAGTTTCTTATGTTAAATTTTTTAAAACAACACACATAAAGAGGGATGACTATGTTAAAAAAAATATTAGGGACAATGGCTGTATTGGCATTGTGTGCTAACGCTCAAGCTGGTGTTATTATAGGCGGTTCACTTGGGTCAAGTTCAAGTGATATAAAAAATGCTAAATATGATGATAAAGTAAAGAATGAAGATTACAGTGACTCTTTGAAGAGTGCTGAAACTTGGGGTATTAAACTTGGTTATGATTTTGAAGTAGCAAGAACATATATCAGTTATGATTATGCTTCAAAAAATGATCATGGCAAGAATAGCCAAGAAAACATAGTGTTATCTGCTGATTATATGTATAGAGTTAGTAATGAAGTAAGGTTGTTTGCAGGGCTTTCTGGTGGTTATAACAGAATGAAAAATGAATCAACAAGTTATCGTGGATATACTTACGATCCATATAGTTATGTATGGGGTGGTCAATTAGGTATGTTATATGAATTCTCTAACTGGCAATTAGAAACAGGCTACAGATATTTAAAACATGACACTGATGAACATGAAGAAGGTGCAAGTAAAGTATTCCCACAAATAAGAGCCACTGACCAAGTGTATATTGGTCTAAACTATCATTTTTAAACAAACAAAAAAGCCGTCCTAAGACGGCTTTCTTATTGCTTTGAAATCAGCCCATTACAACAGAACGAAGGGCCTTTTCGGAGAAGCGGCGTGGTTCAGGAGCCTGACCAGACCGAACATCTGGAACACCTTGAACAAGATATTCACGACCATTTTCAGTTGGGTACGAAGCCACAACACGACCAGTATAGCCAGAAGCACGAGCCGAAACCAGATCACGAGCACCGAATTTATGAGTCATTGTGTATTTCCTTCTATTGTTTGGTTGATGGTGGCTATTATAGCAAGGTTGGTATCAATAGACAAGCATTTTTTCTATTTTTAAAAAGAGATTTTCTGAAAATCCCTATTTTTTAAGTGCGTTCAAAAAGGCCCGAAAGGGCTTTTTTGAGTACCTGCAAGACTTCTTGCTGGCGTTGGTGCTTCATACTCCAAAGCAGCCTGCAGACACTCGCGTGGAGTTCCACAATGAATGTTTCGAATGCAACGACCACCAGAACCAGTATTGTTTTTGTCTTCGTATTCATCAAGACCTGTATAGCCATTACGAGACTTAGCAGCAAGATAAACACCAGTACCAGCTAACCCAACATTGATATCTTTAAGGTCAGCAGTAAGACTTTTGATAGTATAACGAGTCATAGGAACCTCAACATGGATAATTGTGTTAATTGTACTCTAAAATGTATAAATTGGCAACGACATTAAACAAAAAACCCGCCGAAGCGGGCTTTCAAATCAAATGATTTAGAGATAACGCAACGTGTTTTGAGTTGGAGTTGCTTTATAACCAAAAGTTTCCAGAAGTTTAACATCAAAATCAATGATTTTTGCCTTTGAAGATTCACGGTCAGTAACAGGAATATCAGCAAGCGGTGCCATTTCTGCAAAAGGCAAAGCAGTTACGTTGAAAACGTTATGGCGAAGTTCAACCAAAGCAGTTTGATCGGCTGCCAATGTGGCAATTTTCACAATACGAGTGCCATCAATACTATCTTCATAAGTTCCACGACGATGAATGTCACCATTTTCAATGGTTGGAACTTCCGTAATTGCATCAAACATTTGTTGGAAGCTGTTATCAGCCATTTCACTGGTATAGTCGGTCAGGTAGCCAAAAATAGAAACCCGAGCACCTTTGTTAGCTTCACGAACTTTATTTTTTGCAATTTTGCGAACGCTATAACTACGATTATTACGATATTCAGACAGCAGGCGTTCAAAAGGGGTTTTCTTTTCGGTATCATCGAAAAGTCGCATAAAAGCAGGCATAGAAGTCATGCCTTTATTGTTAACCATCAAACAGATAGCATCACTTGCATGATGATAATGAGAAACAATGATACCATTGGTTTCTTCAAAACCTTTAGTAACTCGTTCAATATTTCGAAGGCCAAGAGCGTAAACTTTATCAAAACTTGGCACTTCCGAAACATCGTGACGAATTGCAATGATGACTTGATTACCCATGATGTAGCTCCGATTTCGTTTAAGTGAGCCAATTATACATGAATCCACCATTGGGGTAAAGAAAAAAATTTAGATTTTATACATATCGATCAAATCACAAACGGAATCAGGATTAAATCCAATATCCAAGTCAAAATTAACATCAATTTTTTTATCTTTTAATAATTTTTCAATTGATGAATCAAGATAAGCCAAAATAGGTTCAGTTAAATACCATTTTGATTTAATGTGTTTAAAATAAGTATAAATAGTATAATTTTTGCATTCAAAACTAACAGAGTTTAAATAAAATGAAACATCGACGCCATAAGAGTGAACATCAAAATTTATTGTCTCAAATATTTTATTATCTTTTTCATTATTTAAGTGATTAAATACTTTAAGTAATTTTAATTGATGAGCAATATGACTATTTATAATTGAGTCATTTTTTAAAAATTCAACAAGTTCTAAATCATCAAATTTAAACTTAACACCAACTAAAGTTTCAAGAGATGGATGTAAAGAAATATCAAATAAAACCTGATCAGTAGATGTTTCAATAATATTAAAAAGAAAAGGATATTCATTGGTAACAGGAACAACTGAATAAAGAGCAGGATCAAAATTGAACTCAAGAATAGAAAACGCTTTTTGTAGAAGATTTCTCCTGCCTTCTTCTAGCCTTTTTTCTACTTCTTCCAAAAGTGAATTTGATATATAACTACTATTTTCCATATGTCCACCTAAATATAAATAAGAAAAGGCCACCTAAGTGACCTTTAATATCATAACAACCAGTTAGCTCATTTGCTCACTGAAACGGTTCATCGCTTCAACAAAGTCTTTGCGAACCTTCAATGCGTCTTCATCAGAGATAACTGAACATGCCTTGATATAGCGAACAGCAGATGCGTCAATATCTTCTGGAATCTCAACATTATGACCAGACAGATAAGAGCTATTCCACGAACTCAGGGTTAGCGATTCCTGTTCTGGATAGCCGAAAAGTTCCATACCTTGAGCATTACGAGAGGCTTCCAGAGCGAAGTAGTTCACTTGCCCATCATGCGAAAAACTGAATTTCACAGTGGATTTACGAATAGCACCACCATTGAGATCAACGGTATTGATTTTTTTGAAGGAAATCGCTTTGAGCAAGGCACGGTTAAATTTTTGAGAATAGTTCATGTTCTTGAGTCCTCTCTGTTGTTAGGCGTTCATTGTACAACGAAAGTCGTAATGAGGCAAGAAAAAAATGTGTATATTATCTGAAAAATCTTAATTTTGGACACATGACATTTTTCCACCTTTTGATTTATAGCAAGAAACATTGAAAGATTTGTCATGATATTTGTAAAGATATTCTGATTCAAAAACTTCAATATCAATATAACTTACATTCAGTAAAGATGACTTGTTAATAACACAAGATAGACTACCACCACCTGTTTTATAACAAATATTTTTACCATCAATGAAACGAGTCAAAGAATGGCTATCATTTTTAAAAACTTGAATATTGGGAGAAAAAGTTTTATTGACTGTTTTAACTTCAACATCAATTTTAATTGGAGTTGAAGGTGCATTGAAAAGATGATCTTTAAAACCATAGCTCAAACCAGCAATAAGCAAAACTAACAAAATAAGAATATTTCGCATACGCATTATCTAATTCTCTCTAAAATGAAAAAGGCTACCTAAGTAGCCTATAATTATAACTGTTTTGAAGCGAGTTGTCTATATTTTGCTGATTTAGTCGAGTCATAAAAAACATGACCACCAATGTCAGCAACAGCCGCCATACGTTTTGCCCAAGCAGGCGTTTTGATAGTAGCTGCAACAAAATGATCTGCCCCATTTGAATAATCTGGATATGTCCCGTCAAGTACACCACGAGCAATAATCTTCATTTTATTAGATTGTGCTGTGTTCATTTTTGGAGCCTTACCACTATTCATCCATTTGCATACATAAGAAAATTGGCAATACCATTTATCTTTGTCTTCATCATAGCGTTTGTCTTCAACAACACCAGCTACTGTATCTTGGAAACCATCGCGTTCAGTACGGTTAACAATAACCTGACCTACAGCGATAATGCCTTTTTGAGATTCGCCACGAGCCTCGAAATAGAGAGCTTCTGCAAGTTTTACACAATCTACATCAGCATTACAGCGATTAATGGTTTCCTTTGCTGCAAATACATTAGATGAAAATAACGCGGCGATAGAGATAAAGGCAATTTTAAAATAAGACATTAAAGATCCCTTTTAAAGTTACATAAATTTAAGTTTAACCTGATAAAAGGTAGTAAGTCAAGGTTAAGCTCGCGGAAAAACACATTATAATAGATAAGCGGATAAAGATAAAGCCCAATTAAGGGCTTTTTTAGGTGTTATAATTATTAAAAAAATGCTTATCCAATCATTTCTGAATAAGTATATTAACGGAACATCTTTTTCAGACTATTGTTAATATTGCGGTCAAGATTACGAAATGCTTTGCGAACTTCTTGTTTAGGCATACGTTCATAACGATTGATTTCAGAACGAACTTGTCGAGTCTGATATTTATAAGCTGGCGAAGAAAATTGCAAACCGCTGCTAGTCCAACGAAGTTTTACAGGATTTTGAGAAGATGACGAAGCAAATGCAGGGGTGGTCATCACGATTACGATGAGAGCAAAGATGATTTTTTTCATAGTGGTTCTCCGTTTTCAATGACATGATTATATCAAAAAACACAAAATAATACAACCAACTTTTACATAAAACAGTTAAAGTGATTTAGGAGTATACTCACGGAATTCAAACTTTAGTACCTGATGATAAACATTATCAGCATCTGGGCACGTATAAATAATTGATTTTCCATCACAATGAGTACGCCACCAGTGGCGACCATGAGGTCCAGCATTAACACCCACAAAACCAGAGGATTGAAGTTTGTAATTATAAATGATGATATCACGAGTTACTTTTTTTTCATCACCTTCCACCAAAACAATTTCAATGCTCGTCATAATAAACCTCTGAATCTGTTAAAGATGCCTAATTATAGACGATAATGAATTTAATGACAAGTAATTATAGACAAAGAATCTTATTTTTAGCCCAAAAATCTTTTGAAAAGTCCAAACCCAGATAGGCATAGCTATAAGGACAAGAAAGAAGTTGAACGAGTTCGGAACCAATACCTTGTTTTCTATATTTGGGAGACACATAACATTGAATGACTTTCAAGTTTTTGAATGAAATGCCTACAGGTTGTCCACCATCAAAAGCAAGAGCAATTTCAACATTGATATCCGATGGATCAGTGTCTTTACTGACAACAGCTAAAAGTAAATTTCGCAATGTCCATCCAGCAACATAAAGGCGATTAGAAAGAGCCAACTGACAGAATTGAATACGTTCTTCAAATGTGTTTGCAATCTTATAAGTAATCATTTGGGAGTCCTAAATTTTTATAAATTATATATAAAATAAATGAAATTGTAAACATAAAAATAGATGTTATATTGGTATATGAATGTAATAAAATAACATAAAAGAGGATTGTATGGAAATAACTGAAACACATACATTTGATCATGATTGGGGAGGGAAAGACCCTATTAAAATGTGGTCAAAAACTTGTTATATATTAATAGCAAGTTCAATATTGGCATTTATCAATATAGGATTTATAGCTGGACTTATAACAGGTGTTGTTGATTTAATAATGATATATCAACTAAAATACTTTTTAGATAAGAATAATATAAGAGCAAGATTCAATACAGTAGAATCAAGAGGTAAACATATATTATTTTTAGGCATATATACTTTATTGCTAGGGTATATAATAAGTTCAATTGTAGTTGAAAGACCAGAAAATGAGATAATGAGTTTATTAATTAAAGTAGTAGGAGTAGCATCAATATTACATATTATTGCAAGAATATTAATAAATGAAGACATAATGATACTTAAATATGATTATGATGGTCGTTATATGAAACATTTTAAAGATAAAGATACACCAATAAAATATATATTTGATCAATATGATGGAGTTGGTCCTATATATGGAGTAATAGCAAATAACTGTGGTGTAGAGATATTTAGTGAGTATAAGTATAAAAATAAATTATATGATAAACATACTGTTTTTGAATATCTTAAAAAGTATGATAAACATATAGAAGATCTAACAGATGATGATTATGCAATAATAGCTAACATATACATATATGAAAATGAAGTATATGATTTAAATGATGTTAAAGAGTATGCTAAAAAGATAAATCAAGATTATCTGTGGAATTTAAGAGAAGATGACTTTAAATTAATAAAAAAGATGTAAAAAAAGGGCCGAAGCCCTTTTTTCTATGCTGCCTCGGAAACAGTACCGAGGATATAATGTGGTTCGTTTTCAATGTTGAAAATGAAACTGTCGTAGATTGGATGACCTTGAATGGATTGAGTAGAAACATGGTTGCCATCAATCTTAACAACCATCAGTTCACGACACCAGACAATAACAGTGTTATGTGGAACTGGCTCATGAGAAATTGCAATCACTTCTTCTGCCGAAAAATCTTCGTTACGGGCTGTTGCAATGTGCGAAAGAGCAATTGCCAGATGAGTATCAACAAATTTTTTCCGAGTCTCCAAATCAACATTTTCAAGGCGTGGAGAATTATTCAGGACATAAAGCAGATGACCACGATGTTTAATATCAGTAGTCAAAGAAGCAAGAGCCTCATCAAAACGTTCATTTTTATCAATGGATGCAGTGCTGATTTTGGCATTCGCATAGAAATCTTTGACAGCGTTAACAACGTCTTCATAAGATTTGATAGCAATAGTTTTCATGGCAAAGCTCCTTTGATTTGATGATGTAATTATAGCAATTTATGGAAGAAAAAACAAGGTTTTAAATGATAGGTTTGCGTTCAAGATAAGGCTTCAAGCGATCAATGTGACCATCATGCCACTGCATAGCACAAAGCGTAGGAAGATTTTTATTTTCTGGTGTGAATACCAAAAAACGACACCCCCTCAGCAGACCAACACCATAGGTTAATTCTTGACCAATTTTGTAAATGTTACCACGAACAGAGAATTCTTTACCAATATGCAGATCTTTATATTTCATGATCAACCCATTCAAAAAAATGAATTTGAATTATACCATAAAAAGTTTCTGCTGAAAAGAAAAAGCAGCCTTAGTGGCTGCCTTTTTTGTCATGTTTAGCAAAGAACATATAATAGCCAATGTAGACTGGTACAATAAGTGGCATGGTGCAAGCAACAACTGTAATGGTAGTCAGTTCGTTCTTAATGCTCATTTTAAGTTACCTGTTTTGTTTGTTGATGTGTTCATTATACCACAAAAACTTGAAAACAAAGAGCCGTTGATCGGATAATCAAATAATTTGCATAGAAGCATATTTGATTTCCATATTGTCAACACTAACAGAAATAGGCATATCATTAATACACGCCTGAAAATCAAAATTAACAAGTGAATCATCATTACAGAACAGTTCAACAACACAATGTTTAGTGTTTTTATCGAAAGAAATCACCTGAGCACTGTCAATCATGGCATGGAAGAATTCTGCATCAAGATGAAAGAAATCACTTTCATAGTCAGAAAGCTGGGAAGTGACAGTAAACGAAGCGGTTACGAAAGAGGTCATGGGTTATCTCCAAAAAAACTTATTTTAACACAAATTCAAAAAATTAGGAAGAAACAATCACTGTATATTTGAGATAATCTGGGTAAATTCGCCATTTGTGACACCCACTATCAGTAAAAATTGTTTTACCAACTTTACATTTGCTCAGACAACGATTATCCAGAACATGGTTGGCACAAGCAACACAGGATTTTGAAAATACGGCTCTTGTAATAGCATTAATATTAACAGATTTTGGTACACTATTTTTAATTGTATCACTATTAGAATTAAGCATATTGAATAGCTCCTGATAATGGTCATATTATACCACATAATGGAAAAAGAAAAAAGTTGATTTTTCAGTGAATAATGATATTTTAAATGAAAAAGGATTGTCACATGCTTAATAACAAATATACATATTTACTACTAATAAAAATGATAGGCTTAATGTTCGGGTTTATATTGTTTACTTATATGCCAGCATACACAATGCTTTCAAAAGTGATTATGGCAGTTAGTATTACAGAATTGATTATAGACTCATACAGTATGTATAAATTAAATAAGAATAAAAGACAAATAAAAATAGATAAAGAAATATTAAAAGATATAGTTAAATTCATAGCAATAATAGCTGCCCTATATATCGGCCTACATTACATATATGATTACATATTGCATACTGAAAGTGTATTGTTAATAGGTTTTTGGGTGATAGTAATGATAATAGGTTATTTATTAAAAAAGTTAGAAAATTTTGCAATTATTAATTATATATCAAAAGGTAATGGGTTTGATGAAAAAATGCAAAAAAAGAAAAAGAAAATAATGGAAGATGAAGGATATATAGTATATCAAAGAAAAGTAGCAACATTAGATGTATTTGATGATTATAAAATAAAAGAATTAAGAATAAATAATGTTGAATATGACATATTGAAAGGTATATATAGAATAAAAGGAAAAGAATACAGTGAAAAAGTAGTTGAACTATATATAGATGAAAATAATATAAAAGTTCAAGACTTAACTGATAATGACATTGAAATGTTAGACATGCTGGACATTCGCTAAATAGCAATCATGGTCAACACTTCCAGTATGTGAGGCAAATCGTTTGCATTATTATATTTAAGACCATAATTATCAAGGATAATATCTACGTTCTCAATTAAGTTACCATTAACAAGTTTTTTAGAGATACTTTGATCAACTTTTCTTAATGGTGGAGCAGAAATGGAAGTTGTGACAACTGAAACTTTAAAGGGGTCAAGGGAAATAATGTTCATATATGCAGATGTAGATATTTCATTCAAAGTTGACATATCTAAAACATGTAAAATATCTTTATAGGCTTGAATCTTTTCTAAATCAAAAAAAGAATTATCAGAAGTACAATGATTCTCTAAAATGAGCATATGTGATGTAGCAGTATTCTTTTCAAAATTAATAGATAGCCTAAAAATGTTTCTCATAGAACTTGTATAAAAAGCAACTTCTTGTCGCTGAACAGACCCATCATCATTTTTTATATTATTAACATTAATTTGATGTGGTTTAAACTTTAGACCAAGTGCTTTTAAAACAATATCATATTTTTCCATGACAATAAACCTTATTTTTTAACTTTCAATTTAGAATGAATGCCCCAGTAATGACCTTTAGAATGGGCCTTTAAACTATGATTAATATCAACAGTAGTACCGTCAATAGCAATAACAACATGTTCAATATCATCTGGATTTACTTTATTGGCTTCACAAAGAGTATTATAAAGATCATAATCTAACAGTGTGTACCACCACAAATCCATACAAACTGAACCTACATTCTCATAGGACATTAACTTTTTAAAATGTGATGATTCTTCATCTTCTTCATCATAATTCGAAATCAAAATTTCTTTATCTTTTTTAAATGCATCAAGCATTGTGTTACCAACAAAGAAAAATCCAATATTATGAGCAGCATAAAATTCAGTTTCTTTAATACAACCAGCAGTAGAGTTGATTGAATATTCATAACGATCTTCTCTTTGTTTATTAAAGAACTTTCGTGGATTATTCAAGAAGACTAATTTTTTAGAAGGTGCAGTAATAGTAACTTTTACATTAGTTGGTTTTTTATCTTTATAAGTGCAAGCTTCAGAGTCATCATCGATCATTTGAATTTTATTTTCCTTAAAGTTCAAATAGAAACTTACATATTTAGAACATTTAGGGCATTTCTGAGTTGACATAAGTTCAATTAAATTAGACCCAAATGCAAAAAGAAAAAGACTTCGCTTATCTAAAATTGTATTATTTTTAATAGAAAGATATACTTTATAAGAGTCTATTGCAACTTTTGTAGAAAGGTAACGAGAAAGACCAGCCCTGTTAAAAATATAGTCATCTTTATATTCAACAGAATTAAGAGTTTTTCCATCATAGTTGTCATAATGCCCTTTTAAGTCGAAAACAGGTTCTGATGCATAAAAGAGATTATCAATAATTAAATCAATAAAATCTTTATAATAAGTTTTATTTCCAAGATAAGCAGGATCTTTTTTAGCTTCCCCAACAGGAATATATGTCAGTTCAGGTACTGCTTTATCTGAATCATATTGTTTAGACTGATTAAAATCATCTAAATGAAAGTTAACAAAATTATGCAATGCTTCATAATAAAAATTCAACGATGACATATAATATAAACTCCTATAATCGCAAAAGTATATCAGATATATTTAAAAATAACAACAAAAAAGAGGCCGAAGCCTCTTTTATTATAAATGAACAATTAAACTAGAAGACTAATTGCATCTTGTGTGTCTTGAATAACTTTTTGATAAGAAGAAACATATTCCTCCAGTTTCTCCTTAGTGGCGAAGTATGGAGAGCCATGATCTGTCAAAACCAATTTATTACCTTCTGGAGTATCTACCACCCATGCTTTATAGTCACTTTCCCAACCAAGATGAAGAATATTAAATAGCTTAATTTTTTTGTAAGAGACACCATCAACTGTAACAGGTTTAGCTAAATCTGCAGAGATCTCTTCTTTTTTCGACATAACATCATAAATAATTTGGCGTTTTTCATCAAAACCTTGACCAAAAATATCATTCATACATTCAATATGAGAAGTTTCAGAGGTCGAATAAGTAGCATCCAGAACAGTCCAGAAATCATCAACCCACTGATTAATAGCATCACTTGTGGAAAATGTCGAAAAATCAACATCACCAACACGAATGCCACCAACAACTAAATCTTTAATTTTGTCATTAGTTACAATTTGCATAATACTTTCTCCAAAAATATTTAATGAATTATAGCAAAATAAAGGTTCTTAAGCAACAAAGACTTCCGAAGAAGTCTTTATTTACAATTAACGTCAGTCCTCACCATACATCAAATCAAGGCCATCATTTGCCCATTGCAGATCTCGAATCAATTCTGCTTCACTTTCTTCATAAGCAGAAACATCCATCCATTTTTCGCAACCATATTCATCAAGTGTTACAACGTTTTTGCTACCATCATGCTCAATGATAAGGTAAGAACCTTGAGGCAGTTCTTTCTTGGTCTTGTAGAATTCGAAAGCTGTCATTTCTGCAAGTGCATTACTCATTTCTATATTCCTTGATTTCATTTTATGCGATGATTATACACAAATTTTAAGACATAATCAAGATTTTTTAGATTCGATAATTTTTACCAGATTATCCAAGAATCCATGGACTGGTTCAGTTTGAACAAAACGTTCAAAATTGAACAGTTTTGTAATGTTTTTTTCGTCAACAACTTTGTTGAACTCAGCTACAACTTCTTTGTAAACATTAGGGCGTGTACTTTCATTGTAATAAACAACATCTTTACCATCTTCACGGCAATAATGGTTAAGGCCAAGATTTTTGTATACTTCTGGAAGAATATCAATATAATCTGCACAAATTTTTGTATGTCGAATCACAACAGCCCTATTCATGTTTGCTTCTGGCATAGAATAAAGCTCGTCCGTCAAGGCAGCGTATTTTTCTGTACATTGCTTTTCGATGGCATGGTTTTCAATATTGATTTGAGCGTTAAGCACATCAATTTCATTCTGGAGACGATGCAGTTGAACTGCAATGTTTGCAGCCAATGCTTGTTGTTCAAGTGGAAGGCTTTGTTGCATTTTAGTCAATTCAGCCACAACAGAAGATGTATCAAAAACAGCATGACCATCATCACTCATAGACAATACAGGCAAAACATCTTTGATACTGCTACGCAGAGCTTTGGTTTCAGCAGTGTAAGTAGCAATTTTTGCAGACACAGAAGTCATGATAGATGCCTCTTAATTTAGGATGTGAGCATTATACGTATTTTTAGTTTCAACATCAACACTTTTGAGTCAATAATTGACGATTTTTTTGATCCCAGTTGCAATAATAACAGATATCTAAAACAAAATCAAAAAAGGAGCCGAAGCTCCCTTTTTATAAAATTTGAATTATTCGATGCCAGTCCAAGGCAATGTTTTACCTTCAAGTTCAAACACACTACCACGCGATTTGTTACGTGCAGGTGCTTTCCAACCTGCAGCTTTCAGTAGTGTGCCATAAGGAAATTCTTTGTCATTATGGCAGTTAACAACAAAGCCATTTACACTACGGCTACCACGATTTTCTACCACAACTTTGATGTATTTTTTACCAAAATCAAATTCAATTTCATAATCACCATTGAAACCATTTTTGGTATAGTCAGCCTTCATGAGTTCAGCAACTTTATTCAAGCCAAGATGCATATCTTCTTCACTGTGTACAATGATGTTTTGGATAGCTGCAGTAGTCATTTGCGTATCATCCTATGTTTTCGTCTTGATGAGTATATTATATAGAAGAACCAATAGATCATCAACAACTATTTTTAAGTTTTTTCAAACAGAATAAACAAAAAAGGAGCCGAAGCCCCTTTCATGTTGTTCCAAATCCCTTACAGGATGCCAGTCCAAGCTACTTTCTTGTCTGCGATTTCGAAGATGTTGCCACGGACATTGTTTCGTGCTGGTGCAGCCCAAGAAGCAGCTTTCAGCAGAGTCCCATAAGGGAATTTCTTATCGTTATGAACGTTGACGATGAACCCACCAACACTGCTACTACCACACCAACGTTTAACGATTTTGATATATTTGCTGCCAAATTCGAATTCAATGGCATAATCCGAAGTGCTGCCACCTTTGTAGAAGTCTTTCGTCATCATGTCGGCCAAAGCTTGAAGGCAAGGCTGCATGGTTTCTGCATTGCGTTCAACTTGGGTAGCAACGGTGGTGTTAGTCATTTCGATTCATCCTGTGTCGTTGTCTTGATGTGGTTATTATAGGGAATTTCGCCTAGCCATGCAAGCTTTATTTTTAAGTTTTTTCAAAGAAAAACAGTTTTAATTTTTGTCATTTTCCTGTTTAATTAGATGGATCTTGCTAGTGATGAGATCCATGTCTTTATTTACATCTTTTATCATTTCAATAGATTTTGACATATCACTATTTGCTTCTCGAAGCAACCTAATCATACGGTCAAAAGAAGATTCTTCCACCAGAGTAGATTTTTTAGGAGCAATGCCAAAAACTTTTTTAAGGCCGACAACAAATAGTTTAAATGAAAAAGTCATAATGACCTCTGCAAAAAGATGATTTATTATAACATATGTAAAAAAAGAGAGCAATAAAAAACCACCCGAAGGTGGTCTTATTTGTTGCTAACAGAAAAAGTTGTGGACGCGACTTCTTGGTTATCAACATCTAGAGAAATTCGATATCCAACATAGTCATAGTCATAATAGTCTTCTGAACCTAAAGAAAATGAAACATCTTCTTTCAGAATACTCACAACAGAATTACGAACATCAACATCTTCTCGCATTAATTCAACAAGAATTTCTGCAAGTAAAGCTTTTGCATCAGAACTGCTTTGAATTGCTTGTAAAAGTTCAATAGGGGTCATAATTTTATCCTCATAGGGCTGTCTAAACGATAGCTTGTGGATATATGTCCTCTGAACAGGTTGTAGTATAACAAAACAGAAGAAACAATGCAATAAAAAAACCGCCGAAGCGATTTTTTATTTTACCCAAATTTCGATATTGTGTTTATCACCAGCAATACCTGTACCAGAATAGCCAGGATTTGTATTACCTGCACCCCAACCATGAGTGACAGAAGCTCCAATATATTGAGTTGCAATATATAAGCTGGATGGTAGAGTAAAATCAGAAAGTCCAGCAACATCTGAATGTGGTTGTCCTTGTCTATAACCTGCAGATAAAGTTTCATTTGAATAACTTGTCAAACAAATACCAGTCGCTTGTACATTACTGCTATATGAGCATTCTCCTGAAAAATAACGAGTCCCTGCATAACGACCATAAGCTATTGTCTTATAGGTATTTTTAGGAATGGAGTTAATGACAGCATCTGGCAATTTGTAAGTTACAGAACTTGCTGGATTAGAGGCTATACCTGCTGGATTACTCCAATTTGCAGTAGACATTTGAATACCACGACCAACCAGAGTCCATCCACCATTAGACATATCACAGTAAACTGAGATATCAGAACCATTATATTTTATAGTTTGAATACCATTAGTAAGTGATGGGTCTTTTGACAAAAGTCCTTTACAAGATGAAGACGTTAAATCTTCTTCTGGTTCCTCTGGGATTACAGGTTCCTCTGGTTCTTTAACTGGTGGAGTTTCACCATTATAAAAATGAATATCAGGGACACCAATAATGACTTGATAAGTTTTTGTATCTGCGGCTAAAGATATAAAAGGTGTCAATACAATTACTGGGATTATAAGTTTGAATTTATTAAGGCTCATATAAAATTTATTATTATTATTTCACACATTATAATATAGGCCACAATTAAGTCAATAACAAAAAAGCCACTCGAAAGTGGCTTTAATTGCATTATTGAAAATATTTAGATTTTAAACATCTTCATAAACAGGTTTAATTCCATGGCTTTTGAATTCTGCTTCAAGTTCTTCTTGAGTCATATTGGCAAAACCTTTAAATCCATGGTAAGCAACTGAATACTGCTCACTACTGTCACTTGCAAGCAGACTCATTTCGCTGTCAAGGAGTGCTTTGATGGATGCTTGAGTAATCTTTTTCATGGAGTTTATCTCGCTCTATTTAAGATGTGCTAATTATAACAAAAATCATCAACAAAAACAATAATTATTGTTGTATATCAGTCTTCAAGAACATGAAAAGTGTATTTTTTAGTCAAGGCATCGAATTTATCTTTGAGATATTGTTTCATTTCATCCAAAGTATCAGTTTCGTGAGTCAAAAAAATCCATGTCCAGTCAGATTCTGTCTTTACAGTGAAAGCTGATTTCCACTTGTGCTGGCGATAGTTTGGTGCGGAAATCAAGCCTACAACTTCTTTTTTATATTTAATATCAACATCTGGCCAAGGATTACCAACCGAAGCCAACCCAGTTTCTTTTTTATGATTTTTAAATGTAAAAGACATATTCCATCACCTTTAATTTGATAATGTTTTGATTATAACAAAGAACAGAAATTAAAGCAATAAAAAACCACCCGAAGGTGGTTTAAAAAACTGCTTTTTAAAGGGCTGGGACAAGCCCTTTTGCAATGGCCATAGAAACCCCAAGAATCGTGTTACAAGCTCGAATTTCACCAGAAGCAATCATTTCCATGGTTTTCTTACGAGAAATTTTGACAACCTGAATATCTTCGTCATCAATACCATGTGATTCTTCATAGTTGAAACGAGACGAATCAACTTTTGCAAAATAGTGAATGTGCATTTCAGTCAGACAACCGGGAGTGGTATAACCTTTGCAAATAAACTGAATACTTGCAGGGTCAATTTTCACGTTGGTTTCTTCTTCACCTTCACGATGTGCAGTGAATGCAGGATCTTCGTTAGGGTCAATATGACCAGCAACAGGTTCGATCAGCCAAGGATTTGTTTCAGTTTTGTGCATTGCTGGGCCGGTGCGGAATTGACGAACAAAAATGAATTCATCAGTCTTTTCATCAAAAAGAGTAAGGCAAATAGCATCTTGCTTGCTAACAATGTAGTGCTCAAGCTTTTTTTCACCACCATTAATAGTGTCATGAGTAGCATGCACCAAAGCAAGCGACATGAAAGAGCGTTTAAATTCATATTCAATTTCATCAATTTTGTACATAACATTTCCTTTTGATTTAACGTTTACTTGCAATCATGATAGCAAATAAGCCATCAAATCGCAAGTTTTAATAGTGTATAAGCCCCAAAATCTATCAGGTAGCAATCTTAGGCTCAGCATTTTTGTTTACAGCATGCCATTTTTGCTTTTTTTGTTGTCTTTTTGAAATATAGATTTCTGGATTTTTAATCATTTCACCCAGTTTTTCAAGTGTGATAATCCTGTTTCCTTTGAGATTGTTGCAAACCTGACACATAGGTTGATAGTTTGCCAATTCATTACGACCACCACGACTTTTAGGGTGAATATGGTCAACAGTCATAAGAATCATATCAGCAGTAAATACATCCCAATGGATTCCACCTTGTGAATCAATGGAGCGAACTACCTTTTCACCAATATTTGTACAGCCGGGAGTGACGCAAGCACAACCCTTGTGGAAAAACACTTGCAGGCGGCAATGATCTTTAAAACCTTCCAAACGAGTAACAGGATATTCTTGATCGAAAAAAGCACCAAAACGTGGGATTTTTTGACCTTTAACAAGTTTCATTGTTCGAATCCTTCTTTTTTTGATTTCTGTTTTTAGTGTAACATAAGTATATTTTTAGATCAACAAAAAAGCCACCCGAAGGTGGCTCTTTATCTGAATTCTTCACAAGGCGGCATGATAAATGTGCCATTTAATGAAAACCTTGCTCCAATCGCACCACTCTTTATATATATGAGATCTGCAAGATGCGATTCACTTCACTCATATCCACAACAGCTAAGTTCAGTTAAGGGGGCCTGTCGTGGTCAGCCATCACCTTAAATACATCATCATAATTAATCAAATATAAAATAATTAGAAGTTAGTTCTGCATCGGCGGTTCACCTCCCGGCACCCAATTAATTAGTAGGGGTTAATCGGCAATCTTAATCAAATTAATAGTTTCAAAATTATATAAGTTAGTCAACTTACTGCATCGGTAGCTCACCTCTGGCACTCAATTAAGTAGTGTGGAAGTCAAATTTGTTTCTAAGATTAATCAATAATAGGTTATCAAATTAACTTAGTACGGCATTGCTAGCTCACCTCCGGGCACTTCATTAAGAGTATCAATCGGTTTATAAAAAAGGTATTGCAATCAAATATTCTAAATTAATCAAGTCTATAATTTAAGTTCAATGCTGCATGGGTAGCTCACCTCGGGCACTTGCATTAATGTGTTCGGTTTAGGCTATTCTAACAAATTAATCAATAAAATAAAAGTTTTAATTTACTGAGTTTTACATTTTTAGCTCACCTCTGCACTTTCTTTATTCTTTCTGTTTCTCGTCTTGATGTGGCTATAATATCAAAGAGTCACAAACCTGTAAAGTGTTTTTTATAATTATTTTTCTATAAAAATCAAAGCCTTGAAGATAGCAATTAACGTGCCATAATGAAGTATAAACATAAAAAAAGCCATCGAAATGGCTTTTGTACAAATGCGATTTTAAGTATTGTATTTTTTTGATTGAGCTTGTGCTTTAGCTAAATCGTTAGGAGAAATTGAGCTAATAACTAACATGTCATTATCAATAAATCCATGAAGGGCGGTGTCACAACCATTAAAACGCCAAGTTTTAAAATATCCTTTTTCAATATTTATGACACTATTAATACATTCAATAACATTGCTACTGGAGAACAACATATTAAAAGCTGGTAAATCTTTCTCATAAAGATTAGTAATGAGGATTTTAACATTACCAGTAGAATGAGAAGCTGGTTGGACGTGAATGGAATTGTTTTTAAACAAATAAGTTAAGTTAAAATCACTTGCCGCTTGAATTTCGTAGCAATGAGTCTCAGGCATTGATTGCAATTTTTTAATTTTAACAGGATCATTAAACAATTTTGAAAGTTCAAAAAAATGTCCTTTTGTAACAACACCATGTAAAACCATGAAATTGGTAATCATTTGACAAACTCCTTGAAAATATAAACAAGTATAACAAATATTAAAAGTAAAATAAAGAAAAAGCTGACTTTTGTCAGCTTTTTAATGGTCTGTGATATTCATCCCGGCCATATTTTCTAAGTTTCGAATAATCATTGTCACACATGGCCCATGCAAAACCCAAAATGTATACGAAAACCAGAGTATCTTTCATATATTCAGAAGGTAAGCCAACCCACACAAGGAAAGGAATCAGCAAGATAAAATAACTTGGAACCATAATAAACAGCAAACGAGTAACATCACGATACCAGAAGAAGCACCAATATTTTTTTAGCGTATACATAAGACCTCCAAAATTAAGGTTTTACACCACTGATATAAAGTGTGTTTTCAATTCGATAGGCATACACCGAAATGCCTCTGGTTGAAAAGTCGATGTAATCATTACCTTTCAAATCAATGATTTTTTCAATCCTCTGAATGTTTAGAGAAGAAGTAAAGAAATCAGCAACAACAGCTAATTGAGCATGATCGAGGATATATTCAATAACAATTTTAAAATCACCACCAATGCCACGACAAGGTGTCAGATGAAGGATAGAAGCTCGCTGGGTAGCATTAAAGCTGAATCCAAAACCACCTTTAATTTTGGTGACAGCACTTTCTTGCAAGTGTCTAAGTTTTTCAATCCTTTTGTAATTTCGAAATAATAGGCCAACAGCGGCTAAATCACCACTGTATTCAAAATGATGTAAGACTGCCAGATCACGAAATAGCATAAAATAACTATTATGCTACAAAGATGTAAAGGCAGAGAGCTGCAAAACCAGCACAAGAAATGTAGCAGCCAAGAACAGCAGGGTCACTAGCCAAAAGGTTTTGAATGAATTTCATAAAGACCTCCTAATAAATGTTATAAATATTATAACACAAAAAACCAAAAAAGCCAAGTTTCAAGCTTGGCTTCTTCATTAAAATTGCATCAAATTGTGATAGTGCCAATAATAGGATAGTTGCCAACTGGAGCACTTTCATATTCTTCACCATCCATGGAAATCAAAAAAAGTCCTTTTTGATGGTCAAAAGTGTCAACAATAAATGGTTTTTTATCGTAAACAATAACATCACGGGGTAGAAATTTACCTGAAAAACGAATCAAAGCAGGGTTGAAGTCACCACCTTCTGTTTCGATCAAACTAAGGCGAATTGTATTTACTTGTGCCTCAAAAAGAAGATTTTCATTAACCTTTGAAGTGGTTGCCTGTACTACAAGATCAATATCTTCAACTGGATTTTCACTCTTTACACCACAAACTACAAGATTTTTCTGAATTTCTTGAAGATTAAGAGTTTCCATAATCAAATCCTAATTGGTTGGTATAGGCATATTATAGCAAAAAGGGTACAGGCAGTAAACAAAAAAAAGCCCCGAAGGGCTTATTTATCGATTAATATTTAAAGATGATGCATTTGTTTCAAAGCAGCTACCTGAGCCAAACGTTCAGCACAGTATTCAAGCGTTGCAGATACCATAGCTCCATGAACAGGAGAAATGATTTCAGCATAAGCATTGAAATTAGTTGGATTACTTTTTGGTGCGGTATACTTTACGTTACTAATTACAGCATCTTTATAGTTTTCTACATAATCTTTTGCCTGTTCAAAAGTCAGAGCTTTGAGAGCAGCGATACTTGCTTTAGAAAGTTTCATTTTGGCACCTGTATAATATTTGATAGAAAGATTTTAACAAAAATTAGATTAATATACAACAACTCTTTTCAAATTATGAAAAAAGCCCATCACGGGGCTTTTTCATTTTGTTTAAAAAGAGATGCAATATCACCATCAGCATGTTTTGCAGCAAGTGTAAAAAGTTCGTCTGCTGGCATATTGTTAAACGTTTCAACAGTGGTATCAAGAGCTTTTTCAAGGTCTTTGGAAAGCTGAACACCAAAGACCCTATCAAGAGCACTCAGAGACATTAGCAAATACCCATCGCAACATCAAGGTCTTCTGCCAGTTTTTGCTGGTTTTCTGGCGAGAACGTTTCCATCAGGTTTTCGATTTCAGCATTGACGAATGCACGCATAGCTTTGATGTTGTCAGTGACAGACATTTTGCCATTCAAGGTTGCAACATACAATTGAGTATGGGAAATGTAGTTACGAACAGTAACCAGTTTCAGACCACCACCCAGCATGAAGTTAACAGGCACATTATTGTCGTTGTCAAGATGGAAACCATCGAAGTCATCACCATTTTCAATGGTGCGATTATCAAGGTCTACAACAACAACTTTACGAGCACTGAGCGAAGTCATAGGGGTGGACTTGTTCAGGAAAATAGTGGTATTTTTTGCACCTTTTGGCTTGGCATAACCAATTACAACAAAGCGATTTTCGATAACTCGCACAACTTGCGTTTCACCACTGTCCATAACCAGAGACAGAACACCATCAACATCGGTTTTTTCCAGAACAAAGTTCTGAGTAAGCATTTTGGAAACAGCTTTCATTTCACTGTTTTTAGCAAAGATGCTGACCAGTTTTGCTTTCAGTGCCGAATGATTCAGTGCTTTAGTCATTGTGTAATTCCTTTCTTCGTTGATTTGATGTGTATAGTATAGCAAAAACCTGTTGTTTGAACAAGTTTTTTTAAAGTTTTACGCAAACATTTCCGACTTCATCAAGGAATAAAATTTCACTAGATTCAACAACATCCCGTAGATGTTTCAAACGAGTTTCTTCAACATCTTTATTGATACGAGTCACGATAACCGTAACAGTGTCTGGCAATGCAGTGAAATTCAAGATAGATTCTTTACCGGGCTGTGCTGGCTTAATCGCATACTTGTCTCGAACTTGAATTTTTTTACCTTCAAAAATCACAATGTCAGTAGGTTGATTTTTCAAAGAAACTTCAAAATAAGAATTATCAATAGAAACCAGAATGTCAGTTGGACGCCGACCTTCCAACATAGGAATTTTAAGATTCAATACGGATTCAGTAAAAATACTATTAACAGAATTGAATTGCTCATTGGTTACAGAAACAGAGTGCATAACAGTTTCATTTTTAAGTTTATTTCGGAAGTTAACAATAAACTCTTGTTCAATATCAGCATCCAGATTTTTAACCAAGTCATTGGCGTTATTCAAAACATCCAGCACATGATCAAAATGAAATTCAAGACCACTGGATGGAAGCATACCTTCAACATTTGAAGCCGCCATAGAAACCACATCAGACATTGAAGTCAATTGTTTAGAAAGACCTTGAACGGAAGCCAAAGAAGAAATGTTGCCAACGATAATAATAGACATGTTATTCACCTGAATGTTTGTAGGTTCCTATTATACCTAAAAAAGAAAAAAATGACAACAAAAAAGCCGCTCGAAAGCGGCTTAAAAATTAAATTTATATTATTCGTTCATCATAGCTTGCAGAATGGCAATAGATTTTACTCTTGGTTGTAAAAGCTCTTTAACCGCCCACATTTTTTCAAACAAATTAAACCAAAAAACAGAATCCCAAGATTTCAAAGAGTGAAGTTCGGTACTATTAAGGCTATGTTCAGTGCAAAGAGCTTTAATAATAGCTTCAATCAATTCACCACAAGCTTTTTTCCAACTGTTATCAATGTTTTCTGGCATATTGAATAAAAGTGGGTGACTTGCAAGTACAGTAAGTTCTTGAGAAGTAATACTTCGTTGTGAATCAAAATTGCAAGAAGCAAAAACATCAATATTTGCTTCAATATACTTATATTGCATAAGTTTCATTTCTCGTTCCACAACACGAGATTTATAAAAATCAGGAATAAGTTTTTTAATATCTTTGTCAATAATTAAAGGTTCTTGAAGATCTTTTGGAATATTCATGACTGCTTTACGAGGATTGGTTTCTTTCAAACCATCAACATGCAATTTACCATCACTGCCCCAATAGGCAAATGGTTCGCGTAAAAGAAGATGTGATAAAACAGAAAGGCGACTAGGAAAAATAGTAGGACTTTTAAGCATGAGACGCTTAACAATAACATCGGCATGAGCAAGTTTCATAAAATTTCTCCTGTGATAAGGACGCCATTATACACATTATACAAAAAGAATACAATAAAAAACCGCCCGAAGGCGGCTTTTTAATTGTTCAAGTCATCAAATGAGAACCGGAGTGGCATAATATCACCAAATTTAAACACTTTGAAGTCACCATCAATATTTGACAAGATAACTTCAGCGTCAGGTTCCAAAAATTCACTCATAACCTGAAGGCACGCACCACAAGGAACAATATGTTTTTCGGTATCAGCAGTAATAGCAATGCTGATGTAATCACCTTTTTTGCAGCCTTGCATATGGGCAGAATAAATAGCAGTACGTTCAGCACACATACAAAGTGAATATGAAGCGTTTTCGATGTTCGCACCCAAAAAAACACCTTTAGTGGTCAAAAGTGCGGCACCTACAGGGAATTTGGAAGCCAGCGAGTGAGTAAAGCTTTTAGCTTCAATCGATTTTTGAACAAGTTCCTTGTGATTCATTCGAAGTCTCTTTCTCATAAGTGGTTGATTATATGAGTGCAGTATAGCAAAGAAAGCATTATCAATCAAGCAAAATAAACATTTTCAAAATAAAAACCCGGCTTAATGCCGGGTAAAGTATGCTTTGTAAGTTTAAACAGACATTTTTTTCAACTGTTCAACAAAAGCACTCGATTCAAAACGTTCAATGTCAGCAAAATTATTTTGCCCACCAGTAAAATCACGACGCCCTTTACAAGTTCTGAACAGAACTTTCAAGCCATCGCTGCCAAAGGATTGTCCAATTTGAATATAAAGTTTTTCACTATGAAGAGTAACTTCACCAGAAACAGCAATACCAGCTTTATTGCTACGAATATCATAGGAACCAACAGGAAGATTAAGTTTCGTAGCAAGTTCTTTCAGGGCTTTTTTACCAGCACGATGAAAAGCGTCCTTGTCTTTTTCGTTATAAGAAAGATCTTTTTTGTTTAACTGTTGAAGAGTAGCCATTTTGTAAACCTCACTTGGTAAGAATTAAAGCTATTATACACATTTATTGATAAAGAGACAACAAATATTAACTGATTAAAATTATTGTGAAATATGTAGCTGAACGGTGTCAGTGACCAGACCAAAAACATCAATATCATATTGTTCAACACGCGGATCATCCCAGTTGAGTTCTTTCAAGTGAGCAACGAATTTCACATAATCATCATGATCTTTGAAATGAAAAGCGGATGAACGTGGGCCACCCATATAGAAATGACCAGCACTGGACTTGCAAAGGTATTGGTGCGAACCTGCAGAATTTACGGTGCTTGCAAAAATGGTCATGACGAATCCTTTTTTTGAAAATGAGCTATGTATTGGATAAAGTCATTATACACATTTTAAGTTTTTAAGGCAAGAAAAAAGCGGCTCATGCCGCTTTCTTATAGGAAAAGTGGTGAATGGGAAAGAGCAAGACCACACATCAATGAAAGCTTTTTCCGGGTTTGGTGTCTTTCATAACGTTGAGCATCAGTCATATTTCGCTCACGTTCTCTCATATCAGCTTCATACTGTGCTTGACGAACAGCTTTTGCAGCAACAGAAGCATTTTTACGTTCTTCAAAGGAACCACGATTTTTAGCCTGCCCCATAAACCCTCCAGAAAGTTTGATTAACCTTGACGATGGTAACCATTTTTGTTCCAAAAATTACGGCTTGCAGAACAACCAATTCCAACATACTGCTTACGGTCACCATTCAATTTATCGAGAAGAATAGTGCCAATGCCTTGACGACGTTTAGACTTGCGAACAAAAACCATTGTTTCATAGCCCACATAAGCTCTATCTGTAACGCTGACAGCCACACCTACAGGGACATTATGTTGATCATAGTGCAAGACCACATCTGCAAGGATGCCACCATTACGAACAGCCACAAGCAAGCCAGAGAGCATATAACCTGAAACATACAAACGCGATTTCAAGGCAATGTCAGCATTAATCTGGTTTTGATTAGTGAGTACAAGTTTTTTAGCCATGATAAGTGCTCTCTGTTAAGATAGGGGCATTATACCATAAAATGTTTTTCAAATGCAAAGAAAAAACGCTGGATTAACCAGCGTCTTCGGTAGTCACACCAAGTGCTCCAAGGTCTACTTCGTCTAAAGACCAGTCAGACAAGTGATTACGAGAATAGAAAGTCAAGTAATCGTTTTTGAAGCCTCGAACCGCATTCATCACAAAAGAGAACTGTGGATGACCTTTCAGAGCAATTGCAACATCTTTGATAGGTTGGCCAACAAATTGCTTAGCAATTTCGTGGACTTCTTTATCAAGGTTTTCAATATGAGCCTTGATGCTATCATTGATATGATGAATGGTAGTCAAATCTGCTTCTGGTGCGTTCAATGCTAAGTAAGCAATATAATCATCAAGTTTCTCTTCGACAACCAGTCGGGCAATGTCACGCTGACGAACAAAGGTAACAGCATGGTGCAATTCCATATACCATTTGGTTTTGATTTTAACCATTTCACCATTCGCAAATTGAATTACATAACCTTCAATACCTTGAACAGTATTCAGCGACTTGATAAGGCTTGGCAAATCATAACCAACACCAAACAGCGGCTTGTTAACTGGAATATCAAACTTTGCAGCCAAAATTTCTTTTTCAACTGGCATGAGATATTCACCAGTGATATTGTCACGAACATGAAGCAAAGTCATGTTTTCTTCGTCATATCGCAGAACAATACGATGGCTTGGCGAAGTGAACTCGAAAATAGGCGAAAGATTTGCCATCGAGCAATATTTAGTGAAATCGTAGTATTTCTGGTTTTTAGCAACAAACCCTTCTGATGCAACAGCAACATCAGATTTGAACGATTTTTTCGATTTCGCAAAGAACTGACCGTTCAGGAAACCAGCCGAAATCATCGAGCCGTCCATTTTGTCAAAACCCGCAACCATCGTATCCCAATTCAATACAGCGGGTTGAACTTCTGCACGCTCTGCAAGGTTGAAGAATTTGTGCAGTGGGCGGGAAAGAATTTTGCCATCAGCATCAAAAGCGATACCACGGGCTTCTTTTTCCATCGGAGTGGTGAAGGACTCACCATTGCTGATATTGTAGCAAATGACAGTAGCGTCATTCGATTGTTTGTTGATGCCAATGTATTCCTTATGTTGAACATGAGGAAGCATATCGTTGATGGTTTCGATACGTGGGAAGATACTGGGCATTTGATAGACTCACTGTCTGTTTAAGTGTGATGATTATATCTCAAATACAATAATAAGACAAGGTAAAATCCGTTAAAAGAAAAAAAATATGATTTATAACGATTGAGAAAAACAAAAAAGGCCATCCCAAGATGACCTTTCAAGAAAACAGGACGATTAATCCAACATCAGTTTTGGGCAGATCCTCAGAATATCTTGTTTCAGTTTGCGTTCAAGCTCATTGGCTTTTTGAAGAATGTCTTTTACATCATCCAGTTGACGGAAAAGTTCTTGTACGGCTGGGTTTTGGGCGGCGTCTTCACGAGCTTTACGAAGTTCAAGAATGCACCGACCACTCCAATCATGCTGCACAGATTCAACCAATGGATAATAGAACTCATCACTACTGTCACGCTCATAATTGGACTCATAATGATATTCAGTATTACCAGCACGGTCATAGCCTTCGGCATTGTAACCATAGCTATCATAACCATCGTCATCATAATCGGCATCTGGATTTTTGCCATTACCATAGCCACCACCATTTTTTTCGTACCAATCTTGGTCTTTGCTGTAGGAAGTGCCAACGGTAGGAGAGTATTTACCAACGCCCATTTTTGAATCCCTCAATGATTTTTGATGAAGTGATTATAGCAAAAGACAGTTTTTACAGCAAGCAAAATCTACAATTTTAAGAATAATCCCATTTACCATGGAATTGACGCAGGTTTTGTGCCAAATCAGCAAGAATAAATCCTTCACCTTCACCCTTGTAAGTTACAAGCCAAACATAAGTTGAAGTTTTGGCCATATTTTCGGCTTCTTCACGGGACAAACCTTCATGCAAGATTTCTGGATCAATACAGAAATCATATACACAGTCATCGTCATCATCACTATAGCGATGTTCACGTTTTGGTTCTGGTTTGTAGATGGGTTCCATGTGATAAGCAACAAGCTCTTCAAACATAGAAGGATTATCCGCCAGAGTGAAGGTTTCTGCTTTGAACGTTTCCGAATAAAATTCTTCTGCATAGGCGATAGCTGCTTGGCCAGCAGGGGAACGCAGAAATTCATTAGTCAACATGATTTAGCCTTGTTTAAGATTTAAGCTATTATACCAAAAAATATAGAGAATGAAAAGAAAAAAGCCCCTTATGGAGCTTTATAAAAGAATGTTAGACCATTAACCACCAATAGCATGTCGTGGAGGGCCATCTTTAGGGAATTCAGTTGGTTTTTGAGCTTCTTTTTCCTCAAGTGCAGCACGTTCACGTTCTTCATCTTCTGGAAGAATTTGAGTCAAAATACATTTATCATCCATAAGAATTTTACGACCATCAGCATCTTTCATAGTAATAAACTTAATGGCTCGACCATGTGGAATTTCAGTAATAGAATATGGGCCAGAATCGATCATAACTTTGTTATAATAAAAACATTTAACATCATATTTTTCAGTTTTGTCAGTATTACCCATATTGGCAGCATTTGCAGGTTGAAAACCAGACACTGCAGCCAGTGCAACAATAAAAACAAGCGATGCAAAAGTTTTATTCATGATTTGTATTTTCCTGTAAAAGAGAGGCAATTATAGCATGTATTAAAAAAATAAAAAGCCTACATTGAGATATAGGCTAATAAGTGTAATTATTAAGCGTAAGTCACACGCTCAAATTTATGATCAGCAACAGCTTTCAAAGCAAGTTCTTGAGTGTAGCCAGAAGGAAGGACAAGCCACATTTCATTTGTACGACATTCAAAAAGGTTTACTGCAAATCCAGCCTGCATCGCTCGCTTGAAATCACCTTCATTTTTGATAACTTTTACACGAATCTCGCTCATTTTGATAACTCTCTTTCTGTTTAAGATGGGGCTATTTTACCACCAAACAAAATCAATATCAACATTTTTTAACAAGTTCGATGATAACATAATTGTATACATCATGGATTTCTGATGACAAAATAAACTTGATATAATCAGCTTTCACATCAAAAAATGTTGTGTCACAAAGAAGGTTTGCTTCTTCCCCACTAATCAGCTTAGGTTGACGCATGTTTTCAAACCATACAATAGAACTGGAATGAAGAGTTTCTTTCTTATGTTTAGAACTAAAAGGATAACTGCCAACATCCCAGATATAAGCATTATGCCCAATTAAAGATTCAAGTGAAAAAGTCGTAGCACAAAGAACATTGAATTTGGCTTCTGCAACTTTAAAGGCCGCTTCTTGTGATTTCAAAGCCTCTCGCTGTGCCTCAAGTTCTTTCTTTTGAGTCACCAAAGCTGCCTGAGATTTTTCAACTTCATCAAATTTAGGGTCTTTCAACACTTCATTAGATGGTATTGTGATACGAACATGACAGTTATAACTATTCATAACATCACGGTTAGCAATGTTATGGATATATACCATATCATGAAAATCAATAGACAAAGATTGATCAGCAAAATGAACAGAATAGACGCGATCAACCAGATTATCTTTAGTCAAAAAGCGATAGCTGCCAGCACGCCCACCACCTTTTTCTGGATAGGATACATAGAGATGCACGCTTTTATGCAATTCAAACATATGCATAAGGCATGCTTCTGCTGAAACCCATTGATGTGGATTAACTGTAAACTTAGACATAACTGGAAGCTCCATTAAAGATGACTTATTATATCAAAATTAAGAATTTCAAGCAATACCTATTAATTAGGCTTTAACATCTTGCCACGAAAATATTCTTGGAGCATCACAAAAAAATGAACAACTGCGGCCAAAACGCAGACAGCAAATATCGAAAAAACAATAATAGACGCAAACATCCAAACGTTTCGCATACCTGTTTGAAGCTTATGACCACGACTAAATGTGAAAACCTGACCTTGAAGGGCATGAGCGTGCATATAAGGAGTTATTTCAGTTCGTTTAGTGATATTATCCACACCAAAATAAATATCACCATAATAACGATAAGTAGTTTTTTGTTTGTATTTATGAGGGTAGGCAACCGGGTCTTTACTAACAAGCGTGCCAAAAACTGGCTCACTGTACCATTGAAGGTATTTTACCGCAAAAGGAGTCGCCATCAAAACAATAATGATCATAAAAGACCATACAATATTGTATTGAAAATTAAATTTTACTATAGAAAAATAAGATTTCCAAAAACCATCTTTCATGATGTTTCTCCAATTGAGATTAGAGATATTTTATCAAAAAACAGAGTTAAAGGCAACCATCAAAGGTTGCTTTAATATGTATCGTCATCCTCATCAACCGTATCATGAAGGTTGTATTCACTTGATTTTTGTTGTTCACGTTGCTGCTGGTAATAAGATTCACGTTCTTGTTTATCTTTTGGAACACCAAACATATCAGTACCACCCTGATAACGTTTATTGCCATGAAGATCATAATCAGACATAAATACTCCTAATGTAGTTAGTTTGATAAATTCTTAAACAACTGTTTCTTTTAATGGAAAATGATATTTAGCAGACTCTTCCAATGCTTGTTTGAATTCATAATAACCTTTTTGAAGAGCTTCAATGAATGTTTCAGTATCAGTAAAAAGCTGATGATGTTTAGTGTAAGGCATAATTTTCTGAGCGAACTCTTTGAGTTCCTTAATACGCTCTTCATAAGCCTTATCAATCATTTTTTTAGAATCAGCATCAATATCACGAAGAACTCGCAAATTGATAACTGCCTTTTGTACAATCATAATGCAGGAATGAAGTTTATCTACATTGGCATTGAAAAGGTTATCTTGAAGAGCAATAGCAGATTTAACTTCGTTATTAGCTTGTTGATTTGCAAAAAGAGAAATATGTTTTACCAAACGTTCATCACGCTCAATCGACTCTTTAGCCAAAGAAATCAAATTGCAGACTTGAGCAGCACAATTTTCAGAGATACGAATGGAATTGGACATTTGATTATCTACCTTGGGAAGTGAACTACATTATAATAAATTTTAACGAATAAAACAACAAATTTTAGATATAAAAAAAAGGGCCGAAGCCCTTTTTGTTTTTTAATCTTCCTTCATAATCGAAAGAACTTTGATGAACAAGTTGATAATGTCAAGGTAAAGATTTGCAGCAGAATCGACAGCATTATCTACAGTTTTTTCAAGCGACATTGCAACAGCCCAATCGCCACCAATGAAACCACAGAAGATAAGTGCCACAGCCCAATCAAGAATGGTCAAATGTTGCTCAAAAACAAACATGAGAACCAACTGAACCACAATCGCAATCAACAATGCCCAAAACAAACCAGACAAAATGCTTTTGAAGAAATTAGGAGCCAATGTACCTGCAGCAATCATACCAACTGTAACAAGAGCGGTCGTTTGAATGGCATTTGAAACAACTTCTGGTGATACACCATCCAAAATCAAGGTCAATACAATGCCAAGTGGAACAGCAATGAAATTATAACCAATAAAGCTTACAAGAGGGTTTGAAGATGCATGAATCATAATCGATCCAATAATACAAGATACAAAGTATCCAACCAAAAGCATCCAACCCAAAGCCTTGACAGTCTCTACTGGAACAGTTGCCACAATATACCAGTTGATAGCAAAGCCATACAACAGAACAGCACCAATGATAAAGTTATACATATTTGCAGAAATAGTGTCACTACCAGCAGTATAACTTTTATTAAGTGTAGTCATAATAAGTTCTAATCTCCTATGTGTTTGAACGATGTTATTATATCAAAAAGCGATTATCAATGCAACATTTTAACTCGGAAGGAAGCTGAAAAATACAAACAAACTCTGTTTTTGCATGACTTCTTTCAATTTTGGTTCAACATTGGCCAATCGAGCCAGCTTCGGATCACTCAACTTTTTGGCAATATCAATAGTGCTGTGAGTGCCTTTAACTGCAAGCTCTTTTGCAAAAGCAGTTGCCAATGCACTTGTTTTGAAATCTTTAGTAACAGTATTCCAACGTTCATACTTGAACTCTTCATAAGTTACAGTGTATACAGTTTCCCATTTGCGAACACCTTTAGCAGTATTCTTTTTAACTACCGTACCTGATGGTACTTTTACTTTTGATTTTCGTGCATTTGGAATTTCAAAATAATACATTGGGCCATATTTATCACTGTATTGTGGCTTTTGAAGGTATTCATCAGCCAAATCATAAATATTCTTGATTGTAGCTTTAGCTGGAAGTGCCACTTGTTTAAGTTGCCCTTTTTGGCGTAAATGATTGGGGTGAGTGCCATTGTCAATAGAGTCTTGGCAAACCGAATCATAAACTTCACGAACGTTTACACCATAACCAGAAGCTGTAAAATCGTAGGCACCCATATCAATGTCTCCTTTAAATAAGAGCAATTATAACAGTTTTCTATTGAAGTGTAAAACAAAAAAACCACCAGAAGGTGGCTTTTTTAATTTGGTTTAATTACCGATTTTTTGTGGAACACTTACAGTGGGTCGGTCACCACCCATAGTAAACAGAATGTTCACATTTTCTTTGTTTTTAATAGCATCAACAATTTCTCGGTTAAGTTCAAGTTGACGACTTTGCAAGAACTCTGCTGGTGTCATTTTCATTTTACTTAGAATGGAAATTATGAAAAAGGGGCCTAAGCCCCTTATTCTGCATCACTGTGACGATTACGGCGTTTATCTCGCCATTTACGGTCATTTTTACGAGCTTTGATTTGCTCAGAATCTTTCACTTTACGACCGCTGAAACGTTCTACCATATCACCATGAGAGCCTTGCATCTTTACATCCTCGTTTGTTGTTTAATAAAGCAATAATATCAAAAAAATGTTTTATTGTAAAGCTTTTTTATTGGTCAAAAAAGATTGTTTTGCTCAACTTCATCCAACAGTTCATTGGCCAACATAAGGTCTGCGGCAACGGAAGGATTCAGAGTAAGGCCCCGTTCTTTTGCATCAGATTCAACACTTTCGACCACACAGCCAAGAACAGAAACCAGACGTTCATTTTGAGCACGAAGAGCAGCAAGTGCCTGCAGAAGTTTTGGGTCATCTTGAACAAGGCCAGTTTCATCGGATTGTTCAGCAATGTCAGCTTGAAGGCGAGTATTCATTTTTTATACCTCATTGTTTAGATGGTGAAAGTATAACAAAAAAAACAAAAATGATCAAGCATTAAAAGTTAATTCATACTCTCGATATTTTGAATCATCCTCAAAAGACCAAGATAAAGCTTTCTTTTGCAAAACGAAGGTCTTACAAAGTCTATCGTATAGCTTAACTCTAGATGGGAGATTCAAGGCAGACGCAAAAGAAAGTTTATTTTTACCAGTCGTATGCATAATTTCTTGCAGAATGTAAAAAACAGCAGAGAAAACGGAAAAAGAATTACCCGTAGCATAAATTCCAGTGCCTTTACCAGCCAAAGTAAAACTAATTCTTAAATAGTCTGAATTTTCTGAATTGATAACATCCATGACATATTTATGGCTATTAATTGAAAACACATAATGTTTGAGATGATCACCAAAAACTGATTTGACTTCAAAATCCACTTTTGAATCAAACATTGATATGACCTCTAATTGAATAGATGGAAAGTATAACAAAAATGAAAAATAAAAACAAGAAAAAATGGGCCGAAGCCCCTAATCAAAGCAGTACAGCAACAGGTTCTTCAACAATTTCCCCATTTACTGCTCGGAAGATATTTCCTACATAAAATTTGTTAGTTGACATTTCCCAATAAACTTCATAAGACATATATGAAAGAACACCTGCTTTAACTTTTTCAAGCACATGATTCTTATCATTATGGCGAACAACATGAAGAAGAGAAAGTTCAGAAAGTTTCTTTGAACTATCAGATTTAACAACATGTTTAGAAAGTTGTTCTTGGTCAATAAAACCATAGGATTTTTGAAGATATTTGCCATCAATAACACAAGTATTCAAATCCTCTGAAACTTTAAACTTGAAATAAACAATAGATTCAGGGATTTTACCTTTGGCATTATAGAAGAACTTAGAAGCAAAGAATCGTCCTTCTGCTGGGTTTTTAAAGGTGTATTCATCAAAAAGTGCCGCCAAGTCAAAAGCATCTTCAGCATAAATACCAGTGTCCCCCATAAGTAACTGAGTTTTTTTATCTCGGCCAAATGGAGTTACAAAGTCAAACATAAATACAGAATTAACACTTTGAATATCAATGCCTTTTCGAAGTTGAGAATCAGTGCCAAAGAACAAAGCTGCATCGCCATTTTCAAAATGAGCCATGAAAGCTACTGCAATACTGCTGTTAGGTTTTGCAAGAATAGCTGAAAGTTTTTCAACAAATTCATTTTGGTGTTTTTGGTCATGACAAGGAATAGTAGCAGACATTATAAGATCTCCAATATTAAATAGAAAAAGTATATAAAAGGGGCATAAGACACATTATTACACGGTTACATCACCATTTTTATCTACTGCTCCAATTGCAGTAAGCATGGCAATGATTTCTTCTGCTTTTTGAGCCTCAGCCAACTTGCGTTCTTCTACAGTCTCTGGCAGTCGATTGATAATGATTTGTACATTATCACTCAAATTTTTCCAAGTGTAAGAATTATGGCGAGAACGGCGTTCTGGGGCTGTGAAAGTATAACGAATCCTAGAACCAGAAATAATAATTAGCGGGCCAGGATTCTGGTCTTCATCCAAGATATAGCTCAAAACACCATCTTGATGTTCTACAATAGAATCATCTTGAAATTCAGCCACACCAATGGAACGAAGTGTATCAGCCAGACGGCTTTCTTCGTCATAAATTTCAGATTCATTGAAAATACGAGTTACACCTTGATTGCCGAGGGTATAACTGATGCTGTAACGTTGAGGTACTTTAACTACATTATCATTGACAATCGCAAGGATATCATTTGCCCGCTGCAACAATGCTCGTGCATTGGTTCTTACAACGTTGATTTTTTGTTCATTGGTAGTCATGGATAGCAATCTCTTGATTGATTTGAGAAGTGAAGTATACCAAAAATTATTGGTAAAGCCAAGATAAAAAATTAAAAAAGGGCCGAAGCCCTTAAAAAAGTGTTTTTTGGTTACGAAGCAATTTTGTGTTTGCTGACTTGTTCCAAAATCCAAGACTCATATTTTTCAAGTCGTGGAAGACAAGAAGACAACGCTTCACGGTAATCAATATGGTAAAGAACAGAATTAAATTGAATATGAGCTTTTTGCCCAAGTAGCACAACATCACTTTGATGTTCGTTCAAATCAATAATTTTACCATCATTGACAACAAAAACATGGTTAGCATTGCCAGCCAAACGACCACCAAAAAGACTTCTGGCAAGTAATGATGCAAATTTACAGCTACCAGAACGCGAACCATTAGGAACAACATCACGTTGTTTTTGGCGTTCTTCCCATAAAGCATCCAATGCTTCATTAGCAACCAGAATATTACGTGGAGTGTATGGAATTTTTGCTGGATAAATTGATTTAAGATCTTTCACAGTAAGAATCATTTTTAAACACCTTTTAAATTTACATGCTTATTAACTAATTGTTTATAGAGAGAGAAAGCCTCAAAAAAATTAAGTTTTTCATATAGTTTTTTTTCTAAAGTATCTTCAACTATAAATTCTTTCGAATAAACACGTACAGATACAATAGGGTAATCTAATGCGTCACCAGATAAATCAACAGGTTTATTAAAAATAACCCCTTTAATAATCTTGTTTTTATTATTACTTAAAAAAGAAATTTTTGCTGTCATCTTATTAAAGACTGACAACAAGAAAACAAAGATTAATACCTTGTATTTAATCATTTTATTGCTCTTTATCCAATGAAACACCATGAATAGAAGCAATAACTGAAATATCAGATTTAATATTTTCAATATATTCTTTCAATGTTTCAATTTTATCAAGATCTTTTTCACGAATACGATGAATCCAAACGTCAAAACTATTCCGATAGCTTTTTTTAAGAGTGGAATAACCACTAATCAGTTCTGCAAGACGATATTCATCTTTGTAAAGATATAGTCTCCCACTATGCTCATAAGCAATATAACCATCATCATTACGGAATACGATTTCTGCTGATGCTGGCATTGCATATTTATTTGGTGCGGCAGTGTGATAGCTCATAAATTGATCTCCAAAATATGCCTAATTTTAACATAAATCATTATTTTAGACAATAAAAAAAGGCTACTTAATGTAGCCTTTTGTCTGCAAGTCAGTGCATAATGTGCAGACCTTTAACGTGGCAAGCACAACGGCAGAACTTATACTGTCTCAACGTTGCAATGGGTTCTTTACCTTCCATGATACGTTCGATATTTTCTTTACATGGCCTACTTTCATCATGTTCTTCTAGAATTTGAAGTTTTAGCCCAGAAGGAGTTTCAATCAACTCAGCCGTTTGACCATAAACGTCTTTCAAAGCATTCATGTCAACAGAGCGATCTTCATTGATATATTTTTTGTAGCAAGCTCCACAACAAGGAAACATAATAACTCCTTACCATTTATACGTCATTTGCTTACGAAGGTTTTTTTCATAAAGACGTTGATAACCATTGTTCAGACATTTGTTATAACTGGTTTCAATACCAGAAATTTTTTTGTTAAAAACTTGTTGTGCTTTCAGAGCTTCGGCACGACTGTCAGCAAATCTAACAGTGCTTTCTTTGCGAATATAAGCATTTGTAGCATTTCGGTTAGCAGTTTGTTTGCATTTCAGTTCAACTTGACGTTGCTGATAACCAGAATTGTAACCACCACCTGCACAACCAGTCATCAATGCCAGAGCTACGGCAACAACAGCGATTTTCAGTGCTTTCATGGGTTTTCATCCTTTTGAAGTAGGCATTTGCAATGGTAAAGGCTTATTTGTATGCTCGACCATTGCTGCTTTGATGGGATAAGTATACTAAAAATATGAATTCAAGACAAGCTTTTAATCAAGCATTGCACCAAAATTTGTAATTGCAGCCTCTTGCATAATAGGAATATATAGAGAAAACATTTCTTCATCTGAGATTGGTCCATAAGCCTGTTTTCTCAATTTAACTCTGCGACTAATCTCTTTTAACAAGCCATCTTTATCCTGACTAAGATTATACAAACGAATCTTAGGTGCAATATCACAAATTCCATTTTGATTAAATACATAAATGTTAAAAGGATTATCAGAAAAAACAGGTTCGGCAAAACCTGTTTTACAACGACTTCCAATAATAAAACCTTGAGAGTCTGAGTCTTTTACAATTTTGTGAACTTCACGCATAAAAACCTCTAGCTTATTAGCATAAAGCGTAGACCAGTTTTTAACGTTCGTTAAATCCAAAACAAAATCACCAGTATTGTAATTCATATATCACACCTGAATTTATAAAAGAGATTAGATTATATCAAATTGAAGAAAAAATGTCAAAGAAGGTCACGATAAGTACCAAATGGAGCTAATCGCCCAAAATCTTTGGTATGAAATTTGCCAATAGTAATATGGCCACTATCTCTTGCACTTAATATGCCATAATGTTTACGCATTTCATCAATAAAGGTGGTATAAGCATTAATCCAGACATGATGTTCATTCCAAAAAATCTCATGCCCATAATGAACATCCACAGTTGAGCCATCCATCCAACCCCAAGGAATGGATTTATCAATGTCCTTATAGCCTTTAAGCACAGAAATATGAGATTCCCATGATGGTTTCAATAAATCAATGCCGAACTTTTTATAAAATTGATAACGATAATAACTGGCTATCTCATCATCAATACGAATGATAGCCCAATGATCAACGTTTTTGGACATTTTTTTGCGATCTGGATCATAAATGATGGTGCCCTCTGTACAAAAATGCAGACACCTATGTCTATAATAGAGATTTTCCATGATTATAGCTCAGGCAATTCCAAATCAGCTTTTTTGAACTTACCAGTCCAATTATCTTTTCTGGAAGGATAAAAGAAATTGCCATCCACAACATAAGAAAGGCTTTTTTGAATTTTATGTACTTTAACAATAGACAAAGTGGCTTTAAAGTTAGGATCATCCTTATTAAAAACACTATCACCATAAAAGTAATAGTCACCCGGCTCAGTGGGGACAACATCAGTCCAGTTATTCCAATCCATAAAAAATCTCCAATAAAGGAGATTATTATAACACAAAAACAATAATGAGCACAAGGATTAAAAGTTAACTAACTTCAAATAATGTGCATGAATTATTTTAGTATATACTGGAATAATGTATGGTTCTTTGATGTGTCCATTATTTTTGAATACTAATTTAGCATAAGTGTTAAAACATTTAATAAGAAACTTTTGATCTACTTTTTTTGTTTTTAGAGCAAATCTACTCGCAAACATTTCAGCAGTTAAAACTTTCTCAAAGTCTTTAACTTTACCATTAATAGTATTAAGCATCAAAGTGTCAGGTGTTGGCATGAAATAAGTTGAATAATCAACTAATTTATGATGAAATTCATGGCCCAATTCGTGAAAAAGGAGAGATTTAAAATTTAAGCTAAAAGGATTGATATGGACAGATTTACCCTCTAAAAGACCACCTTTTTCTAGAGCATAAAAAGGATCGAATTTAATGTTATACCGCTTAGATAAAGCATAACCCATAAACAGGTTCTTGATAACTCTCAATGGATTGATAAAGTGTAAGATCTTCATATAGGAGTCTCTGTAATGGATAAACAGAGTATAGTAAAAAACAAAATGGTAGGCAAGAAAAAAGGGGCCGAAGCCCCTTAGATTAAACAGCTAATGAAAGGTCAAGAACAAGCCCTTCATCACGCGGAACAAGTACGTATTCTTGTTTTTGTGAGAGCAATGCCTGATCCATGCGTTCTTTTTGCTCTTTACCTTCATCTTTAACTTTTGTGATAATTACTGTCATACCAATGAATCGTTGAGTTTGCATAACAGTAGATTGATTTTCGGGAGACATAAATTCACGAATAAGCATATCATAAACTTCATCATATTCCCGAGCACGAATTGGGTTTTCAACAATAACAGAAGCCTCAACCAAACGTTCCAAACCATGTTTAAGGTCGATCTCAGGAATCATGAATGCGGTTGATTTGCCATCCTTCATAACAGTAAACAACAAATTAATCAGATTGCCAGTTTTTGCAACATGCTTGTTAAGCTCAATGGAATGGGATTTCAGAGTGTTCAGATAACCCATAAAGAGCATTTGAAGTTCATCGATGGTAACTTCTTTGTCTTCGATTACAAGCCGTGCTTTAATATTACGCATTTGTATCTCCCATATTGAATTTGAGTAATTATATCAAAAAATTAAAAAAAGAACAAGTGATTAAAAATTAATCACTTCTTCTGCAACAAAACGTTTAATAATAGTAACATTGACAGTTTCATGATAGTCATGAACATGAGCCACAATTTCGCTCAAAGAATAAGCCAATGCTACAGCAATATCTTTCTGGCCACCAACCAAAGTGAAAGTAAAATCAGTAGTCAAGCCATCAGAAACATAAATGTCCAAATCTTTGAATTCTTTCAAGCGATTTGCCATCACTTCTGGGACATGGCTTTTGAACTTTTGAAAAAGGCTTCCACCGCCATAGTTGAATTTTTCAACAGTAAGCAAATTCGAACGAGTAACGCCATCCAGTTTGAATTTGATTTGAAACCCAGTTACTTCAATTTCTTTAATAGCCATGAGAATATTCTCTTAGTGGGATAATGGGGGTATTATACCAAAACCCCCAAGTCAAAGCAATGATTAAACGTATTGTTTGCTTTTTTCTGCAAAGCTATCAATTCCATTGATAGAGAATGGGCCTTTTTGCATATAGCCTTTCACATATTTAGCACAAGACCCACTGATTTCAGTCAATTTTCTGACAACATCATCAGCCATGTAAGGTTGTGCCTCTCTTACATAAATACCTTTTACTTTATTTTCAAGTACAGTAACAGAAATAAAAGGAAGTGCTTTGAAAGCTTGAACAACATCAGAAACTTGCTGTTCAGTCAGTTTCGAAAAACTAACAGCCATGTAATAATTGGATTCTCTAAGAACATGATTTTTAGTGTCAACAATAAAAGACTGCTCAAGTTCATCAATTTCTTTTTGAACTTCTCGGTTATTGTTATCAACATTATTGTTATGATCTTGAGTAATCATAAGGAGTTGTTCACCAGCCAGCAAAAATGCCTTGAATGCTTGCTGAACAGAAATAGGTGTATTGGGATTAAGAGTGGATTTTTCAAGTTCACCCATAAAATCAGAAATACTGATGCTATAGTCTGAAATTTCTTCTGCCGCTGGAAGGACTAACCGTTCCAGTTTTTTTTGACGAAGTGCAGTCAATTTCGCAATGGCATTATTTACAATATCTTGAGAATTCATATCTGATACCTTTAAGTTAGTATTCGTTTCGAACAATATTAAAAATAGTGTCTTTTTCAAAAATCATTTTTTTATCGCCAAATTCAATTTCTACAACTGAATGTGATTTTTTGAAAGTCAAACGTTCAAACCAGTCTTTAGCGATAGTTTTGTGAGTGACTTTGGTAACATAGCCAAGAGTTACACGGTCTTCTGTAGTGCCTTCATACCAACGTTCATTGTAGTCTGCATAATATTGACAACCAATAAACAGATAGTTATCTGGTTTGATTTTATGGCTTTCAATATTACGAACAATGCAGGTATCAATAAGAAGATTAGTGGCAACATAGTGACGACCAAGAGAGTACGAAGACTTATCAAGAACCAATCCTTGCTGGATCAGCTTATTCAAAGCAATTTCGCAAGGTGGATATACACGAACTTTAGGAAGGGTATAAAAACGCTTACGGCGAAGAACAGAAAGGATCTCTTTCTGCACTTTTTCGATTTCTTCTTCTGCCCAAGCCATAATGGTATCACCCTTAATTGAATGACACCATTATATCATGTAGAAAGACCATAAACAACTATTTCTATTGTTTGACTTGCAGAATATCATCAGGAGCAAATGTCATGCGTTCAGTCTTCGTCCTTCCATTAATGACTTTTTTGAATACAACATCAATAACACAATTTTCTGGATTGCCATTAATACGCTGCCAGAAGTTTTTGTAAGTATAACGAGTAGAGAGGGCAGTAACCGCCCCCAGTCGTTTGGCATCAGACACAGAACCTTCGTAGTTATCGCCAAGTGACTTCTCAACAAAAACAAACCCGCTGAAAACATCAAGGTTTAATTTGAGTTCTTTGGCCCGAATATCTTTAACAATTGCAGTTCTATTAACTTTAGCAGTAGCACCAAAAAGACCACATACTTGTTCAGGCTTCCCCTTGATAAGACCACGCTTAATCAGTTCTTGAGCAAAAGCCATATGAACTGTTGCACCATCAGCAACATAATAAGAGCCAAAAAGACGAAGGTAAGAAAGAACAGCTTTTTCGTCAATAAAATTAGCAGCAGTCATTTGATAACTCCAAATTAATTATTGGCAAATACCAATGACTTTATCAAGTGCTAACATTTGTGTACGAAGTGTTTGAATTTGGACATTGTAGAGAATCATGCCTTCACGATCATCAGTAATAAAGAAACGTTGTTCTGCTTGCTGGTCAAGACGTTGAAGTTCATGACTGTATGCACGACGAATAAAGTCAGCTTCTTCTTTGCTTGCCTTGATAGCAACCCCGTCATTCAATGCCGAGCGGATAACTTTGAGAGCCTTGGTAGAATTTTTCGCAAAACTCTCTACTTTAGAGCTATCAATTCCCAATTTAGCATCAGAGATTTGCAGGTTGGCAAGAAATTCAACGTAAGGAATGATGATAGTGCGTTCAATTGAAGCGGCGTTCAAAGGTGTCATGATTACTGTCTCTACCTGTTTGATTTGAATGTATTATATAGTAATTAAGGACGCGAAGCAACAAATATTAGTTACAAATGCCCCAATGAGCCACGTCTACAGATTTACCATCAGTAATAACATGAGTATAAATTTTCTCAGCCATCATAGAAGCATGATGCTCATCAGTAAGGTCTTTGTCATGACGATACTTTTCACCATTTTTCATTTTAATGATGCAAAAGAAAACTTGGCTTGCTGCAGCAATGTAGGCTGATTCGTAATCAACTGTAAGCACATCGCTTGGAATGATTGCACTCATAAATGAATACCTTAAATCGTTTAATTGCCATTATTATAGCAAAAAAGCAACACCAAAACAAGCATTTTTAATAAATGGCAATTTTAATTTTCGTAAATATCAAAATAATCACCAAAGTGACGATCAAAAGTTGCCACAAGATGATTATAATCTTGAGATTTCATATCCTTGAGAATATCTTCATAAGTAGCTGGATAAAGTTTTTTACCATAGCTACTTGCATATGCAAGGATCGCAAAAGCGTTACCTTCTGGGCCAGATAAATTTAACTGAACTTTGTCAGGTTTTGGCATTGATTTAGTATGAATAGTCATATAACCTCCAAATAATTTGTATTATATCATAAAAAATAAGTATTGTAACCTATCTTTTTTCAATAACGTCAAGACCATAAGTATCAGTTAACCAAGATAAATCTAACTTCCAGTCATATTTTGAGCGTTCTTCATATTCATTGAATGCTTTACCAATCAACTTGCCAGCTTGAGACATTGTTAGGGAATTAATAGCAGCAAAATGAGCTTTTGCAAGATCTGATTTACCTAATACATTCGCAAACCCAATATGTTTAACCATATGACAATCAGGGCATAATGAAACCGTACCAGTCAACTTTTGAATTTTATTAACATCATCATATTCCCATACTTCATGACACTCAACAGGCCATTTAGGGCCAACAGAATTACAAATTTCGCAAACATGACCAGCTTTTTCAAAAGTATGTTTTTTTATCTTAGACCAAATAGTAGAAGAAACATGATCTCGTACATTTGAAAACCAACAAGAACTTGGAACTAACTCAATAGTTAATTTTAATGATGACATAAGAACTCCAATAGTTTGAAACAGTGTAACAATGCTTGAATTAAAATCAATAAGATAGAAACAAAAAACCCACTATGAAAGTGGGTGTCTTTTATTACCTTGATTGTTGACTTACTCGCCAACAATCTCCACATTAGCTAGTTTTTTGGTATGGTTAATGAATCCTTGAATACCATCAGAGATACCTGAGTTGTATTCAAAGACAAAATCATTAAGCCCCGCAACTTGAGCCGCTTCGAAGTATTCGTACATTTGAGGAACATCCATACCAGTGGTATAAACATGAACAATTTTACCACCTTTTGCTTTGAAATCACTAAATACAGCGACAAGAGAATCTTTGTCATATTTCCGAAGGTTCAACACATAGGAGAAATTAGGGTCACGTTCGCCCAAATACTGCTTGGTACGAGCTTCCAGTTCTGGATCATTCTCCAAATTGATGTAAGTGGTGTTTTCATTGATTACATGAGTAGGTTTGAAACTGGTATCCAAAACACTGGTAGACAAGATTTCGAAGTCTTTATGCATGGTGCAGTATCCACCACGACGATTAACAAGAACTTCTTCACCTTTAATGATGTGCTCCAGCATGTTCATGAACTTCCGTTGCATGATAGAATCCATTGCAAGGAGTGGGCGACCACCTTTAATCTGGCATTCAGCCAGAGCACCAGCCAAAATACTACCTTCTGGCGTTGCAGTAATCATATGATCCCAACGGCTAGGATTCGATTGGCTTTTCAGGAGTCGAGACGTTTGCTCAACTACTTTTTCTGAAACATGAGCGGAATACTCAAGCAGTTCATCCGGGTTAGACAAAATGATCCATTCACCTTCACCATGAGGCATTTTAACAACTACTGTACGCATTGGATAATACTCCTTGATTTAAGTAGAGCCATTATAGCAAAAAACATTAGACATAGAAAGCTAAATTTTCATGCCTAACGTTATTTTTAAGTTTTTTGATTATGCACCAATTTGAATAGCATCTGGATGCTGTTCAAAACTGATTTTTTTATCTTCAACAACTTCTGCTGGTACATTATGTACGTTATCAAAATTGTGATACATTTCGAAAATACGAACAGGAATTTTTACTTCATTTGCAAAATCAAGCAATTCTTGCATTTCTTGAAGTTTGGTATAAGTATTGCTTACAACAACAGAATGAGCGTCCAGCAGAGCATTTACAGCGTTCTGAAAACATGCATCTTTAGCGGCTTGATGGAAAGCAAAGTCAAATTTGTAGACGCCATTGGCATCAGTAAAGAAGCTATCATTTTCAAAATGCTTGTAACCTTTCTCAACAAATTGTTTTGAAAAAGTCGTTTTTCCACTGCCGGGATGACCACGGACAATAACCAGTTCTTGATGAGAAGGAATAGATACAGAATTCATGATGAACACCTTATGTTAATTTTTAAGAATTATAGCACAAAAGAAAGCTTTGGCCAACAAAAATAAAAAAAGGTCACTTGCAGTAAGCGACCTTATCATGTTGAAAGCCTTTTAAATAGGCTTTGGCACGGTTTTCCCCAATAGCTTGCCAAACTACTGAGAGCTACCTCGTCATCAGAGAATACGAGAGGTCATCCAATGCTGTGAAAATCCCTGAGAGTCTTGTGAACCATGCATTGCAAAGCAATAATAACAAAAAAAACTGACAAGATCAATAAATATTTTCATGCTTTTTAGCAAATAAAAAACCCCATGCGTGAACATGAGGTTATTATTGTAAATTACATCAGACTATTGAGCTGTCGCAAACAGAACTCTTGTGCCAAAATCTCAAGATCCTTCCCAGCTAAGGAAGTAAATGGCAATTTCCCCTTACAGTACCCAATGGTCGAGGTATATCCCATCGGAATGAGAATCAGCACTATGATTCAGCAAATTACCAAATGCCAGTAATGACAACAGTGAGTGCCTTACAAAAAACATGAAAGTTTTCCGTATTGGATTTCGCAATTATACAATAAAAATTAGATTGTGTCAAAATTTTATAATAAAAAGCCACCGGAGTGGCTTAGTGATTCATATACCCATATAGTTCATCACATTATATGGAGCTACCATGTCGGCACTGGATCTGAATGGTCATCGGTCGCTACAAGTCCACCGAAGAATAAGCCTAAACTCATTCCGCGACCCCAAAAAAATAGTATCAAAATATATGGATTAACGCAAGCTTTTTTTAAAAATCACCATTGGCTTTATCAAAAGCTGCTTCAACCTGTTTGCGTACAGATTCTGGAAGAACAACATCACTGTTCAAAACACCACGAAGAGCCAGATACATATCAGAAACTGCCAGAATTTGCATAGAACCTTTTGAATATGTCATATATTTTGACAATTGTGCAATTTCGTCATCCGTAAAATCAAACCGCTTGGTTGCTTTTTTGAGTGCTGGGTAGATTTGATTCCAAAGATCTGGGTTGGATTCTTCAACACCAGAATCAGAAAGAGATTTGATCAATGCAATTAGCCGGGATGGTGTGCTGACAAACATATTGGTTCCCATGGAATTGCGAATGCAATGAACAAGATTTTCGTCATCAGAGTTGATGGCATGAATCCAATCCATCCGAACAGTAGCAGGGATATTGAGCCAAACTTTTTGATCTTTCATGCGGATGCACCTATTTTTGAATATAGGCTTATTATACAAGAATAAGCCTGCACTGACAAGAGAATAAAGGTATCATTAAATATTTTGCATCATAAAGACTTCGCAATCCTTAAAAGACATATCAGACAATGATTTCTCCATGCTATCAATAAGCAAAGAATTAACAGTAGAATATACCAAATCAAAAAGCTCTGAAAGATCATTGCTGTAAATAGTGGTTTTATTTATGTTGTCTTTTATTGTAAAAATGTGAAAATTATTAGATTCATTTTTATTCGAGAAGACGATAGCAAAATCACCAAATGAAATATCAAAAAATGCCCGCTCAAAATCCATAGGGTGACTTTCTGAAAAATTCATTGTAATGATATATTTTTTTGAAATAAGAGCTTGATAATTATGATGTAAATTAAAAGCTGTTATAAATTTTTCAAAAATAGAATTGTTCAAATGATTTTTTATAATATCAATAAAAAATGAAGTATTATTTGAAACAAGCATTAAATTGTTTTCGGCACAAAAACCTTGGCGTACACTATTTTGATAATTTAAAAGGTTAATAGCATTAAAAACATCATCTTTATTTGGATATGTAAACATGTCGTGTCTAGTATTTGCATTAAATGTTGATGATAAAGTCAAACTTTTAAATTGATCAATATTAGAAGATTTAACTTCTGGATAATCAAAACCTGTAATAATGGCAATTTGTTTTCTAAATAAATCAACAGCTTGAATTACTGCTGAGCTAATATCATCAGCAATTGGAGTTAATTGTTGATTGATACTGCAATGAGCAGGTTTAACGATTACACCTTGCTTTGTAATGTCAATTAAAATATCTGACTTTAAAGACATAATTTGTAAACATTGAACACCATTTGAATCAATAGACTTTTTAATAAAAATAGCATTAGTGTTTTCAAGAAAATAAGTAGGAACTTGTTCTTTTTTGTAAAGGGCCAGATTTCTCATTTTATCTTTATTAAAAAAATAAGAATTAAAATCGTTAATCAATGAAATAAATGATGCACAAGCAAGAGAATCAAATTTAAACAGTTCCATCAAAATTGTTTTAATATCATATCCAATAAAAAATGAATGATCATTTTCTACATTATAATTATTTACATAAGATTGTTGACGAAGAGAAGTCATCCTACCTACCAAAGATAATTTATGAGTATCAATAAAAGATTGAATACTATTTGCATAATTGGAAAAAATATTATCAAAATACATAAAAAATCCTATAGAATTAGTTTAAAAACAATTTTAAAACAAAAAAAGACCACTAAAGCGGCCTTCTGTTATAATTTGGTGGTTTTTAGGGGTTCGAACCCATCAATTAAGCCGTAGCCCAAAAGTTCTCTGTTAAACATACCCGAAAACAAATTCCAAGAACTATCTAGATCATTCAAAGTCTTTGCCAGAGAAAACCATAAAACATATACTATCAAAAATCGATCTTAGATACAAGCATTTTTTTCAAAATAGTGATTTAAATTCTGTCTCATAGCGAACACCATCAATATGTTTGAAGTTCTTATGAAAAGATTGCATTTTTTGAATGTTTTTAAAACCATTAGGCCAAACAACTACCCAATCACCAACATCCCATTCAAACCGATCAATAAAATCATCAATAGTCTGAACACATCGTTCTTGTCCTGATGCACTCACAACAACAGCAATTGGTTTATTTTCTTCGCCAAATGCAGGATACATCAATTCAAGAGATTTAACAATTTGATAAGCATTTACAATAGTCATTGTTTATTCTTCCAAACGATCAATCAAAGCTTGTAGTGCAATTTTTGCAAAATAAGCTTGTGAAGTTGGACGGGCAACATATTTGTTATTTTCAATTTTGAATGTAACAAAACTATTGTCAGAACGACGATAAACAGAAATATAGGCATAAGCCTTTTCAATTTCAACAGTAGGAGATACATAACCAGTTGTAGCGACACCAAAATCAGTATTCATCAAGGTAGAAATACCTTTCGCCATTTCTTCGGCTGTTTGAGCACTAACACAATTGCAAGCAGCAGCATTAGATTCATCAACACCCAAAATATCAACTTTTTGACGAAGGTTGTAGGCAGTAACACCACCACTAAAATAAGCAGAAGAACCAGAAATAGCCGTCAAAAGAGCCTGAATATTGCCACCAGTCAGGCTTTCAGCAACTGCTAAAGTCATTTTGCGTTCAATAAAAATCTGCTGAATTTTTTCAATCTGTTGGTACATGCTATCTCTCCTAAAAGAATTGTATTTTACAACATAATGCCATCAATATCAATTGAAAAATATTGTATTTGTATAAGATGTTTTTAAAACTGACTTAATATTCTATAGCATCAATAACAGCAATCGCCTCAGAAATATCAATATTATCCAATGAAACATCCTTTCCATAATATTTAACAAGTTCTTTTCTCAAATTAGAATAATAAACTCTGTAGCGATATCGTGAATCCACAACAGCCCAAAGAGTATCATTCAGATTATCAAAATCAATAGGTAAAATATCATTATCAGGGTGCCGTACTGATTCTGAATATTTTGGCACACTTAAATAATGAACGCCATCAATTTTTAATAGTGAGATAACAAATGATTTATTATAAGTTGGCACATAAATATCAAATCTTATACATGATTTTGAACTATCTGAGTACAAAGATTGTTTAAATCTAATATTCATATTTCTTTTACGAAGTCTGCGAGATTTAAACAAGAGTTTAGATTCTTGAAGTGTGAAGTCAAAAACTTTATCTAAGTCAGAAATAAAATAACTATTATTGTCTTTGTATTGTTTGATATAAGGATCTCCATGTGAAAAAATCCCATAATCTACTGATAAGTTAATGATACTTTGCACTAATTGTAATGCAATATCACGATCAACTAATGATAATGCAGGGAAATGATTCATGACATGAGGAATAATACGATATTCTTCCAATGACAAGCAGCCATGCTGTAACCAAAATGTGTTACGAACAGGATAACCAGATTCTTTATGAATTTTAATAATGAGTGGGTTACTCAAAAACGGGCCAGTGCCTGAGCATTGAGCTACAAGGTCATGTAGGTGCATATAATCACTCCAAGAGTAGTGCTATATTAATAGAATATAAAATAAAAATCAAGAAAAACCTAGCATTTTTTCAAGGCGAGAAATGCTGTGTTGAATAGATTTTAAGAATAAAGGGTTTTGAATAAAAATAAGCTGATACTCTGGATCTTGCAGTTGAGCTTTCAAAGTCTCAAGCAATACCAGAGCAGCTTCTTTTTCTTCGTAAGTCATGGCTTATGAAGAAAGCACACCCGGAACAAGAATATGTAAAAAATATTCATGATCACTACCGAGTGGTTTAATAAGTAATAAAGATGACATTAAAACTAAGCCTTATTTCTGGATAAAGTAGTTTTGTTGAAATTTGAAGCTTTTATCTTCTTTTGGGGCAAATGTCTTCTTCAACACTACAACTGCATTGCACAAACTTTTGAGAATGTTATCTTGTTTATTCATAGTTTATCCACCTTTGAAAAGAGTGTTTATTATACTACATTTTGAGAAGTGTGTCAAAAAAAATGGCCATAACGTAGCTGTAGCGAGTACAGAAGAGGTTATGGCACTGTTGTTGGTTAACGCTTAGTTAAATCTTTAATGGATTACTGGATATCCACTCAAATCAATTGGGTCAAAGTTTTCCGAAGAAATTTCAATGAATTCAACACCAGCAGCTTTAGCAACCTTCAGCATATGGTCACGATTTGCTTGTGCCCGAACCAGTTCCTGCTCAAGACGTTGATCCATTTGTTCTGCAGTAAGATACATAATGATTCTCCAAGTGTTTATTTAATGTTAAATTGTACTCAAAAAGACAAAACAAATCAACTGTTTTCTGTCAATTTATACTTGTTCAAAAAGATGCAAAAATCTGTATAATCAATATCTTTGTTTTTCAATTCAAGAACATCATTTTCAAAATTATTGATAAAGAATTCAACTGGAACAAAATTAACATAGCTTTTTTCTTCAATATTGCCAAGCCAAGCAAGAGTTTGTTCACCCATCGTCTTAAAATCTTGAACAATACGAGACTTCAAGGTTTCAATAACCGAATTTTTGATGACAATATCATAGTCATCATTGGTATAAACAAATTGATCTTTTTCAAAAATGAAACTAACAGGTTCAAAAACCGTATCAACGAAAAGATGTGGTTTTTCTTCTCGAAGTTTAGGAATTATACTGGCCGCTACTTCCAAAAATTCAACATATTTAAGTGTTTCCTTGAACTCTACAAAACTATCATATTCCATGCTATTGGTGCTAAAATCAAAGTTCAATTCTCGCAATGGGAACGTAAAGACAGGCTCCATCACCGCGTTAAGCTGATAAGAAAGATGATGATACAGAGCATTCGCTTCTTGTACATTTTTATAAGTGAGAACTGGCTGGATGAAAGCTGCCGCCATTGAACTCAATTCAGGAATGTAATTGTCAATAAAGAGCAACAAATCAGATGGTTTGATTTTGATCTTTAAGCCATTACCAATTTCAACATCATAAGAGAGGTTGGCAAGTTCAGAAGAATAACCATGTACTATTGATTTAGTGACAAACATAGCAAAACCTCTCATAGATATAATGAGAGGATTATACACTTTTTCAATCTTATTGTATAGTTAAATTTTAGCTCCAAGCTGGTATTTGTTCATAAAAGCACACAGTTGTTCAAAACTGTTATCATTCCTTAGAATTTCAATATCTTTAGGGAATTGAACAATAAATGTGTCTAATGGCATCATACTGTAATCACTTGTTCTTTTTTTGGAATGTTCAAGAGTTTTAGCACCCAAAGAGTGATATCCATTTAACAGATGATTTGCAATAGCATCAATAGACTTTTTACCTACTTCAACTCTAATATCATCATCCAACTTGAGACACATAGAATCTGTATTGAATGTCCAATTGTTCAAAGCAAAAGAAACAGGCTTAACAATATAAGCTGCATTTTCCTCAAGAATAGAAGGGATAACAGTGGTCATATGATCCATCAAACCATTGAATGTATAGTCTGGACCCATGCAAGGATCAAAAAGATCATCATAGAACTCCGTAGCAACTACATCACCATCTTTAAACTCGACATTAGCTAAAGAATCAAAAAAGTTGTCTTTAATATACTGCGAAATTAAATAACGAACTTTTTCACGCAAATGATAAGATTTGTTGGCTCGCAAATAATTAAGTGCTGCCAGTTTAAATGGTTCAATATCAACTTCGGGAAGATAACTTGTAATAAAAGAAATCAGATCACCATCACGAATGCTCAATGAACAGTTATTTGAAGTAAATCCAACTGACATTTCAAGTAAAGGTGCAAAATAATTCTTAGATTTTTCTTCTTGGATTTGCATAATAACTCCAAATATTAAAAATAAAAAAAGCCCCGAAGGGCTTCTTTCTGGATGCCCTTACAGGCGACCTTTGTTTTGCTCAGCTTCTGCTTGCTCCCAAGCAGCTTCTTTGTCACGTTTGTTTTGATCGTCACGCTGTTTGTAAGCGGCTTCGATTTCTTGTTCACGGGTCATTTTTTGAGTAGTCATTGTTTGTGTTTCCTTTTGCAGTTACCGACTTAGCGGCGATTTGGTTTTTTTTCTTTGTTGCTTTCTATGGGTCTAAGTATACACACATTTGAAGGCTTTGTGAAGCCTTTTTTCAACTTAAACCAAAAGATTTTTCAATTGGTGAGCAGCTACAACGTCAACGCCAGAAGCATCACCATTTTTCCAAGCAATACTGAAAAGCACATCAGGTTCACCATTAATATTGATGGAAAAAGATGCAGATTGAACAGTAAACGATTTATTTTGATCAACCTGAACAGTATCACCAACAGAAACAGTAGCTCGATTGACAACAGCAGCTAAATTGAAAGTAGACATAATAAGAGATCCTAAAGATAGGTGAATTGAGCTATGATTATAGCACAAAACAGAAAAGCCAATCAAGAAGATTGGCTGTATTTAGGCTCGAAAGCCACTTTTAATGGGAATCAACATCATTCCTATTTGTGTTTCTGATCTTTCTGAGTGCCTTTTTGATTCTGTTGATTAAGGTTTTGGCCCTGATTTTGCTTTGCACCAGTAGGCTGTGCCTGCTTATTTTGTGGTTGAGACTTATTTTGGTTTTGATTCTGAGTTGTATTCATAAATACCTCCAAGGAATGTTTTTTGTTTGCAATCTATCTGTGATGGATACAGAATTTATGAGAAATTCAAAAGACTGATTACGTGCCTTTATATATTAGATAGCAAGATTAGTATTAAGTAACCTTTTTAACACCATCTAAAATATGCTTTTGATCATCTGATAATAATTTATGAATCTCTTTCTTGGTTGATTCAAACTTAGAACCAAGAATTTGTTCAATATCTTTTATCTGACTATCATTCAAATTGAGTTTTTCATAATTATCTTTGAAAAACTGTTTCACTGAATCTTCTGAGTTAGAAACTCTATGTGAAAACTTGTGTGCATTTTCATTTATGTAGTCGATACCTTTATGTACATTTGTATCAACTTTCTTTTTAAACTGTTTATCATTACAGTATTTAAATGTTGCATATGCGAGAGGCAAAACTGCAGCAAACCATAGATTATTTATCTTATTCATATATCAATCCTCTATTATTTGTTCAGCTAACGATAGCATGAATATTTGTTTTGTCAATAACAAGAATCATTCGCAACCAGCAAAATAGCCTTGTATAATAAGGATTTAGGTATAATTGTATATTGATAAAAACATTAATATTTAGGTAAATATAGAATAAGAAAAAATTGAGAATATTTTTTTTCAAAAAAAAACAAAAAACCGGCACTTGGCCGGTTATAAAATTGCAACTTTATTAAAATGCTGTTGTTTCAATAATATGTTTTTTAACAAATTCCACTATATCTGCACCATCTGGCAAAACAAATTTATGATTATTGGGATCTTCATAAAGAGCTTTCTTCAAATTGAAAGCATGACAAACAACCAAAATATTACTGGCAATGTAGCCAATGCTATTATCTTTTCTATCCAGAGTACGAGTATTGTAAGATTGTTTTTTGTCAGTAGGGTTTGCGTCAACAAGTGGCATACCAGTAACTTGGCAATGCGATACAGAAAGATATTCTAACATTTGATCAAGATTGATATTGAATTCACGACCACGTTTTGCACATTTACGCTTCATGAAACCCAATTTTTCTTGTGCAATAGCGATTTGTTCATCTGTATACATGGTGATAATCTCACTGGATTGATAAGCCATTATAGCAGAAAAGAAAACAGGCAGTCAAACTGCCTGTGGTGGAAAATACTCATGTTTTTCACGGTATAAGCCATGTTCTTTCAAATAGGTTTTAATGAGTTCAAACAATGCAGGAATTTCAATATAATCTTTATCATAACCACAACTGGTGTAGTAGTCAGTTGAGCGATATCCATCGCTACCCACTCGCATATGTTTGCGTACAGCTAAAACCAATTGATCGACATGTTCACTTTTGAGTCGTGGAACAATAAGTGAAACAATAACAGCAATTGCTTGATTTTTATGATATCCATTAAACAAACTTTCATATTCTGTGTCATCATCATCATCGTCAGATTCAGACCAAGAACTACGAACAAGTCTTGAAGTCATATAACCATATTTAAAAATTTTGTCGTCAAGTTGAGCGTAATCATCTGGCTCACTACGGGAATGAATGTTTGTTTTAGAAAAAGAATTTTTGCAATAGGTTTCAAAAGTCTTTTTAAGTGCTTCGATGTCAGTGTTCATCCAATAACGTAGCATGTGAAAACCCTTCTGATTAAGTATGGCTTATTATACAATAATCAAGCTTGATGCTCAAGCTGATTTTGAGGAAAATATGAATTAGCCATCTGTTCTATGGCATACACAACGTATTCAACAATTGATGTTATTTCATCTGTATAAATATCTGAAAAGTATTTGGGATCTCGTTTATATTTGGCAGCATAAGCAGCACAACGAAGTTCAGTTTCAACAGTGCCATCAACCAAAGCTCTAATATGTTTTTGCCAATAGCCAACAATTTCCATGCCTTTCATAACTTTAGCAGTAGGAAATGGTATTTTTGTATCATCTGTCATATTTTCTTTCTCACTGAAAAACTAACGACACCACCAGACATGGTGCTTTCTTCATATTCTTGATCATAAAAAGATGAATAGCCAATTGAAGTTTCTGAATGGATGGACTCATTAGAGGTTAAAAAGATTCTTTTTGCAAGAAGTCCACAACAAATACCAACGAGTAATGAACAAAAAATGTCAATAACTGTAATACGATTACGTTGCCTAACCATCAAAAGATAGTTTTTAGCACCAATCAGTGTCCATATAGCAACAATAAACATAAAGCAGTATTGAATTGTCATTATCATACTCCCTGTATTTTTATTAATAATACACCTATTTTAAAGAATTATCAATATTTTTTTATATTCATTGGAAATAAAAAAAGAGCACCATGCTCTTTTTTAAATTGAATGACTAGGAATATCTCTTGGACATAAATCTTCACCATTAAAATGCCCAGCTTGACCACAATAGGTTTTAAGGGCTTTTATATTATTACTACACATAACTAAAGCATAGTTATCTATATATAAGGAAGGATCATAATCTGGAATATATCTATTTTGAAAAGTTCCTTTAGTCAAGTAGCCAGCGATACCAGTAGTTGTTATAAAATTGTATTTAAAAGTTGTATTAATTTCTGGTGCATATCCAAGCGGAATTACATAATCATTCATGGCTAATTCAGAATCCTTTTCCTGATAAACCATCCAGTTAACAGTAGAATCATTATAATCAAACTCAATACAGCCAGCAGTATTTTCTGGTTCAATTGGAGTAGTTTGATCATTTATTTTAAACTGTATAGAACCATCAGGAAGTATGCCACCTTGTGGAACTTCTAACGGTGTATGAATAGAGTAATCAGCATAAGTGTTAAATATAAGAAGACTTAGAATAGTTATAAGTGATTTGTTCATGAGAGTAATGAAATGTTAGTAATATTATAATAACATCGCATTATAAAAGATCAAGATTATGCTTGAAAAAAGGGAAAATAATACAATGAGTGCTATTTTGTTAAAAATATTAACAAATAAAAGAAGTGCTTTTAAAGAAAGATTCAGATTTAAAACCATCACTTCTGGCATCTTCAAGTAGTTGTAGAGTTTTAAACCGGAACAATTCACGCTTACTCCGAACATCAAAAACAACACGTTCAGTATAACCTTTAAGTTTAGGGTGTTTCTTTTGAACTTCGCGGCTCTTTTCCTTATCAATGGCCATAGAGATAACAGCATCTTCAAGATCAATGCTCAAACCAATTTGATTTTGAACAAAATCATTAAAGGTGAGGAACTGAGTCAATTCAGGGTATTTCAAGTGTTCACGCAAGGCTTCAAGGGTCTTAAAGAAGCGGTCGTCAAAACCCACACCATGATGCACAATGAAAGAAGGCTCTTTCAGTGCTTGATAGGTCAAAATATTTTTATAGAGTTTTTCAATCATGGAACCTTTGCTTTCTTGATATTTGAACTCAAAGATAGAGCCAGTTTTCATATCAAAAAAGTCAGGGTCAATACGAATGTCTCCGATATGGATTTTACCTTGCACACCCCAACCACGAAGAAAACCTTCGGTTCCAAGGAAGCGAGTAAAATACAGATAATCATTATCAACCCAACGGGAAATGTCATCGTCACTTGTAGCGACATATCCGTTATTAACGAAATAGGGTTGACCAGCAGCGGCAATGATCGCAAGACCAATCTGCTCAAAAACTGTACCGTTGCTTTTGCTGGAGTTTATCTTGCTCATAATCAAAGACTTCAAATAACCTAATGAAGCCTGATTATAGCAAATTTGAGGTGTGCTGTAAAGGAAAAATGAAAGATTATATAGACAATAATCTATTATCACTCATAAAGAAAATAATTTTACAAAAAACATCAATTATGCAAAATCGTAAGCCTTCACATTACCTTTTTTGTCATAACCAACCTGCTGACAATCAATAAAGTCTGTCCAAGAAGGCAATTCTTTACGTTGTTCTTTTGTTGGCAACACCAACCGTTCTTGAATAACACAAAGGAAACCATCCAGAATAAAGCCACGGCTCTTTGCAGTAGTCTCATCAGAATAGCTGGACTCAACACAATTATCATGAATTCCACTGTCAGAACGTGGGAATTTGATTACAAAATTTTTGCTGATAAATGTAGCCCGATTGCGACCACAAGATGGTTCGCCATATTTTGCAATCAATCGAGCCAGCACAAATTTAGCTCGGTCATTGATAGAAGCATCGTCCCAATCACAAAAATTAACTGATGGAATGCGTTGCTGAGTCATGTGAAGAGTCATGTGAAAACTCCATTTTCGTTAGATGAAGCAATTATATCATACCTGTCATTTAAACAAAAGCATTTCTGCAAGATTAATTCTTTCCTCAAAAGAATGAAGTGTATTGAATGGCCCAGTCATGAATATTTCTGGTAAAAGTTCTTTTATGTTATCGTCATTACACAACCTGAACTTTCTGAAAGTTACAAATTCAGATTCTGAAAAACCATCAGGATTACACTCAAATATACAATAAATGTCGTCAATAAATGCACGTTCAGAATATAATACTGAATTAAATGTCAATATCAACTTTTTATCGTAAAGTCCAAAAGAAGATGAAAAAGAAATATGTGTAAAATTCAAATTTAAGTCGAAATGAATTTGAATAGTAGGAAGCATGTCTTGAAAATATTTCAGATTTTCTGGCAGTTTAACCCAATGGTTTTTAAAAGCAAAAGGTTTAACTTTAAAAGCAATGGAATTCGTAAGAATAACACCAACTCTTTCAATATCCGTACCATATAAAAGAGAAAAGTCTCTATCAAATAAAGTATCAGTAATAAAGGGATCGAGTTCAAAATTTTCTTGAATTTTATCAAACTCAGAATAAAATTTATTCAAAATAAATTCTAGAGAGTCATCTTTTCTAAAACTGTCGATCAAATAAGTTAACGAAGAATGAACTTTAATTGATTTGCGAGTTCCATTCATGTTGTAATAAATACAGACACTATGTAAATCTTTATTTTCAAAAAAAATATCTAAATCAAGTGGTTCAATAGTATCATAGGGCAAATGTGAAACATATTGTTGAGAAAAATATTGTTGAATATCTATCTTATGAAATGGAATTTTGAACACAGTGCATTGGGCAACTTCTCTAATGTCATAAAACGAAGAAATAACAGATATATCAGTCTCTGGAAAATTTAATTTCCGAAGAACTTCAATAACGTAAGGATAACGTGTTAAAGACATTCTGCTAATTCCTTAAAATGGAAAAAGTCCCGAAGGACTCATTCACCATCATCTGAATCAGATGGTTCATCTTCAATATCAAAGGAATAACTTCGACCATCACCTTTGTCAAAACCGGAAGTGAAACCAGATTCTACCTGTTCGCGGATTTTATCAAGGGCATCCAAAAGGTCTTCTGTAGTTTGACCAGTGCTTTCAAGTTTAAGAGTTAGCATATTTGTATTCCTTATTAGTTGTGAGATTTATTAAGTTGAGTGTTGTTATAAACACTAGAAAAATGCATCTTTGCATCAATAAATACATTTTGATTTTCAAAAATCTTATTAACATCATCATTGCCCAATGGTTTGTTGTGTTTAATACTTAGGGCAAAGTATTTTTGATAGCGTTTGATATAAACATTAACTTGATCTTCAATCAAAGAATGAATAATAACATAATCATCAAACTTGATTTTGTCACAAAAACTTTTAGAAAGCTCACTGACTTTGAGGTCTTTTTCAAGTTCCGTAATAAAAAGATCCAACGCAGACAAACTGGACTTGAAATCAAGCTCTTGAAGTTCACCAATAAGTTTTGAACCATAATCAGAAGATTCAACATGGTCCTCAATCAAGGTTTCCCGAGCTTTTTTTGCCATTTGATGCAGGGTAAGAACATGAGACATAAATGCACCTCTAATTTAAGATGACTAATTATACAATATCTAAACTATATAATCAAGAAATGGTTAAAAAACTCTGAGTGTTAATGACTTTTATGTAAGCAAGTAGTAAATCCATGAATTTACGCTTTGTTTCTGGATTTTCTTGTTTTTGAACTAATTCGTAAAGGCGAAACATAGTATCACGATTTTCACAAGCTTTAATAAACCCAGATCGTGTATGTTGCAAATTGTAGTAACTAAGGAAAATATTCATTCCTTTTTGAATTTTTTTCATGATTTCTTCGTCAGAGTAAGGATAAAGACTAATCATTTTCATAAATTGAAGAATTGGATTATACATAAATTCACCTGTAATTTAAGCTACAAAGCATAAATATTAATGGAAAAATTATATCACAAACATAAAACTTTATCAAATAAAAAAGCCTGCATCAGCAGGCTTCAGATTGTGGATTGAAGATATTTCTTGAAACTCCCAATAAGGCAATCACACCACAAACAACTTGCAATGTTGCAATAGGATAATTGCCCACATACATCAAGTGAACAAAAAATACAATATGAGTTAGCAAGTTGCTCATAAAGAACATCTTTTCACTGATTTTATGTTGTGTAAACAACATGAAAGTAAATGGTAAAGTAACAACTGGAATCCAACCAATACTTTGGAAGAACCAACCAGAAACATCATTCACAATATAGTTGGCTACAGCACCAATAAAAGTAAACAAAGAAATAATCATCATATTTTTAAAGGACACGAATTTAAAGTTCAACGTCACACCAAGAACAGCAAGAAGACTTGAAATGATAAACAATCCATTTGAAATAACAGACTGAATATTTTCAATCATTAAACTTGAAGCCATAAAAATAACAGAGGCCACTAACATGGCTGTTGAGAAAAACCAATGTTCTTTTTTAATTGTACCAAAGGAAATCAGGACAGATGCCAAAATGGCAATAAAGGAAGCAAACCAACTAATAACAATCATTGTTAACTCATTTTCTGAAATGGAACATTATTATAGCAAAAAATAGGTTTATTGGCAACTGTTAAATAATAAGCATTTTAGCTAAATCGATCCTATCTTTCAAATTAGGAATATTACTTGGACCTACAAGGAATAATTCAGGAAGAATCTCTATAATGGAATCTTTAATATTTAAATGAATATGCAAAATATCTAAGACATCATCTTGAGGCAAACCAGTGAAATTTATATCAAGAATAGTAGTATATTTATCAGGAGCAGTATCATAAAGAATACCGTATGTTTTGATACAATGTAAAATATTACCACTTAAGTCAGTTGTAATCCTAGTTTCCATAACATGTTGTATATTATTACTTTTTTTCAAATATTCTTTATATAAAAACATGACTGTGAAATTTGAATAATTATTAGAAGCCTTAAAAAGTATAATTCTTGGAAGCATATCTATAAGAGATGTCAAAAATTGTGGTATATAAGGAATATTAGGAGAAGAAATAATAACAGAACACTCAAGACGAATTTTATCATTATAAACAAGGTATTTATCAGAAACAGAATCTCTATTAAAGTCAAAATCAGTCAAATCTATATTAAAATTAGAAGACAATAAAGAAATAAAATGTTTGAGATTGTTCAAATAAGAGTTATTAGCCATATTTATTATTTCACCTATATACAAAAACAAAAAAGCCCATACGGGCCTTTTTGTTTGAAGAAGGTTTTATTCATCAAAAACTTTTTTACTGTCTGCATCGATTTTATCCCAATCGGCATCTTTCTCACGTTTTTGGGCTTGCTGATGTTGCTGGTAAGCCAGTTCAATTTCTTGTTCGCGGGTCAGTTTTTGTTGAGTCATTTACATCTCCAATTGCTTCGTTGTTTGTATGGGTTAATTATACTGATTTTTAGGCTTGCTGTAAAGCTTTATTTTGGTAAGTGATCCCAATATTGAGCGTCAACAGAATCATAAATTTCTTCGTTTTCGCAAACGAGAACATACCAACCAGTTTCACGCTCACCAACAGGATGACCAAAGTACGCAATAATAGGTTTATCATAACCTTTGGCTTTAACCAGATATTCACCATAAGATTCTGGTTCTTTCCACACACGCTTCCAGTCAGCTTCTGTTGGAATCTCAGACCAAGACTCAATGTCAACAGCAACATAGTCAGAATCGTTCTCAGAAACCAAAGAGTACCAACCAGTAGCTCGTTGACCAACAGGGTGATCGTAACGAGCGACAATTACTTTGTGATATCCTTTTACTTTGACAAGATAGTCGCCATATTCTTCAGGCTCTTGATAAGGGCGTTTCCATTCTACAACTGCCATTTTTGTTGCTCCAAGCTATCTGTTTAGGATTTAATTATAGCAAAAAAGTTAGTAATGGTAAAGCTTTATTGTGCTGAGTCCATTACAGATTCAAGCCAACTTTGAGCTTCTTTAACATACTCTGCACCAGCTTCACTATTTTTAAGAATTCGACTCAAGATGCCCAAAACAGCATCTTTTTCAATCTTGTCAGATGCAATATCACGCATAAGATTGCTAATATCATTTTTGATAGAAACATTGCCATGGTAACTATTGTCCATTGCATTTTTACTGGTTTGAAGTGCTTTTTTTACCAAAGGAGTCATCATATCATTCCTCTACGAGTTCAATTTCAAGAGCCATCATGAAGCAACGACTTGAAACAGTATCATCATCCCAAAGAATTGAAATACTGGCTTCTCGGTCAGTTGGGTCAAATTCAATAACAGTACCTTGCTGAGTTTTGGCGAAGTTCCATACACGTTTTCCAAAGATAGAATCATCTTCTGGATGTTGACATACTAACATGAAATTCATTCCTTGTCTTTATTTTTCGAGATTTTGTAATAAGCACTGGTCAGATACCAGCCAAGGGCACGAATTGCTCCGTCAGCACCCACATCAGGATGCTTTACGTCGAAAACGTCATCAATAAGATAACCAACGTCATAGCGACCATCAGGGTACTTACGAACTTGAATAATTTTGTTTTGATCTTCGATTTCGGTAACGATTTCAAAAGACATATGGCACCTATCACATCAAATTAATGATGCGATTATAGCATATGATAGGTGTACAAACAAGGATTAGACTGTTGCTATTTCAGAAAAAATAGGGAAAAAGAATGCTATAACAAAAAGACCATCGAAAAGGCAAGCTGTGCCAGCTATTTGAAATAATTTTGATTTATAAGCATCTGTCATTTTAGTAGAGCAGTAGGTTAAATAAGAACCAACAATGAATAATAAAAATGAGACAAAAATTAATGCCGTAGACACTGGTATGTTTAAAACAGTAAGGCCAGCAAATGGTAATATATTTTGTAAATAACAGCCTAGTGAAACTAATCCAGCAAAAAGAGACATAAACAATATAAAGCCTACAATACCACCAACCACTAATAAAATAAATGATCCTAAATGTGCAAACATAAAAATCTCATAGTTCAATAATAAAAATATAACAGTTGTAAAATAGATTGCAATAAAAAAGGCCACCAAAGTGACCTTAGTAATAACGGTTTAATTAGAAATCAATATACTTCAAATTATAACCATGTTTGTTGGCAAAAAGATCAATATCATCTTTAGTCCAATCAGGATCAAACGATTTAACCAATGAGCCAGCATCATCAAGCAAATCGTGAAAGAATGTCATGCCAGTCTCAACACGAACAACAACACCATCTTTGAGTGAACCTGAAAAATCAGGCAGACTAATCAATGTAGCCATCTGATAATTTTTACTTGCCGCTAATTTTTTCTTTTTAATCCGATTATAAATAATGAACGAAACATAAAGTGTCAAAGCAAAAGCTAGAAAAAGAAATCCAAGAAAAATGTTAGAATACATAACAATATACCTCATCAATCAATGCTGTAATTATAACAAAAATCCGAATTAAATAAAAGCTATTTTACAACTCGTAATGTTGGTTTGCCTTTAGGGCGTGGTGTATTATCTGGCTTGTCATCAATAGATTCTTTTTCAAAAATGTAACCTTTGCCATTTTCGTTTGCATAAATCGCTTGAATAGCACCAACCGGAACATAAATATCAAACAAAGAACCTTTAAAACGAGCAGAAAAAGATAAAGCGATATTATCAGACTGGAAAGATGTGATTGCACCCATAGCAATATTCAGTACAATATACTCATCATTCTGATAAGCTGGTGGAACAATAACATCAGGATATTGAACAGAAACCTTAATATGTGGCGTCATACCATTATCAACAATCCACTCATAGATTCCACGAATGATATAAGGTCGTCTTGAATTCATAATCGTTCCTTTAAAATTTTGTCTATTATATTGTTTTTCAGGCTTTAGGTCAATTCAAATAGTTAAGTCAAAAAAACATAAATCTAAAGTGCTGTTTTATAGAAAAATATTAATAATAAATAATTCGATTCTCATCTGTTTTTTTTGCTGTTTCAAAATTATCAACAGAATATGAGATACCAGTAAACATTAAAACCATAACTAAACTAAAAGCTCCAAATTCAAATAACAAAGAAAGTCTTGATTGTCGAAATGATATATTTTTTTTAACAAATTTAGTTTTAATCAGAGTTAATTCTTTTTCTTGAACAGTTTCAATAACCAAATCATCATTCATATAAATCACCTTTAAGAATATCCTGCATAATAACAAAAAATACAAAAATGTCAATTTTTAGAACAAAAAAAAGCCTCCGAAGAGGCTCTTTTTGATTGTTAGTTAAAACAATTGCAAAAGATAGTTTTTCAATACTGGAAAGTAAACATCATATACCTTCATTTTCAAAATGGCAAAAATTGGCAACCCAAAAATTAGAGAGCACAATACAGTTACCACAAGTTCTTCTGCTTTGTTCAGTTGTACATCATTATCAAAATTTTCGTTGTTCAAGTCCATAGCCCACCTCATCATTTACAATAGAGATATTATACCACAAAGAGGTCGAGAGGGAAGAAAAAAGCCTCAATAAATGATACTTTTTTTAGAACTATTTGTTATCGTTTGAAGGGAAATTCAAAGGGACGTTTCGTTTCCCGAGTGAAAAAATCATCATCTGTAACCATAGCCGGAAGCGATGCAATGATTCCGTCAAAATCATTTTTAAGATCTTCTGGTTTAACATAGGTCGCATAAAATTGAGCAAGATACCAAGTAACTGACTGCCAGAAAACCATATTGTCAGTCAAATTGTTAGAAGTGGACATGAAATGACATTTAGCATTGCCACCTCGTTGACGAACAGCAAACTTGATATAATGATGAACTTGACCTTTAAATTCTTCAAATTCCTGACGAACTTGCAGCACTGGATCATCAAGGCCAACAAGCTGTGCCAATTTTTCTAAAAGGGGCGTATTTTCTTTGGCTAAATTGTTATGCAGCGTAACCCAATCATCTTTAGGGCTTGGATTGGACTTAATATAAACCTGCAAATACTTATTTTCATCATTTTCAATTTTATGAAAAGGCTTGTCAAATCGAGTCAAAAAGTGATTATTTGGGTCAAGAACAGATTTATCATTAAGACTGAATTCCATGCAGCGAATGGCATCACGAGACACATCTTTCTGCAGCAATGCACCATTGAAAAAACATACATCTTCATTTTCAAGAAGTTCACTGAATTCAGATTGACCAATAATGCTATTGACCAACAAAAGAACACGATCTTTGACAGTACGCATGGATAGCTCTCCTAAAGAATAGCCATATTATAGCAAAGAAAAGACTATTTCTCAAGCAGTGCTTGGACAGTTGTACCTGACATAAATTCATCAAACATATCAGAAACACACTGTTTAGACAACCCAGTATTAAAGTAAATATCCATAACTCTACCAGAAGACATGAATACTTCTTTCAGTTTAGATTCTGGAATTCCATTTACACCAAGGAATTCAATGGCAACAAGAATGTCATGCTTGATATTATTTTTATAGGAAGCAAATTGAAGTTTAGCGTCTTTAAATTGCAGTTTGAAATCACTGCTGAAGCCATCAATAGGAGCTTCGCGGAAATAGAAGGAATGAGAATCATCAATCAAAGATGAATTCAAGTTGTCTACTTCAGCCTTAATCTCTTCATCAGAGCAATTACGAATAGCAACAATATGCTGAATAGAAGAGTAATAATCTTCAATGTCTTGCTGAATGATAACAAAATATTTTTTCATTTTTAAACTTTCTCAAGTGCATGAAAGAAATCTGGATATGGTCAGAGGTTGTATCGGCCCCTCTCTTAAACGGCGTGATCCTCACACCTATAACGACAACTCACGTCTTCTGCCGTAACCATAATTTGAAAACAAATAATAGCAAATATTACACATCAATGCAAGATATTTTTACAAAATTTGATTTTTCTTTAAACTACAATATAATCAACTTATAAACAAAAACAATAAGATATGATTAAACTATTACATATTGCTATGATGGCAATAACTTTGACGCCAATTTCTTTTGCTGGATATACTATTAAAATACCTTTAGATAGTAGTCATATCAATATGGGAAATAATCAACCAACTAACCCGACTAATCCAACTACACCATCAAAAAGTTATGATGACTTTTTAGAAGATCTATTTGCTAATAACACTGGATTCCAAGATAAATATAATAACTTATGTAGTCAATATGAAGGCGGAGTAAGAACAGATTATGTGCCATCAGATGATGGAATAATTGATGTGAATGCTAACTGTGTTCAATTCCCCGGTTATGATTTTTCTGGTAAAACATTCGCAGATGCAGCTATTGGTTGGGCCAGTTTCATTGGTGCAGATCTAAGTAATATACAGATGTCTGAGTTATATATGGAATATACAGATTTTTCAGATGCTAACTTATCTAATGCTGTTGTAAATAATGGAGCCTTCAACTACGCAAGTTTTGATGGTACTAATATGTCATCAGCACAATTTAATAATCCAAGTTTTATTGATTCATCTTTTGTTGATACCAATTTATCAAATGCTACTTTTGCAACAAACACAACTGTAAATTCATCTACTTTTGAAAATGCAAATCTAAGTGGTGCAACATTTGAAGGTAACAACTCATTAAGAGGAACAACATTTACAAACTCTAATTTAAGTGGCGTAACATTTGGAGCAGGAACAGGTTTTGATAACACTATTTTTGATGGAGTTGATTTAAGAGGTGCAGTATTCAGTGACTCACTTAATATCTATGGTGCTACATTTATAAATGTCATTTATGATGAAACTACAGTTTGGCCAAGGTGGTATACACCACCAGCATCAATGTGAACACAAAAAAAAGACCTCCGAAGAGGTCTTTTGTGTTACTTAGCAAAGTGGCAGGATTTAAACCTACAACCTCCACTCGGTTAGAGTGGCTATCTGACATTGATATACACTTTACCTGTTCCGGCGTTTCAGCCTAAACCCATATCAGTGATGGGACTTGAACCCATGACCTTCTCTCTTCAGAGATTATCTACCGACTGATATACACCTTTATGGGAGAGAACCAACTTGTTCAAGAACAAGCCTGATGCAAGCTAAATCTTAGGTTACATCTATTTTTTAATAGTAGTCGCTGACTACTGTGAACGATTATAGCAAATAGCTTGATGGTAGGCAAGCTTTATTTTTTCATGTAGATTTCATTAATTTTTGCTTGGTCACAAGATACAACATTTTTTTCATAAAGTTCTGCATAAGAACAAGCTTCAAAAAAAAGATTATTCTCAGAACTCAAATCAACATCTGGTTTTTGAAACAAAATAGAATCTACATCAACATACAGAGTGCCCCAAACATCGTCTTCAAACTCAACATTTCGAAGCTCAATGCCAATAAATGATGCACTCATTATTATTCCTCTACAAATTCTTCAAGAATATCATGATTAATACGTTGCTTCTCAGAACGCTTTTCACTACGACGAACAGCAACTTTAAGGCGAGCTTTTGATTTACGCTCATTATGATTTTTATCTGGCATATGAGACAAATCATGATGACTAAGAGATGGGTCTTTAGCAATCAACTCATCAGTTTTTGAATTGTAAGCAGAAATGCCATTACCAGTGCTTTTATGAGCATCAAATGCAACATTTGCTGCACGATGAATTTTTACCAGTTTCCAATTTTTTTGATCACGATGACTTCTGGACATAACCTTAATCTCCAATATTTTTTCTATTATATCAAATATACACTCAAAAAAAAAGACTTCTATCGAAGCCTTTCACATCTTTAAGCTAAAGAATCCACGCGATAAAAGAGTTTTTCACAATGATCTTTGAATTCGCCATCGTCAACAGAAAGGTCAGGACAATTTTTATTGATATGGATATCAAAAGACTCATAAAAATAGTCAACAGGAAAATCAATCTGATCAGATGCAGGAACAACATAGACAAGGCGGTTATCCTGATAGAAGTATGCATATTGCTTGCCATTAACAGGGCAAACCATTTCAAGACCATATTTAATAGCAACTTGGCTTGCATAATACTTCACATAGGCCACACCATCTTCTGGCATGATTTTATAACTACAAAACAAGCTATTATCAATTTCTTGCGGATAAAAATGATCGTTAACATTCGCACTTACAGTAATGAATTTTTTGTAATGAGGGTATGGAAGCTGAAAAACACCAATCAAAGATACTGTATCAGTGTTATCTTTAAGTGGAACTGTCAAAGTATAAGGCATGATATTAACCTTTATTTAAGAGGAAACAGAACGATTTCGTAAACATCAACCATTTGCAATGGTTTAACATCTGGATAATCACATGCTTCATCTGGGACAACAAAAGCATAAAACTTATCGTCTGGATTGAACTGTTTTTCAAAGTAACCAGCATTAACTGCAGCACCAGTCATAATGCCATTAAATTCCAGATAACTAAAACGCTTCAAGGATTCTTCTGTAAAAACAGAATTTCGAGGATCTTGCCATTTATGTGGGCGGTCATGGATAAATGGTTTTCCCACGAAACTGTGCATAGGGTGTTCAGCACCTTCTGCTGTCAGTTTGGCCATAATTGTTGCTTGCAAAGCGTTTTTCTTTTCAGCCAATTGAGTTTCAAGAATAGCACATTCTTGAGCCAGTTTGTCAATTTCAAGCTGAGTAGGTTGAGTCATTTCTATAATCCTATCTGTTTAAATTTCACTGATTATAGCACAATAAACCCCTATAAACAAGACGTTTTAAAATGGTTGCACAATCCAAGACATACAGTTGTTGCAGCAAAACCGAAAAAATGATATAATCATGCTTCAAATGAAATAGAAAGGTTAATTTTATGACTGAAAATATTGAAATTGGAATCAAAGACATAAATGGAGTTGAACTTGTACATGGCGACTATGTAAGGTTTGATTTCTCCGATCTGATGGACACACCATTTATTGGTTCCAATTTTGGCAAAACCATCAAAAAACAGAATTTGGAAAAGTGTATTTTTCACTTTATGTCTGCAAAAAAATTTCAACCTGACTATGGTTGGCATAACACACTTTGCTATGTCATCTATTTTGTAAAAGATGGTGATATTTTCCTGACTAAAGAAAATCGTGACCCAGAAGACAAACCATATGTAAGAAAAGGCGATGAACCAAATTATTTTGATTTTGATGTTGATCCAAGATTTTTGGTTTACATCACTGGAAAAAACGGATTTACAAAAGTTGGGCATTCTGAAAATGTAACCTTGACTGTTGAAGAAGTTGTAAACAGTTAAATAAAGGGAACAAAAAAAGATGGCAACTGCCATCTTTTTTATTGCCCGAAAGTTTTATCTAATTCGACTTGCAATCGATCCATTCCAGATAGTAAACAAGTCAGAACCAAGCCAAGACAAATCTTCTTTATCATAATCAATTACTGGCATTCCAGCTTTTTTAGCAAATTTGATAAAATCTTCTTTACTGTGTGAAGATACAGTTAATGGAGCCAGCCAAAATGCAAAGACTTCTTTGAAGAACAAAGAATCCAAACCAAGCACTGATAATTTTGAGTTACTAAAGAAATGAGAATCTTTTTGTTCTTGCTCAACAACAAATGCTTGAAATTTTACTTTTTCTACATGAACAGTATCCATGTCCAGACCAAGAAAATCAGTAAGATTGAACATAGACAACCTCCACATCTTCATCAGGATCATAAGAAGGCATCATAGAACCCAAATTATTACTGGAAAACCCATAACGCTCCATGTACATAAGCATCATGTTTTTTACGTCTTTGCTAAGTTCAAGGGCAGCAGGAACTTCACTCAAATCATAGCCAACAGATTTATTGATATCAACAAATGAAAACTCACCATTACCAGTGAAGAAAGCAAAATGATGTTTTTTACAAGCAGGCTTGATATGTTCTTCAAAAATAGAATTGATCAAAGAAAAAACAGAATCTTCATATTGTTTATGCATAGCATCAAAATGCGTTGAAACAGCGTCAGTCGTTTGTGGAATAGTCATTGTTATAGCCCTATAGTGGTAATTGGCTGATTATACCACTATTATAAAATGACAGCAAGAAAATTATTCTTCAACAAGAATATAGTGACACCAAATTTTAAATTCTGGCAAATAACATTGATTATGATCATTTACTTCAACAGGTTCAAAAACAGAGTCACCTAATGCAAGTAATGCTTTCAGTTTTCGAATAACATAGAAAGATTCCGCAATGGATAAGTCTAATAATTGTTCTTCTGAATACATATCTTTCATCATATAATCTTTATCCAACTTTACTTTCATTTGAAACTCTCCTTTTGAACGGAACAACATTTGAATATTTAGAATAATCAATTGGTTTTGAATTAACAACTTTTATTGTATATATTAATTTGCGACTCTCAATAACTTTGAAAGAATAAAAAATGCCCAATAATAAAATATTAGGGATAGGAACAATAAGCATTAACTCAATAAATGAATTAATTGTAAAAAAATAAGAATAAGAGGCAATCAACAAAGGAACACAAATAAAATTAACAGGAACTACACAACTGTAAAAATTATTATAGTCTTTTAAGTAATTAAGTAATTTTTGCATATAACAATAACTCCAAAGTTATTTAAGTATACACAAAAAAATAAGGCTATCAAGTAGCCTTATAAATTTTTTATTTTTTGAGATTGAGATTGAGACTCGTTAGTAATGAGTTCATATAGTTCTCAAGTTTTGCGGACCAAATAAATGCTTCATCTTCTGTTTCAAAGAAACGATTGAAAACAGAAAGACCATGACTAAAACCAGCCCGTTCATTGTCCATAAACGGTACAACAAGACGAACATAAGGCAGTAGTCGAGTGCCATGTTCTTCTGAGAAATGACCATCCCAATAAATGGAAGTCCACATTTTAGAATCATAGTCATCATTTACTGTTTCAATAAAAGTAGTAAAATGCTTAGATTTAAAGAACTCTGGTTCTTCCAACAAAGTCTCTTTATAATCCTCAACAAATAAATTGAAATAATTATTGAGAGCAGCAATATAAGCATCTTCTTCTGATGGATCTTCGAAAGTCTCAGACCAAATAAGAACCCCAGCAGGAAATTGAGTTTCCGCAAGATTCATAAACTCTGGTGCCAAGTAAATGGAAGTAACACCATCTACCTTGTTTACAATAAGAAAATTCTGGTTCATTTTAAACACCTCTCAAGAGTTTTTTTCAATGACTTGCAACAAATACACAAGATCATCTGGTAATAGTGGAATCAAACTTTCTTTAATGAAGTTAATTTGAATAAAATAATGGCCAGATTCTTTTTTGAAATGATAATCAACAGAATGAAGCATTGTTTTAATATCTTCACCCATAAGCCGATCATAGTAAACAACAAGATTTTCATTTCGAACAAAAGCAAAACAATTAATTTCTTTAAACTTAGCAATAAGATAATCGACTTCTTTCTTATTCAAAGTTTTCAATTCAAAATGAAGAATACTTGAAAGTCGAGCTTCTGGAATTTTAAGTTTTTCTTCAAATTCAATTCGATTAGCTGTGATTTTTTCATTAATTTCGATATTATTGTTATAAGCAACCTGATTAATTTGATCTACACCCGACATAAATTGTTGAAGGGTTTCACGAAGCTCAACACGAAGTTTGCGAAGTTCAGGCGTAAGCAATGTTTCTTCTGGTTGTTCCAGCAAGCTGATAAGAGTGACCGTTTCGTCATCGTTGAAAACATCTGGAGTATTGATGACCTGTTGACGGCAAGCAACAAGAGCAGCTTGTTTTTTCTTATAGGCTTCAACAATCTCTGCAATCTGAATAGCTTTACTCATGATAATAGATCCATTTTATTCAATAGGAGAATTATAGCACAAATAGATTAATCAAACAAGAAAAAACGGCCAGAAGGCCGCTTAGCAAATTGGAATGCCTTGTTTTAAAGTGTAACGCCCAGTCTCGTAACGAAAAAGTTCAATTATCATGTTGCTGTTATGGTCGATAATATCCAATACTCGTTCCATATCATCTTCAAAAAGATCAACTTTTTGAGCAACTACAGTACAAGAGTTAGCATTTACTTTGATAAAAACAGAATTTTTTTTCAAAGTTTTGATATCGTCTTCGTCAAGTTTCTCAAGTTCAATGTCTTGATTGATAACTACACGCATATATATTCTCCAATAAATTAAAAAACAATGAACCCAACAAAAGCCAGTGTTAAAACGAGAGTCCAAAACTTGAGTGATTTGAAAATCTCATAAGTAGAAGGTCTGAATAGAAAATTTGGCCTATGAGCATAGACAAAAGCTCTTGCATAGCCATTTTCACACATCACCAGTTCATCAGTTCCACCACAATCAACACAAGTGCAATATAGCATATTAGTCACCTTCATTTACTCATCTTTGGATAATTATAGCAGAAACCGAAAATATAGGCAATAAAAAAGCCATCAAATGATGGCTTGAAGTGTGCAATATAGATGATGTTCAGAGAAGTTTAAAAAACATCAAAAATGGATTGCTAAGTTCCTAATATAGCGACCTCATGACTGTTGTAATCGTCGTGTCATTCAAAAGTATCGCAATTTCAACGACCGCTCGGGCGATTACACAGCACTTCTTTTCGATAGGAACAATATTGTTTTAAATTTTACCAATCATAATCAAACGAACCACAGTTTTTTTGAAGAATTTCTACTTTTACCAAAGACAGAGCAAGATTATAACAGAATTAACGATAAGATGCAATTTTTTAAAACAATGATAATGAGAATCAAAATCATGAATAGAATTGATTTAAATAAAGCTCTAAATGTATAAAAATTCAATATTTGACTTATATAATATATGAGGTATTATTTTTTATAGCTAAAAATAAGGAATTAAAATGCATCTAACTAATAAAGAATTAAATTATATAGCAGGGTTTAATGAATATCAATTTATGGAACTTAAAAATAATATTGATAAAATAAAAAAAATATTAAATTTAAATGTCTATAATTATCCAGATCCAAAAAGTTTTGATACAAATTATTATTTTACAATTAGTGGGAACCATAGAATAATAATTATACACGATGATTTTAAACATATATTAAAATATACACAGAATCAAAAAGATATTGCCTCTAATTTAATAACACAATTAAATTTTAAATTCGTATTTAAAAATATAGATACATTAAAAATTGAGTTAGATGATTACAATTCAGTTGAATACTTTGTAAATAATGAAAATTTTATTAATAATTTTGACGATTTAAACGGGCACTTATGGGATAAAGCTGTTTTGGTAATATATCAAAAAATGTAAAAATAAAAAGACATATTCATATGTCTTTTTTATTAAATGTAGAATAAAAACTACTTGATAAAAATGTTGATTATTTTTACGAAAAAGTTTTTAAGAGAATAATGATTGCCATCAGTTTGAATATAAGTAGCCCAAACAATATTGAAACATTCAAGAGCTAAAGCATGATGATCAGAATGAACAATCAAAGGGCCTTGTTTACGGTTTCAATCATATTGGAATTCAGAAGATACAAGATGGTCACAGATCCAATCAAACATATAGATCTGGTCATGACTCATTTTATAAAAATGACCTTTCCAGAAAAGACACATAAGATAATTGACATCCACCCCATAGCTAAAGCAAGGAGATTCCTTCCGCAAGACGGCCATGCCCGACCGCAAGAATGTTAATGGCTGCGTTTACATCTCGTTGATGTATGCCACCGCATACATCACATTTCCATTCTCTTATTCGCAGCCCATCTAATCCTTTCGGCCCAGTTAAAGACTTACAAAGATGACAGGTGCGGGTTGTGTCTCTTTCGTCAACATTATTATCTAGTAGTATGCCTGCGTTATCGCATTTATTTTTCAGCATACTTCTAATCAGGCCAAAGCCTGCATCTAATGTTGACTTTCCTCTTTTTGCTTTGAGCATTTTCTTAATGCTCAAATCTCCAACATAAATCTCACTAAAATTTTTGACTAAATTTGTAGTGAATTTATGTAGAGAGTCTTTTCTAATATTAGCAATTTTAGCATGAATATTACGAACTCTTTTTTTATTATTAGCTCTTTGTTGAACTTTTAATTGTTTTTCATATTGTCTATAAACTTGATTATATTTAGTTTCACTTCCATCACTAGCCGTAGCAGAAGCTTTGAACCCAAGATCAACACCAACAGCCCCTTGACCAGACGACAATACTCTTGGTACTTCAACAACAACATTGAAGTACCAACGACCACGAGCATCTTCATTAAAAGAAGCATTTTTAAATTCGTATTTTGACAGTTCATAACTGTCAAATACTGAATAATATTGCTTATTGAAATAAACTTGACCATTCACCCAAGAAGCTGCTTTTGAGTTTATTGGAATCCAACCAAGACTTCTTCTTGATCCAAATGTTTTTCGCCATTTGAGTTTTTGTTTTTTAAACTGTTTTCTTCGAGTAGCATATTCTTTACAAATGGATTGAATGGTTTGACTATGCAAACCAAGTTCTTTAGCAGAACCATTGGTATATTTTTGCAGATCATAATTTGAAAGAAACTTTTTATGTTCAACTATGTTTCTATGACTTAATTCATTAAGATAATTCCAAACAAAATTAACGTTCTTAGCCATCTGGCAAAGAACGTTTTTATGTTTATCTTTAACTCTAACTTTTAGAGTTTTTGTTGTATATTCGGAATTATTCATAGGTGAAATTATAGATTAAAATAAGAAAAAAGTCAATAGTTATAAAAATTCATCCCCATAGATAAATCAAGGGGCTTTCTTTTTACAAAAGCTTTGGTAAAAGCTTCACGGGTGTGGGATTTTGCCTGTTCTCTATTCGCATTATTGCAACGAGCAGTAGAAAACATCTGGAAAAACGTGGTTTTATGCTCAACTGGCATATCATTAAGCGTTACAAGTGTCATTGCTCAATTCCTTGAATGATGTCTAATACAGCCATTATAACCAATTAAACACCATAAAAGCAATCAAAAATAAGTTTTGTAATAATAAATTAACTCAACTGAAACTTTAAACTACTGTATTTGCAAAATTTTCTTCGCAAATTGTGTTCTCATAAATAAGATGTTTCCATTCAGTAGTAAACAAAGGATCAATTGCAAATTTTTTGAATACAACGGGTACACCAATATGATCGTAAGCTTCCTCAATCATACCTCTATTATATTCACTTTTGCCTATTTTAAGAGCGACTTCAATTGCCTTTTCTTGTGTTACGTAAAGCATTGATTGAGCAGCAGCACACTTATTTTTTTCATCAATATATGGGATGTTCAAATAAGCAACTTCATAGCCTTCATCTGGAATGATTTTGTCTTGAATTAGTTTAGTGCGATCAATAGTTACAACACCAAAAGTATCAGCAACTGTAACTGGGCTTCTTCGTGGAGCAGTAATGTTAGCTTGAACTACATCAAGATTATCATACAAACCTTTCTGAAGAAGCAATGGTCGGCTCGCACCTGTGCTATGTGGATGACGAAGATTGACATATTTAATAAGCAGCATAATAAACTCCAAATAAATTAGCCTTCAAATTGAATGGATTATAACATAAAAAAGAAAAATTGACAACAAAAAAGCCTACTAGATCACTCTAATAGGCTTCTTTGTAAAGGCTTTCCACCTTATACGGAAGGTTTGGTGCGTATATGCCCACACAGGTCACGAACTGTTGCCAGTCTGGTAGCCACTTCACTATTGAACCAATGTCTTAACCATAAAGGGATACGGGCACTGATTCTCAATATGTCACAGTTAGAACTATACTGCAGCACCTTTGTTTCAAGTTCATATAGGCCATCGAGACAGCCATTCACAAAGGTTAATACAAATTGGCAGGCTGGTCTGGCCTCGAACCAGAAACTTCCACTCACTCGTGGTGTTTTACCAGAGATCCTATGGCGGATCTATTTTAAACTACTCAACCTATTAAATCATAAGACCTACACTATCAAGCAAAAACTGGTGGAAGCGGAAGGATTCGAACCTCCGTGCGGCAAGGTATAGGTTGGTAACACCACCCCTCCGCTTAGTTACCTCAGAGTTAAGCCAGACTACTCTACACTTCCATAATTTGTACAGGGCTGGTGGTTAAGCTTGGTTTACCTGTGTGACCAATTTGAATGGAAGTGTTCCAATTACACTTGCATTCACCACTACTGATCTGGCATAAGCCATTTCTATAAGCAAATATGCATATCTGCTAAACTGGTTGCGGGAGCAGGATTTGAACCTGCGATCTCCAGCCAATGAAGCTGGTGAGTTAACCGGACTACTCCATCCCGCGTCAAATTTGTTCGCAGCACTAAGCCACTTGACCTTCGCCCCTAACCTACGCTTGGCCCGGATGAACCTGATGTTCATCTCCCGTATAAAAAAGAGCCGGTTCACCCAACCGTTTTATTTAGACATGTTACTTATCATCTAAATCTCTTGAAAACCTTGTGCCACTGGCACTGACCAACGCCCCGTCCACGCTTGGTCTATTGTAGAGCCTTTATTTCTCTACCCCTTGTTCGTTTCAATGAGATAAGTATAGCAAAATCCAATCTTCATGTCAAAGCTTTTTGCAGAGTTTTTCCAATAATTTTTCAGATCAAGATCATCACTGCACGTTATCGATAATGATCTAGAACATCGATTAACAAACTGAAATCACCCCTCAGATTCCCTGAATGGTCAGAATGAAGGTTGAACCCACGAAGTGAATCATAGACCAGACCATCATCATCATTAAAGTTATCTAAATGATATTGAGACGATTTTACATAACCATAATGTTCTATCATAACTGGATAGCTTTTAGGACCATAATCACGACCAATATAGTATTGAACCATTTCCAAATAATTAACGCAGGAATCAATCATTTCTGAATAGTAGAAATCATCTGGCGATGCCTTTACTTCATGGGCTGCTGTCCAAACTTTATAACGACCAGTAGATTTTTCAAAAACATAAGCATAAAGTGTATTTTGGCTCCTTTGAGACATTAACAAATGGGTTTCTGTTTCAGTCAAAAACGCATAGTTGTCCATGTCATTAAAAGCAAACTGTTTAACAGATGTTGCTTTTTTCTTTTTAAGCAGTTTTTTCCATCCATTAAACATAGTTTCCAGATCTTTTTGAGATCCATCAACCATTTGAAAACTTTCAACTTTATTTCTTTCAATGAATTCAAGTTGTTCAGCCGTGAACGCTTCTGGAAAATGATTGCACAGTTCAATAAAATCTTTTGAAATGTAGGCAACAGGATATGCGTTGCTAAGACGAACAATGCAATATTCTGAAAATTCATTGCTGCTATATCGATCTTTGTTTTTAAATTGCATAAAGTCTTGTGCAGGATACAGACTGGTCAGTTTAATAAACTTTTCATGGATAACTTCAACATCATGCACAATTGGTTCTTTAAATTTATCAGGTAATGCAGAGAAATCAGGAGCTTTATATTTCGAATAAACTGTATACTGATCATATTTTTGTTTAACATGGTAACGAAAACCATCAAGATGAAAAACAATAGAATTATGAACATTATTAACATTGTTCAAACTTTGGAGTGTAATCTGCTCCATCAAGTCCAATTGCTCTGGAGTAGCAGTTTTATCAAGAATGGCTCGCATAAGCTCCATCGTCATTTCAACACGGTGAGCACGCAAGTGATGTTCTTTACTTTCAATCAGGCTTTGATCAAAACGGTCTGAAAAAAGATAATCAGTGAGTGTATTTACAATAGAAACAACTTCTTGGTTTGAATTGTTGCTCATTACAGATTACCTTTTTCTTGTTCATATTTCGCTTTCATTTTGTCATGATAAGCATCACGCTTTGCATCAAACTCAACAAGATCGCTTTCAGAAAGATTACCTTTTTCGTCTTCACGATCAATAAAATGTTCAACAGCCTCGTCAGGATACCAACCACTTGGCACAAGACCACTCAAAATACCAAATTCGATTGCCAAATCAAAAGCAATATTTTCTTTGGTTTCATTTTTAGCACATACTTCTGGAATTAGACTAACAACGTGTGCAATCCATTCGTCACGCTTCATAATATATTGAATAGTCATCGTTTAGGCTCCTTAATAATTTTGTCTAATTTCATAGGTGAATCATAGCAAAAATAGTTTAAAATGTAAACAAAAAACCATGCCGAAGCATGGTTCAATATTGGTATAAATGATTGAAGTTGCAACTATGGTTAGTATCAGGAAGCACCACAATATTCACAAGGTGCATAACGAGTTGTTTTTCCACATGAAAGACATTGAAAACCAATCAATTGACAATTATTGCGTTTATATTGGATAATTTTCATAAAAATCTCCTAATTATATATTAACCAACACGGTTAGGTACAGTGAAAAACCTTATTAATTTTGATGATATACTTATATCAAAATATCATCATTGTATCAAAGACTTTTTAAAGAAAATCTGCCAACATTTTGATGGCTGCATTTCCACGAACAAAAGTTTGCTCAACACGACCATCAGTATATTGCGTAATGATAGTGATTTCTGGCTGAGTTTTTGAGCGTACAAAGACAGCAAAAGAGTCATCAAAACATAATGATTCATTCACTACCATACCAATCGTTACATAAAAATTCTGACCTGTAATATAGCTATTCACCAAGTTTGCAAACTCTTTAGTGACATATTCGGGAGTTTTATCAGAAAACCAAGCATTTGGATAACCACTGAGTGTTTCTTCATCATCATCAATAACAACATCAGCACTAGTACATTTTAGTTGCTTAAGGGTGATTTCAGACATTCCAATAGAAATAGTTGAAGTTGGGTAATAACTCATAAAATAAAAGCCATCGTCTTGCGGAATTTTTTCTTTCAAAATAAGCATTAATTTTCTCCAAAACGTTGTCTATTGATTAGGGCTATAATACTAAAAAGCATACATTACGTCAAAGATTTTCTCAAATGATTTTGAATTTTTTTACACCACCAAGAGAAAAATGAGCTATTTTGAAGTCCACCAACCTATACAGCAAGTCCAAAGTATAAGCAGAATCGTTGCCAGCATTATGAAGATAGCTTGAAAAATGGTTGACTTTAAGAGCTTTCAAAGCATCTTTAAGCGAAATATAATGATTTTTGGCTGATTTTGCTGCAATGGATTCACATTCATTATAAATAACAGAAGATGTATCAATACATTTAATATGTTCAATTTGAGTCATATCAAAATTACAATGACGCAAAATTTTGAATTCAATAGGTAATGCGTGACCAATAATAAAATCAACATCTTTTAGATGCTCAATGAGGATTGGGGCAAAATCATCATGAGTTACGAGCACAGATGTGCCAAATTTGAAAGTGTCCATTCGTTTTTTAGTTGTTGTATAGTGAAAATGATTAACAACGCCATCAAAAGAAATAGTGACGCCCATTTCAAAGATTTCTATTTTTTTTGATGAATCACGATATTCAAAATCAAGGGAAAGAATCTTTTTTCCTTCCAAGCTAATAGGAAGGGGAGATTCAAATTTTTCTGCAAATGCAGCTTTCTTTTCTTTGCGAACAGCAATACGTTTTTGTTCAATATCATTGAAAATAAGTTTGAATTCTTCATGGGAAGAAACATCAAAAAATTCAAGTTTTTCTTTTGAAAATTTTGCATACTTTTTGAATGCTGTAACTTTAAGTTCCAAAGAAAATAAACTATTTACATAATCAATAATTGGAATCAAAGAATTTTTTCCAATATGAATTTTATCTTCAAATATACAGAAAGAAGAAACAAGACCTTTATCAAAAAGATCTTGTTCATTGAAAACAGATTTAAATTGTGAAGCCAAATCACGATTTTCAATAAAAATAGATTGATTTAAAAAAGTAGATTTGAGAACTGCAAAGTTATAAATCATGGTTAATCCTATTTTCATTAATCAAAGGAATTTAAATAATTAATGCATTATAGCATAGGCTGGAGAAAAAGACCAACAAAAAAGGGCCGACTGGCCCTCTCTGAAACTTTTTTGATGTTTAAATAGTCATCATGGATCTTAAAATCAAATGATCTTTAATGGACACATCTTCGTTGATAGTATCTCTCATTCTGATAATGTTCTCAATCATAGACTTGATTACCATTTTATTTAAAATCATATCTGGAGACAAGAGTAAATTTTCTATAGTTGTACCAGCATAGGAAAACAAAAAATATTTATTTTTTATAACTATATCTATATCAAGCGATCTTTCTTGAAAGTGATAACGAAGAGAAAATGGACTATAGCCTATATATAAATTTTCTAACTCTAAACATGAAATTCCATTTGGATTTGAATTATTTATAAATTTATCATATAAATCATCAAAGCCGATAAGTTCGACTGCAAATTTAAAAGATAATGATTCGATATCGTGTTCCATAAAAACCTCAGAATGAATAAATATTCATTTTAGGAAGTTCCCAAAGATAAGGTGCAATTTTAATACGTTTCTTTTGAATATTATAAGGATGCTCAATAAATTCAACCATTTGAAGAACAGCCATCAAAGTATAAGCCGCATCATTACCAGCATTATGCAAAATCAAAGAGTTATGTTCAATTTTCAAAATATGAAGCATATTTGACAAAGAAACAGATTTATTTTTCATGTTTTCAAAGTAAAAATTGAAACGAGATTTCATTAGACCTTGAGAATCAATTACTTTCAGGTTATCAATAGACAGAATATCAATACCATGATGTTTGAGAACAATATGTTCACTTGAAACAGAATGGCCAATAAGGTAATCAACATTAAGCAAGCGATCTTTAACAATAATCAACAATTCTTGAACTGTAACAAATTGACTGTTACCAAACAGAAACTTATTACTTACATCTTTAGGATAGTGGTTCTCACCAATAGTGTCATTAACAATATAATGCTCATAGCTAATGACACCATCCTTAAAAATAGCCATACCACATTCCAAAATCGTCCAGTCTTTATTGGAATCAAACTCAAAATCAATAGCCATGATACGATTTGACTTGAAATTGGCAGATAACTGACTATTGAGTTTTTCTGTAATTTGAATTTTTTCTATACTTTCGGCTTTCTTTTCTTCTTTAATAGCAGCCCGAACAGCATCTTTACTTTCTTTATGCTCACCATTCATATTGAAACGAATTTGCTCAACAGCATCTTCAAATGTCAAGTAATCAGAAACTGTAAATGCAATTTCAGCTTTAGTTGATTGCGGGTCTTGAATATCAAATCCAAATTGATTTTTAATAGCATTCATGATTTTTGCAAGTTGCATTTCATCAAAAAGAATTGTTGAGCTTTTAGAAACATAAAGTTCATCAACAAAATCTTTTTTTGCAACTTTAGAAAGCTTATAATTTTCCATGAAATCTGCAAAGACAATTTTTCTTTCTTTTTTAGTCTTAAATTGATCAATCAAGCTTTCTTTGAAAGCTACTTGAACAGAGTTCCAGAAATAAAGGTTCATTTTTGTGATTCCTTGAAAAGATATGGCTATTATACCAAAAAAAGGGCTTCATGAAAAGAAAAAAATAGAGAAACATGTAAAATATTAAACAAATAATTATAAATGAAATAAATTTCCCTATATGATTATTGATTTTACTTATAAAATAAATATAATTTAAATAAAAAAGGAGGTTTTATGAGTAAAAATAAAGAAATAACATCATATATTGAGTTATTAAAAAATATACAATTAAAAAATGAAAAAATTATAGAATCAATATTTACTGAGCCATATGAATGGTATAAAGGAACACCGACAGAAATAAGAAAAGAAGATTCTATGACTAATGCTTTAATGTATAATGCATTAGCAAGAAAGATGATTGTTGAATATTATGATAAGTTCATGAATCCAATAAATTTGAAGTTTCTTGTTGAAAGGATTAAAAAAGAGAATGCTGTTTCTATATACAAAGATGATATAGATTATTTAAATGAAAAATATACAGATTTTATTAACAAAAACAGCTATAATGAACATAATACAGTAGAAAAAAATAGTATTAACAAGAATGAATTAAATATAATGATTAATAAAACAATCAATAGTTATGAAGAGTTCAAGGTATTATCAGATTACGTTAAAAATTATAAAGTAGAAATTACAACATCTTTTTCATTTTTTAGTGTCAACAAAATTGAAATGGTAAGCAAAAACTTAATAGCAAATTATCCATCATTAATTGGTATTTTTGGCATTATGATGAATGTAAAAAGAAAAATGAAAGAATAAAAGCCACGTATATGGCTTTTAGTTTGCTGTTATTATTTAATACAACCAACTTCACAACTGTATGAAGCACCTTGCGTCTCAGAAGATATATACCAGTGCCCATTTAAGTTTTTATAGACCTTACAACCAGTAGGACCAGCACCAGAACCAATATATAGACCAGTTAAAAAACAACCAGAATACTGTCCAAGAGATCGTATAACAGGAGCAGTTGTTCCAGAATCTGAGCCACCACCAGCATAAGTACCCATAGAAATTAAATTAGATCCAGAATTATTACTCCATATACCACTTATACAAGATAAAACACCACCTGTTGAATTTCTCGCAAGAGAACCATTAGGTGAACATGAACGACCTTCAACCTCAACTTTAGTAAGATTGATATTGTTATCAAATTGAGCAGTACCTCTTGTATGTAAAGTACCATCCATAGATGTATTACCATTAACAACTAAATCATTTTTAACTGTCAAATAATTAGTATTTACAGCATTTGAAAATATAGTATCAGTATAAAGTTTATTGATCAAACCTTTCTGAGCAGATATGTTGTCAACTACTTGGTAGGCTACAGTAGATCCATTGTCGTCCATAGAGAATATTCCACATGGAGCAGTCTGAGCAGAATCAACCAATCCATCATCAGTGTTCTTATAAATAGGGCATAATTTATCAAGCATTATTCTTGAACTGATAGAAGAGTTTGTAACAACATCAACAGCAACAGGTGCTCCTGTCGTATTTTGAATGCCAATACCACAGTCAACATTAGAAGAGTTCCAAGAACCTGTTACTGTATCTTGTATCCATTTTAAACAAAGAAGTTTATCATTATCTTTAGTTGATTTAAACGTAACTGATGAACCAATCATAGAATTTGTGCCATCAACTCTTAAATGTTCATTACCACCCTCTCTATCATAAGTAGCAACTAACACACAATTGTTTTTCAAAGCCAAACATTCTTTATTAGTTATTTTAGAATTTGTATCGGATGTTGAGGCAAAATAGAATTGATGACCACCAGTAATATTAAGAGAGTCATTTGCTTTTGCTGTCATAATTGCTTTGTTATAATATCTGAAATTTTGAGAAAATACTTGTTGATTCTTTGCTTGGAATGTAACTTTGAAGTTCTTTATAAAACCTTCTGCATCTGGTGTTATCTTTGCCTTAATGTCAAAATTATAAGGTGATTTTGACCAGAAGTTACAAGGAATTAATTGTGTTGATTTTTCTGAGTCCAAAACAGGAACCCAGTTTTTTGCTCCACCACATGAAGATTGTTGTGCGATAAACTCTGTGCTGAGCATAGAAAGAATAGCATTAGAGCCAACCCATTCAGTGCCATTTTTAAAGTTATTGATATCTAATCCATCTACATGAATTCTTTTATCAAATGCCGTAACAATTGAAACAATGTCTTTACCAAATATTAGTGCTTGTTCTTCACGCTGTCTTTCTAAGTACCAATAAAGAATACCCACAACGATTATCATGATTATACTAAGTGAAATGAGAGTTTCCAGAAGTGTTAAACCATCAGTTTTTTTTATAGATTGCATATAGGAAGTGTTGTGACTTTATAATAAAATAACATAGAGTCCAATAATAAAGTATTACAATATGGTTAATATTTGATGAAATTTTTATTAAATTGTTATTTATAAAGGATTTTTTGATAATTAATATTATATTTAAATAAATAGTGAATAAAAAATAAATGTTAAAATATATCAAATTATTAGATTAATTAAGAGTGTTGAATAATATTAAAAAAGCACTTATTTCTAAGTGCTTTATTTAATTATAACAATATTTTTCTAACTCTACAAATTTCTGTATATTCGTAATTTGGATTAGGGCCAGAAACTGATGGTATGCGATTAGCATTGTGTAGATAAACATAAGAACCTTCTCTATCTGGATCATAATCTGATGGCACATGATACCATGTGTTGGATATAACAGATATACCAAAAGTAGATGATTGCATAACATACTTACCGTTTACAGTATCATATGCTGAATAATCAGAATTTATATTAAAAATACATTCTGGAGTCCAATCAGGGCCTGATTGATCTTCTTGTTCTGGTGGATTATATGGTGGTTCTTCCTCATCATCTTCATATCCACCACCTGATGGCATTGGTACTGTAGGATAAATTTTACTGTCATCAACACAAATTTCATAGTTATCCATTTGTGGATTAGATTCTTTTAAAGCTCCTTCAGTAACCCCACTTGGCGGGCCACTATGACCATTAGATGGACTATAAAACCCTATTATTCTTCCTTGATATACATAACCTTTATCTCCAGCTTTCAAAGCACCCATAGGTTGCTTAAAATAAGTAACCATGTAGCCTGTTTCACCATTGTACTGACAATTACCACTCTGGTTGTCATTTGATTCAGAACCACTACCAGAGCCAATAACAATACTACCAGTTGGCAAACTGCCACCATTGGTAAGTTCTAATGGAATCAAGACTGAAAACTCTGCAAATGAAGGTGAAACACTTGCAATTGCTACTAACAAGGCAGTTAATTTTATTCTTTTTTTCATATATACCTTAATTATTATATTTCGTATATAAAAAGTTTACTACATTATAAAGATAAGTCAAAGTTTTGACTGAATATATTTAGATAAAAATAAATTAAAAGACATTCCGAAGAATGTCAATATATTGTTGTCTATAATTTTAAACTTGTTCACTAACCAAGTTTTTCAATTGTACAAATAACAGGCCGATCTGTATACACATTTGAATTATAATTGGTTATTTTATATCTACCCGGAATTACAGGCACAACAACACCACCAAGGTCATCTACAACTTCTTCAAATGACAAGTTACGTTCGACTGCATATTTTTCAACAAGCTCACTGTTAACAGCTTGAATACACCATGCATCAGTGATCACTTTTCCTTTTGATTTAAATCCTTCATGAGAAATAGGGAAAATATAGTCCTTTTTAGATCGCCAAGCTTTAGAGTTAACAGCCATAATACTGCCAGTTTTTTTATTGAATGCAATAATAGGAGAAGAGTTTTGAACTGGAACCATCAATAATCCATGTTTAAGCATAAATTCCTGATGATATAAAGACCCAATAAGAGAATTTGTGTTATTGTAATAACCTGTGCGTTCTATAATGTAGTTGATAGAATCTGAATGGCCTTGAGGAATCAAATTATTCTGTAGATCATTGGCAAAAACAAGATGATCTGATGTTACATCCATAAAGCTTTGATGTTCTTCAATGCCATTAGGGTAGTTGCATTTTCTTTGAATTCCTTCACCCCAAATAGAAATTTGTTGAACATCATCAAGTTTATCCCAATGTGGGCCATCTTTAACCAAAACAGACCCCATAGAAATAACACCATCTTTCATATAGTATGAAGTAGTAGATCCACAAACATGACAATAAGTAGATGGAGCATGAGTTGGCATAATTGCTTGTTTATAAAAGTAAATTGGAGCATCCATAATTTCATCACGGATTAACTCATAACTTTTTCCCTTTTTAATAGCAATATGAATATCACATACCATTGATTTTAAACATGTCATAACATTTTGTTTAATACTTTCTAGAACAAGCTTGGCCATTCTGGATTTATCATTAGCAAGATTCCCCAGAGTGTAGCCTGAAAAAAGGTTGCTATTGTGCCCACCAAGATCAAGTAGAGTAGAATTGAAAGCATCATTCAATTCGTTTTGAAAAACAGAATGAGTAATAGTATGTTCAGCCATAGACCAAGAAGTATCGCCAGTGGATGCCGATATGCATTTTTGGTGAATAGCTTTGATTAATTGTTCATAATTAATAATCATAGTTAACCTTTTGGTGAAAATTAATACTTGATTATACAACAAAACAAAATATTTGTCACCAGAAATAAAAAAGACCTCCGAAGAGGTCTTTTAAATGTGTAGTAGGATTCGAACCTAACAAATGGTTAACAAACCAAGCTCCCAACTGAGTACACTGGCAATTATATCTAATTAGAGGAATTATTGCAAGTTAATAAGAATAAAATTTTCTCATTCTAATTGATTTGTTAATGATTTTCCTAAGCTCTACTTTTTTCTGAACAACATCAGAAGTAGCTTCGATTACCTTGAAAATACGATTTTGTAAGGCTTCTACATCTTCCTGAAATTTAAAGTAGCGTGATTTAGAGAAGTCATCCATTTCTTCATTGAATTCATCATTTTTCAAGTTAACTATGTCTGTCATGTAAAGACAGGTAGCATAGTTATTCATGTCAGAATAAAAAGTGGCATTAGCTAAAGAAAGCTCATGTTTAGCCAGAGCAACCATCGAATTTACTGATCGCATTTTATCAAAAAGAACATTTCGTTTTTTAATGTATACTCGCTTGCATGCACGATAAGCACTAAAACTGTTCAAAAATGACATGGAAAACATCCTATATGTATTTGAATATCTATTTTAGCAAAATACGATAAGAAAGTAAAGAAAAAAGCCACTCAATTTTCTTTTTAACTGACATATAAACTCCTGCTAAATATGTTATGTACTTAATAAAGATAATTAATCAAGTGCAAAACAGACCAGAATCTTTTGAGTATAAAATATGTTCAGCATCATTTTTAACAACGAACATAATTTGACCGGCTGATTCAACCACTTCTTTATCGTTATGGATATGAGCAAAATAAGTATCACAAGTCAAAACACCAAATGGTTCATGTGCAGTTTCTGGATACAAATCGAAAAGGACAGACAATTGAGATTTTTTCTGTTCTCCTTTCGAAAACCCAAAAAGAACAAAATCTTCGTCAGCAGTACAAACATCAATATCGAATTTGTATTTATGTGCCAGTGCAATATCAAGTGGATTATCATTGAATGAGTCCCAACCAACAGGATCGCAATCTGTAAAATCTGCCATCACCTTAGTAAGTTGGTCAGATGACAAACTTGAAATTTTAGCCAAAGAAATAGAGTGGGATAGGCCCACAATGTCATGTACTTTAAATTGATTCTCTTGCTCATTAGACATGTTTGATATCCACTGTGTTAATGGATGTATTATATCAAAAAAGGATTTTAAAGTAAATAAAAAACCATGCCGAAGCATGGTTTCTAAGTGGTGCCCCCGATAGGAATCGAACCTATGACGCGGAGTTGTCTTAACTCCCGCTCTACCTGCTGAGCTACAAGGGACTAATCTGGTGCCGTCTGTGGGACTCGAACTCACGACCTACTGATTACAAGTCAGTTGCTCTACCAACTGAGCTAAGACGGCATAATGATTTTTTAAAAACAGTGTTTACTCACTGATGTTTTATTCAGCATAAACTGCTCTGTGTTTTTCTTCACAGTTGGATATGCCAAAAACATATCCGAAATGGTTGCGGGGGTAGGATTTGAACCTACGATCTCCAGCTTATGAGACTGGTGAGTTACCGGGCTTCTCCACCCCGCGTCAAAACTTTAAATTACTTTCAAAACTTGCCATTGTCGCTCAATGTTACTATGAACATCATCAAATTCGTCAAGCTCATCAGCAATCAACTTGTTCTCTTGCATTCTTTCCATGCTATGAGTGATCTTCTTGCTATCTCGACCCGGAGAGCAGCAACTCAGTGCTCGCTTACCCCAATATTCATAGCCAGTAGATTTTGAACCTTTAACCGTTCTACTCATACTACACCTCTAAATAAAGACACATTTCAAAACTGGCTCCGACAGTAGGACTCGAACCTACGACCCAGTGATTAACAGTCACTTGCTCTACCGGCTGAGCTATGTCGGAATTAAACGGTAACTGTTAGAATCATACAGCCATACCTTTGTTACAGATTCATATAGGCCATCGAGACAGCCTTCCACAAAGGTTTTAAGCAAGTAGGAGGGTAAGCCTTTCCTCTTTCTTCCCACGGTTCAAGCCGCTTGCTTAGGTAAATCATTTTTTAAATCTTCTTTTTGTATCTCGTCTTGATGTGCTCATTATAAGCATTGGAACTAGGAATGTCAACATATTTTTTTAAAAAATTGGATATTTTTTTTAGATAAAAAACAGTAAGTTATTAACATTTGTATCTAATACTGTTAAAAATGAAAATCAATATCATTTCAAAGTGTTAACGTTTAAAAAAATCAAATAACATTTTAGAAATGAATGTCAAAGCTAAAACTATAAATACAAAACTTGATCCCATACCTACAGCATACAAAATTTTTGAAAACTCCATATAAGAATGATATTGATCAATTGTACCTATAAACTTCGACGGATCAGATTTTAGATCCATAAAGCGATTCGCTGAAAATAAAATAAAAATGGCAGCAGAAAAAGTAAAAAAAATAAAAGCTAATTGACTGTTACCCATATTTGCAATTCTTTTTATTGTATTTAACATGAATATCTCCTTTTATTTTAAAAAAGATAACAAGAAAATAAAATAAATCAAGTTAAGATTAACTATTATTTAAAGGAATATATAAAATAAAAAGCCAACAAGATGTTGGCTCTAAAGTATTAATCTCAATTAAATCAGTCCGATCTGTTTAATTGTTCAATCCGTTTCCAAGTTTCACGGTTTTTAGCTTTCAGCCCCAAAAGGTCTTCAATACTTGCGGGTTGGAATGATTCATCCAGCCACTGCTCAAACGTTTTATTCGCATCACCAACAAATACACTTGAGTATGGAACTACAAGTTCTTTCATAGCATAATTCACCAATTTGCGAGAGTGTGTAATAACTACAATCAAACCTAGTTGCTCATGGTGTTCATTAATTTGTTGTGCGATATATTGGCCAAGAGCAGAAGAATATTCATCAGCCAAACCAAGATCTGGTTCATCAAGAATCAACACAGAGTTGGTTTCTTCAACTGTAGCCTGAATTCCTTTGATAGCGGAACTAACACTATTCATACCTGTGCTGCTGTCAGCTTCATCACCAAAAATCAAACGTTGCCCAAACGAACCAGAAGTCCGATTTCGCATCGAGCATGAACGTTTTGTTGCATTGGCTTCTTCTGACACATATTCTACAATTTTCCCAATAACACTTTTTCCGCTGGCATTAGAACCAACCACAAACAAGATTTTTGAAGTGGGGTTAATATTGAAATTAACTGGAATGATTGCGTTGTTTTCATCATTATTGAAAATTTCAGCATTTTCAAAACGGTCTTGTACAAGCTGAATAATGTTGGTCATTAAAGTATTCTCATCAATAAAAAGTAGGTTATCATATCGTATTTTAAGAATCGAGTCAACAAAAAATCCGACTAGAAGTCGGATTATGAAGTTATTTTATTAATTCTGTTTTTTGTTTAGGACAAATGGAAGCATCATCACAGGTTGCATGAGAGCCCAAAATTAATTCTTTTTGAGTGTCAGTGATAATGGCTTGTTCAAAAGGACGGTGAGATTGTTGAATATAATCAATCAAATAAGAATCATATGTCATAACTAAACCAGCTAAAACAACAATAATTATGGCTGGAAACAATAATCCTTCTTTGATGTATTCATAAAGAGTGACAAAAATAATTACATATAAAATGATATTGAAAAAATATCCATCCTCAAAACTAGAATAATCATCTATAAAGTAAATAAAGTTATATAAAGCCCCAATAAGTGATATTACAATACCAACTAAGACTAAAAAAAATGAAAAACCTTTAAATAACTTCTTATTTTTGACAGCATCTAATTTCTCATCAACAGATAAAGATGATGACATAACTCTTCGTAATTGTAGAGAATAAATGATTTCTCCAATAATACTGATAGCTAATAGTGAAAATAAAAAGAATATAGAATCATAGTCTGTAACCTCTATGCCAACATCAAAGAAATATAATGCAGCAAAGTTTAAAATAAATGCAAGGCCAATAATAGAAGTAGCTTTGGATAACATTTTAGAAAGATAGGAACTAATGGATGTGTCAAGTTCAAATGCTTCATTCAATTCTTTAATCTCTTCTTTCAATTGTTGCTCAGGAGTTATAGTGTCAGTAGCATTTTTTGTTAGCTTTTTTATAACTCGTTCATTACGTATTTTCATATAAAGTTGTATATTAATTAATTATAGTATATCAAAGAAAATAAAATATTGAATAGTGTTTTAATATTAATATAATAAATAAAACGAGGTAATTATGTTAAAAAAAATAAAATCGGCATTAAAAGAAAGGAAATACATAACAGTAAAATATGGTGATGAAATGGCAGTTCATTATCCAAAAAAAAGATTTTCACCAAAAAATGGTATACATAGAAAATTTTATTTAGGTGATGAATTTTGTTCTAATAATACAGATATTAAAATAGGTTTAATGCCTTATTTAGACAATGAATTACCAGATTTAATAATAATAGATGAAAAAACCAATCAGTTGACTGAAATGATTTATGTTGTTGATGGTTTAGGATATATCGGAAGAATAGATTGCGAAAAACCAGCAAAAATAGTAATTAAAGATGGCAAAATAATAAAAGAACAGTATGCAAGATTCGTAAGAAAAAGAGGTGAAAAGAACCATTATTCGATCAAATCAAGGATTGCTAAATTTGGAGTAACACAATACACCATACCAGATACAGTGATATACGAAGAAGATGGAAGTATAAATGAAATAGAATCTTTTTGGAGATTTGAAGTTGAAAAAGGAAATCAGTTATACGAATTAGATACTGAACTATTATCTTTTGAAAAATATAGATCCTTTAAATTATAAAAAATGGACACAAACAGAAAGAATATTGGTAAGTATCTATATGGATGTTGAAGTATACAAAGACATTTTTGATAAATTTGATATTGAATGCAGTATAGAAAGTTTTGAAAAAAATAAAGAACTATTTGAAATGTACTACACTTAAAAAAAAATCCACCCGAAGGTGGATTAGAATATGGTGGATGTAGATGGATTCGAACCACCACCCCGACCCTACACAGGCCAGTATACTACCAATTAAGATTATACACCCATAGTCGCAGCATTATGCCACTTGACCTTCGCCCCTAACCTACGCTTGGCCCGGATGAACCTAATGTTCATCTCCCGTATAAATAGAGCCGGTTCACCCAACCGTTTTATTCAGACACTAAGTCCAAAGCTCTTTAAAACATAATAATTTGGTGCCGGAAAAAGGATTCGAACCTATACTCACCCAGTTAGCATGCCGCCTTCCAAGTAGCTCTCACTTAAATTTTCACTATGTTCAAAAGTAATCGGCCTAATTACCCATTACAAAGCTTCCATTTAAGTTCTATGCCGTTCTGGTGATTGATCGATTCACCCACTTGCACAAACCATTGAGACTTATTCCAACATGTAAAGTGAGAACAACAAACAAGCTGAATTTCTTCGCCTTCACTGACGCCATTAACTAGGTCAATGTGTTCTTCTCAAAACTGGTCGGAGTGGCAGGATTCGAACCTGCGACATCTTGCTCCCAAAGCAAGCGGTATAAGCCGGGCTAACCTACACTCCGTATCAACTCTTTATGGTGGCCATTATAGCCTAAAACTAGTTAACCGTCAACACCTTTTTTTAATTATTTTCAATCATTCATGACATTGGTACAAAGCAAAAACAGTATCATCAGGCATAGAAGACATAGTTGTCCAAATAGATTCCAACCAAGCAAGCTCATCAGCAATTGGAAGTGGGCCAATACAATGAGGTTTTTTATTGATTTCGCCATTAATGATGAACGCATAAGACGCAACTGAATACAGTTCACGAAGTCTTACAAACAATTCTCGTTCTGGTTCATAATCATAAATGCTTGCATACATAGGGAAAGTGCCTTTCTTCTGCTCTTCCCAAAACTCATCATGAAAAGCATCGCCCAAATAGTTATTATGTTTTGCAGCTAACGCATAGAAGGCATCATAATGGCGACCAGCAAATTCACCAGATTCTTTAAAGATGCGTTCAAAATCGATATCACCTTTTAAGACCATATCAGCAGTATTCGGGCGAATTACAGTGCCTTTGCGTGGAATACCAGTTTTAATACCAGTTCGACCTTCTTTAACATAATAGAATCCAGCCCATCCACCACCAAGGGTAAATCCATTGCATTCAGCAAGATCATTTTGGCGTGAAAGAACTTTTTGAACTTGACCAGTATCATCAAGAGTGTAATACCCATTGTAATGCTCACCATAAGTATCTACTTCTTGGCCGGGTTTAAGCTCATTAATGCACATGTTTTCACATTCATTCAACAAATAATCTGAAAGAAATCCTTCAAAATCTGCTGGCATTTGAATGCCCAAGTCATACGTAATATCTTTTAGTACCATATAAGGATTAGGCAGTTCTGGAACATGAACACTGGAATATTTCAGCATTTGCTGCTCTGGATTATCACCAATCACAGTTACAATAAACGAACCCATAAGAAAATCCTCATAAAAAATTTGACTGATTATAACATAAAAATAAGCATATACCAATTAAATAATATGCATATCAAACAAATCTAAATTACTAGTCAAAGTTGTTTTATCTGATGCATAATCTATCCTAAACTTATATAGAAAACCTTTAAAACCATCAAGTCCATTAATAGCTAAATCATTATATGATGGATAATCATTAAATATATCACTAAATAGATCTGGAAAATCTTCACAACATCTCATTATATTTAAAAAACTATTTTCGAAATTCAAATAATCACTTGAATATAATTCTGGTATGTCATTCACACCAAAAATAATAGTCTTATTTGAAAAAGATGAATTACAAAAAAACTCAATATTAGTAATTGTTTTTTTGTGATCATTCATTGTCTTAACCAAAAAGATAGACGATTTATTAAGAAAGAGAGTCGTCAAATCTTTTTCTTTAACAGTAGCTGAAAAATCAAAACGTCTTTCGAAATGAGCAGACATAAAATTGAAAGATGCATCTACAGAAATAGAAACATAATTAGTATTCATTAGTATAGTGCTTGGTATATTTGAAATATCAAATTTAAATGTTATAAGAAAACGTTGATTTTCAAAAGGCACAGTAGAGTGATATCTTTTTTGCTTTAACTCACTTTGGTCAGAATAATAATTTGTTTTATTGTCTAAAGAGATATCAACATAATTAATTGTTCCAAGATAGTTGAAATTATATATCCAACGTTTACTAGAAGAAGCATGGGGGTTATATTTAAATAAAAAATTATCCATAGGGTGCAAAGAACTTGCCGTAATATCACAAGTGAATTCCAATAATGCAAGTAACTTTAAATTTATAAACGATTCAAAGTCATCTGCTATATCTATATCATAATGCTCTACATCACATTTTATTGCGTTAAAAATAGACATAAAATATCCTAAAAAATTTTGCTAATTATAACATATAACAAATGAAAAAACCATATTAAATATAGTATATCAACCATTTTAATAGAGCAAAAAAAATAAATAAAAAAAAGAGCTATCCATCACTGGAAGCTCTTCTTAAATTAGTGCTGGCTAGCCAGCCTAGTTCCTATTTTTTAAATTTCCCCTCGAAAGGAGCAAAAATGTGTCTACCAATTCCACCACCTCAGCATAACTGAGAGAAGGACTCGAACCTTCAAATAAGAACAATCAGGACGTAAACGCGGGAAACAGTCTGGTTGTTGTCTTGATGCTTATAGAGTAACAAAAACTAACTATACAGACAAGATATTTTTAATTTTTTATGTCCCATTTAGACGAATGGTTGTGGGTAATTTTGAATATGCTAACCATCATAATGCAAATGATAGCCTGAACAACAGAAAAAGAAACAACATCTTTAAGAACATCTTGTTTAAATATTGCGGCAAGTCCAAATAAAATAGCAGATATTACAACATGACCAAGCACATACATAATCAAATAACGATTAATATTTTTTGGTTCTGGAGCACTCATAATTGAAGCCTCAAAAGTTAAATAAAAAACACTTAATCTAAATTGATACTATTATATCAAAACAGAAAAAGTGTTTCAACTGATTTACTTAGATTTAAACCAAAAAGAGTTTTTTCATTTCTGTAATGCGTTCCTCAGTAAAACTTCGAGCAGAAAATTTATTAGGCTCCGATTCTTTATTTCGAATGAGTGCAGCTTGCTTTTGAAGAACCTCAATTTGCTTCTCGATTTCGTGAAGCTTGTTAGCGTCATCTATATCAAGATTACGCTGTGCTGTTTCAAATGCATTATTCAAAAATTTCTCAATAAGATGCCTATCATGAACCAAATGATAAACAACAGATTGATCTCCAAGACACATACCATTTGCCTGACTGTATACGTCCATTGATGACCAAGACTTTTCACTTACTGGATCAAGCAACGTAACATCTTTACTTGTGCTAAATTGATGTTCAGTAATATGCTCAACAACAGAAATTGCATTTTGCATGAATCGTTTAAAATGATAACTGTTATTCCAAAGATACATATCTTTAAGATTAACTACTTTATCACCAACTTTAAATTTAGTTTCCATAAATTAACCTCAAATAACAGAAAATGCTGTTTTCAGTTCTTGATTGATACCAAGCTTAGAGTGTTCTTTTAGAACATCTTTTAACCATGATTTTTTATCAATATTTTGATTTTTGATGCCAAGTTTAGCAACCTCAACAATACTTGAAATCATTTCTTTTTGGATTTCAACATAGCGTTCGCCATAAACTTCTTTTGCAACTTCGGCTGGATTGTTAATTTTTCCATATTTGTTAAACAGAACAAGAATAGAGTCAGCACGATAGCGATCAGTTACTGAATTATCGTTAGCATATTTTGAGATTTCATACTTAAAATATTTCAAAGACAGTTCATGTTTCAATGGAGTAGTAATAAAGAAATCGAGAGCTTGTCGCCAAACCCAAATACCAGTTTCTGAATGCCAAGCATCAATCTTACGATAAACCATCACGAGTTTATCTTGAATAGTAGCCGTGGCATAAGGGACTTTTTTGATTCGAGCAAATTGCTTCAATGGTTCCATAATGATACTCTCATGTTTTGTCATAAGCTGTATTATAACAAATTTGAGTTAACGAAACAAGAAAAATCAGCCATATGGCTGATTAATCATCTACTGGTTCGATGGAAAATAACATGCCATCACCACCATTAAAGTATGTCATAATTTTATAACGACCGGGTTTAACTTTGATAGCAATACCATCATACATCAAAACAGCTTCTTTAAATGACATATTGCAATTTTTAGCATATTCCTCAAGAACTGTACCATCAACAACTTGAACAGTAAACAGATCGTAGTCAAAAGTTCCTTTTGCTCTAAATCCATCTACATTAATAGGAAATGTTGATTTTGATTTATTCTGCCAAGATTCAGCATAAACAGATGCAATAACTTTAGTGGTTTTATTATAAATAACAGAAGTTGGCAATCGCCCAGAATTAACACGAAGAACTCCTTTAGCCAACCAGTATTCTTGTGTGTACAAGCGTCCAGCATCTGAATAATGAGACATTGGTAATTCAGATTTACTATCAATATAATCGTTAGCAGCAAAAATATTGAAACCAACTAAATCATCAAAATCATTTGCAATAACAATATGTTCAGATTTAATATCAATAAATTGTTCAACAGTATTAATGCCATTTGGATAAGGGCATTCAAGGCTGTTGTCATCATGAGACATTAAGCTTTGAATACTGTTGTGTACAAAGTTCCAACTTGGATGTTGTGAATTGATTTCTGGACTTAAAGAAATAATTCCATCTTTCATATAATAGTTATTATTACGACCACAAACACGGCAAGAACCATAAGTGGAATTGAAATGAAGCATTGGAGCCAATTTAAAATGAACAGGGGCTTTCAAAATATCAGATTTGATTGCTTCATAGGACTCATTTTTAACAATTTTATTATGAACTTCTTCAATCAAACGGCCAAGTAAAGTCATAACATTTGACTTAACAGTATTGTAAAAATGTTCATTGCCAGATACATGCAATTGAGCAAGCGTTTTACCATTAAACATATTTTTATTATGACCACCAAAATCAAAGACTGTAGCATCAAAAGCATCTTTCAAGTCATTGTTAAAAATAGTTTCTTGAACGGATTCAATAGTAGCAGCCCAATCATCATTATTATTGATTGATTTTTGGCATTGATTGTAAATTGAATCAACAAGTGCTGGATAATTTAGAAACATAGAATAATTTCCTTAAAATGATGAACAATTATAACATAATTAAAGATCAAAAACAACAAAGCCAGTAGAAACTGGCATTAGATTTGTTCCATGAAGAAAAAAACAGGTCTATCGCTATATCGATGGGCACTATAGCAGGTCACTTTATATCGACCCGGTTTGACAGAAATTTTTTCTGCCCCAGCTTGACTTAATGCAAGACTCAGAGTTTTCTTTTGCTCTTTACAAACTTTTTTGAATTCTTTTAATGTCATCATTTGAACTGCCCAAACCTCAGTAGAGACAGTCATTTTTTTAACCATATTAGAAATATCAATAGGGAATGAATACATTTTTTTAGATTTCCAAGCATCGGTATCAATTGCTGCAATAGATCCAGTTACTTTGTCTACACAAAGATGAGGGCTTGTATTACCACTTTGGACATAAATAACATTTTTGTTATTCCAAAACTCTTGGCTGTATTTAACACCTAAATCACTGTTAATATCATTGCTATAGCCAGATTTTTCTGAAATGTATTTCGCAGATTCCATATACAATTTTGGAAATACAGAAATGATATTATCACTGACAACTAGAGTTGTGTCATCGATATCAATTTCATACGAATATGAATCAAGACCATCTGGCAATGAACAAGTGTGTGAGTTGCGTTCAGAGAAATGCAAAGAATACAGTTTTTGTTCCATTGCTGATAAGTTATTCCAAAGAGGATGCTTCTCAGTAACATGAGCATCTTTTGAAATTACACCATCACCCATGAAATAATTTGTTCTGCGACCACAAACAAAACAATAATCATCATGAATTTGAAACATAGAAAAAACAGAAGGTTTTGACAAGAACGAGTCTTGTACAGACGTTAACGAAAGACCCTCAGAAATAAGGTGTTCAACACTGGCAATCAACATTGACAAATTAGAAACCGTTTTCTTTTTAATTGTATCAAAAAGTTCATTTGAATGACGATATTTAGAATTCATAAGATCTTTTAAAGTTTCACCTTCAAAATCCCGTAAATTATGGCCAGAAAAATCAAGCACAGTCGATTCAAATGGTTCTTTCAAAAATCCATCAATAACACGGATTTCAAGACAATCTTTAGTGCCATTAGAGATTTCTGTAAACAACAGTTCAATTAGACTAGAGTAATTAAAAATCATTTTTATACCTTATAAAAAATAAGCCAACCCGAAGGTTAGCTAATATTTTGAGTGACTTGAAGAGCATATCGATGCTGCACAATACGATGGGTCACATTAGGTTCTTTTTCATCAAAGTCTTTTTTGATCTCGCGTGCTTTACGTCGAGTGAATGCACGGTCAATAACTTTTTTACTTAGACCTTGAACAATATCATATTCATACTTAAACTGTCGCATATGTCCTCCTTAAGACTTGTCTGGATTTTGTGCTTGGAACTTTTCCCACTCTTGTTGAATGATATTTCGTGGAAGGTATACAGAAACATCAGATTGCTCACCATCAACAAGAACTTTGACAGTAGAGTAGGCTACGTTGATACCCACTACTTCTTGTTTTGCATTAAGAACAGGTCCACCAGACATACCACGAATAATCAGAGTTTTCACAGCACGATAATCTGTTTTATCATGAGCGTTTACCGTACCAATATCAGCACCTTGTCGAATAGTAGGTTCTTTTTGGTAAGGGCGTGGATAACCAGTCATGGAAAGGATTTCGCCTTTTTGAGCGTCTGCCCATACTGGAACTACATTCGAACGTTTTTTAACAAAACGAACATCATAATCTTCTGAGTTGTAAGCCACCTGATGTTTTACATCGGAATGTTTTACAGTAACAGCATAATCTTTGTTCCATTGCACATAGCTGGAAGTAGCATTTCCAACAAGACCATCACGAACAAGCATTTGGCCATAAGGAGAACCAACATCAGTTTTATGGCTAGCACAACCCGTGCAAATAGCAAAAACAGCAATCATAGCAAGAGCGATTTTTTTAGAGAACATTTACAACCTCATTAGTCTGTGTGTTTGATGGGATGATTATAACAAAAGTATTCTATTTAATCAAGAAATATAATCTATTTAGGAGCAAAGAAATCTCCAAAAATAAAAAAGGGCCGAAGCCCTTATGAAACCTGAATCAGTGTTCGTGCATGCTCAATGTCTTGGATGCCTTGCAGATAAGTTTCAACACTAAACTCACCTTTTTTACTTTCCATCATTTCGTTGTAATTGTCTACACGTTCTTGGAGTTCATCATTTTCAATGAAATAATGAGAGCCGTGATTGGTGAAAACAACTTTATTGCCTTCTTGAGTTTGAACAACCCAAGCAGTACCATCACAATCCCACGATTCCCACATCAAATCAAAGATGAAAATTGCTTTGTACTCAACCCCGTTCACTTTTACTGGGATTTTTAGTTGTTCTTGCATAAAAAGATATTCCATGCGATCAACACGCGATTTTTGAAACTCTGGCTCAAGAATTTGAGTGAAATTGATAATTCCTTTTCGTTCTTCCTTAGTGTAAGTTTGTTCAAGAACTTTCCACAATTCAGCAGACCACTGAGAAATATCCTGAGTTGTATTATAAAAAGAAAAATCCGTGTCTTTGACTTTGACACCAAAAACTACCAATTCTTTAACTTGCTCAACGCCAATAGTCATTTTGATTATCTCTTTAAGATTGAGAGACAATTATATCACACTAATGAAATTGGAACAATAAAAAAAAGAGGCTCAAGCCTCTTTTTCTTCTACAGTGACAACCAAACCATTAACTAATTCAGCATGAGTACAAACTTTCTGCACAATAATCAAATCGAACTTCAAATCAGATTGTTTAATTTCTGGTTGACCAGTCATATACCACACGCCTGCATTATGATAGGCCATCATAATTACAAGACCATATTGAACGGAATAATAAGTATGGTCAGTGATCTCAATATTTTGTGGATTATGGAGACGTTCTTTTGACATGAAAACCTCTATGATTTGTTTGGATTGACCGTATTATACAAGGTATACGGTTTTTAAACAAGAAAAATTTAGTCTTCTTCTTGTTTTACTGGTTGACGCAGTGGGAATTCAGCATAATCATAATACTGACGTTCGCCTTTTTCCTTGAGTTCATCAACCATGGCAATAGCCATTTCTGGAGTTGATACTACATCAATAACTTGACGATCTGCAACAGTTGGGTAGTATCGGTCCCAACCATAGACCAGATAAACAAAAACTTCTTTTGACATAACTTATTCCTCTTAGAAACGAAGACTCAAAAAATCTTTAATAGTCGTTTTTTCTTCATCAGAAAGACCAATTAATTTTACATCATCCATAGAATCAAGACCAGCCCAACGAGCCAGAAAAGATGCATCAAACCAAGCTCTTTCCATACAAGTAGAATGAGCTTCTGCTTGAGATTTTTTTTCCAGAAAGTTCTTAGTCTGCCAGCAACTATTATCAAGAGAAGATGCCATCATGAATTCGTCATCAGAAATGTCAGTTCTTACAAGTCGAGTAAAAAATTGGACATTACCAGAAGACTCACACATTTTAACAATATGAACATCAACATTAGGAAGGCGTTTTTTGACAGATTTTTTCATGATACAACTCCATTAATTCAGGCAATTATAACAAAATAACTCATAGTTATCAAGTAACCTTTTTCACTTCTTTCATGGCCTGTTGAGCCAGCACACCTTTCTCAAGCTGAATAGTTGTAGGTTCATCCCAATCGGCATATTGATCATTTTTGTAATTGTAAGGATTTCCATAGAAAAACAATGCTTTTCGGCAAATTCTAAGCACTTTATTACGAGCAACAGTTTTCTTCTTAAAAACACCAGCAATTCTAACCCAATGGTTACGTTGCTCTGTCATCTGAGCCAATTCAGATTGAAGGCGAACTACCTCCAATTGCAGTTCTTCAATGGTTTTCATAGATTTAACACCATATTATTGAAAGGTCATCAATTATAGCATATTTTTAAGCCAATTACAGAATGTATGTAATTTTGTAGGTCGATCTAGAATTTTTTTGTCTTGAATAGGAGACATCACGACAGTGCGGGCAGACCAACCATATTGAGAGCCTTTACAAGTAACATCCAATCCGCCATTTGAATGTGCATAAGTGACAAGTGCATCATCAAACATAGAGTTATGATGATATTGACGAACTACATCACCAGCAGCAAAAGGTTGTGTAGAAGTTCGTCTTTTATTATCACTCATAAACTACCTCACTATTAAAAACAGAAAGAATATTATGTATTTTAGCATATTCTTTGTATGAAATGCGAATTAATTTAATGTCATTTTCTTGGCAATAAGTATTTTTGTATTGATCTCTATATTGGAGTTCATCAAAACCATTTTCACCACCAAAAAATGTGGTAGGTTCAAAATGTTGTCTACCATCATATTCAATGCAAGTATTAAAAGATGGCAAGTAAAAATCAGCTCTCAAATAAGAACCAGTTTTAGGATTTTTGCAGATAGGATACTGCTCAACAAAATCAATGTTATTATCTTTGAAGAATTCTCTAATACGAGATTCACCTTTTGAAGAACGGCAAACTGGGCAACCTTTACCAGAAGCATGACAACGTGAACGTTGCATAAAAATACCATGTTTTCTGCAATTGATGGCAACTTTTGTCTTAAAGTTAACATAAACAGTCTTGGAATAATCATACAGATCTCCATGAATCTGTTTGAATTCATCAATCAATGATTCAGTAGTAACTACAGGATAACTTTTATTTGACTGTGCGGCTTTAATCACACCACATTTTTGACAACCAGCACCTTGTATATGATTGGTAACTCTTTGTTCAAAAGAACCATGCTCTTTACAAACAATAGTAACAACCTGTTTAATATTTTTATAAGAATGAATATTGGAATAATCATATGCATAATTATGAACAAGATTGAATTTTTCAATCAAACTATTCAGTGTATAGATAGTAGTAACTTGTTTATCAGGAACTGAAATTAATTTTTTAGGTTGGTTTTTTTTATTAGAATACTTAATTCCCGACAATATAGCCTTAATTACACCACAATGTGGGCAACCATACCCTTGAATATGCTGATCGGCTCTTTGTTCAAAAGAACCATGTGTTTTGCAAATGATAATAACTTTAGAACGTACATTTTCAAAAACGACATTTGAATAATCATAGATGTTTGAATGAACAGATTCAAATTTTTCAAGCAGTGTTTCTAATGTATAGCGACGATTACTTTGAGCACATACAGGACATCCACGGCCTTTGCAATGAGTCTCAACAGTTTTGAAGAAAGATCCATGTTTGTGACAAATGATTTCTACTTTAGCTGTATGATTTACATAATTAACATTAGAGTAATCATAGAGATCACCATGCAATGCTTTGAAACGTTCAATGACAGATTCAGTAGTATTCATAATAGAACCTTTGGAAAATAAAAAGGCCCGTTAAGGCCATCTTTCTATTGAATATTTCTTTTATTTACGTGGGCCTATTCAAGCACCACATCTCATCGATAGGCTTTCTTTTTTTTACATGGGCATACCTTAGCACCATATCTTTCAAAGCTGGAGCGGAATACGAGGATCGAACTCGTCTCTTTAGCTTGGAAGGCTAAGGCCCAACCACTAGACCAATTCCGCATAAGTCAGCAGTAACTTTTCAGTTGCAGGTCAAAAAATCAACCTACTCCAATTAGGAAACCCGCCGAAGGTTTTAATGTTTAAATTCTAACAAACAAATCAAAAACAGTCAAGCACAATTATCAAGAAAATTTAAAAATATGGCACACTTAAAAGCATGCCATAAGCCATCAAATTAGCTACCAGTAGTCAATTCATAATTATCATCATTATCTTTGAGATTAAAGCTTTCAATATAGATATGATGAAAATCTTCTGAACTACAAATTAGGTTCTCAGCAAATTCCCACATTTCAAGCCAAGTAACATTCTTATTAATCTCTAATGTAATTCCTGAATAAGTTAACGTGTCAACAAAACCAAATACAGCATTCATGTCTTTAACTTCATAGATAGACCAGATGCTAGTGTAGTTGTTAGCTTCTTGAATTTTGTTGAAACGGTTATAATCTGAATCAAAAGCCTTATCTGCAGCCTCAACTTCTGGCTGAATAAGCTCTTTAACAACAGCAAGAACTTCTGCAAAATCAGCCTGAATCTCTTGTGACATGTTTTGCAACTTATGTTCAAGTTGAGCCAGCTTTGGATAGACAGCAACCAGTTTGAGCAGACTTTCTTGAGTGGCATTTGCTTGAGTCATAAATCACCTACGAATTAATAATAGACGTGTATTATAGCAATTTTTCACACATAAAGCAAACAAGTCAGTCAATCTTTTTGCGTTTAATTACATGACGATTGAACTTGAATTTTTGACCAACCAAAGATTGGTACATATGACTTTTACCAACAGCATCAACTTTCAGCAAGGTAACATGAGGATTATGAGGACGTTCTTCAACGGCTCCATAACCTTTCAATACAGAGTTAATATAGAAACTCCAATCGCAATCCTCCATTTCAGCGACAATATAAACACCGCCACGTACAGGCCATTCAGTAACTGCTTTAACTACTGCAGTCTTAGGCTGGAATCCATATTGTGGAATATCAAGAATGGAGCCTGATAGATCAAGACAAGTAGTCAGATGAAAATCTTCTTTTTCAAGGCCAAGTGCTTTAATCAAATCATTTGATTCAGGGTCAAGATAAGCAGCAGCGAAAGCAACTTCTCGCATAGAATACTCCTTCTAATGATGCCTCAATTATACAAGGTGAAGAAAAAAATGCAAATGAAAGTCAAATTAACAAGATTGTTTAAGAGAATCAGCCCATTCACCAATCATAACGTTATCTGCTTCAATCTGTTCAAGCTCACTAATAGCCTTATGAGCTTCTGAAATAAGTTCTGTAAGACATTCTTTACTCATAGACTGACCACAACTCATCAGGGTTTGTTTAATAGAGGCCAGATGAGATTTAGTGCCATAAATGGTCATACGAATATTACTGGATTTTTGATTGATTTCTTTCAATGCCATTTCTTCAATTTTTTTCATCGCACAACTCCAAGTTGAGAATAAATTAATAGGATATGATTATATCAAAAAACAGAATTGATGTCACTGGATTTTTATTCAATTGTAAATAGAATATTAGAAAAGGAGTCAAAATGATAAATAGACAAGAGATCTTAGATTATGTGGAAAAACGCTACAACACCAAACCTGAACAGCTATTTGCGAAACATCCTACTTATTCTGTGTTAAGAAATGAAAAATCTAAAAAATGGTATGGAATTGTAATGAATATCGAAAAAAGGAAAATTGGTATTAATGAAGAAGGTAACACTGATATTATCAATATAAAAGGAAATCCAGAATTTAATAGCATATTAAGAAGTCAAAGTTACATATTGCCAGCTTATCATATGAATAAAAAACATTGGATAACTGTAGTATTAAATAATGATTGTAAAAAAGAAGAATTATTTGAATTAATAGATTGGAGTTATCAATTGACGAAATGAAAAAACCGCCCGAAGGCGGTTAGTTGTTTCTATCTTAATTTGTAATTACTGCGTGAATCTTCTTCTTTTCAACATTTTCTGGATTTTCATGGTCATGTTTTTCTGCTTCAACATGAGCATTATTTGGGTCTTCATCTTTATCAAACAAGAGATTAACCAACTTACCAACAGTCAAACCTTGAATCAGAATGGAACCCAGTACAATCACATAAGTCAGCGGAAGCAGAATGTCTTTTTCAGGGCTTGGCGGAAGTGCCAGAACAAGAGCAATCGACACGCCACCACGTAGACCACCCCAAGCCAACAATGCTGCACTACCTTTGCCAAAGCCTGTTTCTTTACGAATGCCTTTCATGACAGCCAAAGGCGGAATAACAGTAAGAAGACGGCTCAGAACCAGCACCACAAAGAGAGTTATAGCAATAACAACATGCAGAACCCCAAACTGTACAACCAAAAGTTCAAGACCAATCAGAGCGAACAACACCCCGTTCAAGAATTCATCAATTACATGCCAGAAACTATCAACTACACGGTGTGTATCGTCATTCATATGTTTGAATGGCTTGTAACCAAGGCAAAGACCAGCAACAACAATTGCCAATGGAGAAGATACATGAATGAAGCTTGCAAGAGTAGCACCACCAACAACCATCATCAAAGTAACCATTACAGCAATGTGTGCTTCATGAATAGTTTTAAGCAATCCAACAGTCAACATACCAAGAGCAAGACCATAAGCAATACCACCAACAGCTTCTTGCAAGAACAACATAGATACAGAGCTAAGGGTTGGTTCACCACCAGAAACAATCAAAGCGAACAAGATAGTAAAGGCAACGATAGCAGTACCATCATTAAACAGTGATTCACCTACAATCGTCACACGAAGGTTCTTAGGAGCACCAGCTTTGCGAAGAATACCCATAACAGCAATAGGGTCAGTAGGGCTAATCAATGCACCAAACAGGAAGCAATAAAGAATGTTAACCTTGAAGTTAAGAGCAGTCAGAACCTGATACGTACAAAAGCCAATGACAACAGTTGCAATCAGAACACCCAAAGTAGCCAAGCCTGCAATAGCCCATTTATGAGTTTTCAAATCACTTACGTTAACTGTCAAACATCCTGCAAAAAGCAATGCAGGCAGAATCCAGACCATCAACAATTCATGAAAATTAATCTTGGAAATCATGTCAATTGCAGCTTCTTCCAAGAATGGATATCCAAGTTTGCTGGCAGTAAGGATGACAACACTCATCATCAGAGAGCCAAACATCACACCAATGGCATGTGGTAGTTTGAAAAATTTGTAATTTAGATATGTCATGAGAGTAGTAATGCTCATAAAGACAGCCACAACTGTCAACATTTGATCTGGTTTCATATGTAGTCCTATTTAAGTGGTCGATTGATTTATAGGTAAATTATACAAAATGTGATTTCGCAATGCAACACTTTTTTGTCGCAGTTATAGAAAAATATTATATTAAAATTTGCAATAATAGAAGAAAATTACACCTTTTCTTCAACAATCCTGATAGGTATATCAAGGAACACCCAAGAACCATTAACAGACTTGATCCAAACTGGTGCATCTGTACACATTTCATCGATTTCATCTTGTGTCATTTCGAGAAATGCTGGAGGTAAGCCAACCATATCTTCGTGGTTAGAAATGTATTCAACATACTCATGATAAATGCTCATAAAACCCCCTACATAGTCAATAATAACATTTTATCAAATACGAGAAAAATAAGCAACAAAATTTCTCAAAGTGACTTTATAATGTTATAATAGTTCTTAAAATGTAAAAAATAAAACATGACAACAAAATGTAATTAAAGACAAGTTGAATTAAAAATAAAAAAGCCTTGATTACTCAAGGCTTCTTTTTTTAGACCTTACGAATGACAATGTAGTCGTCGTAATCACCAGCGTCATAGAGGTCATAGGTGAGACAGCGAGTATGAATCTTCTCGGCCTCAATCACAATGTCTTCAAAATTGGTGTCAGCACCCCACTTTTCTTTAGTAAGCTCAATGATTTGAGCAAGAGAGTAGTTGGCAGAAGATAACAGATACATTGTGTTCGCATCATTGTCTGGTTCATAGTTAGTAATCGAACCATTGCGAGTATAACCCATTTTATAAGCTTCCTGTTTGGTTTGTGTGTGAGAATTATACCTGAAAATCAAACTATCATCAAGCTTTTAAAACACCATCATTTTAAAAATCTCAAGACGTTCTGTAAATGACTCTGAATTGAAATCATACACACCGTATTCAAAAAATTCAGGAAACAACTGTCCAACATCATCGTTTTTACTACTGGTGTATAATTTTGCATACAAAAATAAGATTTCGTTACCAGTAAAATCAAAATTGTGAAAATCAGAGCCATAAGAAGTTACAAAATCTTGTTTAGTCACTTCAAAATTAGCATTCATTTCTGTTCTTGAAATGAGATATGGAGGCTTATTGACTGGAGTTAAATTTGAAAAAAACAAATAAGTTGGTTCAAAATCATTAATGAACTTTATTGTCATCTTCGCACTTGGAGTGTCCATAAACTTCAAAGGATTAAAGTTGACTTTAAACCTTAATGGTTCTTTAGGAACAGCATTGACTTTTGGACAAGCAGGGCGATTAAAGTGGCTGAAAATTCGTTCAGCCGCTTCATTGTTTTTTGAAATAATATATTCATCGACATAAGAAATTGATTCAACAGAATCAGAATCTTGCTCATGATAGGAAGATATTGCCTGAGTTAGTGAACGATTGGAATTATCCCAATACATATCAGTGAGCCTCAAAGTTTTCGAAAATCATTAAAAGTAAATTCTTGTTTTGCATCATTCCCAATTGTAACCGAAAGGATTTCATCAGAAAAATCGCAGAAATAAGATGCAACACGGACACTATTTTCGTCACGAATAGTCAAACTTGCCCAAGAAATCTCATCACTAAAATCTTTAAATTCGAAAGAATTCTTTTTTTCTGGGCAGAGATAAGTTTTAATGTTACTTTCAAGACCAGCAATGAATGGATGATTAGCATTGTGATAACGAGCAACAGCTTCTTTCAGTGACTGAATAAAATCATTCATCGAAGCTTGATTGGTATGTACACTGTCCATTGCTTAAACCTCAACTGTTTTAAAGTAGATTGATTTTAGCAAAAAAGTCAAAATAAAGCAAGCCATTTTGAGAAGACTAATAATTAGCGAATCTCAACAATTCAAGTCTCTGTTGTATATCATTACTCTCAAATACCCAAGCACCATGATTATGATATTCTGGAAAAATCTCTTTCATGAATGGATTGTTATAATTAACAAATAGTTCAATAAGTATTAACTCATCTTTAAAATTGGCAATCATAGACTGATCTTTTGTCAATAAAAAATTAAAAACAGAATCAGTTGAATATTCACGCCTCCAATATCGATAAGAAATAGAAATCAAATTACATTTTGAATCGAATTCTAAACATAAAGGTTGACGAATATAGCATAAACTATTTTCAAAAGATACTATAGTTGAAATTGAATAAGTATTTACTTCATCATTTTTAATAAATACTTTATGTTCATTGTTAATTAGACCAAAAGACTCAATAACTGGAATTATATTTGGTGGACTTTTCAATATATATGAAGAACCAACATCAGAAGAGTTAATTATAAGTGGCAATCGATAATCAAATTTATCACAAAAAGAAATTTGATATCGGTCAGAAAATTTAATATGAAAATCTTTTATAAGATCAATGGCTTTGAAAGAATTATTTAACTCTTTTGGCGGTATATTATGCACAGATTTTTTATATTTCTGATACATAGAAGAAATAGTTAGCATATTAAGCCCTTTAAATTTCTATTAAAATATTATAAAAATAGTGATTATAGCACCATATATCAAAAAAATAAAGTGCCATCATAGAAAAATAAAAAATATGTGTTATGATTACTGCAAGTAATTGGAGGATTAATCATGAATAAATGTGTAGCAATCAGAATGTTTATTGATAAGGATGATCAATCTAAATTAAATGTCTACAATAGTAATGGAAACTTATATTGCATAGACAAAGAAAATAGAGTCCATAAATTAAGGGCTGAAAAACATAGTTCCTATGTTGAAGAGGAACTGAGAGAACTTGCAATAAAACATAACTTACGTGAAATTGGCACAAGAGTTGTTGATGTTAAGATTTTAAATGAATGTGATGGAAAAGAATATAATCTTGTTGATTACTTAGATCAAATTTAAAATATAAGTAAAGAAACAAAAGACGCTGAAGCGTCTTTTTTAATTTGCAGTAAATAAGTGCAATGATACAATTGAAAAAAATGGAGAAATTATGTTTATCAAAAGTATATTGAGAAGTGTAATAATAGTATCAAGTTTAATGACACAAATAGCATATGCAGATAATAGCATCAAATCAGGAACCTATGAATTTGTTAAATTAGTAGTAACACCAGAGAAAAAAATACAAGGTGTGTTTCTTGAAGAATTTGGAGTAGGAGTGAACATAAGCTGTAGTTTCAATTTTGAAGGTCAGCTAACAGATAAGAAAGTAACCAAATTAAGAACATGGGGCAGTGAAGACATAGACGGATCTATTGAAAGAGTAGGCGACGGCATTGTTAAATTAAAAGTAAATGGTGATCACCCCGGCTGTATGGGCTTGTCTGGAAACTTCTTGAAAGAAGGCATGGACATTAAACTAGATGAAAGTAAGAAATGGATACGATTTGCTGCTATAAGCAAAGATAAAGTCTATTTAAGCAAAGCAGATAATAAAGATATCAAAAGTAAAGTCTACATTATAAAAGATAATGTCTTTGCAATATTGAAAGAAGAAGGTGATAAAGTGTTTATTGAATATATAAATCATAATGCCAAATCATTTAAAGGCTGGATAAATAAATCTGACTATAAAGATTTTAAAGACTCAATATAAGAAAAATAAAAGGAGCTTCGGCTCCTTTTTTAATATCAAGAATATAAAGATATATCCTCTTTAAAGAAGAGCCATTTCAACAATATCTGAATACATAGAAATATTTTCATTATTCAATTCATAAAGTGGAAAATCAATATCAGAGTAACTTGAATTATTGATTAGAGACATAATATCTGGATAAAGATAATATTGTAATACAAGCCAGAATGCTTTGTTCCAATAAGTTTTAGAAAATTTACTTAAATGAATCGAAACTTTGTGTTGAGAATTTAAATTAAAGACAACATCTTTTAAATTGAAGTTTAAATCAAAAATAAAATCATAGTCAACATATACATTATGAGGCTGAGTAGGTCTAAATTTCATGCATATAATTGAATCTGTTGGTTTCATATAAACAACAAAACTTGTCACTGTTGAATTATAAGCCAATTGATTTAGAATATTATCATCAAATTCTTTAAACATATTATTGCGACATTTTATGAACCAATCATGTTTCAAAAAACAATAATAATTTTGATTTTTAAAATCTTCAAAGCGAACAAGTGCTTTATAGATAAATGAAATATGATGGCTGACATTCAAAACAAATGATGATTCGCCATTAGGATCAATATAATGTTTAAATAGAATTCTTTTAACAGAACTCTTGTCAAAACAAATCTTATCATTCTGAATATAAATGAGCCTTGACGATTCTTCAAATTTTTCTGGTGTAACAGAAGACTTTATCGCTGAATATAAATCATACACCAGTGGTTTATTAAGCTCATAAATAGCTTTTGCAGATAGCTTCTTTGTCATAGTGATAACCTAAATTTGATCTTTCAAATATATATCAAAATAAAAATTTATTTATATCGGATATAAATCAACAACTTTTGTTCATACCAACAAGTTCATAACAGTCAGACAAATTGGTATCTTTAATGTATTCTCTAAAAGGTACTTCATTAGTAGAGATAGCTTCATCTAAAGCCATCTTAACATCAACATCTGTATAATAATTAAACAAAACATAGAATGCTTGAATTCTGTTTTCAACTGTGAACTTTTTTAAATCTTCAATTTGATAACGATCATTATGAAATGGAGCTTGAAATTCAACATCAATGTAATTGAAATCCAAATCAAATTTAACTTGATAATGAACATTACGCTTCGAAACATATGAGTGCTTAGAGAAACACATAACAATATTTTGAGTAGTATCATTCATTCGAATATAGAAATCAATAAGAACAGAAGTCATCATTTCTTCGAGAAGAAATGCACCTAACTGGTCTTTCATCTTTTTCCGACCTGATTTAAACCAAGGATGCTGCAGCACAAACTTCTCATCATCAGTCAAATTTGAAAAATCAGAACGAATTAAAACCGCACAAAAATTATGCTTGCTTTTTTCGATATCAAGGCCAAAACAAGCATCACCATTATGTGCAGCAACATACTTAAATAAAGTTCGTTCAACATTATTTTGTTTAAAAAGAATGGTATTTCGTTTCATGAAAATATTTGGATGACCATCATCAGAGTCAATTGATGCAACAATTGTGTCATACAATGTTTTAGCAAATGTTTTATTTTTCATGATAAACACCCTATAAATTTTACCTATTATATCATAAATACAATAAATTATAAAGAATTATTAGGAATAATATCTTCAATATTAACTTCAATAAGCTGTTCATCAACTACATTATAAATAGTTTTGATGTAACTGCTAAGATGCTCAAGATCATGGTAAAACTCAACAACATACCAGTCTGGTTTGGGTACATCCTTTGCAACTCTATTGATTTGGTCAATGCAGTATTTCATTTCTCGATGATGCTGAAAACTGTAAGTGTTACATTTATAAAGGTTGGCATGTTTTTTATTGCCTTCACGTTTTAACTCGTGAACAAGATTATCTCTTGAAGTGACTGCCATTTGAAGTTCACAATATTTACCATCAATCGTATATTTATTATTTTCTTCATCAGGTGTGAATTTCAAATAAATAGTAGACGCTTTTTTAGGATTAAATGTTTCTCCAAAGAACAAAGAAGCAAAGAAAAGACCTTCATAGGAGTTTTTAAAAGTAAAATCAGCTAGAAAAGTTTTAAGATTATCAATGTCTCTCTGAGATAATCCATCTTCTAAATATGTACTATCTGAGTCTTTCCAAGAATCACGCCAAAATGGATTGGTAAAATCGAAAACAATGCTTTTGAAAGAATAACGTGGGTTTTTCGTATCAATAAAAAGAGAAAAACGATTGGAAGTAGACTGAGCAAAATAACAATCTACAATGTTGCTTTCTGGATGGTTGATGATTTCTTTCAAACGGGATAGAAATTCATGATGTTTAGTTAAATCAGTATAAAAAGAAACGCGGTTGTCAGAATACATAATAACACCTCTTAATAATAATTGAATAATAATACAAAAGTTGCTAAATTTTGTCAAATGATATGAGATTAAGAGCTTGAATGTTATTTAGATAAAAGAGAAATCAATAAAAAATCATTTTCAAAACATTTTTTTCGCAATTATAATAATCATGAATGTTTAAAATAAAACGAGATAAAGTTTTAAATTTAAAAAAAGTAAACATATTTGACAACAATTAAAACAAAAGATATTTTATAAAAGTTTACTTAATAAATAATGGAGAATTTATGTTAAAAACAATACTGGCTACAACATTATCAATATTAGCTTTATCATCACATGCTGACACAGTAATATCACCAAAACCTGAAAATATTTATCTTTTTGATATTAAAGATAAAGAAAAGACTTTTGAAGGGACATATGCAATAGGTTTAGACGAAAATGTATTATTAAAATGCGACAATAAGAACAAAGTACCAGATGAAATTGATTATAGTTGTAAATTTGATTTAAAAACTGACAATAATTTTAATATAAACAATGAAGCTATAACAGGAGTTCAAATATTATTGATACCAACAGTGATTGAAAAAGATGTATTAAGAACTAACATTGTATATAGACAAAGGATTGATCAAACACATTCCATAAATTCTGTTATGGTAGACCAACAATTGAAATTAAACAAAAAGAATGAAATAAAATTAACAGATGATAATAATCTTTACATTACTGTTAAAAAAGAAAAATATTAATATAAAAAAAGCACCATCAAGGTGCTTTGTTATACAGCGAAGAATACTTTAAATTTTGGACATATCCAGTAAATCAACCAAATCTTTAAAGCTCATACCTTTACCATCAAATGCTTCTCTATTTTTTTGCTCGATCAACATTGAAAGAAAGTCATTCAGATAAGCATCCAATTGGGTATCAAGTTTCAATACAGCATTCTTTTCAAAGAAATCATTATAACTGTTAGATGCATCAGTAACAATATTCGCAACTTTATTGTCAACATCAAAACCAACTGCAAAACGAACTTGTTGTCTACTGGAAAGACAAAGAGCAATCAAACCTTTCAGTTTGGTATTATCTGATTCATCTTCAAAGTGCCAGTCAAACTGAATACCACAGCTAAAAGACTTTTTGCTAAATTTTGGCTGCATGACAAACGATACAGAGTCTTCAACTTCATATTCACCAGAAGGCTCATGAAGATCAGGTTTCAAAATGCTTTCAAAGCTGACAGGTTTGATAGGTTCGAACAACTCCTTGAATGAAGGATGTTCGTTAACTTCGAGCAGGAAGTCATTCAGCATTTCAAATTGAGCACGATTGACATTATCAAGACCAAAAATTGGTGCAATCGTTTCGTAGTGCTCTTTGTTGATGGTAAGACGATAGATCGAAGTACCCACAACGTTAAAAATAAGTTTAGAATTTTTTTCTTCACCAACAGTCACATAAAAATCACTACAGTAATCTTTGAACGTGTGTTCATCGTTAGGAAAATGGAAATTCAAGAAATCCTGAATTCGTGCTTTGAATTTTTCTTGATGTTCGTTCATAACAATTTACCATTGATGGATAGGAATGGCAGTATTATACCAAAAAAAGGGTTCGTAGACAAGTTAATTTGTGACAAATGATAATTTGAAAATCTTGATTATGTTTTTTAATGACTTATAGTCACACTATAACGAGAAAGAAAAAAGAGGCTGGTGCCTCTTTTATTAGTAAAAACTTTATTTAAGGAATTTTAAAGATGTCTAAATAATTTGAAATAACAATATCATCTGAAATAATCACATCACCATTTGAAAGATCAATAAATAGTTCTTTGTCAGAACTTGTTTTTCCAAAATTAAACTTTGTAGTAACAGAATTATTTATCGTTCTTAAATAATCAAAGCCATAAATAAAATCAATGGTATCACAATATTTAATATTCTTATAAACATAAGTAATATGTATATGGTTAATACCATATTTAACAATACTCAAAAAATCAGCCAAAATTGGACTGTTAATATGATTAAGCGAACAGATTTCGTTATCAGTAAACTTAAATATGACACATTCATCATCTTCGTCATTTTCTGACAGACAGTTAATTAACTCTGAAAGAGGCATAGATAGTTCAGAAAAATGATAGAAGTTTATTTCACCACAATAATAAACTAATCCAGTGTCAGCATTAAAAACAAAATAATCGCCGCCAATGTCTGTTGCAAAAATAAAAGAATTATTAGGCATTGATGGAAGTTTATCACGCAATATTTGTGTTTGATATGATTTTGTCTCTTTTAGTATAGATTTAGCATTTAAAATCTCATAAACAGAAACAATATTTTCTTTGGCATTAAAAACAAAACTAATGTCAGGACTTAAATAATAGCCTGAATTCATTTTGTTAAAGATTTTCTCATCATCTACATTAATTGAAATATTAAGAGATTTTTTAATTTTATCTAATTTAATCAAATTTTCCACCATTATTAAAAACTGCTTGACCACCAGTATGTTTTACTTCATCATGTATCTTTCGAGGTACTAATTGCATAGTTTTACCATTTTCATGATGATGCCACGTATAACCTTTTGGAGTTTTCGAAAAACCAGCTTGCTTGTTTGCAAGAGCAAAGTCTTTAGCTCTAACACCTGTCAGTTGAATATCAACTTGCTTAATTGAAACTTTAGAAAAATCAGGAAAACCTTGTGGTGTAAATTTTATACCACTTGGATGAACTTGTCCAGCATATTTACTATTTATTGGAGCACGTCCACCAATAGTCGGAATAAGAGACGGAGGGCCAGTTGCAGGCGGTTTTGTTACTATTGTTTTAGGAACATTAATATTCTGAACTTTAGAAAGAAATTGCTGAGATTCATTTTTTAAATTCGCATATTTTGGATTAGCAACTATTTTTGATAAATTATCAACTGCTTTTTGTTTTAAAGCAGGATTTTTAATAATGTTATTAACAACAGTTGATTGTAATTTAGGATTCTTAATTGCCGAAACAAGAATTTTAGTACCAACCAATAATGCAATTTTACTTTTAATACCAGCCTCTGCTAAACTCATATTCAGAATAAGCAAAGAAGATAAAAAACTTGCTATTAATAATTTAAATTTCATAGTATCCCTTAATAAAATATTAGAATAATACTGTAAAAAGGGGGAATGTCAACTGATGAAAATAAAAAAAGAGGCCGAAGCCTCTTTTATGAAATCTGGAATTTAATCCAGTTTGATTTTTTTGAACAGCAACGAAGTGCTGACGCTCATGATTCGACCCATTCCCTTGATGGTCAAAGCCTCAGTATCGAGTAGGGCGACCATGTAAACACTCAGACTTTGAAAGTGCTGATGTGCTTTCGATGGTTCATTCTCATGCTTGATAGCGTTGAGGAAAGAACGAATACGTTTACGGCAAGTTTGGTTGGCCATTCTCAAATCTCCATTATTGGCAAACAAAATTGTTAAAAATGATTAGGAAGCATCGCTAGACATAATGTTGTCTCCTTATTCTATTAAGCAAAGTGTACTATAAATGAACATCAAAAACAAGCTATTTCAACGAATTAAACGGCTCAAATCAGTGAAAAACGCCGCTTTCTTTTCATAGTTCAATTGAGCATTATCAAAGAGAGCTTTCAATTCTCTTTCAATTTTTTTATAATTATCATCAATTTCTGGATTAAACATCAAATAAAGACGATTAAGGAATTTAAGCATAATATCATGCAGAGCAAAAAACTCAACAAATGCCCGTCTATTTTGAATTCTCTGAACAGATGAATAGGACTCTTTATAAATCTTCACCAAATTAACAAACACAATCGATTGATGAACAGTTACATCCAAATTTTCCAGTTTTGCGAGTGCTTCATTAATGATAGTCATATTTATTTTACCTTTTTGAAACCACAGTCATAAGAAGTGTTTGCATAACGATGGTACTGACCTTTGTTGATACGCTGAGCATAAAGTTCAGCCAACCAACGGGACTTGAATTTATACTTCACTTTAAAACCAGTGCTCACAGTACGAATATCGGCTGTTTCAAATTCCCCGCTGAAATAAACTCTTACGGTACGGAAAAGGCGTTTGGTGAATACTTTGAAAATAAGACCTGTAAAACCATAGCTCATGGTAAAGCCCTCGGGTGTTTTAAAGCTGAATTATAGCATCATTAAGAAAAATGAGCAAGATATTTAAGAAATCTTATTTTTGATTTTGCTGGTTTTAAAGAGTTGTTTTAAATCAGTTCTACTAACTTTACCAACTTGCTCTAACTGATGTATTTCTTGTATTTTAGATAAAAGATGAGCATGCACTGAATCATAATTGTCCGCATTAAGATTGGCATTGATATAATCTGATGTAAATGGTAAATATGAGTTTTTAAGAACAGGAACTTTATCTGCATTTTTTAACATGTAATCATGCATTTTTGACTTCAAATAAAGACTGCCATCATCAGTAAATTGAGAACTTTCATAGAAGTATTTTTTATCTGCACAATAGTCAATAATAGAATTTGATACCATTGTTCCTAAATTCTGTCCTCTAAAATCATAATTGACAGCAATGAATCCTAAATATTTAAATTTGTCTACATGATGAGAAGGGCTAACAAAAGGATTTTTCATAATAGAACCTATTGCAGCAATGTCTTCATCATTATGATAAATAAACCATGTATCATTTTCTTGCTTTTCCATATTAACAAAAGTTAAACCATTATTGAGATTTAAATAATGTTCTAACCCAGCGTTAGAAGCAAAAGATTGTTCTTTAATCAAATTTGAAATTGATTCAAGCGAAATATCACCTTCAATAATGGAAAATTGAAGATCATTTTTTGATTTCAAATGTAGTTGTTGTTTTAATGGATTTTTCTCAAACAACTTAGCGTAATAAGGATCATTACAGAGATCATTAATGATAGATAAAACTTCTGGTGTATGTTCTGTAACTTCTTTTATCTTGTGACTAAAAAAATCACTGCTATCTATTATTTTTTTGACAAATAATCCATTTTGAATGTGATAGTTGAAACGTTCATTAAGCTTATGCTCTTCCAAAACACGTAAATCTTTTTGAAAAGGTGAAGAGATATAGGTAAAAGAAACACCATCATCAGTAGCAGATTCAAACAATTTGAAACCCTGATATTTTTTATCAAAATAATAAGACTGTGTTATAGCATGTAATACCGTATTACAAACATGAGAAGCTACCGACAAGGAATTAATATCATTTTCATTGATTATGCCATAATTATCTTCATAAGATTTTTTAATAGCATTTTCAAAATTAGAAAAATAGTAATGAGACATGTTTATAAGTAAGTGTTATATACTAATTATTATACTACATATTTAAAATAAAAAAAGTATTAATAAAAAATCAACTTATAAAAAAAGCCCACTGATGTGGGCATTATTTAAGCGAACTTATGAAGCTTGTTAACTAAAGTTTTCAAATTTTCTTTATACTCAGCAGTTACAATGCTGTTAACCAGACCAGCCATTTGTGGAATACTGATATAGTGAATGTCATCAACTTTTTGAGAAAACTGTCTGAAAGAGTCAATAACACCATCAGATTTGTAACCACAAACCTTTTGAACAATAGATGATTGAAGTACCACATTATCATCAACAATCACATAAGGGATAACATCAGAACCAATAATGATTACAGATTTATCTTTATCAATATTAACAACTGCAGCTTTACGTGGAGTATTGCGGTTAAAACTGTTAAATAGTGTTACCAATTTTTTAGCATAAGTCTGATTGTTCATTTCGCTTGCAATAAGCGGGAACTTACTGAGAGGAATAAAGTTTGAAATACCATTCTTTGTTTTAAGTTTAACAGAAAATTCTTGAAAGTTATCACGAACTTTTAGATTCTTATAACCACAATAACGCAAAATATCAGTTGCTTTAACAACAATCTCACCAGAATTAGTTGCTACAGAGAAGTAGTGTTTATTAACTTCAATAAAATCTTCAAGGTCATCTTCAATGGCAACTTCTTTTCGATTTTTGATAGCAGTCATAAAATTACGCAAAAGCCCAGCAACAGCGGCATTCAAAAGAGAGTGGTGATTTTGATTGTTAGACAACACACCTACTACATAAGGCAGGTTTTTGATAGCATCAACTGGAATAAAAGAAGCTGATGGATAAAGCTCAATGAAGCTTTTGAGTTTCAATCGAGCATCATAACGCTTGACCAGATCTCTGTTTACACTACCATTGTCATCCAATTTATAATTCAAGATAGCCATCATGTCATCAAAACAGAAATAGGATTTATTGCTTTCAGTTTCATAGACAATACGAATGTCTTGCTTGAGCATTGTGAAGGTGGTAAACAGGTAATTTTTGTATTTGGACCAAGTATGCATTAAGAGAAAACCTTACAAATTTAAGATGGGGTAATTATAACAAAGAAACAGGCGTTAAACAAGAAAAAAAGGCATAAAAATATGCCTTAAACGAAAACAACATCTGAACGAGTTCTTGGCGTGAACTCAAGAGGATAACCAGCAGAGACACCCATTTGAATAAGGTTATCAGTGACAAATTCAACCAAAACACAGTCAACATCAAAATCAAAAGAACTCTGGCCTTTGTCATAAACCATAAAATCAGAGCTAATAGAGTGATTTGATCTTTTTAAACTGATTTCAAAATCTTCATAATCACTATTCGAGTGATATTTTGAATAATAAGCGGCTTTAACAGAAGGACCAAACATATCTTTAAAAAACTTGGTAAGACCTTCATTCAGAATTGCATATTGAATAGAAGACATGATTAAACCTCCAAAAAATAAAGGCACATTGCTGTGCCTTAGTATTGTTCCTTTAGATGGGCACGCTTATCGCGGCCTTTCTTTTCCTTGCGTTTTTTGTCCACCTGAACAGAAGATTTGTTGTAGGTGTTCATGTGTTTTGCAACAAAGTTGTTTTTCATCATAAAACCCTCAATAAGTTTGGAATGCGAGCATTATACACAAAATCCAAACTAAAATCAAGGATTTTGCGAGTTTACTTCACCTGACGTAGTTCTTGTGCCAGATTTGGATGATGCAGATTTTGCAGCAAGATGTTACGAATAAATGCACCATGTTTGTAAAGACTGATTTTAGTTACATGACCATCAGCACCATGACTGATAACCAATTTAAAATGGTCACCTACTAATGAAACCTGAATATTTTTGCGGTCAGCAACTACTGAAACTTCATCACCAAAGCCACATGATTTATGGACCTTATCAAGCTCTTTTTGAGCATTACTGATAAAAGCCCGAAGCAAATCTTTGGTGGTATGGTCAATAAACTGATTTTCAAATTTATTCAGAGAACTCATAGCAATCACCCGAAGTTAGTTAAAGAAAATCCAGAAACCCTATTAGAATCTCTGGAGGTAATGAATTGGAGGTGCGTATGGAATTTTACCACGGATGTTGCAACTGGATTTTATAGTCTCCGCACCTACAGACCACCAGCATCCCCTTTCGTTTGGCCAAAACTTTCACATCAACGGAGCAAGTATATCAAAAAAACACACCGCTGTAAAGCCTTTTCAATCTTTTAAAGAGAAATTTTTAACAGTGTTTTTACCATTTTCAACGGTATGGATTTGTACAGATTCATTGTATACAATAATAACAGACATTTGTGTATTTTTTATATCATTGACCATATCAAGAGAAGTATAACCACTTGAGAAAGAACATTCAGCAGATGAACATTCTGTAAAAAAATCACTAATGATATCTTTAATTTTTTTGACAAAGTTCAAATGAAGCTCTTCATCAAAATAATCACCTTTACGGGTAACAAAATTGATCGATTCGTGAACTCGTTTTGGCATTGTATAAAAAGAAGATTCTAAATTGGAAATAAAAAGGTCAAGCGAAGCTTTATTATTCGCTTTCTGTAAAATGGTGTTAAGTTCTTCATCGGTTCCCTGCCAACCACCTACAGCAAGAAGGCCACGAACGTAATCAAGATTATATTCAGCAATGTTCATAGTTAATCCTATTATATAAAGATATTTATTATACCATGATAATGCTAAATTTCAATCATTTCAAGCAGAGCAACATCCTCTTTTGTAAGTGTATTTGTTTCAAAAGGGATATCTAATAGGCTTTTCACTTCTCTAGTTGGCATATACATTAAAGTTAATTGTTTAATATAATCTAAAAAATATATTCTATAATATTGAAAGCTTAAATCACAATTTAAATTATTAAAATCGATCTTTAATTCAATTGATTCATCAAATAAAACATTGCAATCATGTTCCTCATGATAATTTATAACGACTGTTTCAATGAAACTTGTTTGCAAATTAGAATCAATGTGCCACATAATATTGATAAATGACTCAAAACCAATATGGCTTGCAGTAGTGTTGATTTTAAAATATAAGATAAAAGAGCTTTTTGATACAGATTCTAATAAAAGAGGTTTATCAATAATGAATTTCCCATGTCTTTTGAGATTACCTACTTCAGAATCAGTCCACTGCAAAACTTGTTCAATATAACGAATTAAAGATAAAGCCTTGCAACTGTCATCTGTAAATTTCAATTCATTTGAAATATGGCCTGCATTTTTATAAGCATCATCTTTATACGTGCCAATTAGTAAAGATGTCTTTTCATTGTTGTAACAAATAAAATAAGTATGTAAATTAAAATAATGTTTGTTTTTTCTTAGATTAAAATTATCAAGATCTCCATAAACAATAGTTTCAATAGATGGAAGCATTTTTGAAAATACATAACTATCAAGTTGCTTATAATAAATGAAATTTTTATACATGTAATTGTAAATGAATTTCTTTTTTGAAAACTTAAAGCTATCAGGTAAAATTGAATGATTATTAGCAACTAAGGCATCATTAAAAAGAACATAAGTATGACAAAAGGTAGTAGATATATCAGACTGCTTAATAAAACTTAGAAAAATATCAAACCCATTAACATGATAAGAATAAGTTTCATAGTACATAGCAGAAGCTGTCGAAATAGTTTTAGTGATTTTTTTGTTATCGATGATTAAAGAATGAAAATTTAGATTGTTCTTAACATAACGAATAATATTAAACATAATTTAGTCCTGTAGTCAAAAAAGTATAGGCTAAAAATATTTAATGTCAAAAAAAAACCGCCCGAAGGCGGTTGTAATGAACTGTCAAACAGTTATTGAATTTTCCCTTCGTGTGAAAGGATGATGAATCGAGCAACTTTAACAGCGTCTTCAATGCTGCCTTTGAAGAAGGTCAAGAAACCACTTTTATGGCAGAACCACAGACCTTCAATACCAGATACTTTCACCAATTCATCTTCTTTCAGTCCCCGCCAAGCCATTGGTGTTGGCGATTTCTGAGAGAAATCATTACGTGGGTCAGATGGAACAGTTTTAATGGCCCAAGTACCATTGCTATGTGGGTAGATAACCATTTTCTTGTCAGTCAATTTAGCCACACGTTTTGTAGCATCCTTCACGTTGCTTTCGCAGACAACAACATCTGGATAAATTTCACTTTTCTTGATTGCTTTCACAATTTCTTTATCAGCCTTGATGTTACCACGCACATAAGTAAAGAAGTTGATGAAGTAATCAACAGCAGCACGCAAAGCACGCTTGAACTGACGATCTTGTGCCGAAGGATCATCTGGTTTACGGTTGTACATGACCAAGAAAATCAATTCAGACATTTTTTCAAGACCATTATCGTGCATATCAACACGACGAATCAGGTCATTTTCAATAACATCCATAGTATCTTCGTTCATGTGCTGATGAAGTTTCTTATTTTCACGCAGCCATTTCCAAACGATGCCGCAAGAAGACATAGGAAGGCCGTCTTTCCAACGCAAAGAATCATCGTTTTGGTGATGGTCGAAGTTACGCATTTCTGGGTCATAAACACCACCAACATCGACTACAAAGGTGTCTTTGTCAGCACGAGCAGCAGCAAGAATTTTTTCGTCACGGGTACGAATGAGTTCAACTTTTTCATCTTTAGCAGTAAAGTAGGTTTCCAAAAGAGCGATTGCGATCAATTCGTCAATGTGGAATTGTTGAGAGTGAGTAACGACTTTCATTTCATTAGTCCTTGTTTATTTGATGAGGCTATTATACACAAAAAACTGAATAGAAGCAAGAAAATTAATAATTGAAAAAACTGAGATACAAACCATATTATGTACAATCATTTTAATAGCACAAAAAATGTGTTACAATATTACCATAAACAAAACAAAACAAAAAGGAAAGATATGTTGTTATTCAAAAAATCATTGGCTGATAAATTAGAAGCAAAAATAATCGAATTATCAACAGAATTCAGGGATGAATATCAAAAAAGACACAACCAGAATTATTTGGATGGATTAGAGCAAAAAGTAAAATCAAACAAATTTAAAGCTGCTGCTGGTTTTGTTGGTGCAACAGTTGCAGGAGTTGCTAGCATCGGTGGAGTATTTGGCGTTGCAGCAGGTGCAATAGCCACAACAGCAATTATCCCAGTTGTAGGTGTCAGTACAGTGATAGGTATCACAGCACTTGGGTATGCAGGGATAAAAAAATTGGTAGCTGATAAGGCAAATAAAGAATTGTTAGACAACTACGATCCAGTAGTAGGACATAAGCTTGAGAATAAATTTGAAAGTAAATTAAGAAAATTATTATCAAAAACTGGTGATTCAATGAGTGAGCAATTAAACCAGATAAAAGATGCAATAAAAAATAATGATATGAACAGCTATGAAAAAGCAATTAATGATGTAAAAAAGGCTGCCAAAAATAAAATTTGAAATAATTTAAAAATAAAAAAGAAGCTGAAGCTTCTTTTTTTAACAATTAATTTCTGTATGTTATTAAATTTTTAGGAATTTTTATTTAATTCAACAGCTTGAAGTGTCTTTGCGTTCTTAATTTGATCATGAAGAATACCAATAAAAAATACAAGAAAGAAACAATAAAACATGGGTAAAATACTAAAAAAGAAAGAAAGGAGTAATCCAAAAGAGATCGGTAATATTGAGATATTACGTAAAACTAAAAAACTTTTAAGATCATCTTCTTTAACTTGTAAAAACGTTAATGTCCACCAAGCCATATATAATAACCAAGATATGCTAACATATACTAGATATTTATCAACAAAATGAATTAAAGGTCCGAGCGTGTAATCATAGATAAATTTTAATGTATCATATATATAACCTGACTGACTGACTAAACTTTGAAGAGTTATTGTTATAACGCTCAAAATTAAAATAATACCAACAAGTTGTAAGAAAGATTTAAACATAACAGAGCATAATTTTTTATTTTGTATCATAATATATCCTTTATATAAGCTAAATAATAAAATAACAAAAATAGAATACCATTCAAAAATACAAAATCAACAATTAACTAAGTAGTATTTAAATTTTAAAAATCAAAAAAAACCGCCTAAGCGGTTTAGTTGTGTCGAACATAAGCTCTATTGAAGTAAATTCGCAAGATTTTTAAGTTTTTCTGCAACTTCTGGAGAAATTGTTGGTAAGAACTTCTTTTGAATATCTTTTAATTTTTTAAATTGCTCAAAATGCATAGGATAAGTCCAATCATCAACAGAATGCCCTGAACAATTGTTTTTACAGTATTCATTTCTAAGAACAATAATGGAAACATCAGTAAGATCAACTACAGCTTTTTTCCAACTACTTTCAATATTTTCTGGCAAGTTAAATAGCAAAGAATAATTATTCAGAGAATGTAAATCAGTAGTTGTAAATGGTTTTTCAAATTCCATAGTATTAGCAACAACAAAATCAAAATTTTCTTCAATAATTTTAAGCTTTGAAACAATAATCTGATTAGTAATTGATTGATTTGATTTCAAGCCACTAATAGGGAAATCAGTTAGATCAATTTTTCCAGCAGGATCATCTTCAAGTGAAATTTTACGTGAAAGAATAGTACCATCAGGAAGCCATTCTGATTCAGGATCACGGATAAGTACATGTTTCAAAACATCCATTCGGCTTTGAAAAAGGAGTGGATATTTGATAATGTGATTTTTGATATTAATTTCTGCTGGAGCTAAAGGCATGACTGTATCCTCTAAATAATTAGATAATTATAGCATAGACCAATATAATAAACAATAAAAAAGCACCCGAAGGTGCTTTAATCCAATTCTACTGCATATAACATGTCATAATAAACAAAAACAATTTTGTTATGTTCAACAGAAACATTTTTGATTCTTTTCTTTTGTAAACTACGACCTGATTTTTTTAGAAACTGAGCATGAGCAATTTCAATGAGTTCTGGTTCAAGTACAGACAGTTCTTTTTTGAGTGCTTCAAATCGTGAAAATTTTTCTTTAATTTCATCTGAAACGAGTTGCATATTTTTTCCTTATAGATAATGTTAAAACAGGAACCTACCTGTTTCAAGCCAATTATATAGTAATATATAGTAAATGTCTACTACATTTTTTTACCATCAAAAATGACAGTTTCATCAGGATCAAATCGAATGGCTGCACATATGACAATAGATTTGTCATAGTCCAATTCATAATTCATATGTGTGCTTGGCTCAAGACTTCTAAGACTACGAATTAGAGCATCAGACCTATCATGAGTGATTAAAGAAGCAATAATTTGCAATTGGCCATAATTGACGATGTTGCGAATAACAATCCTCAAAGACGATTTATCTTGAGAAATAGAAGCTGGTCTGGCATAAATAACTTCTTTTTTGCAGAGAAGTTCAATGGATTTGTCATCATATAGCATGAATTCCAAACATCGATCTGGCTGTAATGAGCGTGCTTTATCAACACGATCCTTAGTTTTGATGAATGTACCCAAGACATTAAAATCTGCTGGCGTAGCAAATCCTTGGGCTACTAAAAAATTTGTATGTGCCATAATAGAAACCTCATTAATGCAAAAACTATATCACTAATACTTAAAAAATACAAATAAAAAAACCGCTCGAAAGCGGTTTAGTGTTTGGTACAGTCAGGAGGATTTGAACCTCCAACCTTCCTCGGCAAAATGAGGATGCTCCACCCATTGAGCTACAACTGTAGAAATTAGGTCAGGGATGGAGAAACCTCTCAACATCCCCTAGTGACACGCCCCGCGACACCGCTGTCACCTCGCACCCTTTAGCGGATGCCCCACAAGTCTTTCATGTTCTGTATGTTGCTTATAATATCAAACTTTGAAGCTTTAGTCAACATCTTTTTAATTAGGCTCCGTGGTCTGGATTCGAACCAGAGACTCCCCCTAATCGCGGAGTTGTTTTACCACTAAACTACCACGAAATAACATCTTGTTTCAATGTGTGTATAATATCAAAAAATAGAAAATAAGTAAAGATATTTATTATAAAAAATATCTAACAACATATCAATTATAATAGTTTTTTTTAATTTAAAATCATGGAAATAATTTAATAAAATTTATGATAAAGTATAGATTATGCTTAAAAAATAAAATTTTATTTTGTGTCATGGTGGTTTCTTTACTTATATAAAAAATGCTTTTAAATCAATTTAATTTAATTTGATTTATTTTAAAAGTATATTAAAATATAAATATAACAACATCTAATATAAGCATGAAAAAGAAAATAATAAAAATAATAAGTACATTTAGTTTAATAATTGTAAGCAACCATGTTATAGCAAAAGACTATTATATGCATATACCTCTTGAGAAAGACCAAATAATAATTGGAAATGAAAATGAAAATAGTCAGGAAGGTAATAATGGAGTTGGACAAGAACCGGGAGAAACTTGTTCCAATAGTTTTGCCTATGTAGGAAAAGAATCTTTCGATATAACATATAGTGCAGGAATGATAGTTTTTACATTAAAAAATACAACTGGTTATGATTCATATACATCAATGATTGGTAAAAGTTTTGTAAAATTATTAGTTGTTACAGAATTACAGGGAATATCAAGTCATACTGCTGGAGCATTATTAGTGGAAGGGACTCCATTACAGTACACAGTTCGTTCTGGAGAATCAATCAAGATGACAATAACACCTAAATCATACAATATGGAAACATTTGAAGAGTGTGCAAGCGGAATACCAGTAGAAGTTATTAATGCAACATATGATCAAATAACAAATTTGCCGTCTAATTAAAAAGGAAGCATAAGCTTCCTTTTTTTAATTAAGGAATTAAGAGTTGTAGCCTCGTAGCTGTTCAAACCCAGCTTTGAAACCTTTTTTAACAAAGTCTTTTGCATCAATTTTGTTAATGAAACGTTGTCCATAGCTTAAATTATCAGTGCCAAGGAACAAAACAACCCAATCAAGACCTTTAATGTTCTCATCTGTGTCTGTATCAAAAAAATGCCCTTTTCTTTCCATAATAAAAACTGGAACATAAGCTTTTTTATTGTCATTAACAAAAGACATATAAGAAAGCTGGCAATAATTAGATAAAATTTGATGATTATATGAATTAGGTACTTCAATATATCCTACAAAACTACCATCAAAATAGGAACTAAAATCAGAACCCCAATCTTTCAAATCAGCAACATCATTATTACAAAGTTCAAGAGGAATGCCAGAGTTTTTAGTCAAAGACTCAATATCTTCATTTGTAATAGTTTTAACACTATCCATAAATGATTGAAGATTTTTTGTGTCAGTATAATTGGGTTCTCGCAAAATATTGCCCACTTTTCGCTCAACCCGTTGACCTAACATATCTACAACTTCACACACAACAGATTTATCATTCTCAAGAAGAATACCAGTACGCTCAAAGAAATCTTCTGATGATTCAGCAAGGATTTCAACAGCAACAACGTGCTTGCCCCAGTTCATATAAACCTTACGACCAATAACTTGCATAATTAAAACCTCATAGGAGTTTGAGAATATGAGTATATTATAGCAAAAAAACATTGCTATTGGAAGCTATTGTTTAGATTAAAATTCTGCCATTTCAAGGACAGACATATCTGTTTTCAACAAATTTAAGTTTTCACCATACGTATTCATCCAATTTAATAAAAATTTAACAAAACTAACAATATCTTGATTTACAATTGATGGATGACTTCCCTCAAAAACCTGATAAAAACTATCATTAGCCCTATGATATTTTGACATAAAATAATTGAAGTAATAATGAACATCTTTGTTATAAACAAAAAATTGTGATAATTCTGGAAGTTTATTAAGTTTGAATTTTATTAATGGATCTTCTGCAATATGCCAATACATCAGAATAGAAAGATGGGCGTCTTTATCAAACGAATAATGAATATCTATACAACTTAGTGCAAAATTATCATGAGAATGTTGAACACCACCAATAGTATAGCTATTTTTAGCAATTGCTGATAAATAGTTAAAATTATTATCAACATTGATAGTGACATTATAAAAGAATGAATTAATTCCTTTAAATAAGTTATCATGATCGAAGTTAAAAGAAACTTGTAAATTGTCTTCATAGAGAAGAACAATTACATAACCATAAGGATATTCATATTCTAATCCATAGTTGCTATGGGCACAATTAAATGAAAAATCTTTTGAACAAACATCAATAGAACAAACCTTATTGAGTAAAAATGAAAGTTGTTGCCTGATAAACTTGTGATGCTCACCAGACAACTTTAGATTATTTCTTTTGAAATCAGAAAACAGTGACATCAATTAACTCACATAAATACAACGACTTTGTAATGCCAAAAATTCATTTGGAATAAAGCCCGGATATGTATAACAATCACAAATCAAAATTAGAGGACATGGTTTATTAACTACAAGATCATAAATAACTTTGAATTGTGATTCATTAGAAAAATTAACATTAGAAAGTATTAACATAGCATTTGAATGGCTCTTAATTAAATCATTAATAAAATCAAGGTCAAAATTGACATCAAAATTAGAGGCCCTTGTATAAATTGAGTCAGCATTTGGATGTTTTGCATCAAGCAACATGATAGTTGCATCGCTATGCTCACGAGCAATATGTGCAAGATCGGTTTCGCCTAGAGTTTTAACCATCAAAGGAATATTAGAAGAAACAAAAGATTTAAAAGCGTCTATTTTATTCATCATTTATCACCTAATTGTTTGAAAAAATGATTATAACACGAATCAAAAAAAGAAACAAGAATAATCAAGTGTCTTCAGTACCTAATGCATCATCCAAAACACGTTCACAAATACCCAATAAAGACTCAAATTGTTCTTTTACATGAGATTTTTCCAACAGTACAGCCTGTTCTTCTTGAGAAAGCTTAGAAATGTCAATATTTGCTACAGTGTTAATCTTTTTAGAACACCCTAGCAATGGTGTTTGCTGAACAGAAGGAATAATAACATGTTCTGGAGGATCTTGTTTCTTCAAATTATCTAATTTATGTTCCATTGATCAATCACTTATTCATCTGGAAAAATAATTGAATTATCTTTGATTTCAGACCAAAGCACACGAATGTCATCACCTTTAGTGTAATCATAGATACCTTCAAAACCAATACAGTCATCTAATACAAGATAGCGATCATCATGACCATAACCACAAACTTGCCAGTGATCAGACCAAAACATATGCTCTACCAAGTCTTTGAGATTAGGATAAGTTTTACGCATCACATCCCAACTCGAAGCTTCAACACGGTCAGAAATGTCTTGATCAGGAGCATCAGCATCTTCTGCAATAACAACACATTTGAAGTGTTCAGTGCCACGAATACGCTCTTCTTTAAAAACAAGATTAATCGTGCAAATTTCTGCTGATACGGCTACTTGTTGAGACATTCAGAATTCTCCAATTAGTTTAAAAACAAGTGAAACGTTTGGTGATTTCGCGGGCTTCTTCTTGTGTACAAGGCCCAATACCGAGGCCAGTAATAATCAACTGCCCATTAAAATGTGGTGGATAAATATGCCCTCGATCAACAACAATGGCACAAGGAATACCCGCTTTACGTGCCAAATTGTAAGCTTTGACAAGTTGATTACTATTTTTTGCCTTCATTGCAACTTTGGCACCACCATTATAAGCATCATTATGCTCATTACACCAAACACGATACGCTTGAGCAACTTCTGGTTTATGATGTTCAGCAGAACGCAAAGCATCAGTATAGGCGTGACCAGCCTGCGGAAGAAGTTTGCCAGTTTCCATCACAATATCAGTACGCAAAATAGCATACTGATAATAATAAGGCTTATCATCTGGCCGACTATTGGCAAGAGCTTGTGCCAAAATATCTTCTTCGGTCAAATCAATAATATCAAGGCTCATAGGGCATCCTAAATTATGTATGTTAAAAATTATTTGATGATGGTCAGTTCGTCAAGACCCATTTTACTCATCAACATGACACCAGATTCAGTATCAAATTGCCATTCAACAATTTTACCACTTGTGAAGACAACAATGCAAGTGTGTTCAAAATTCAAGCCAACAATACCTTGTCGAAAATCTTTGAACTCTTCTTCAAGATCGGCATTGATAGCACGAAACTGAGTCAGATCATAATCATCATCTGCCGTAACAGCCAGATAAACTTGATCAACAACATTACCAAAGAATTGATAAAAAACATCAGTCAGTGCATTGTTAGCAATAGCAAAGTTTTTGATGGACATGATACTGTACCTATTGGTTTAAAGTATCCTATTATAACACAATGAAGGTTGCATGAAAACCTTTTTATCTTAAATATCCAAAACATGAGTGTTTTTCAATATCGTTTACATTAAGATGAACAGATTTAATACCATTTATTTGATGAACAATTTGTTCAACCACTACAATTGAACCTACATTTATAACATTATTACATTTTTCTGGAATTGATAGTTTTTCAAATATAAGACCATCATTAGATTTCAAATTCAAATAATTATTTCCAGTATCATCCTGATATTTTGCAGTTACACTCCACAAAGCGGGCCTAACATCCGTTTTTTCGTGATAAAATGTACATCCACTAATAATTAGCAAAACAAAAATAAAAAGAATATTTTTCATAATAAAATTCCCAATAGTTAACTATGATTGATTATAGTTAGCCCAGAATGATTTAACTTCTGGCCAAGAAACTTCAATTGTATCTGATTTATTAAATTCATAAATACCATCATGTCCAATAACAGAATTAACAAAAAGAACATTATGTTGATCAACAGCAAATATAGGATGCCAACTATCTGTTTCAAATAAATCAATTAAGACTTCTTTTAATGTGGGATATGCAGATTTAAAATCTTCCCAACTTTGAAGAACAATTTCCTCTTGCTTATCGTAATCATTTTTTTGGATTGCCACCAAAGTACAAATTTTTTTATCTGAACCTCTAACATTAGATTCAATGAATTCTAAGTTTAAACCAATTCTTTCCATTCTCTAATCCTTTTAATGTTAAATAAAAAAAGACGCCTAAGCGTCTTTAATTTCGAAAGTTTCTCCTACATAGTATAGGATACTATGATGGCCTTTATCTCTGGCATAATCAATGCCCACAGTGTCTAGCCAATCATTGTATGAACCTGAATACGCTCTGATTGTATTATCACCATTTGGGTAATCAGGATCACTCCAAATGAAATTGCCACAAGTTGTTTCAATGAAAAACTCATGTCCAAAAGACCAAAAAAAATGGCCATCAAGCAACAACAATTCTTCTTTTTTCATCTTTATTTCTCCTTGGTTGAAAGCTTTAAAGTAATTAGTAGGAAATATAAATAAAGATAAAGAAAAACATTACGTTAGTAAAAGCTGGTGCCCGGAGCCGGACTCGAACCGGCACGGCTTTCGCCGGAAGATTTTAAGTCTTCTGTGTCTACCATTTCACCATCCGGGCATAAACAAAGATAACTCTTTGTTAACGGATATATTTTAAAAGATTTAAGTTAAATAATCAAGTTTTAATTAATTATTTTTTGTCATTCTCGCTTTTAAAGTCTCTGCACCGAAAATAAAAGAATCAAACATCATTTTGAATTCTTCAATAAGTGTGTCTTCTGGAACTGAAAGAATACGTTCGTAAATTACTCGAAAAGCATGATACTGACCACAGCCAAGCTTTTGGTGCAGCAAAAAAGATTCTTTAAAACATGCAATTTTAAAATCACCCGGAGCAAGCTCAACCAAGCGACCAGACATATCAGAAAATTTTTCTTCAATGTCATCTGCAACAGAATTGACAAAAACAAGATCAGAAACAGAAAGTGGTGACATATTCATTTTTTAGACCTTTTCTAATATTAAGAAATTTGGTGCCCGGTGCCAGACTCGAACTGGCACGGATTTCGCCGGAAGATTTTAAGTCTTCTGTGTCTACCAATTTCACCAACAGGGCATAATTTGGCCCATGCGGCAGGACTCGAACCTGCGACCATCCGCTTAGAAGGCGGATGCTCTATCCAACTGAGCTACGCACGGATGTTTGTCTTAGGCGTCCTGATGACGATTGCGGCGTTTGTCACGGAATTTACGGTCATTTTTCGCAAAATTGCGGGTTTCTTTGTCACGACCCTTGGAAGTGAATTTTTCGGTCATATCGCGGTGAGAACCTTGCATTTCGTATTTCCTTGTATGTTTCGTTTTGATGGCTCCATTATAGAGAAATTGGTACTGCATGTAAAGCATTATTTTCGTTTTTTCTAAATTGTTTTTGATTGATTTTAAACAATAAATTAAAATAAACCAGAGGGCAGATTTAATAGAACCTGAAAACTACAGGTTCATAGCTGACAACTTATGCCGAGCGAATTCTAAGACTTCTGCAAGTTCAAAACCATCCAAATCACCAAGATGAGCCACAACATGTGGATTGCGAGATGCCCACAGATCACCTTCTTTTTTAATCACTGTAGTGCCTTCTGTAGCTCCCCAACCAGCAATCACCGTGCCACGGCAAGCAAAGCCTGTATGACAAACACTGGAACTGCCATCAGCAAAAATGATTTCTTTGGGTTCATCAGACATAATAACACCCCAAACATTTTTACTGCAGAGAGCTAGAGCATATTTTTTAATTGTCAGACTTGTGATGTTTTTTACTTGAGTCATGTGAAAATACCTATATATCGTTGATTTAATAAAGTAATTTTGGTAAAAATTAGAATTTGAAGCAAGAAGTTTGAATTATACCATATTGAATAATCGTAAGCAAAAAAAATCTGGCTAAAACCAGATCTTTAAATTATTGATTTAGGTTACTGCAATTTGATTTGTATATTTTCGTTGATTTTTATAAATGTCATTCGCCTTTTCTTCACTGATTTGAACAAGATTGATAAGGGGAGCGTTTTCAAAGACATTATAAAACCAATCAGAAACAGCCTGAGTATAAGTATATCCGGGGACACAAGAAACTCTTTTAAATTTCAGAATAGGACGGCCACGACCATCAACAACTACGCTCTTAGAAATATACAAAGGAGAGTCTTTTCCTGCATCAGCATCAACAAAGAAAGTTGAACCAATGTAAGGATTATTGTTATAACAGATGAACACATAACAAAAACAACCCAAAAGGAATAGAGCACACACAATAAAAATCAATGTTGGCATAATTTAATCCTCTTATTGTTCAATTTTTTAAATGTTATAAAGCTAAACTGATATTCAAGAGTATGGTAAAATTTACAAAAGTTGAATGAACAGTTGCGAGAGGTTTATTTTATCAAAAAATGACACAAAATACAACAATAAGTGATGAATTCACACAAAAATTAAATAACAAAAAACCCCTTCTAAGAGGGGCTGTTCAATCTCTATTAATTAGTTTTCTATAAGTAACTTACTGAATGGATAGCTTACATTTTGAACGTTCATTAATTATCAGTAGTTTTATTGTAGTTGAATTTGGTGCCCGAAGCCAGACTCGAACTGGCACGGCTCTCGCCGGAAGATTTTAAGTCTTCTGTGTCTACCATTCCACCATTCGGGCTTAAAAATGGTCTACCGTAGTAGACCTGTTAATCAGTCTGCGTCTTTATGACGGTTTCGGCGTTTATTGCGTCGGTTACGATCTTCTCGATGAGCACGAGCTTTTTCTGGATCTTTTTGTTTACGGCCACTGAAACGTTCTGTTGCATCACCATAAGAACCTTGCATTTTTTACATCCTCTTTTTTGGGTAATCTTTGTAACTTTGTAGCTTTATATTATCAACGTTTTTTTAAATGTGCAAGCTTTTTTTTGCAATTTTAAGTCAATTTTTGTGCAGCATCGTAGGCAAGTGCAAATGTACGGAAAGCGTCAATCTCAACAGCTTCACCACCATGAGTTGGAATCTCAAAAAGATGGAAAAGACCACCATCACGGATTTCAATATACCACCCATCATCAATATATGGGGCATTTTGAACAATCATATGGCCAGTTGACGGATCAAAAAAAGAAAAAAGCGGAATATTAGTAGACATAAATCACCTCATAATTTAAACCTATAATAGCATAAAACACTATAAATTCAAGAAAAAAATTTTGGTGAGGTCTTTATTGTGTTTGAAATTAAATAGAATACATACTGAGCAACATTAAAGTGTCTTCTGACAGTGGCAATGCAGGTGAAATATCAATCTCTTTTAACATTCTAATCGTTTGCATTGATGGGTATCTTGATAAACAATAATTATATCTGGACATGTAAACTTTTTTAAATTTATTTACATAGTCAATATAATCATTATTGAGGTACTGTTTATATTGAATAGATAATGTACCAGACTCATATGTTATAATCATGAATCTATCATAAGATTTAACAGAAGAGTCTGACTTATCACTATCAGATGGATGATGTTCAACAATAAGCTCATACTTTCGTCCATTTTTATACAACAAACATGGATTGTAGTCATTTTTAAGAATTCTAACTTTTTTTGTATCAATGTATTTTTCAAAACTAATAGCTATATCACGCACAGCTTCCATTGATGTAAAATCACTGAATCGGCCAACTTCAAAAATCAACTTATCAGCAATATAAAAGTGAGCTTTATTTAAGATGGAACCTGTTTTTGAAAGTAGACAAAAAGAGATACGCTCAACACCAGTAACAACTGTTTTTTGTAATATTTTAATTTCTGGATAATAATTTTCATCTAAAGTAAGTAAGTTAGGGACTTTAGATAAACTTTGAGAATCGTTGCCTGTCAATAAGTCCATTAAATCTGGATGATTGTTAAACACGCCTACATAACGATTTTTTAAATAAGGAAAAACAGAAGAATCCATTGTTAAAAGTATGTTTTTATTAATACATTCCATAATGAAATCTTGATGATTTAAAGATGATTCATACTTCATACAATAATCCATAGAAACTTGACTAACAAAATCTTTTATACTTAAAAATAAGAAGCCATCTAAAAATGTAGCGTTAGCTAATAGATTATTATTTAATTTCAATGAATAGGAATTATTAGTAAATTCTTTAATAGAAGATACAACTGAATCTACGTCCTCTTTTTTCTTGAAATAATCCTTTAACTTATTTAAAAACATAATAATATTAAATGTGCATGATTATAGTATGCAACATAATAATACTTTTTCAAATAAAAAAGCCAACATTGAATGCTGGCTTATTAATGGAATTATTTAATTAGAAAAGTGTTAAATTCTTGATATAAGTAGACAAATTATGAAAGTAATAATATAAGCAGAAAGCCAAATAACTTTAAAAGGTCTGGTTTTAATTTTGGTTGCAAAAGGTGTAACACGTTCAACCATTTGAACAACAATTGGATATGAGGCCAATAACTCTTGTTCACATTTAATAAGAATGTGATTATTTGGACTATGATAACGTTCAAGCAATATAGTAGGTATCAGACAACAACTTACAAACAAAAAAATAAATAGCATTACACATACCTAATAAATAATAGTAACAAGATGTGAAACACCATTTTTAAGAATAACATCTCTTTTTTCAACTTTTGTTTGAACATTTTTACCATTATTCCCACAATCAACAGAAACTACAGTATTGAGTGCAGATGCAATGCAAGCATCAGGTAGAATAACCAAGCGAACTTCAATATAGCCAGTCATTGTGCCAGCATGCACACTGAATGGAATCAACAACAAAGGCAATATCTTTTTCCACATGATTATTTTACCTGTACTGGATGATTTTAATTAGGTTTAATCAATGAAAGAGAGAATTTGAAAGCTTCATACATGCTTACATATTCTTCACGCACTTTAGTTTCATTGAATGAGCAAACCATAGAGCGGAAATAACGATAAGCTGGATAAGCTTTAATTCCATCTTGTTTGAGTTCTGCTTTGATAGCTTCTGCAAAGCAAGCAGAAATGAAAATGCCATGACTAACAGAACCTCGACCAGTAATATCAAAACATTTAAAATCAATATCATCAAAGCTAGCTCGCAATGATTCAATTTGTGCATCACTCAGATCATGAGTAGTTTGCTTAGTGTTATCAATAGCATTGTGCATATGCATCTCCATTAGATAAGAATCATTTTTAAGGCTTCAATTTTATCATTTAACATATGTTTTTGCAATGCAACTTTGAAATCTTTTTCCTGAAATATTTCAAAAAAGGCATCTGGTCTTTTATAAGCTATGTAGCTGAGTCTTATTGTTTCAAGAATTTCATTATAATCAAGAGTATCGTTCACAATTTCTACGATACTATTATTTTCAATGTAAAAATCCTTAAAGTATGACAAATAGTTAGACTTTGTATAATATTCAAACCTATTTTCAAGGTGGTATAAATCAACTCCAGCAGAGTAAATATGATTTTCATTAAGAATAAAACAACTCCAAGATTCTCTATCAACAGTAAATTGAGATGAAATTTTCATGTTATAATTAGTATTAAATGGCAATTTAAGTAAGTAACTAGAAGGTAAGCGAATTTCAAACCCCAGAAATCCACTTTTACCATAAGCCACGTTCAATGTGGCAATTACTGATTGTTTAAAAGAAAATTCAAATTGTTCATAATCAGCACAATAAACATGAACTACACCGTTATTAATAAGTTGAAACTTATCATTAATAATTTTGAAAAGCTTAACAATGGTTTCCTTCTCAACTTTTGGATACCATTGATCTTGATTAACTAATAAGAAATCAATCATGTTAGATTTCCAGATTTAAATGCATACGCATAAGGTGTCTAACTCTTGAGATCTCTTCAATAATCCAATCATATTGAGGAACAGTAATGATTTTTGCATTTTGCTGATCTTTACCAAAATAATAATAATGAACAAGAGGCAATGTTGAATAGGTCAATTCTTTAAGGATATCTTTATTTTGACGAAGTTTACAACGAATGGCTTCACAAACGTCTTCTTTGAAATAATAAGAAAAAATACCAGAACTGTCATCGTCTTTTACAGGAAGAAGTTTACGACCTAATTCTTTTGCAGCAAGTCCATAGGTCAATTTGATTTCTTCTGAATCAATGCCATGTTCCAAAAGAAGACGGAAATACCAAAAGGCTTCTACTGATGCAAATTTACCATATTTGGGATGAACAAAATAACTACGATTAAAGTTAGTTAGCTTTTTGCCAAGAGCAGTTTTACCACGACTAAACACATTGATGTGATCGACGCCATCATTCAAGGGCGAAAGGATTATGTTTGTCATAATTAGCTCCTTGTCAAATCAGAATTATAACATAATATCAATCGAAAATAAAGAAAAACCCGCTTAGAGCGGGTTATCATTCACTTCAACTACACAAGGTTTAATGATGCCTGAATCAAGCAAAATATCAAGTTCAGTTTTACCAGTGCCTGCCCAAGCAGCAGTTCGAAGATTTTTCGGAGCATCAGGGGTCATGTGAACCACAACAAGACCAGAGCTTTCAACGCGACCATGATAGCTGGAACATGCTTTCATACGGAGTTCATACAGTTCATCTACCGAAACTTTACAAGCGTAAAGGTGAGTATTTTGAGTAAGGCGTTTTCCAGTCATATGATGAGAACAAATTAGGGTAAGGTCTTCTGCATTTGGTGTATGCCCAATTTCTTCACCAGACTCACGAAGTGCAGCAGTAATGAGGTCTTCACCTTCATCTACCTGACCACCCACAAAGCCCATACTACCATCCCAACGAACCATAACACCAAGCAGAGAAACTTTAGCAAACCATGCACCTTCACCCCATTTGCGGCAGTCTGGGTTAGTTTGATACAGGTGGGTTGGGTCAGCATAAAATGCAATGAACACAGAGTTTTTGTCAGCCATAGTGCCATTAGGAACGCGGGATACTTGCATGGTAAATCCTCAATGATTAATGTAGATCTATTATAATATATCCTGAATAATCAATCAACACCTATTTGGGGATTTTGATTCATGCAGGCCATATTTGACAACAAAATCACAAAAGTCAGCATAAGTGATTGAGCCACCTTTTGAGAATAGCTGATTCAAATCTTCTGAAAACGAACGATGGAGAACAGTCAGATCAACTGGATAGATTTTATTGATGTTTATATTTTGCATATAGCGAGTAGTTTTTTCTAAATTATGCTCAAATTCAAGCTCAATACTTTCTGCAATCTTAATAATATCATTTTTTCCAATGTGGTGAATACCACTAAACATAGCACCAGATTCAAAGATCCAATGACGTTCAATCAACTTATCTCGATATTTCTTACAAGACAACTCAATAACATCTTTCATATCAGACAAGGCATCAAAAATATTTTTTATATCACCATCTTTTACAGCACTATTAAAACCATCAACTTCATAAGAATCATTAGTATTAAAATCAATGCAATCCATAACGTCAGATTCATGGTCGCATCCATAGACAAGATTATGTAGGAGAGCCACTGTAAATTGATGATGCAGTTGAGATTTTAATTCCATTTCAGCTAGCCTCATCTTATAGGTGTTAGATGTTTCTACCAAAACATCATAATTGATAGTCTCAACAAATTTTGGCATAAAAGTTTTTACAAAATTATCAAAATCTGGGCCAATAAGATATAAAGGATCATGTGTATTATAGCTATCTACCCAAAAATAAGTAGCACGAGCAGCGACTACACCAGACATAAGGTATAGCTGAGGATTGGTCAAAGAACAAATATCAGTAACTCTTGTCATAGATAACCTTTATTAAATTAAAATGGTTGAATTTTCAATATTCAACCAATTTGGTTGTTAAAAAAAACAATAAAATTTTACTTTTGTCAAGTTTAAAATAGAATTTTTATTCAAATAATTCAATTATTTTAAAGATCTGTGAATCCACCATAGCCATTTTGCGGATAATGGTCATTTTCAAGCTTGCTCAACGCTGCCTTACGTTTTTGTTCGATAAATGCGGTCGATGAAAAAATGGACTTGTTTTTTAATTCATTATCGTATGTTTGATTGATTTGCTGTTTTTCACTACGATAATGATCTTGTGCAGAATAACCAGAATCAGAATTGCTCATCATATAATAAATACTCCTTAAACAATAAAAATAATATCAAATAAATAAAAAAAAGGCAATAAAAAAGCCATCATTAGATGGCCTTTTAAACAACCTACATATTAACTTTCGAAAAGCTCACCAATTTTGAGAGCCATCATCATATCTCCTTCGATACGGAGCTTACCACTCATGAAAGCCTGCATACCGTCAAGTTCACCAGTAGACATAGCATACAGGGTGTCTGAATCAGCTACAAAGGTAGTAGTCGATTCCTTTGGAGCAGTTTCAACAACAGTACAGGCAGAATTTTTAATTTGCAAGTAGAAGTCTTTGTCATCAGGAACATTGAAATGATAAATCAGATCAAGACCAGAAGCCGCTTCTGCGTTGAATTTAGCAATGAAATTGGTTTGTGCTTGTGCTGTTTTAGACATATTGTTTCTCCACGATTAATTTGGTGCCCAAAGCCAGACTCGAACTGGCACTCCGATTAAGGAAAGGGATTTTAAGTCCCCCGCGTCTACCGATTTCACCATTTGGGCGTGCGACTATTCTAATAAAGAATATTAAAACAGTCAATACTTTTATGATTTTTCTTGAGATTTTTTGAGTTGATGTTCTGCATCAAGCTCACGAATAGCAATATCCATTCTCATTCGATCAAGAACAGTGCTCTTTGCAATATCATTAGCATCAGCAATTTGATAAGGATTCAAAAAAGTTTCAAGATAAGCTAATGCTGTATTCCGGTCAGCCTCATTCATGAAACTCAACATCAATTGGCCACGGTTGAGGTCCAATTCAGTCTTGTCAATTTCAAGCATAATAACCTCTACACCTTATCCGTTGATTGGATGTGTAGTATAACAATATTCTGAAACATGGTCAATCATTAATGATGCGGATTATAGCAAAATTTTCTCAAAGTTAGCAAGTTAATTCTGTGATTTTGGAGCAGTCATTTGTATCGATAGGAAGTCACACGCTGACCTTGGACAAAATGATAAATATCAGTAACAACAGAATCTACATATTCAACATAATGTATGCCAAGTGTATTAATGCTTTTGTTATTATATTGTCTGGTATGGATTTGTTTTATCTTGTCATCAATATAAATATAAGATGCATACCAATAACCTTTATTTTTATCAACTTTTAAAGATTCCATAATTCGACCATTAACACAAATAACTTCTGATATTGAATAAACCCCATAATTTAAATCTAAATCTACTTCAAAAATAGAATCATTCTCTTTAAAATAATAAATAGTATTTGTTTGAACTTGCTGCTTATCAGTAATTGTAATTTGAGCAATGAAATCATCAATCATACGATGTTCATACAATGAAGTATATGTAAGAGGCTTAACTCTCAGATATTTAGAATGTTTCACATCCACTAACTCAAGCCCTAATGGCTCAAGAGAATAGGTTAAATCTTTAGACCAGAATATTCTGTTGAAAGTAGTTGGTGCTTCATTAATAACTTTTTTAATAAATTCTGGATCTTTTATTTTTAAAGAGAAATCATCTATTTTATGTTTAATATCATTCACTGTTAGCATAATTATAATGTAATCATTTTGATATTAGTTTAAGTGAAAAGAATGAAAAAATCAAATATCAAAACAATACATTACAAAAAATATCATATAACAAATTGTATTATTTTAAAATAGATATATAATGATAAATATATATAATAATTTGGGTGCGACATGAATAAATCAAAATTAAGTTTCCCAGCAATAGTTGTTTGTATGTTAAGTTACAATGCTTCAAATGCAGCATATGTAGCAAAAGTTCCATTAGAGATTCCACAAGGTGGATCGCTACCATATAATAGTATAATAATTGGTTCAGGTAATAAAGAATTAGATTTCGATCCACCTGATCCATTACCCACAGATGATGGTGTTGTATGCGAATACAATCTAACCAATTCTCCTAATATATCTGTTTATACAGATGGAATAATGAAGAGTCCTGATAATGAATGGATATCCTATAAGGAGATTTATTATCAAGGACAAAAAGTAATCAATGCTTTTAAAGGCAAAGAAATATTTAGACAAAATGATGAAATGTATAATATAGGTTACTATGAAGTATGTATACAAGGTTCTCCATTATATAGTAATCAAAATAATGAAGTAGAAAATCAAGAATGGGATCAAGATGATTGTAGATATAATAACGAAACGGGAACTCAATATTCTTGGACTACCACCACTACAAGTGATGGTAGATATGCATTCCTGAATGCAAGTCTAGGAAGCTTTGGATATGTTACAGCAAATAGTAGTAATATAATATTCCCAGTAGGTACTATAACTGTACCAGAGGGAAAAATATTACCAGAAGGAAAGCAAAGAATAATAATAGGGAACACTGCATTTGATAGAGGTAACTATTATGGATCTGTAAATATAGGTAATAATGTTTTCCAAAGCAAATATGAAGTATGTAAAAAAACAGGAAAATAAAAAAAGCCATCAAAAGATGGCTTTCTTATTAATCATGTTTCGTTATCTTTTAAAATTTGACATAGCCAGCTTGATGCATCATTAAGATGAGATTCACCAGCGTCAATTTCATCCAGAAGCTTTCGGAAAGTATCAATATCGTTACAGCGTTCTTTTCGTGTATTTGTAAGCAGTTCAATAGCATCCGCTTTACCAGTTAGATCATCTGGTGATGAACTAAGCGTTGTCAGAACTCGATCAATACTAATTAAGTCATCACGAACTTTTTTGTAAAGCTTATCAATTGTTTGTCGAATTTCATATAATTTGAAATTAGATTTACCAACAAGATCATTTGATTCTTTAATAGCTTTTAGTACAAGTTTTTGCATGAATGATAACTCCAATTAAATAATAGTCTCAAATCTATCAGAAATGTGATAACCATTAAGTTTAAGCCAATGTTTAATTTTCCCAGAGTCGTGCTCATGAAAAGTTTGTAATTGCTTGGTTCTCTCAGCATCCCAAAGAATAAAAAGACCTGAGCCGTATGAAGCAAGATATTCCAGACAAGCTGGTGTTGTGATTGGTTTTGAAAAAATAGATAGGAATTTTTTAAACATATTTATTGAAACTCCTTTAGGTATTATTTGAAAATTGGTGCCCAAGGTCGGACTCGAACCGACACGTCTTTCGACAGAGGATTTTGAATCCACCGCGTCTACCATTCCACCACTCGGGCTAAAAATTCTACCCGCTGCGTAAGCTAAAAGCGTCCTCACACTGAAACACAAGTGTTAATGGCGATTTTGCTATTAACTTGCAACACACTAGTCAATTCGGTGTCCAATGAGATTGGATTCAGCAAATTGAACGGCGTAGAAAAACTGGTGCTAAGGACGGGATTCGAACCCGTGACCATCGGATTTAGAGGCCGTTGCTCTGCCGCTGAGCTACCAAAGCATGTTATTACTATCACTTGTTTTGTTGAGCCATTATACAACAAGACCCAACAAGAAACAAGTATTTTTATCGTTTAATTGCGACTTCCGTATCCCAATCCACTTCAACTCGCTGATTTTCATCGAAATCATAAAGACCTTCATGTCCAGATATTGATTCAATGTAAAGAGTTCGTTCACCACCTCGCCAACGAGCACTCCAGCTATCAGTATCAAAAATATCAATCAGAATATCTTTTAATGTAGGATACTTTTGTTTAAAAGACTTCCAACTCTTGTCAATCAGGATTTCATCAACATGACCACCATTATTACCGAGTTCGGTGGCCCTCATGATACATTGATATTTTTTTGTGCCACGAATTCTGGTTTCTTCAAAGGTTATATCTAAACCAATTTCTTCATTCAGAGCCATAGCAAAATCTCCATGTATAAATTTGGTGGGACTTGTAGGACTTGAACCTACGACCTGCCGATTATGAGTCGGACGCTCTAACCAACTGAGCTAAAGTCCCGTAATTTTACATCAAACTATCAGCATAAAGCTTTTTGTGTTGATCTACAACACAACCAAAAGAATCTTCATACAGATAAACAGATGATTTAATGGTTTCAATTGGTCTTGCCAACTCTGAATACATCAAAGTGTCAACACGATATCCACCACGCCCATTTTTACCTTTCCAAAGCTCCCAAACAAGTACAGCAAGCGTACCAATTTTGAAAACTTTTTCAGGTTTAAAGCTGCTCACATAATCTACACAACCAAAACCAGCAGCTATATGAACTTTAATACCTTTTGGATTAACCTTTACTACAGTGCCAGAACATAACGAATAATCAATTAAGACTTTAACATCATCACCAATAGACAATGTTTTAGTTTCAATAATTTGTTTGATATGTTCTTCATATAGCATAATGTTATCCATAATTGGTGTTAAGGGTGGGATTCGAACCCACGACCATCGGCTTTAGAGGCCGCTGCTCTACCGCTGAGCTACCAAAACATTTATTCTATAAATAAGATACAATTAAAGCATATTTATATAAACTGGTGCCCGGTGCCAGACTCGAACTGGCACGACTTTCGCCGGAAGATTTTAAGTCTTCTGTGTCTACCGATTTCACCAACCGGGCGTAAAAAATGAATTAAAAATTTGCGTGTGTCGAACTTAACTTTACAACACAATCTGATTTACCCAGAGCCTTAGCTAGCCCTGTCTTCACAAGAAGAAAACACACCTAACTCTACAAGAAGTCAGATTTGGTAACTGAATACCTGTGAAACCATATTGTTGTAAAATAATATCCTTTTTTTCAACCCCTTCGTTTGGGCTGTCAACGTAACATCCGCTGAATAACACCTATATACCTGCAACTGGATATAGTTACAACTTTTTAACTCATTGCAAAACTGGTGCCCGAAGCCGGACTCGAACCGGCACTCCGATTAAGGAAAGGGATTTTAAGTCCCCCGCGTCTACCATTTCACCACTCGGGCTTAAATAAAACATCAATATGGTCTACTCTATTTATGTTCGCACCGAGTAGTTTTCCATACTTACAAGCTATATTGGCAACCGAAGCTGTTATTCCAAAACAAGCCACTTGTAAGAAGTGCTGTTTCATTGCTGCAAGATTTTGTATCTCCGTTTCGTCTTGATGGGCCTATTATAAAGAAGGTGACATACAAGGTCAAGTGTTTTTTTTGTTTATTTTTCAAATATTTATCGAAAAAATCTTTGACAAAATCTTAAAGAATATGTTAAGGATAATCAAACAACAAACATGTCCACGACCATTAAATCATCTTGATTCAAAGGTGTATCTGTTGAAAGTCCCAAATTATCTAATTTTTCTAGGACAGAAAAAGATGGATGAAATGACTTGAAATAGTCAAGTTTATTCACAATGACATTATTAATTGACATTTCATGCTCTTTAACCATATCCAAAGTAAATTTTGAAGACGATTTTTTTAATTTTCCGTAAAAATAAGTATAAGTAACTAATCTATCATTCTTATATCTAATCAAAGGTGTTTCTTTATTCAAAAGACTTTGCCGGAAATTTGAATAGCTGGGGCTTTCATCAAGAGCACTGGTGTATTCATTAAATTTTGTAATATAGCTTACAGAAAAAACACGATTTGTTTTTCTAAATAAGCAATATTGATTATCTAACGTTTTTAAAACCCGAATATTCTCAAGATTTAAATGCTTCAAATAAAACTCTTTTTTACCTTTTAATTGATCGTTAATACCTTCACGAGTATCCACATCAGCTAAAAATGAAAAAGGACTTGAAACTATCGTTGATGTAAAGAATGATTCAAAATCACTCAGATGAAAAATATTATTATCAACATAATAATAAACAACAGGATCAGTTTTTACTTGATCATTATCATATATAGAATAAAAACTATATTTGAAAATATTTTTTAAAATTTTTTTTCTTTTGAAATAAATAATCTGATATTTTTTATGTTCCCGATAAATATGTGAATGATATTTATCAAAATCATATCTTTTATGAAATTTAGTTGTTTTTTTCACCAATTGATACATATGTTTAAGATGATTATCAAAAGGAGTTTGATGAAAAGACTTAAAAAAACCATTATGGAAATTAACAAAGTCAATTAAATTTCTTTTTGGGATTTTAAATAGAATATTATTTTTAATGGTATCAACAACAAAATCATCTAAAGATAGTTGACTATCATCCATAGGAGTTGCATAGTTTATTTTTAGAAGTTTTCCTAGCTCATCATGTTGGATTGTGACATACATAATACGATCATCAAAATCAATAAATGCTTTCAAACCATTATTTGCATTGACATCGTAACGACAGTCACCCAGTTGAGTCACAAAAAAATCTGGCTCACTGTATAAACAAATATTTAAAAAGTTAATAAGTTTATGGAGCATAATAGATCCCAAAAATTAAATTTATAGAACCTTCATGATATCATAATTTTTGTAGGCTTACTAGATATTAATCGCCACGAAAAACAAAATTGCTTGGTGGTAAAGATTTAGAAGGGCCTTCTTTATCAGCCAATGGTTGAATGGTGTATAAAACGGTATCCCAGCTTTGATACTGAGTGTTAAACATATAGAGTTTTTTTGTTCTCATGTTCTGTTTGTAATTTTGATTATTGTGGTTATCAATGAAATAAACAAAACCATCATAGATATAAGTACATTGAAGCGTTGATTTCGCTTTGTTTTCAACGGTTAAAAGATAAAGAGAGCCTTCATTATATGTTGTCATTCCTTATACTCCATTAGAAAGGTTACAGGCAATTTGAAGATCAATCGCCTACATTTACATTATATAAAGATTCATATTTTTTACAAGGCCGTTTCAACAATAAATAAAATAAAAATTGTTTTTAGAAAAAGATAAACCTCTTCAAACTTACTTACACACATTAACATTAATAGAGCTGCTACCTTCCGGTCCTGACTCGGTTTTCAATGCAATGTTATAAGGGCCGAAGAGGTCTATCATTACAACAACAATAATAACAGAGATTCTAAAATATGCAAGCAAAAAAATAAAAAAAGCCACCACAAGGTGACTTTATTTTTTAAGTTGGCCCAGCCAGCAGGAATCGAACCTGCAACCGTCCGCTTAGAAGGCGGATGCTCTATCCAATTGAGCTATGGCTGGATAAGTTTGGAGCGGAGAAAACTTTCTCAACACTCCATCAGTGACACACCCCGCGACACCGCTGTCACCTTGTATCCTTTAGCGGATACCCCACTTGTTCTATTAATATAATCTCATAATCTAAATTAAAAATTCTTACTGCATTGGAAGCTCACCTCTGGCACTTATCAACTTTAATGAAATGTGAATTAAATTACTGATTTTTACAGGTCATCATGTTCGTCTTTCATAGTAACACCTCTTTTTTAAATATCGTCAAATTCTTCTTTCATTATTTTATCCTCAATATGCTAAATCAAAATAGTATCTAATAATATATTAGTGCTGCATTACTGGCTCACCTCCGAGCACCTATCTAATTTTTTACTTCGTTTGTGTCATCTATTCTAATTTATTCAATATTTGGTGTCAATCATTTTTTTTATGCGAGAGCTATGATATTTTTCCTTATTTTTCAATTGTTTATCTTGTCTTGTTGATGAGAAGTATACAAAAAACAGGCATAGGCGTCAAGCATTTTTTTATGAGTTTTCAAATATTTTTATGCTTTCTAAAACTAACCACTCAACGAAGTGTTTAGTTTGTTTTTTTGACAGATTAATAGAAATGTTTGTATTGGCTGGGAATGTCAAAAATGTGATTTTAGTATCATTATTAGATAGCTTCCAATGAAAAATGTTGTTTTCAATATTAATGCCTAACACACCACCTTGCAAAAAATGAAGTCTTAAATCATAGCCATACATATCTTTATCAACACAAGGCTCGCCAACAACAAAGCAATTTGGATTATAATATTTTTTAATCGAAATGATTTCAACAGAGGCAAAGTGATCTTTTATACAATAAGCGGCATCATTTTCATTATACGCATAGATAGGTGTCTCATATTGAACATTATCTACAATATATCTGGCATAGAAATAAGAAAACATAAATATACCTCAATTTTATACTTTCTATATTACATGGAATATAGCAATATAGCAAAACATAATAATTAAAAACGACAAAAGGAGCCGAAGCCCCCTTTTATATCGATTAAAATATATTAAACTGTTACTGCTATTGTTGAATGGAGTTTAATGATAGCTGCACTCAGGCGATCAATAAGGTGTGATTCATCAATTTCTTCAAGAACAATACTTGAAATTTCATTTTGCTCAATATCATGAACAATGGCTTTACCAATTTCAGTAATTTCAAACTCATCCTCAAGACGAATAACTTTTTCAGGATAAGGTTGATACTCAAAAACATAGGTGCTTTCAAAAACATCAACACCGATCAAGCCTTTATTGAAAAACTGTTGACGTACATTGTATCCATGCAGTCCTTTTTCAACCTTCAACGGCTCTACAACAAAAAATTGAAGATCTGGATATTCAATAACATCTAAGATTTCTGCATCAGGTTCTTTATTTTTGAATTCAATGCCAACATCCTTAGCATTAAAGCCAACAACGACAGTGGCTGCTGATTCACCATTCAAATTGTATTTAATTAAAAAATAAGGAAACATATAGAACTCCTATTATTCCGAAAAGATAACAACATCAACAGCAGAAGTTGAAAAAATGAGGTTCCATTGCTGAAAGTCATGTTCACTATTAAAATCATTTTGACTAAGTTTGCGAACAGCAGCCGCATAATCTTTGAAAAATGCAAGTGCTTTTGTTTGGTCCAGATCTTGAAGGTTCACAATAGCACCAGAAGGAATTTCCTTAAAGGTAGTACCTACAAGAACAGTCTGTTCCTCTTCATCAAGCGTCCAAACTTTAACACAATCTGGGGCTTGTTTTGCAAAAAAAGTCCAACTGTCAGTTACAACACCTACCGCGATAATGGTTTTGGAAGTCATAAAGATTACTCCGAAAAATAGAATTTTGAGATAGCTGAGTAAACATCATCTGCTTTCTGTTTAGAAAAGAATTGTACCACAATTGGTTTATATTTGGAATGGAATTTTACAGAGAAAGTGTAAAATTCAATACGAGAACCAGACCCAAAATAACAGTAGAAAAGATCTTCACTTTTGAGGATATTAGCAAATTCATCAGACAAAGAGACATCGTTTAGATCAATAAAGTCATTTTGAAGATTAGAGATAAAAGAAATATTTTTTCTTGAAACCTTCATAGAAAAATCAACAAAATCTTCAACCATTTTATTTAATGGGTTAATAAAAAGACATTGATTTTCAATGACAAATGTATCAGATGGCAGAACAAAATCATTAGACTGATTATAATTTCTGCTCAAAACATTAGGAGGAATCATAAAATGAACAATATTAGAAGATTCGTGATTTTTCATAAAATAATCTCATTGATTTGAAGCCATATGATAACAAAATAAAGAAGAAAAAACAAGAAAAACCTCCGAAGAGGTTTTCTAAAAGAGAGTTATTAACGGTTCCAATAATTTTCACTATCAACCCAACTGCCGGGTTCAGGTGCTACAGTAGGATATGAATTCAAGTCTTTTGAACAAATTTCAAAAATATCAGTAGTTCCTTGCGTGATTACATGGTTGCCTTTTTGTATACCTGCTGGCATGTTAGTTGGAAAACCATATAAATTATAGCCAATTATAGATCCATTTAATTGAGCTATCACATTACCCTTTTTATAAGGATATGTATCAGCATTATATTCAGCATAAAAAGTAGTTGAATTAAACGTGCATGGAACAGGTTCTTCTGGGATTACAGGAGTTTCAGTCTCTAAACTTGAAATAATGATTGCATTATTAGGTAAATGTCCACCACGATCAAGTTCTAATGGGATTTTCATTACAAAATCGGCAAAAACAAGCGGGCTTAAAAACAATAATGTTAATGTAAATAGCGATGTCTTTTTCATAATCTTAAAATAGTTATCCTAATAATATTATACACTATAATATATATATAACAAATAAAAAACCATCATAAGATGGTAATTATTAAGACAACATATAATTAATATAGTTACAATGCTATATTAACGCCAACAGATTCAAACTCTTGAATGATACCACTATTCCAATCATCACTTGGATTATGAACATCCGCCATACAATTACCATTGCTGGACATATAATACAAATTAGTAACAGTAGCTCCATAACTTGAAGCAATGCCATCAACTGTACTTCTTTTATCCAAGCAAGCAGTTTCAGCAGCATTATCATTACCACCCCATAATGGATGATTTAATACTGGTTTAGTATTTAAATTGTCACCACATATTTGATAATAGTTTGCTTGCATAATTGAATTCATTAATTTACCACGCTTAACACCAGAAGGAATCTGTTGAGGATAACCAGCTAAATTATAGCCAATGAGATCACCATTGTAATAATATTCTGTATCGCCAACAGTATAAGGAGTTTCTGGTTTTCCAAGTTTAACAACGACAATAAAATCACCATTGTCAGGATTGAAAAGACAATTAGAATCATTATCTGGGTTGCTTTCATTACCGTTACCAATGATAATACTATTATCTGGTAAACGACCACCATTAAGAACTTCCAAAGGAACTTTAGCAGTATAAGTAGCTGCAAAAGATAATGGTGTTATCAATACAGTGAGAAGCATTATTTGTTTTGTTATATTCATAAAAGAAAAGATATAATTATTCAATAATATTTTAATATATCACAAAGGATAGTCAATAAAAAAACATCCGAAGATGTTTTTATTTTTGATTACATACCAATACCAATACCAATTTCATTAAAATCATGTACAATACCATCCCAACCACCTTCTGGATACCTAACATCTGCCATACAATTACCACTGATGTAATATAACCCAGTAACAATCGTTCCATAATTTGCAGCAATAGCATCAGCTTCTGATCTCTTATTTAGACAAGCTTGTTGTTGAGGATCTGACGGAATACTTGGAAGCCCAGGTGGTGGTACGGCAGGATAGCTACCTAAGTTATCACCACAAATCTCATAAAGTTCACCATATTCATCAGTTGACATGAATTTACCAGCAGATAGACCTGCTGGAACATTAACACCATCTTCTGTTGAATAACCAATGAGGTTAGAATTATATGAATAATAAGTTCCACTCTCTTCTATAATGACAAAAGTACCAGAATTTTCATCATAATTATATTCACAATTACCTAATTCTGGAGTAGTTGGTTTAGGCGATGAAACATCACCAATGATAATGCTATTGTTTGGTAATCTGCCACCATTATTGACTTCTAATGGAATTTTAGCAATATAATCAGCAAAAGAAAAGTTTAAAGAAGCTATTAATGCAGCAAATAGAAGAGGTTTTTTTATATTTATCATTATATAAGTAATTGTTTTAATTAAATAATACTATGAGTTACATACAAGTCAATATATTTACAAAAATAAAAAAGCCCCGAAGGGCCATTTTAGAAAAGTTACATAGGAGTTCCTACACCAATTGCATTCAATTCATTAATAACATCATCGCGTGCTTGACCAGAAGGAAGATTGTAATCCGCAGTACAATAAACAACATCACTGTCAGTATCCAAGTAAGCACTTAAATTTCTAAGTGTTGATCCATAACTTTCAATAATGCTTCTAACTTGAGGTTCTTTGTCATAACATGCAGTAATTCGAGGGTCTTCTGGTTCAGGCTCAGGCTCACCAAGATTAGGGGGCGTTACAGTCTCAAATGATGACAAATCATTAGCACAGATTTCAGAATAATTAGCTCCAGTTTCAACATCAGTAAACATAACTTTACCACTACTAACACCGGCTGGAACATATGCAGGATACCCAGCTATATTGTAACCAATAAATTGACCATTATATAAATATATTGTATCACCCGGAGCAAAAGGAATAAATGGATCTGACAAAGTGAATCTCACAACACTTGTGCCATTATAACGATCATATGCACAGTTTCCCACTGGTGTTTCTGGATTAGTAGGTGTTGATGAACCATCACCTATTACAATACTACCTGTAGGCAAACTGCCACCTTGAAGGACTTCAAGAGGTATTTTAGCTGTATAACCAGCAAAAGAGTAAATTGGGATAATTGCAAGTGCAATTAATGTGAGTTTTTTGATTGACATATAAATAACATTATAATATTAGTTACCTAAAATATTAATCGATATTAGATATAAGTCAATGTCATATCCATAAATAAAGTTAACTGAATTATTCTGTCAAAACTTGATTTCCATTTTTTTCAACATAAGCATCAAAGATTGTACAAAGCTCATCAGACCAGCCATAAGCATTACCGATACCTTTATAAATATCCAATGTTTTTTGCTCATAGAAAGGAATGATTGAATCACGCTCCATCATTGATAAAACAGAGTTATAGTCATAACCTAATGTTTCAGCAAAAGAAGCCACATCAGAAATAGAATTAAGCATAAATAAGTCTCCATAAAGAAACTAAGTATATCAAAAATTTAAAAAAATAGCTATCATTTAAATGGCCATTAATGACCAATTACCAATAATAAATCGTTATAAATGGTTGTATGTGGTTTATTAAAAGATTGTTTAAAAGAGAAAAATGTGATAAAATAAAGCAAATTAGAGTCGAGGTCATTGTATGAAGCATTATGAACATGTCCAAATTTTTGAATTTGATAAGCTCAATTATGAAAGTATTGAAAACAAAATAAATGCATCAAAAATGGACATCAAGTTTGATATTGATATTTTAAAATCAATTATGACTTCATTCAAAGAAGAATTTTTGGTATCTCAAAAAGAAGATATTTCTATATTTGTAACTATTCAAATCACTAATAAAACAAAAAAAGAAATTTATATAGAATTCGATTCAAAAGAAGTGATTGCTCCACATATATCAATAATTAAAAAGAAATATGAAATAACAAAACGTCTTGATGAATTTAAACACGAAAATCCAAAAAAAATGTTTATTGGATTCATGGATAAATTAATGGGTGAAGAAACATGTAGTTTAAGTGATAAGAATTACGAAGTTATAAGCCATGATACAAATAAAAAAATTCCTATTATTTTGAAAAATGCAAAATGGATAGAAAAACTAATAAAAAGCCCAGATAAATTATATACTTCAATTATTAAAAACGGAATTTATACACATGAAAAAAGAGTTACTTCTGGAATGTTCCTTATTGACTATAACAAATATGTAATCAGAGTAAGGACTAAACTTAAACACGAAGTGCTAAACACAAAAGAATCTGTATTATGTATTAAGATGGAATTATCATCACCAATATACTGTGAAATTACAATTTACGATCAAACTATTGTGATATATAAAAAGGATCTTGATAAAATAAAGATTACTAATGTACAAAAGGCAATCTGTGCATTAATGGCAATGAAAGGTTTTGAGATAGATAGTTTTGAAGAGTTTTATGATGTATTGTTAATTGAAGAAATGAAACTTATCTAATTAGTTTAAACAAAAACAAAAAAAAGAGCCGTGAGGCTCTTTTCTTTTACTCTTTATCTAACAAAGTTGACATCAATCCAATTGGTCGTCCAGTGGAACCATTATGGTCACTTGTACCAGCAATGTCTAAATGAACCCATTTTTCTTTTGGAGCAAATTCACGAAGGAAAACAGCACCATTAGTAGCACCAGCACCTTGACCTAAGCAAAGGTTATTTAAGTCTGCTACATCACTATCCAAGAAGTGTTTATAATCATCACTCAATGGAAGTCTCCATACAGTATCACCTGACTCAATGCCTGCTTCAATAAACAGTGCTGACAACTCATCATCTTCTGTAAATAAACCAGAGTGAACATGGCCAATAGCAGAAATAACAGCACCAGTTAGCGTTGCAAAGTCAACAGTCAATGCACCATTGAATGTTTGAGCATGACAAAGAGCATCAGCAAGAACAAGACGGCCTTCTGCATCAGTATCTTCTACTTCAATAGTTTTTCCATTTTTTGCAGTAATAACATCACCCGGTTTCAAAGCACCTGCATCTGGCATATTTTCACAAGTTGCAATGATAGCAACAACATTCTTTTTGGAATTAGTACGAATTGCATAAAGCAAAGTACCAAGAACGGTTGCAGCACCACCCATGTCACCTTTCATACGGCCCATGCCCTTCGATGGTTTGATAGAGATACCACCAGAATCAAAAGTAAGACCTTTACCAACTAAGACAATAGGATCATCACCTTCTTTGCCACCATTGTATTCAATAGTTAATAGGTGTCCTTCTTCTACTGAGCCTTTTGATACAGCATACAAAGATCCATAACCTTTTTCTTCAAGTTCTTTTCCACTTACAACAGAGACTTTAGTTTTATTACTAAGTCCTGCAACTCGCTTGCCTTCTTCAACCAAAACAGTTGGGGTAAGATAATTTGATGGCATATCAATCAATTTCTTTTTAAGAAGAATTGCTTCTGCTAATGCAACGCCAAAAGACAGGTCTTTTTCAAAAGCTCCAATATCAGAAGAATCATTAAAAAGCAACGAAATATTTTTAGGTGTTACAGCAGTAGTGTTTGTTTTTGCTGACCAAGGAACAGAATTTTTAACAACAATAGATGATACAAGTTTTTTCATATCAATCAAATCTGAAATTACACAAATATCAGTAATATTTGATGGTAATTTACTGATAGCGTTACCAATGGCATCTTCTACTTTTTTAGAATTTTTAGATAAGTGAACAAATGAGTAGTAAACACCAGAATAAAAAATAGAAAAATCTGATTTATCCAAATACTGGGTCAAATCTTTAGGAATATCAGGGTGAATATCAATCCCATCTTCACTAGATGAAAAAGTCGTTACAATTGCTTGTGATTTTGAAATGGCAGTAACGATTGAAACAGAAATGTTATTAAATTTATTGTCTAGCATATAATCTCCTATAAATGCACAAGTATTCTACAGAAAAAAAATGAAAACATCAAGAAATAAAAAACAATATAAGTGTAATTGGTGGTTATAATAACCACAAAAAAACATGCATTGTCTCTTTAAAATTGACAATTATGGTTAATATAATTCGATTGGTAATCACACCATTACTATTGAGAAAAAAGGATTTTTTTAGTGTTTACATGTATAAAAAAAAGATTATAGTGTAAAAATATACTTATACATATTAACTAATATTGTATAAGATATTAATTCATTTAAATATAAAAGGTTTTATGAAAAAGTTAATAACAATTATCATAGTTATATCAATAATAAGTGTGTACTACATAGTACAGATGCCATTAAAAAAATATAAAGATGGTTCATTGGAAACTGAAAGCATAACAAACAGTTATAATACCTTAAAAATAACAACTTGTTTATATTCAAAACAAAACCATAATTGGAAAGTTAATAAAAAAACACAATCATCAAGTATAGTTTGGGATGAAATTAATGTTGTAAGTGATTTACCAAAAGGATTAAAAACTTATGTAGATGATGATGGAGTCAATTATATTAAAAATGGTTTACATAAAGACGTAGATGATACATATGAATGGTATGAAGTATGTAGAACAAAATAAAAATAAAAAAGATTAAAGGAGACTATTATGAATAAAAAAATATTACTTACACTTATTATCTCGATAATAACTTATGCGGCAAACGCAGAATACTTAGCAACTTTTCCATTAGAAGCGAATAATGGTGGTACATTACCAAATGGAAGTATCAATATCGTTAAAAATGAAGCTCACGAACCAACAGAAGAACGTTGTCAATATGTATACAGCGACACATTGTCAGGAACTAGTGCATGGGCGTACAGAACCGCTGGAGCAAGAACTACATTAAGGTGGAATAAAGAAGAAGTATTGCCACTATCAATAAATATACCTGATGAGATAACAATTAATGGATATAAATATTCAAAAGGGGCATTACAAACGCAATCAGGAGGGTATACATTATATACAATATGCAGAGACAAAATATGAAAATATCATTTTATTGAAATAAAAATAGTGCTTTCGAAAGCACTATTTTTTATTCAATAAACTAGATAATAATTATTCTGTTGATTGACCATAACTAACTGCAGTGATAGAGTTCTTTGGACTGCCATCAATAAGATGATCGGAGAAAGTGAGATAAATTAGCATTTTACGCTCTTTGTCAATAAATCTAACAACATGCAATTCTTTGAAAAGAATTGAACGTTTTGCAGAAAACACTTCTTGACCATTCTTTAAACCATCATCAAAAGAGATAGGCCCAGTCTTACGGCAAGCCACACCAGCATCAGAAGAATCAGCACTCAAACCAATAGCCCCGCCTACTCCACCACGTTTAGAGCTTGAAAGATAACAAGCTACACCTTTGACTGCTGGGTCATCAAAAGCTGTCACAACAATCTTGTCATTTGGGCCGACCATTTGAAAAGAAGTGGAGACTTCACCAATCACTTCTGAGCCAAATGCAATGGCAGAAGACAGTACAAGAGCAATAGCAACGGCAGTTTTCTTCAAGAACATCATGTATCTCCTATTGAATTAAGACAATATAATAGCAAATAGCAATTAATTAATCAAGCACATTTCTTGATTTGAGAACTGTTTAGAGAAGGTTTCCAGTGTATCACCTATAATAAAACGAACACCCAATGAAGCAGATGGAGTCATAATGATAAGTAATTGAATAAGATCTGTTTCAATATGTTTCAATTCTTGTAAAGATTCTTTAGACTCTCCAAAAGATCCATATAAGCTAATAACACGGTTGTCTTCTACACTCTCTATATTTATTTCATTAATAAAAGCATCTCTTTCGTAATAAGAGTTAACATTATATATATAAAAATCTGATAGCTCTAACGTCTCCTGAATATAAGTGCAAACCTCATATAATACTGCAATTTGCTTATCTCGTAACTCTGTAAATTTTGCCTCAATGAAATTCATATTTTATCCCCTGTAATCTAATATATAGATAATAGCAAATTTTTATTTAAAATCAACATTTTTTAGACAAAATGATTAAAAGATATATTGTTAAGTTTGACAGTTTTTGGTATAATCGGAACAAATTAACTGGAGATATCGATGGATAGGATATGGTATCAAAAATTCGCGTTAACTATAATGGAAAATATGTTAGATATATCAAGCATTATAAATGACAACCGAAAGTTCGAAAAAACAACAAATACTACAAATACTACATATACAAGTGTTCAGGCATTCGAAGATAAACATGAAATAGGCCGCTATAAATATGTAATTGAATTTGTTTTAAAAGAACAATGTAATATATATAAAACAAAAGCAAATCAAAAGGAATTAATTGTAAGCTCACATTGTTACAGTTCTGATATAATTAAAGACCTTTCCTTATGGAAAAAAGAAGATTTAATAGATAAGGTAAGCATTTATAAAGTATCATTATTGGAAAATTTTTTTAATGATCTAAATATTAAACAATACAGTTATATAACTGATTTATTAAAAGAAGATTTAAAAAAGTATGAATTTTCAATTAAAAGTAATCTTGAAGTTATTTTCAACGGGGCTGAAAATTTCAAAAAATCTATATCATTGGAAGATTCTGATTTTAACTATGCTAAATACAGTATAAATAATAAAACAATTGTAGCATATAATAATGGTGCAAGGGGCCAACCATTGTTAATCATTTATGAAAACGATGACAATAAAAATATCAGAGTTCTTTGTGAATATGGGGATAAGATAGACAAATTATTCAATAAAAAGGATAAATGTTACAGTAAATACAGTGATATTGTAAAATATTGCCTTGAAAATAGTCCTGTATCTATAGTCATTAAAGATGATGAAGTTAAAATATTAGATGAACCCTATCAAATATTAGAAGCATATCATGCTGCCAAAGCATTAATACGTAAATTTAAATTGGTAAAAAAAGTTCAATATAACAAAGAAAATTTAAAAGAATTGTTACAATATTCAATTTACCCATCAATAAATGCTCTACTTACACATGGTATGTGGTCAGTAAATGGTATTTGGAATATAAATGAAAACAATGAATACTATTTTGAATTTAAAGATGACGATATGAACGATATAATTAATGATATTTCATATGATCAAAAGTTGCAATTTAGATATGAAACAAATGAGAGTATTAATGCTGTAAAAAATAAATCAATTATGAAAACTTTGCCTAATGGAATTATTAAACAAGATTGGTTAAATTTAATTATTGATTCTTATGTATATTATATCAACAATAACAATAACTTCAAAGTTAATTCTGTAAAAAGTAATGATATTAAGAGAGTAGAGAAATACTTAAAAACAAATAGATATATAAAATAAAGGGAGCCGAAGCTCCCTTTTTAGTACCGCATAATTTGATACAAATCAATATCTTTCATTGTCAACGATTCAACATCAGTATTGGTCTTGTCAGATATTTCATACTTCAAACGTTCAACTGTTTGATTATAAATATCATCTAAGCTTTCATAGTTTTCATGCTGCCTAAGCATGGAGTTACTTGTGAAAGAAACAGTTGTTTTAACAGCATCATCAAAAACTCTAACATGGAAATGACAAGCATTAGAGCGATAGCCATATGAAAGCTCAAATACCAAGTTGGAATCTTTTACATTGCTGATTCTGTCATTAAAAATGATATATACGGGAGTGTCAGCATTTGGATCATCTACAATCTTAAAATAGAAATTCATCAAGCTTAGTTGTTGTTTTATTTTTGATTTCAAATCACCAGTGAATACTGTATTAACAAAATAAATCAACTCATCAAATGTATAAAAATTATGAACTGTCCGTGTAAGAACTTTAGCCATTTGAGATGGTGGAATATAATTAATTCCAAGTTTTTTCAACTTGTCAGTAACAACTGATGTAGTTGACTGATTTAACAACATATTCAATTCTTTAAAGTTTTTTGTTTTGGGATAAATAATATCACTCACAGTTTTCAATAGTGAAAGATAGCGAGTTTCAAGGGCAGCTTCATTTTCGATGAAAGCCTGATGTGCAATAACTGTATGTTTCCCGTTTTCCAAATTAATCGAGCACCCCGGAAACGGTTGATAAACAATTCGGCTTGTAGAGACTTCAATATTTGATTGAAAATACTCGAAACCACTGACCTTACTATAAAGTTTAGACAATGATTCCATTTGAGACAAAGAACGCTCTGATACATCAAGAAATGGGGCCAAATAAGCATACAAATCTTTATTTGTTTTCAAAAAATATCGTTTTTCAACATTTCGATCAATGATCCCATTTTTTTTCACATAATCTTCAATGAACATGAAAACTTTAAAATATAAGTATTCCATACAATGCTCCAATTAACAGGCGTACATCTGTAAAAGTAATAAGTGATTAAAGGTTAGGTCTTTAACATCTACTTCCAAGTGGTCACTAACATAACCAGAGAACTGCTCTAATATATACAGATAAATTTCATCAAACGAGCTAACATATGGTTCACAATTGTCAAAAGAAAATTCAATATGGTCATCAGAAAAAATAATCTCAAAACCGAAATGTACTGGGCTTTCATGAATTACCATCTTAAATAAATAATTACTATTCAAATACTTATTAAAAGATAGAGACGAACAAAATTTCATATTGATTGGTATATTCAAATTCAAAATCTTTTCAATGAACTTAACAAGTTCTATGATCTGATTAAATCTGGCATAATCAGTATCCGTTAAATAATTATACAGTATATCTAAAGATTCATCTAAGGCAATAACATTGTTAGTTGTGACATGCTTTCCAACCATGTCCAACAAATGAATGCCATTATAGCACAAATACCTTTTGCGAACAACATCCCAACTGGATAATGGCAAAATATCTGTGATACTTTTAAAGGTAAAAATTGAAGAATGTAGACTACTTTTTATTTTTGATAGCAATTCATTATATTTGTTTTCAAACAATTTATTATTGTTGACAAGAGAAGAAATATGAAATTCAGTACCAGCTAAATAAATTGTTACATTCTTTTTAAAATAGACATATCTTACTTTTATGTAAAAATTGGGTTCCAATAATGATATAGATGCATAATTATCAAGCCAACGAACAGAAGCTGAATCTTTTCTTTTGTTATTAATTAAGTTATAGAAATAAATAAGAGAATATAACTGCATAATTAAATGATGATTAACATTAATCAAGTTTCCAACATACATTGCCATAGAAGGATTCATATCAAATGAGAATCCATTATAAGCAGAAGTAAATTTGCATTCAGGAATTATTTCAGGAAGGCGATGGATTACATCACTATCAATGATAGGTGGATGAATAAAATTATCAGACATAGTATCCATATAAGCTCCTAAATATGGTCAATTATAGCATATTTAATGATTTTTGTCTAACAAAAGCTATTTTAAGGATTCATCAAAAAGTATGAAAACATGTCCAAGAATTCTTTTCTTGTCTTCATCAGAGACAAAATTATTGATAATTTCATTATCATCAGTAAACAGTTTAAACTGAGATGAACCACCACCATCAAGATTCAACATCTCTTGAAATTTAAAAGCATTGCCAATAAGCTGCAGTTCTTCTAATGTACAACCACCAGAACCATCATCGTTGTTTTCAACAAGAATAAAGAATATGTCATCACCAATCATTGCAACAGCAGTTCTGGGATGTACTTGTGAGCTATGTCCAAGATAACTTGGAGGATTGATAACACCATTAGGAACTGGTAGATGTGTCTTTATAGGTACTACCAGACCATTCTGGATAAGGTGTGGAGTGCAACCTAAAATATATTTGTGTAGATTTAAATCTGCAATAGAATCATTAGCAATAGACCAGTTATCTTTTTTCGATTTCTGTATGAAATAACCATAATCATTTACTGGCAGAGTATCTTTAAAGAAGTGCTCACGAATTTTAACAATTCCAACAGGATCGCCTACGTTAAAATCTTGATGGTCCCATTCGTAAAAATCTTTTCTGTAATGGTTAAATCCAGCATTGATAATAAACCTAATGCCTTTTTGTTTTTCTATAATGTCATTTATAGATCCACCTTCGCCAATATGATTATTAGGCGTATCAGGAAGAAGTGCTTCTGATGCTTTTGAAATCAATAGTGTCAAATCTTGATTGACAGCTTGATTATAACGAATCAAATGAACGACATTTTTCCGTTCTCTAAGGGAGAATAAGTAGCTGGAATAGAAAAAACCAGAAGTGATCACACTTTCTGGTTTGATGATGTCATACATTAGGTTTACTCTTATGAATTTTCTTAACCAGACTCTTCGAGGCTGGGTCATCTAGTTTCTCAAGATGCTTAAGACATTCTTTCAAGAGGTTTTCAGGTTCAGATGGAACAACTTTACCAATTTTATGAGGATCAATTTGTTTATTTAAGATTTCTTCATTTACTTTTGCTTGAGCAACATCACCATCTGCATAACTTTTCAAAATTTTAGCAGCAAGATAGTAGTAACGATCATTAAGAACTTTATCTGACCTAAATGACATATCTTTTTCATGAAGTAATTTTCCACCAACAAACTCATAAGTGCTTGCCGGAATCATGTCACGAACACTTGTCTCCATAAACTCAGAAGCATAGTTTAGGGCAGACTTTAAATCACCAGACTTCAGTAAGCTCTGAAAACTTTTCAACTTATACAAATCTTGTTCTTGTAATTCCACAAGTGGCAAGCCTAAATCTTCATCTGACATGAAGTCACCATATGACCTCTTTTGATTTTGAAAATCTTCACGATCTGCTTTTACTTGTTTTTCGAATGTGATAATAGATGAATTCAAATCATGTAATGCTCTTGCTACATAGTGCATGTTAAAAAATCCTAAATGTTAATTAATAATCCAATTATAGCATAAATTATCAAAAAAGACAGAGAAAGAATAAGATACCATTCCGAAAATGGCATCATTTCAAATAAGTGGCAAACTTGTCTCGGTATTCTTTTTGTTGTTCAGTTGTCAATTCTTTATAGCGAGTTTTGAAACCATTAACAGTCAATTTAGCAAAGATAGCATCACCAGAATGAAGCGTCACTGTCACACCAGCATCCTTGAAGTAATCAGTAGGCACTCTTGGCAAATGAGCGGCTGTCGTTTCACCTGAAAGGGTGGAATTGAACATGTTTGTTTTAGACAAGCAGAGATAGCCATTTGCAAAGATAAGGCTGTATTTATCAGAAATATCTTCTGCATTGAAATCTACAGATTCTTGTAGACCACATTTGACCAAGCAACGAGTCATTTTTTCAATGTTAGCATCAATTTCGGCATCAGTTTGTTTCAAAATAAGCTTACCAGTAACATTGAAGTAAATACTAAGCAAACCAGCCAAAACAAAAAGATCCTGCTTAGACATAATAAGTTTGCTATTCATAATTTTCCAGAACAAATCAACATCTTTATGAACAAGCAAGATTTTCAGAACATAATAGTAAGGAATTTCAAATCCATTTTTATGTTCAATAATTTGGTTCATACGTTTAAACATGAGTTCTTTAGGAACAGGAGACTGATGGTTGTTCTCATGCTCATAATAGGAGTAATACATAACACCATGAAAAATGCTTTCTGACAGTTTACCTTTGATTTTAAGGTCATCTACAAAGAACATATCCCAATAATATTCATTTCTTGAGATGTTATTCATGTCAAGAACCTTAAGACGAAGATTGTTGATTTCATTAGCAGAAAGATTTTTTTCATTGAAAGTTTTATTAATCAGCCATTCTTCTGCGAGAGTATTTTTCAAAGGAGCAGCATGGCTACGGCCATGACCACAAGCGATGGCATCCCATGCTTTACTAATAAAAGCTTTTTTAGTTAACCAGCCAAGATCCCAAAGAAGATTCAAAGCTTCAATCCAATTGCTATAAAAGAATTCTTGCAGGGCAGCAGACGCAAGATTTTTATTAGGCTCGCCATTTTCAAACCAATGCTTCACAAGATTAATATCATGCTTCTCCAACATAGCCTTCATGATTGGAATATTGAATGCCACTTGAGTGGAATATTGTGGGTCATAATTTTTGGTCATGGGATAACTCCTAAAATTTGACAAATTATACCACAACGAGCCATAAAATGAAAGTTTTTATTATAAAATTAACATTTCATGTATTTTTAAGTCTGGTAATCTGAAATCATCTCGATGCATTTGAAAAGTCTTCTCCAGTCTCAAAATAAGATTTTCTTTTAAATGGTCATAGATAGAATCTAAATCAGTTAGAACAATTTGATTTATTGGATCATAAAATTCTATTGTTCCATCATCAAAAAGTAAAATAGATTCTCGACAATCTAAATTTAAATTAACTCCAAAATGAAACTGATAAAACTGATTCAATTCTGCATATTTTGATGTTTTATTGAACGTTATACTAAAATGGTTAGAAACACACTCGCTCCATTTAATATCTCTTTTGAAAAATGTTTCTTGAAAAGACGTTAAAGCAACAATGTTTTTTAATTTTTTTGCAAATGATTCTGAGAAACTATCTTTTAAAAAGGAATTGAAAGTTTTTAAATCTACAGTAACAGTATGTTGTCCAAGATTCATGCAGTTTATAAAAATACTTGAATCGTCAACTTGGTAACGTTTAATGAAGTCTGTTAACGATACAATTTTCAGATCGGTGTTAATTAAACGACTGTTTATAAAATTCACATTAGACATTTTATTAATTTCAAAAAAATGTTTAAAGGTCTTAACATTTGAATTAAGTGCTTTCTTTATATCTGATAAAATTTCATTATATGCGACCTCATAATCATTAGTATAAACCATAAGAGAATACGCCATTTCAAATGATAAATTTAAATTAGAATTTTGTTTTTTACATTGACTATAAAGTGTTAAAAAGTAATAGTAATCATGATCAAAAATCTCAAATAAAGAAAATTCAAAACTTAAACAATCACCATTATAAACCAGATTAATATAAACATCTAAGTTTTCAAGCCCTTGTATCAAAGCTAAAAAACTATTGGCAAAAATATATTGATTAATTAATGATGAATTAGATTTTGTTAAATTAGAAATAAATTGTATTACAATAGGATTTGAATAAACAGAATAATAAAAATGTTTTCTACCACCACGTATAATTTCTTGTTCAATTAACGGTAATTCGTGTTTAGAAACTAAATCTTTGAACTGACATATAATATCATTTTCGATGCCTGTCATAATTAATCCTTATTATTTTTTAGAAACAAAAATCAAACGGCTTGAATTTACATCAGGTTGAGAACGATTAGTGTCAGCAAAACATTGAATTTCTTTGAAACCAGCCTGCTCTAATAATGAAATAATTTCATCTTTAGTATACATCTTAGTTAATCCACTACCTTCAAAAATTTTCTTTTTATTTTGATTTTTAATGACAAAATCAGAAATAAGACATCTATTTTCAATTCGAGATTTTCGTTCACACTTGAAATGAGTGCCATCTACGTTCCGCTCAAGAACCGTAGTTTTTTCAAAATTAGAAATAACAAAGTCTGAGTTGTAATACTCCAAAACAAAAGTACCATTAGATCGTAAATGCTTGTTAGCATTCTGCAAGAATTTTAAATTAAGTGCATCATCTTCAAAATATCCCCAACTAGTATGCCAATTAATAACAAAATGAGTTAGGGCAACACATTTATCGTCCAATATATCGTGCTGCATAAATTTACTCGTTACCTGAGCAGCTTTTGCTTTTTTATTGGCCGTTTCAATATATTCCTCACATAAGTCAACACCAAGCGTCTTACAGCCTAATGACTGGGCCAAAGCTATAGATAGAGTTCCTTCACCACAACATTGCTCAAGAACTTGAGTAGTGTAACTTACACCCAGCGATTTAAAAAAAGCAATAAGGTCATCATTCACAGTATTGATAAGAAAAAAATTTCTTGTAATGTTGTTAAAAAAATCTGTACTCCAATTCATTTAAAATCTCCAATTATTATAGTATACAACAAAAACAAAAAAGAGCCAGAAGGCTCTTTAATTGACTTTGTTTTCTCTTTTTTTCATGTATTCTAAAAAGTGTGAGACATCTTTGCTAAGAATCTCATTCCTTTCAACGTTTAATTCATTTAAAATAGCCTGAATACTTGCAAGGTCGTTATCATTGATAGCTTTTTGAATTCTTTGGAAATAAGGTTCTTCCATCTGAGCAACACTTTTGGCTCCAGCAAAGACAGAAGCATTAATTGCTGTATTAATTTTATTTTTATCTACAAAAGTTGCACTTTTAAGCAATTTGTAAGTAAGAACAATACCAAGAGCAATCAAAATAAATTCAAAAAGATCCATAAGTCACCTCATAAAAAAGATAAGCAATGATAACATAAATTATCTATTTAATCAACTTTTAATGAAATTTTACATTTTCAATATAGTTAATACGCTCTTCAAGTTTCTGAGCCATTTCTTTACGAATTGTATCACAAGTCTTGGTGACCCATTCTTGTTTTCGAGCTTCAAATTCTTCATCTGAAATATTCAGTTCAAATGATGACATGCCATTGGAGTAACAATCATAAGAAATATATACCAATGTTGTATTACCATTATCGTCAATAATATTGATCTCAGTAGTGCTATCAATAACATGTTTCACAACAATCCCATCATATACTTTTCCAAGCTGATAAGGAGTGTCAGGTCTTGTTGCCACATTCACTTGAAATTTTACTTTGTCACCTACTTGAGCCAAATCAGACTTTCGCATACAAAATTCCTTCAATAAATTAATTGAGATTATGATAATTCATTTGTGCTACTAAGTCAATGATTTAACTAGTAATTTTTCTATATGTTTTCTCAAATGCTGTTTTTTCAATCCTATAGACTTCTGGAATTGAAGGTTCAGTAGTTGCTAAATAATCACCAGAACACACTAACATTTCTTCGCTCCATGGAGCAATGAACTTGAAAGAGTCTCCAAGATATTTGAAAGCAATACATGTACCAGAAGGAGTGAAATCTTGGAAATCGTCAGTTAGCGGTTTATCAACAACATATCGTGCTTTAAATTTATCCATAGACATTGTATAAAGCTCGCCTTTAGGGCCACGTACAACAACATGATTAGAACCAGCTTTATTTTCAGTTTCAACAACATTATCAATTATGGTAATAACAACTTCACCATCTATAGCCTTTCGGACAGAAACTAAGCCTACTTTTTTATATTTGTTAGCTTTTTCTATATTATCCTTAAAATATTCAATCATATCTTCTTGTTTAAACATCAATATTTCTCCTATATTATTTTTTTTAGAAACGCAAAAAGAGGCCGAAGCCTCTTATTCTTTCAAATATACATGTTTATAATGTGGTTTTAGTGGTTTTAGTTTTAAAGCTTCTTCTTTAGTGATTTCATCACAATATCGAAGGTATGACATAATAGGACAATAACTTTTTGAATATTCTTCTTTCACATCTGAGATATTCTTACAATCCTCCTGCCATGCCAAAGCTTTAGAATATTGTTCAGCACTACATGCAGTCAAAAAAGGTGTTGCCATATTCACAATGACTAGATTGTTAACATCTTCTGGATGTGATGTTTCTGGCCTCATTACTGGTGTAAAGTAATCTTTGTTTTTAACGTTATCTGCCAAATTTTTATTACTCGAATTAGCAGCCTCTGAACCAGCAGCAATGATGGCAGTGTTATTTGCAATACTTACAGCAAGGTTCGCAGATGCAAAAGGGGCAATCATAAAGCACAGCATAAACATAATAATTTTTTTCATTTAAATCTCCAATAATTAAGCAGTTTGTTCTTCATCTTTTGTTTTGATAACAAAAAGTCCACAAGACATTGCAATCAAAACACAGAAAAGGTTTGCAAGGTAAAGCATGATACAAACAGTACGCCAGAAGTCACCAGTAACATTACCATTCATATTGTCTTGACTAAGTTCAAGTTTCATAGTAACTGGTTGATTACCACTTGCTTCAAAATCACGATATACTTTGTCATTGATTGGCCGATAGAACTTTTGACCAGTCAAATTGTCAACAAAATAACCATTGATATTGTATTGAACATTTTTCTTATGTTCATAAGTGACTGCTTTCGTGTCAATCATGGTAACTTCACGAACCTGTTTATTTAACAGTGAACTCGAATAGTTATTCAATGACAAAGTTAGGGCCAGAACGATGCCAGAAATAAAAAGAATAATCAGAGTATTTTTAATATTCAGTTTCATAGATAGAGCCTCTATTAGTATTTTAGAAAGTTAGCAAAATATAAATTATTGATCACGAAGAAAAACATGTTTATAGCCTTCTTTCAGTGGACGCAGTTTGATAGCTTCTTCTGGTGTGATTTCATCACAATACCTAAAATATGACAGCAATGGGCAATACGAACTATCCAAGCCCGAATCAGAATCTTGTTCAATAATTTTCTTACAATCCGCTTGCCAATCTTCTGCTTTTGCTACTTGCTCCACAGTACAAGCTGTAAGCAATGGAGTCGCTACTTCAACAGCCGTTGCAGCAGAAGAACTGTGAGAACTTGACATGAGCATAATTGGAACAAACAATGGAAGCACACTGGAATTTGACGAAATGCCATTTTTAGATGAAACGCTTTGGCGAGCAGGTGGAGGTGTAACAGCCTTAGCAGGAGCAGAAACTGATGGTCGAACAGTAGGAGCCGGAGCAATACGTGGAGCCATAACAGGCACACGAATTGGAGTGATGATTGTAATTGCAAGAGCTTCAAAAGAGACAGCAAGGCCCATAATCAGAGCAATGGAACTAAGCACAGTCTTTTTCATTATGAATCCTCAATAGAATAAAAAGTAGACGAATTATAGCAACCTTCAAGATGATTGTACAGCTATTCAGCCGATTTTTTGTAAAGGTTCAAAACGGTAACACCAGTGATATCATCAACACAGTCATTCACCAGAACTGTATCGTTGCCATGAATATTTTTAAGAGAAATCAAATACATAATAGCTTCATCAATGGTTTTGCCATCCAGAGCAAAATCAACAGAGTCAGGAAGGTCAATCAGAGAAAGAGACATAGTGGTTCCTCAATATTGAAAAGTAATGAATGATACCAAAAAAAAGAGATGATGTCTACAATTTGTTGAATTAATTCAAAATTGGCGTACTGTATATATATTAACTATTGGAGAAGAAATGCTAAAATCAATAATTATGACACTTCTTATGACAACAGTGACTTATGCAGAAACCACACATTCACCAATTAATGAAATTTTTGGATTTGAATTAGGAATGGATGTTACAAATTACAAAGGTGATACTGTTACTCTTTCAAATGGTGACAAAGGAATGGTTGTCCCAGTAGATGTGAAAGGTTTTAAAAATGTATTGATAACATATGATCAGCAAACAAATAAAATAATTAGTATAGCAACAATGAAAGAACAACCTAATAATTGCCAAGAAGAAGCAAAAGTAATTATGGAGGTTTTGTCAGATAAATATGGTAAATTTGACAGAAAAGAAAGAAATGGAAAAACAGAATATTACATACAAGATAAAAATAAAAGACTGGTTGTAGCCTGCGATGAACCAGAAGTGTCTGAGGTATCAATAATATTACTTGATTATCAACCAGAATAATTGACTACAAAACTCGAATTTGCTATAATTAACAAATTTAGAGGACTTAAACTATGCAAGTTAAATATAAAGTTAATTTTGAATTTAACAAAAAAATTGATGAAGTCTTGCTCAATATATTAACTGGCTTTGGATGGCCAGATTTATATTCTTTGTATAGCGACAAATCAATTAAAATTTTTGAAGATATTGGTGAAAGGTTATCTCACATAAACAAGACAGATAGAAATTGGTGGGGTAATAATATTAAAACAGAAGTAGCAATATCTGATTGTGATTCTGCGGAGTATATTCAATCTGTCAAACATGATGAAACAAGAAATGTATATATTTTAACAATCAAAGTAGAAGATCGACCAACTGAGCAATATATTAAAAATACATCTCAAAGATTCAAATACTATATGAATGAAGTAGTCCCAGCACTATTAGAAAAATACATGGAACAAGAAAAATATATGAAATACTTTGAAGATGTAATTGGTTGTAAAATTGAAGATATTGATGCTGTCAAAATAGTTAGTATCAATATTGAAGAAGAAATCACCATTAATGTTAAGCATACTGTAGAAATATAATTAATGTTATCAAAAATAAAAGAGGCTTCGGCCTCTTTTTTGTTGACTAACGGGATATTGACTTTCATAACATTGTAATTAAAATGAGATCAAAACATCCAAGGTAAACCATGAAAAAGATATTTATTGCAGCCGCATTATTTACATTGAGCTTCGCCACAACAGTAGTGCCAATAGATAATATTTTTGGTATTAAGCTTGGGGACAAAATAGCAACAAGAAATGATAGATTTCTAAGAATTGATGACGTTAACAATACTATATATGAGAGAATAAATTTCAAAGGTTTTGACAAAATATCAATTAAGTATACACCAAAAACAAAAACAATATATCAAGTATATACAGAGAAAGATGTATCAGAAGGCTGTATAGATGAATTAGAAATAATAAATGGTATATTAGAAAAAAAATATGGAACAATGACAAAAAATGATAATCTTGTTAATGCAGAGCATATGATTAAACAAGGGAACAAGACTTTAATATCAGGATGCAGAGGAACAAGCTATACTAAACTATATATCATGTTAACTGATGAAGAATTAAAATCAAATTCAAAAAAAGAAACTATTGAAATTCAAGCAGATAGAGAACTCGAAAATCTATAAAAGAGGTCGAAACCTCTTTAGTATTCAATCATTTCTTGGACTAACAACCTATCGTCCCATTTATTAACATCAAATTGTTCTGGATGGTAAGCTGATGGAATATAAAGTTCTGGTAATACTTCAGACCATTTGGCATAGTTATAGCCTACATATTTCAGAAGTTCGTATAAACCTTGTTTCAATGAGCTTTTATTATATGATTTATTAAAAGACTCTTTAGACCACCCATTAAAATTAACTAAAATAACTAAATTTTCATTTTCTAAAGTCATTTTTACAATAGTCTGATTATAACAATTAATTAAACAAACTTTCGTATTAAGAATAGAATAGTCATCATTAAAATAAACTTCAATTTTATATGTAAGCAACATGCCTTCACCGCCATCAAAGATTGTTCTAAACAAACGTTTGTTATCATCATCAATATTAAGATTAAATGAGATTACAAAACTAGTATTATTAGCGATGAGCCGTTTGTTATTAAAAATGCCAAAACCAGCATCGAAATCTACATTATTAAGAATTGCTGAGCAGACTTCTTCCTTATCAGATTTTGATACGTTAAAATAATCAAAGGTAATACTCAAATTATCAGAAATCAATTTTCTATTGGATTCGTTTAGCATAAAAGCTTTTTTGTGATTTTTAATTATAAGTTCATTAGTAGCAATATCAAAATCTTTATCACGCATATCATAGACTGAAAAACCATTATTCTCATATAAAACATATACAAATCTTTTCTTTTTTTTCAAAGAATTCACAATATAATAGTTTGCCTGTATCGTTCTTTTAGATCTTTCAAAAACTTTTTCTTGATCAATGCTATCTTTAATTTTTGAACAATCAAAAATATTTGGCAACATAACAATAATGTGTTTACCAACATACCAGTTTAATTCATCTATTGTTTTAAAATTTTTAACAAAGGTTGCATAGTCTCTAAACATGATATGATCTCTAATAAAAATTAACATTATTATACCAATATACAAAGGGAATAACAACAAAATTAAAAATAAATATTAATAAAAAAAAGTAGACTGATAATCTGATTGGATGTATAATACACATTCACATTATGGAGACTACTAATGAATTTGAAAAACGATCTGTATTTTTCTGTAGCACGAAATGTTTCTGATGACTATCTGATTCTTATGATGGTAAGGAAACAAACGTGGGATACTTATGAGATGAAAGATGATCCTGATGAGCTATCTGATGTTGCATATGATTTCACTTTGGAAGGGTATGTGTTTGAAGTGACAGGACAGAACGGTGAAGATTGCATTGATAGCATCGAACGTGAAAATGGTGAAGAAGTAGACGGTCAAAAACTGATTGAAGATCTTGAAGCTGCAGGCTATACCGTAAATCAAGATATTGCTGAGCACTTCCAATCAGAAACCGATGGGTATTTCGAACCGGCTTAATAATAACGGTTTAAAAAAGAGGCTTTGGCCTCTTTTTTTTGCTTAAATTAATAAGTCATCATCATAAACAAATCAACATCTTTAATAGTTATTTTAGAACTATCTATGCCAAGTTTATTACTTAATAATTCAGTAATTAATGTCAGATAATGATCATATATATCATTTAATGTATCTAAATAAACAGGAATATATAATAGTGGATTAGAATAATAAAATGTCCCATCAGAAAATAACTCTAAACTTATATGTGGATGAGATTTATAAGTAAGAATAAATTGTCTATTATAAGATTGAAATTTTAATGGTTTAACAAAACATATATCAATAAAATCAGCTTTTTTATTATGTTCGAGATTATAATAAAATTGCATTATTGATAATACTTGATTAAATTCTTTAAAAGTTTCCTTTGGTAAGAAATTTTTAACAATACTTGAAAATTGATAGTATTGAAGACGATAAAAATGATCATTATTGAATTCATTAACTCGTTCAAGTATTTTATACTCATCTGGAATACAAGTATGTGCCATATAAGACATGCCAGATTTCTTTATTTCTTCACTCATCAAGTAATATGATTCATTTTTTACATAATGCATCAATGATTTCATATCTTTAATATTAGGATTTAGTTTAGATTTAATGCTATTAAATGAGTATTCATATGCAGCATCAAAATTAAAAGAATCAGAAAATTGTTTGTGGCTATTAGTCAAAAACAGTTCATAATTAGAAACACTATTATTATTGATTGATAAGTTAACGATATCTATTCTATTGTTTCTATACATGTTATTAGAAATAAGATAAAAAATTGAATGTTTAGAAATACCAATTCTCACTTTAATAACAGTTGGCAAATCTCGCATGAGATAAACTAGTTGATTTAAGGAGACAAACTGTTTAAGAAAGCTTTTAGGTATATTGATTATTTCGTATAAATGATTGACAACATCATCGTTAAAATCCAAAAGGAATTCTTGATTCTCTGTTGAGGAATTAACAATGACTAATTTATCTTTAGACAACTGTAGTTCTATCAATTTCTTAGCACTATCTACAATATCATCAAATAATGCTATTTTATAATCAGACATGTTTAACTCCTTTGAATATCTATTATTCTAATATAAGTTTTTGAATGTCATAAGAATTTGGATATGTTTTAAAATCAAGTTGATGACCATGCATAAAAGTAAAATTATAAGTTTCAACCATTAATGAGGTGACATTATAATTTTTATCTCGTTGAATAATAATATCCTTATAAACTTCTTCATCATCAGCAAGATTAGGTTTTTTAGGGCCTACAGTTATTTGATGAGAAATTTGTTCTATACGACCTTTTTTATGTATAAAGTAAACATGCTCTTTTAACGTTGAGTCATCTGCAACATTATAATTGCTAAAAGATCCTAAATTATCGACCTTAACTTTAATGGAATCGAGACTCATTCGATAACTACTTGCAATAACTTGTTTAGTTTTTTTGTTATAAAATTGATAACCGCCAAACAAATGAATTTTTATGGCATAGTCTTTATAATCAAAAGTATCAACATTATAGAGTTTATTAAGCAAAAAGCAGGTTTCTTTCTTTAAACGGTCAAGAGAATACATATGACGTTTAGTCCACATCATTGGTATGAATAAAGTGTTTAAAATAGGTATCAGCATACAATATCTCCAAAATAATTTCCATTGTAGATTACAATGATTTGATAGTCAACAAAAAAGAGGCTACTGCCTCATATTTTGTGTTTTAATGGTTTACTTAATTCTTTTTCTTTAACTGAGTCATTTATTTTTTCATATATCTGATGAGCTTCTTTCAGAGATGTTGCTTCTGAAAGTTCCATTAGATGAACAAAATTAGTCACATTTAAGGTGTGAATTAGTTTAGGATAATCAAACTTGATTAAATCGGCCATTTCTTTTTCTTCTACATATCTAAAAATAGAACTTTCACGATTTAAGTTCATAACAATATTATTCTTTTCAAAATAATCTAAAACAGGTCTTATATGATCTTTATATTTTGAACGATCTACTTCCATTGATATAACTGATTCAACATCACTACACAAAGTCAAAGAACCCTTTTTTTCTAACATGAGATGATGATAATAAACTTTGAAAAAAGAATTATCACCAGAAATATGAACATGGTTATCTTTTGTATTATTTATATAGTGCTTTGGCATGTATGAATAACCTTCTGTCAAAGCTGGTCTTGCTGAACCAATATAACCAACATCAAATAATTCAAAATCAGTGAAACTATGTTGTAGTTCAACACCAGATGCTCGAATAGTGTTATCATCTGTCACAGTACAAGTTATATCATCAATAGATGTAAACCAATCAGGGTAAGAATCTTTTACCAATTGAACAAACTTATTCAATTCAGGTGTGTCTAACAATTGTTGTTCTGTTTTTGAATTTAATAACATACCTAACTTCATACATTGTCTTCTTTTAAAAGGTTCAAAAGCTTCATCAAAAACTGTATAGTATTTATCCATCATTTCATTATGAGTACGAATTGCATCTGGTCTTGATGACTCATAGCTAAAGTAATAATTATTATAAAGATCAAAAAGGTTATAAATTCTAAATTGTTTCAACAAATGCGTGTTAGCTTGAATAACAGAGATAACATTATCAAGACCAGTTCTTACTGAACTTGAACGTTCTTTTTTTTCAGCAACAACTGAATCAAGATTTCTGAATTCTTCTACAAATCTAAACGCAGGTAATTTTTGTAAATCACTTTTAAGTTTAACAAGATCTAAGTCATCATGAAAAGCAAGTTCAAAATTGGTAATAAATTCTTTAAATCCTTTACTATCATTCAATGCTTTGTAAATTTTATTCAAATAATCAAAATCACTTTCTTGAATAACTGGAATATATTCTATTGAACTGGCCACATCTCTATCCATGTTTTTAAAAATATTGGAATCATCTTCTTTATAAATCAATTTAGAATAGTTCTTTAATAATATAGGATATCCTTCGTTGTTGGTCTTAACTAAAGAAAAATCATAAAGTCCTTTCATAAAAGTTTCATTAGTGAATTTTAAAGCAGCATAATAATCAAAATTTTGGTAAGTTCCATCATTTATATTATGTTCTTCTTTAAAATCATTGAGTAGATTTAAATAATCATTATAATTGGCTTTTTTCATGCGACTCTCTGTTTAAATTGTTTTTTATTTTGTGTACTATTTTCTTCTACTATGCCTAACATGTTTTTTAATTTTTCAACTGAATCATCATCTAGGACATGTCTATCTTTATTTGTATACAATGTTGCATTATATGCCTGCTCAAATCTTATATCTTTATCATAAACACGATCATCATTTTTGTAATGCATGGCATAATCTTCACCATTAGGCTTAATAGTAAATCCAATCATGGAGGATATATCAGAAGACGCCTTATTAAAGTCATACATAATATATTGACGATTAGAACATTTAACTTTTGATTCATCTTCAAGTGTATATGTTGATCCTGTGTTGGTTACATATTGTTCAAAGTAATCTAAATCACGAACAATACACCATGAAGTAGATCCAAAAGCTTGACATTGCTCATGAGTTTTTATCTCAAATGTAACAATGTTCTTATCATCATATATCTTTTCTATACCAAAAGATTCTAATTTGGCAGTCAGGTCTTCTTGTGTAAACTGATCAAAATGATTTAAAGTTCTTGTCAACATATTAATAACATCATCATTGTCTTTTAAAGCAGCTATCTTTCTACCAACAAATGTTTGCAATTGTGATGTTGTAACATTATTGTCATATAATGATTTAAAGTGGGGTTCTGTTTCATCATTGAAATGATGTTTATATTTAGAACTCAGAATACTATAAGCGAACTGCTTTATTTTATTACGTGCAACAATATGATTGATTTCATCATCAATTGCCTCAAAAGACTTGTCTTTGAAATTATTCAAATCAAAATTATACTGTTTTAAAACAGCATGATTCTCCAATAATGATTGCACGGCTTTAATGCCATTAGCATATTTTTTTTCTTCAAGTATTTTTTGTTGGAAGAATGGAACACTTTTTGGTTTCTTTCTTAATAAGTAGGCAACAGCATCAAGATGAAGTTCTTTCGTGAACTTTTCTAAGGTTTCATTATCTTTTATAGTATGATACTGATTATCTTTTCTATAAACTAAACTCTTATCATCAAAGTAATAAACCTTGTCTATCTTTTGAGAGGCAGTAAAAGTTATATCAAATACAGAACTATCAGTTAAAAGTTTAGTGGCTAAAAATGATTCAACAGAGCTATCAGATAAATTAGAAGAAGCATCTCTAATAAAAATATCAGCTTTAGACATGAAAAAGTCAGGATCATACTTTGTTAAAATAAACTTTACTTTATCATTGAATTCTTTATTTTCTTTTTCATATTTAATCAATAGATCAGAAAAATCTTGAGTATTTATTGAATTTTGAACATAATCATTGATATATTTAAAAAGATACTTTCTTTCATCTTCATGAATAAAAGAAATACTCAACTCATCAAGTAAATTATAATAGGTATTTATAAAAGTATTAAATTTATTATATGTATCAACAATTTTTATACCTAATTCCATTATTTCATAATGGTTGTCATCTAAATTGTGAACATCTTCAATACTGAGTTCATTATCATAGCCATCAAAATTTTGTAATTTATTTTGAACTAAAGTACGCCATTCTCTATTCAAGGCATAATTACGTTCAGTAAAAGAAGAAATAGATGAAAACTTTCTTTCTGGTTGTGGATAAACTTGTGGCATATAAACCAAAAGAGCATCAATTGATGTAATTTTTGTAATATCTGTATCTTGGATAGAAGAAACAATACCTATTTTTTCATAAACTAATTTACTCAAAGTTGCATTTTTATCAACAGGCTTAGCATTAAGTTCGCTTTGAGAAAACTCTGGGATAAATGTCATTTCATTATAGTTTAAATGAATATCATCATCCATGTGAAGATCAGCAGTGTATATTCTTAGATCATTTAATTTTTCAATCTGTTTTAAATTCTCATTTAATTCCATATAAACATATAATATTAGTATATCTAAAAGTATAACATAAAAATAAATATTTAAAATAGAAAAAGAGGCCGAAGCCTCTTGATTTAAAGATTCAAAATATTATTTATTGAAATCGCTCATAACTTTTGCAATATCAGCAGCACTGGCATTGATTTTAAGCGATGGCTTTCCTTTAGACAATGAAGATGTTTCTGCTCGGAACGATTCTTGCTCTTCCAAGGTAACTTGACGGAAACCATTTTTAGCATTTTCTGCCTCTGCTTCTTTATCACCCATAGTCATGGAACACATACGAGTTTTATCATTCACCCAATATTTAATGGCAGGTTTCATACTTTCTCTCCTAAAAATTAGATAAGCCGATTATACACGATAGCAGTCATTCAAACAAGTTTATTTTGCGATCAAACTTTAGTCATCTGCAAAATAATATGATCTTTCAATCTGATGTCATTTAAATTTATGTTAAGTGGTTGGCAAGCAAATTCAATTAAAAATGTATCAATCATATGTTGTAGTGATAGATAAGTATAAATATCTTTTCCAATATAAGCAAGGAATCGATGAGACAACACAACTTTATTATTTGAAATATCAAAAAAGAACCTGATATAAATTCCTATATGCATTTCACTGACAAAAGCATTAATGGGGTCTAATCGATTAGGCGTACCTATTATTTTTTTTCTAATATATTTATTATAATTATTATCTGATGTATATTTTGTATTCTGAAATAAGAAACAGTTTAAAAATAGAAGCTTATTATCAATGTCATGAATAGCAGTTTTAATATCAAGTTCGAGAGATTGTGTTAACGGAATATTAAAAATATCCTGAACAACATCAAAATCAACATCAGAAATAAAATCTATCATGTAATCATCACCAGACTTAATGATTTCAAACCTACAGTGCTCATGTAATGAATCAAAGATCATAAAAAAGACAGGAATCTTATTTGGTGAATCATCAGTAACAATAGACATCGTATAGTCTTGACGATTATATTCAAGGTTTTTAAATTTTTCTTTTAATGCCTCTAACACCTTAAAATTTTTCATAATCTAAAATATACTCAACGATATTATAAAACATGTCAATAATAGGGTTCTTTGCAACAGCTTTATCACCATCGACCTCAAAGATAATCATACCATCATGGAGGTATTTAAAGAAGTAGGGTTCAAAGTCAGCAGTATCCCAATCAAAATCAGGATTGTTAAGTTCTTCTAATTCTTTTCCATAATCATTGTTTTCACCATAAACAACAAAGCCAGTTGGTGTGAATTCAACCATATACATGGTAGCAGATGCATAACAAGCAATCATAAATTTATTGTCATACATGTAAATATAGAAATCGGAATCACAATAACCTTTAAGATTGGAATGATAGTCATCTTCCATATTCTTAACTTGTTTATGGTCAACAGCAAACTGATATAATTTTGGAATCATGAGTTTTAAATCTTTTTCATACTTCTCTTTTCTGGGATCATCAATAGCATTCATGCCATTCTGAACAGCCGTTAAGACATTTTCTACTGAAAAGTTAGTATATTTAGCAATGATTGTTGCAAAATAAAATACATTATGACCAACAATATTGGCAAAAATACCATCATTTTTAAATGCAGAACCTAATGCATACATATAATTGTTACTTTCATTGGTAGACATCAATGTTTGTAAAGTAATATCAGGATCAGTAATTTGAACAATATAAAAGTCTCTATCAAAATAATACACATCAAAATAAGTGTAATGCATCACACGAGACTGGTTTACCTTAATGATATCTTTAATCAAATTAGACGCAATACAATTGAAAATAGTTAGAGCGTTATCGAAAAAACTTGGGTTTACAAGATACATAATATCTCCAATAAAATGATAAAATAGGGACTATTTTATAATAAATGTTAAAAGGCAACCATTAACTAACTAATGTTCCAACCTTTTCACCTAAAGCAATAGAACTCAAGTTGTTCTTGCCCATAACGTCACAAACAACAATTGGAATATTGAAGTCTTTACACATTGTAAAAGCAGTCATATCCATAACTTCCAAATTCTGATCTATAGCTTCTTTGAATGTCAAAGTATCATATTTAACAGCATCTGAATATTTATTAGGATCTTTGTTATATATACCATCTACTTTGGTAGCTTTAATAATTAAATCACAGTTTAACTCTTTAGCTTTAAGACTTGAAGCAGTATCAGTAGTTGAGAATGGATTACCAGTACCAGCAGAGAGAATAACAACACGTTTCTTATTGAGATGTTTTACAGCTTTAAGACGAATGAAAGGTTCAGCAACTTCATTAACAGCAATGGCTGTCATCACACGGTTTTCAATACCTTTGGATTTGAGCACATCTTGCAAATAGAGGCCATTCATAATAGTAGCCATCATACCCATATAGTCGGCTGTTGCAGGGTCTACACCATGCCCATTCAAGCTTTTACCACGACAAATATTACCACCACCTACGACAATAGCAATCTCTGCACCCAATTTGTGCAAGCCAGCAATTTCGTCCACAATAGCATTAACTGTTTCTTTACTATAACCAAATTTATCATCACCCATAAGTGACTCACCACTTAACTTCAACAGTATACGTTTATATTTCATGTAAGATCCTCATATTCGCTTTCGATATAATATATTATTGAATACAAACAGTCAATATTTCCATAATAATAATAAATAAAAAAACCACCCGAAGGTGGTTTATTAAGTATTCTAACTATTTAAACTTTCATATTTTTTAAGTTTTCAATTGAATCCTCAATAGTAGCCGCATTAGAAGAGTGCTTTTTTTGCTTACGGATAAGAGATTCAATTTCTTCATCAATACGTGCATTGAATTCCGAATCGTTTTCTTCTCTGGTCAAAACGATTTCTTCGTCAATGTTGCTATAGCCAGAATCGAATCGAATATTAGCAGCAGAACCATATTGGCTAATCAATTCAGCAACACGTTGTTGTACTTCAGCCAGTGTAGAGCATTCAGTAATCATATTTTCAACACAAATACGAGTCTCAATAACTTTCCGCTGGAATGCTGCACTTTTAGTTTTTGACATTTCTATAACTCCTATTTAACAACAGTGTGATTTAAGATTTAATGTAACAATTTAAAGGCTAAACAGAACTTTTTCCATTGGACTTTGCATTTGAGGCCAGAAATAATAGCCTTTATAATCATTTGAATACATTTTGTACATGTACTCTGCAAATTCAAGATTAGACATATGGTCAAAAGGATTTTCAGAGATCATTTTGGTGCAATGTCTTTCCAAAAACTTCGCCATTTGTCCTTCAACTTGAGCAAAAAGCTCATCCCCAAAAACTCGACGCTGAATTGAAACCGCATCAACTAAGTTTTTAAAATTGTAATAAGTAGTATGTAGAAACATAACAGTAACATTCAAAATGAAAGGTGCTTCCAAAATATCTTTTTTCTGTTGAGCGAAGACATGCTCAAGCTCAGAAGTAGTAATAAGTTTCACATAATCAAGGTCATCACTTACAACAGAACGCATAACATCCCAACGCCAAGTCGATGGATCACTGTTAGGTGCAGCGTGTTTTTTCAAAACATCAACCAAAGGAGCCACATCTTTCGTAATATTGTTTTTGATGTCATCAAAAGCAGCTTCAAAATCTCTAACAAGATCCATAAATCACCTATGAGTGTTTGTTTATGGTTGAATTATAGCACAAATATTGAAATAGGTCTAATTGTTTATTTAATTTAATCAAACAAAAATCATTTCAATAAGCGAAATTGTATTTTTCAAAGAATCAACATTATCAAATGACAAATCTTCGTTCATCTTAGTTTTGAAGATGTTTTTAATCTTACTCTTTGTAGAATCTGAGGCTGATTCGAAGTCATCAGCAAACATATTCATAAGTTTATAGAAAACAACCTTTAATTCATCAAATGATTTAAAAGGAGTCATACTTAAAGCAGGTTTATTATCTAGAAATGCTCTAACAGTTAAATTGTTTTTTTTGTACTGAGAGCATTGAAATAATATCTTTTTCCCTAAAACAGTAGCTGGCATTTGAATGAAGTGATCTGAATAATCTAAATCATCTTTAAAGAATTCTGATTGTGCAAATATATCATTAGAAATAATACGAAGTCCAGAATCATCATACCAATACAATAAAGCATCTGACAAAACAATGTTATACAAAGATTTTTGGCTTTCCAAACTTAATATATATCGAACATCATTAGACTTCTGATGAATGCTGAAACTAAATACTGGAATTTCATTAATGAAACAATACTCAAAAATAGTGAGATTATTTTTTAAAGAAATTATTTTGTCAGATAGCATAACTAAATACAGTTGACTAACAATTGAATTAAGCTGCACATTAGACTCCACTATATAAAATATTAAGTATTATAACAAAATCAATAAAATTTGTAAACAAAAAAGAGGCCGAAGCCTCTTTAGAAGTTCAAGAAATTATTTACGTTTCTTAGAAGGTTCCTTGAAAGTGATATAACGCAATTCTTCCTCAGATAGTTTCGACTTTACAGATTCAATGATAGAAAGGAACTTTGCATTGTTTTTTTGTTTTAGTTCTTCCTCTGCTTTAAGATTGGCATCAATTTCATCTTTAAAGTGTTTATATTGTTTAGTCACAATATCTTCAAAATTCATCCAAACAAAGTCAAAAGGAACTTTTTCTTGATAAAGATCGAATACCTTATCTTTATATCTGGTAGGCTTTCCAGCAATAACAACAGAAACAAAATCAGTATGACGGTCAACATCAAAGAAACCATTAGTTTCAGCCTCTTCATTAAGATTGTCAAAATCCCACCAATCCAAATCATATTCAGTAATATCAGCAATCATACGAACAACATAATTAAGTCGTTCTGAAATGGAATTACGAAGAGTTTTAAGTTCTGCAACAGTTATCTTGCCTTCGATTACAAGACGCATTACAGCAGCATCAAGTGGTTCAACAAACACTGCATGATTTTTACTCATAGTTAAGTCCTCTGAATTTTAGAAATAAATTATACCATATTTCGGATATAGTAACAAACAAAATTTTTAATTTTTAAGCCGATATGAATGTGCTAGCCCCTTTGAATGAAAAGTCTTTCCATCCAAAATAACTTCAACCTTGATGTTTGCACCACCTTTAATCACAAGACCAGTGTAGGTATTGCCATCAAAATCAAATTCAACAGTAGTGCCTTTCTCAATGTTCAAAAAACAATCAGAATAAGCTTTGGCCAGTGAATCTGGCATATCTCGTTTAGAGAGTAACGAATAGTTCAAAACAGATGGTGAAACATGTGAAAGAGTCTTCAAAGATTGAGAAACATTATCAAAAAGAACAAGATTGAGGTATTTGCCAGCTTTTTGAACAAAGCCAACATAAGATAAACCATTATGGTTCAAAGAAAAAATGTCACCACGCTTAAGATCGCTCATAAACACGCTCCATTGAAGGTAATGGCTTATTATACCATAAAGGATCTCTTATATTCAACAAATAATGATTGATTAGGTTCTTATTTTTAGTTATAATACACATCGAAATAAAATTTTGAGGAATAGAAAAGTGATCGATAATCTGAAAAAAGAGATTTCAAACCTTGAACAACTTCTTACTCTGAAAAAAGAAGAGTTGGCTAAATTGATTGAAGATGAGAAATTCAAAAATAAAAATCAATTGATTGCCCTTGCTGAAATGAGAGATCAATTTGCTGGCATTACTGATCTACTTTTGGTAAATAACACCCCAGAAGATATTGAAAACGTAAGAAAGCAATTTGAAGATAACTTCATGTGTGGATATAGAGTACATTTCTACAAAATTAAAGACATTAAAAAAGCATATAGATTTTTAAATGAAAACATGGACAACAGTTCGTACAGTCAATCAACATTGTATGAATGGATGGATAAGAACGAAAAATATTTAATTAATAAGGAATATTAATCAAAACAAAAGTAATAAAAAAAGAGGCTAATGCCTCTTTTTTATTGATATAAACTTATTATGTAATCGCAAAAACACCTTCATAATCCACACTATAACCAATCTTTTTAAGATTATTCATGGCTTCTTGCATTTGCTTATGTCGAAAATCGGAAATCTCAGCATCAGTTAGTTCTAGTCGAGTAATAACAACTGTTACACCATCTTGCAGTTTGACATAAGAAGATTCATCATCATAACAAATAATTCGATCTTCAAGGACTAGCGAATTATTCAACATTTTGTTTTCTAAAGCCCAACAAAGAGTACCAATAACATTATGTTGACCATTTTTAAGAGGTTCTGCAATAAAGAGTTCTTTAAAAGCAGAAAGATCGTTATTTTCAGTATCGACACCAAAGCGTGCTAAACTTTCAGCAAACTTATCATTTAAAGTGGACAATTCATCATTTTGAATAATAAAAGATTCAGAATTATCATTAAGAAGAATATTGACAATATAACGACAATTAGGCTCAACACTGGTATGCATGAAAGCATCAATGGCTTTTTCAAGTTTGAGCTTTAGAGCAATCAAAGTATTTGCTGCTTCTTGAGTATTTTTGGCTTTACCAATATCAATGCGTGCAGATGTCATCTATGTGTTCTCCTTAAATGTTGTTAAATTATATCAAAAACAAAGGTTACGTGCAATTAATAATGTTAAATTAGAACCATCTCAATCACTGAAACAGATTGCTCAAATAAACTCTATTTAAATATAAGCCATTTGATATAATTCTAAATGTTCTTTCGTAAAGTCTTCAAGTTTGATACCAAGATCTGATAACAAGCCATCCCTGTAAAGGGCTAACAGATAATCATACAATGAATTCAAATTATTAAATTTTACAGTATTAAACTTTCCATCAGTGTCATGATAAGTTAATATGTATTTCTCAGGATCTTCAATAATACTAATAGAAATATATTTGCTATCACTCCAGACACTCGATGAATTGAAGTCATGAAAACATATTGAATATATAGAATGAGTAAAATGTTTGTTATTTGCAAATATTTTATTTAAATTATCAGTTTCAAAATCAAAGTTAAAATAAGTTCCATTAAGTGATTTATTCAAAGCTACTGCAGAAAAATTAATTAAAGAAAATATTTGATTAAATATACGACAGTCATCTGAAGGAAAAATTTTAGCAGTGATACTTGTCATTTCATTATAGTTAAGTGGATTAGAAGTATCAATTGAGAAGTCTTTCAAACACTCTTCTTTTGTGTACATATTCATATTTAAAGATTTAATACGTTCATCAAATAAAACATATCTATCCATACAACGAATTCGATTCAAATCTTTAAGGGTTTTAATTGTCGGATGAAAAGTAATTAATTCAAGCGAAAATTGATAAATATTTTCAAATGTAGACTTCTCACTATATGAACGAACATGCCAACCATCAGCCAAAGTAAAAAGAATACTTAATTCAAGCGTGATATCTATAAGAATGTGATTTTCAAAAATAAAAAGTTCACTTTTTTGATTGAATTTTTGAGGAATAGGGGCTTCTGATTCTATATAATGCTTGAATTGAACCAAAGCGTGCTGTTGAAGCATAGAAGATGCTGATAACCCAGTTAAATCTTTAAGATAATAAGCAAATTCTTTATTAAAATTGAAAGAATAATAATCATACTTATCATAAATTAAAGAATGCTCAAAATCATTTTTGGATGATCCAATAAATATTTTCAATTTTTCGTAAATATCATAAATAAATTGATTCATAATGCCTCCAAAATATGATGCCTAAGTATATCATAGCAGTAGTACATAAGCAATTAGATAAGATAAAATGTACACAAAACAAAAATGTGATATAATAATATTAATATCTAATTAAAGACGAATATATGAAAAAAAATAAATTATTTAAAGCTCATATAAGTGACATGATGAAAATAGATGTGAGACATTTCTATTCAATAATGCATGAAAAAGAAAAACAAAAAAAAGAGATACAAGAAGAAATATCTAAAAATAGCAAATATCATAAAGGATGTGTTATGTTAGCAGGCGGAATAGGATTGCTTACTATTGGTATGGCCATAACAAATAACTATGATGTTTATAAAATAGATAAAGACATCATACATGCCAGTTTTGTAACAACATTATTTGCTGGAGCAATTAGTTCAAAAATTTATAAACATTTGAATGAACTTATTAATCAACATTTTAAAATGCTCAAAGATCCAATAAGTTACAAACATGAACAATTTGAAAAAAAATTAGTTGAATACTTAAATGAACAAGGTCATCCAACAGAATACCAATATATATCAACAATAGATGATTATTTTGAGCTTAAAAACATATCAAAAAATTCAGAAAATTATGAAAAAGAATTACATCAGAAAACAACAAAATATGTAGAAAAAATCATTAATGCTTATATAGAACCAGACGTTGCAAGAAAAAACACAATAAAACAAAACAAGCCATAGATATATTTAATAATTTTTTCTTTATTTTGAGGTCTTAATATGATAAAATATGTTATCGAAATATTATAAAAAGGCTGATTATGATAGAAATTAAAGATATTGCAAGCTTGAAAGAAGCATTAACTACAGACAGTCAATCAGGTCTGTTTGTTAAGCCTTTGAAAGAATTTATTAAAGAAGGTATTGTAATGGATTCTGGAACTAGACCAGAGTATCGATATCCATTAGATGAAGATGCTAATGAAATATTATTATTCCAAGTGAAAAAATCTGTTATTACATTCAAAAGTTATATGAAAAAAATAAATGAAAATTATCAATATCATAGATCAAATGACTTACCAGCTACTATCACATACAACGATAATGGGTATCCTTTTTTTTATCAATGGTTTATTGAAGGATATAAATGTAGAGACAACGTAATGAAACCAATCACTGTTGAAAACAATGGTGATGAATTCTGGCATTTCAAATACCAATATGATATCAGTGAAACACATCTACTTGCAGTCGCAAATATTACATATATTCATTCTAAACGACAAGATAAGCTAAGAGATATAGCTATTGAGTGTAATGGAACATATATAGATTATAATTTAGAAAAAGCAAAAAGAATGGTGCCAGAAATTGATGACATTAAATTTGAAGATTGCTTTGATTTAAGTAAAAATATATTCACCGAAGATTATATTACAGTAATTGAAATGGCAAACATATAATTATTGGAAATAAAAGAGGCTGAAGCCTCTTTTTTATTGCTTAGTAATTGTCTGAATATATAATTAACTCAACTTTATCAATCATATGTTCAAGTCCAACCTTGCGAAGTGCATCAAGAAACTCAGATTTCAAATTGGCAGATATTGAACCATATTCGGCATTAATCTTACTGAATTCAGATAGAGTAACTGCTTTACCATAATGAGGCAACTCACCAAGCGATCTCAAAACAGCAGTAGACCAATCATGTTGTGGGTAATCTTCTGTATGACTTACAAAAACAAATCCGACCTTTGAATCTATCATTTGTAGATTTCTATCATTCTCAACTATATTTTGAGCATTATCAAACTCAAACTCTTTAATTGAAGATGATAAAAAACCATAACCATATTTAAGATAATGTTGCATAATGTAACTCCTTAAAACATATAATAATATCATTTAAATAATAAAAAGTAAAGTTTAATAATTTCTTTACATTGACTTTTTTTATAAAAAAAATATATTAAATATACGAAAAAATAAAAGGAGATAACAATGACAAATATTAAAAAGCTTGCATTAATAATAGCCACAACAGTAATAACAACAAATATAGCATTTGCAGGTACAAACAAAGAAGAAACTCGTAAAGAAAATGAAAACATGAAACAAAAGATCCTAGACAATAAAGCAATCTTGGAAAAAGAACGTGAAATGTTATTTCCCAAGCAAGAGTCTTATGATATAAGTACAATAACTGTTACTTTTTCTCCAAAAAATCAAGAAGATGATATAGTGTCAGAATTAATAGCAATGAATGAATTATTAATAAAAACAAATAACATTAACCAAACAATCAATAATTATGGAAATATTAAAGAATATGAAAGCCAATCTCAAAGTATTCTTTCTAATACATTAAGTAGAGTATCACAAGAAAGAATAATGAATTACAAATATAAACAAGAAGATGGTGTAATAAATTCAGTAGATATAAAGTTAAGTAACGTAAAATCATATAAACTAAGAGAAACTGACGATAATAAATATACATTATTCTTTAATATAAAAAATGAAAAATTAGGTAAAAGTAATGAACAATTGAATTCTGACGAGTATTCATTATCAAAGATACCATCAATAAAAACGGATGAACTTAATCAAGCAGTTGTTTTAAAGAAAGGAGAATATAAAGTAGTCAACATATATCAGAACCTACCTAATGATAAAGATATCGGGAAAGAATACACTGCAACTATTATGAAGTTGACACAATAATAAATTAAAGAGGCTAGAAAGCCTCTTTTTAAATGTTTTTCATTTCTTCTATTATTAAAAAATCTTTAAGTTCTGCAATGGAATTAACATTGACATTGTTTATTTTGAACATTGAAAATATAAGATTTCGAAAAGCACAAAAATCAGATTGAATAAATTCATCATAAGGAATAGTGAGTGATTGATTATAAACAAATATATTACACGTAATATAATATTCGTTATATTGAATATGTTCTTTAACTCTAAATGAAAGAATAGTATCTTTAGCATTATTATTCATTTTAGCTTTGCTATCAAATCTAATTTCAGCAACAGAAAAAGTTATTTCGAATTCATCATAAGGATCTTTAAATACTTCACCATATAAGCCATAATCATATATTGATTTAAATATAAATCCTTCAAACTCAAAAATGTTATCTATTTGCTTTAGTGCATGCAATAATTTACCAGAATTTAAAAAACAATAATTTCTGTAATAGTTATTAGATGATGATGCTTCTAAATAATCAACCATAAACATACGAAAAATGTCTATGGCTGATTTACCATCAATAAAAAGATCTTGTATGTATATATTAATAGTTATGATGCTAGGAACTAACTTTAAATGACGAAATAAAGAATGCTCTTGTTCAAATGAAATATATAATCTACCATCATTAACTTCAAAAGTAACACGAATAGAAAAATCATCCTTGTAAACAATCTTAGACTCATCTTGGACAATTTTAAAAAGGTCAATAATTTTATCAGAATTTACAATTTCTAAATTTTGAATTGAATTAATATATTTAACAACTGCATCACAATTAACAGTATGCAGTTTAAATAATGAAGTTGATTCAATATATTTCATACAAAACCTATTATTTATTTCAATTTAAGTTTTTTAAGCATACAGTATTCATCAGGGTCTGCATTTTTATCATTTTTGTAAACAAAACCAAGACCTTCCAACAATGATACAATTTCACGAATCGTAGAACTTGACACAGAATCAGTCAGAACAAAGTGTTCTTCATCACATTTATCAAAAGTATCTGGAAGAATTCCTCTTAGAATATCAGTGATATATTCATTAGTATCTTCATTTCGTTTACGATAGTACATAAAAATACAATATGATTCACCATCGTTTTCGAACATAGATGTATCAAGACCATTGTTCACAGTAGAAATGTCATTTGCATAAATCAAATCTGGGAAATAGAAACAAAATTCATTTGCAATTTTCGTCTGATTATCTACAGGCATTGATTTAATTTGATTGATAGTGTTCTCAACAAAATCATAGTCATCATCAGCATCAAGTTTTTTTAGTGCTGATTTAACAAATTTACTACCATCGAATTCTGTTGGGTCTTTAGCAGTTGAATTTGGATTACCATTATGAACAATCAATGAACCATCAGCTAATTCTTTGACCATATAGATATTGCCAGAAATATCAGAGAATTCTCTAATATAAAGTCCATCTGAATCTTTATATTTAGTCAGCCTTTTCAATTTTGCAGAACTGGTCAAATTGAATTCTTTGTTAAGAAAATTTTTGCAATCATCAGTAGTAACAGTAGACATAATAACTCCTATAAATTATTTATTTAGCACATTAAATAGAAATACGTGAAGGTGGCTGGAAATTAGACAGATCAATAACTGGGTTAGGTTCAAATAAAAGCCAGTTTCTACTAAGAAGATATTTACAGAATATAAAATTATCTTCTGAAAATTCAACATAAGGACTGGTTTTATCAACAGTATTTAGATCAATGCCTTCATAAGCAAAATATTTTGCATCTTTTTTATCAAGAATTTCATGTTCACTAATAGTCAAAGGTGTCATATCTTCTTTAAGCAGACAGCTTGCCAAGTTAATAATCAAGAAATTAGTTGGAATTATGTATACCAACATATATTTAGCAGACATAGTGTTCATTTCTTTACCAAGATTGCTGGCATAGAACATATGATTTCGTGATTCAAAAGCATCATCAGGAATAGTGAATAGATAATGCTGACCTTGAGAAAGCGGATTATTATTTAAATCAAAAAGACCAGAATTAGCCATTGATATGCTCCCTATTAACAAGAGGGGATTGTTTAATCCACAAATTATCACTGATAATACCTTTAAACAACTGGAAATGTTTATGAGTAGGCACATTATAGACTCTATGTGGTTGCAAGTCTTTTGGATAGCTATCTAAATAATCATCAAAAGTCATGCCTTCGTTATCTTCGGCAAAACTATATTCAACTACAGTGAGAGCTTTATTCTGTGAATCAATAAAGATCAAATCAATTTCATAGCGAAGTTCACCAGTAGGTTTGATATAAGCCTGCATATATTGAATATCAAAAAGTTCAATCATCTTGTTGAGAGTACGAGCTTCCCGTTGTTCATCAGTCAAATCACTGAGTTTGAGGATAATATAGTCACCTTCATAAATATCTAGACCAGAAGGATCTTTGAAACCAGTGAAACGAAGCTCTTGATTAGACATATAATATTCCTGTATGAGATGAAACATTATATCAAAATTAACAAGAAATGGCAATAAAAAAGTCAGCAGATGCTGACTTAATGGTCTTCTACAATCAATGGGTTCGCCAAGAATTTGTGATATTCATCACCATTTTCAAAAAAAGCATCAATGTCATTATAAGTAAATTTTTGTTTATAACTAAAATACCCATAATAAAGCAATGATGATTGCTCTTTTTGTATTGAAAATTCAGTTAACATTATAGCTTCAAAAGAAGCTTTGTCTGAAAATTTTGCATTAATCTTATACGGCTGTTCAAAAATTCCAATCATAATAGTCTCCGTTCAAATACAAATCATTTGTAACAACTCAATTTTTTGCTCAATACTCATATCATCAAAATCACTACATTTACTACCATGTGTAGAAATAATAAGCTCATCAATAACAGATTCAATATTATAATTGAAATCTTTGTCCACGTCTACAATTTTGTTTGCGGCCCAAAAATCTTCTTCAAATAAAGTTTCATTTTTAACTAAATAAGCCTTTTTATTTTTTAAATTAAATGCAACCTTAAATTCTTGCTCTTTTTTAGAAAAAATTGTAATAAATGGAATACAAACAATATCATTTTGTTTATTAAACTTAAAAGATATATAAATACGACAGTTCGCCTTAAAACCATCAATAAAAGAATTAATAATAAAAAAATCATAAAGAACAAATTCAGTAGTCTTATTGAAAGAATTATTATACAAAACACAATCAGAGTTGAACTTTTCAAGAGACTGAAAAGTTTGTTTAAATATATTATGTTGATTTAATGAATTTAAAAAAAGATCTATAGTTTGAAAAGAATGTTTATAATTATTCATATCAAAAAGATTTCTTATTTCAGATTCATTATCATTAGGGCCAGACACCCCAATTATGTACCCAGAATTATGAGAAATTGTCATAGATAAATCTTCTCTACCAGAAGAATTAAAAGCCCTTAAAATACAATGCGAAGGGCCATTATTCAAAGAAAGTTCACTATCAGGGTAATGCCTTGAAAAAAATAAGTTAGCTTGTGCTAAAATAGAAGATTGATTATTTGGCATAATAACACCTATAAAATAAAGACTGTTATTTTAGCACAAACGAGTAAAAAAAGTAAAGCTAAAAAAGGCCAAAGCCTTTTATTTGTTTGTTAGGTATTTACCTATGAATGTAATAACAAGTTGAGTACCAACTTCTGTTTGTATTTCACCTAAACCATCATATGGAGAAACACTACCAGTAATCTCAGTAGCTGATATCTGAACAACACATGTATAAGGCCCAGTGCCTGTACAATTTTGATATGGAATTGATATATTGCCATACACTAATCCCATACCACTTACTTCCTCAAGAGTCACAGAATCTATAACAATTTTGTTTGTAGTAGTCAATGTATACGTCACTGTATTTTTATCAACTAATCCTGCTGGTGTTTGAGCAGTGATGATAGCATTGGTTGATGGAGTGTCACCAAAAGAACCACCTGTATCCACATAAGTAGGAGTCTCAGGGTCAGTAGGCGTCTCTGAATTACTTAATATAAATTGTATTGAATTAACTGGAAGAGAACCACCATTAACCTGCTCAAGTGGGACTTGAACTTGATAATCGGCATAGACACAACTTGAAGCAAGCAAAGCAATAGAAGTAATTAACTTTTTCATATGATCCTTTTTTATTGTAATAAATATATTTTTTCATATATCATAATAATGTCAATACGATAAGTATTAAATTTAAATTAAATAGAAATAGCGATTTGATCGCAATTTCAAAAAAATATAATATTTAATAAAAAATAAACAAAAAAAGCCCTAAGAAGGGCTTTTGGTTGAGTGTGTAATGTAGTTACAGTTCTTTTCCTTTATTCTGAGTAGCTTCAGCTTGTTCCCAAGCAGCTTCTTTTTCCTTTTCATTCTGCTCTTTCAATTGAGCGTAAGCAAGTTCGATTTCTTGTTCTTTAGTCAGTGCAGCTTTAGTCATTGTGTTTCTCCGTTACTTCGTTGTTTATGTGGAGCAAGTATAGCTCAAAATGAAGATGTTGTAAACAAAAAAAATAAAAAAAATCAAAAATATGAGAAGTTTTCAAAAGTAAGATTGACTTATAATAAGTTCGATGCAAAAATGACATTTTTAAAAGGAGTTTGTATGGACACAATGTCTATTTTAAGTAGTATTTTTTTTCTAATCGTTATTTTCTTATTTTACCAAGAAGCGGCTCTAGTCATTGGTATTGTATTAGGTGTATTTTTGTTTTTATACAATTTTTTATGGGACATTCCAAAATCATTGATGGAATTTATATTAGAAAATGGGCTGTCAGAACATGTAGATTATTTTTATGATGCCAGAATACCAATAGTATCAATTAGCTTATTATTAATAGTAATTTGGTCGATACCAGTAGGGATGACGGAAAAGTTTGGCACAAAAACAGCAAAAATAATAGCTGTCATTTTTGGCGTTGTTCCATTTGTAGGATTGTTGACATATATACACAGCGATACACAAGAAGGCTATTTTAAAAATGTATTTAACAGTAAATATGAAGATCTATCGTCAGCAAATATGTATTTCAATAATTCAAAAGTTGGTAAGGAATTGAGAAATGCAATTGATACTAAAAATTATACTGTAATAAATAAATATTATCCTAAAAATAGCAGTCTTGAAGATTATGTTAACAAAAAAGTAAATGCTTTGTCTGTCGAGGAATATATTAACAAAAAAGCATTGATTACAAGTATAAATGTTCCAATTATAACAGAAAAGTTTAAATCAATCGCAAATGATAATTACATAACTCTTGAAGAGTATGAACAATTTAAAAAAGAAGTGCTAGAAATTGCAAACTTTAACCCATTAAAGCTTAACTCTGAACAATTAAGATTCATATACAGCATTTAAACAAAAATAAACCGCTTAAGCGGTTTTTTATTTATTAAATATACATCATTTTAAAAACAGTAATGTCATCATCTACCATATCATCAATCTTTTTGCCTAACACTGGTAAAGTATATTCAACTTCCATGAAGTCCTTCAGTTTAGAAGCAAATTTATTATCTGGTGTTTTTAACACTTTTCTTACAAAGTTGATTCGTCTATATTCTACTTTTTCATTAAAAGTAAAAGAGTAATAGATAACATATTTAAATACATCAGAAAATATGACACTACCTCTTTTTTGTACAGAATGACGTAATGTATTGTTTACATCCAACATATCACCAAGCAATTTATTGTAGAAGTCAACGACTTTCAAATCTACATCAGTATAGGTATTAACACTATATGACTGTTTAAATGAATCTTTCAAATAAATATCACTAATGTCTATTTCTAAGTCTCGTGGCAATCCATTATTGTAGATTGTAAATGCAGCCGTTAGTAATAAAGTCTCACCAGTAGGCTCAATTGTCGCTTCATAGACAACAGAAAGAGAGTCAAGACCTGTAGACCAAATACTGGTATTTACAAATAATTCTTTGTAAAAAATGTTATGACGATTATCAAATAGATCGTCTAGGTGTTCATATTTATCTACTGGAACAATATTTTTGAGTTGTTCTTTATTAAGTGTTGATAGGTTTTCAATAAATATATTTTCTTTTTTCAGGCGAACAATTGCATTATCAAATATTTCTTTTTTCGTTTTAGAAATATATGTACCTAATGTATTAAAATTAGTAAATTTTTGATTTTTAGTCATAATAACTCTCGAATATAAATATTAAATGTCCATCATTTCTTGTAATGTAAATTCATTTTTCAAATCAGAAATATTTGAAATGTTCATTTTTTTAAGTTTAAGGACAGATACAATTGCAGTTTCAATTAATTCATTATCTGCTGACATGAACTCATCATATGTCAACATAAGTTCTTGTCCATACATATAGAAATATAAAGCATATTTTTCAGGTACATGAATATCATTTGCTGGATTAAAAAGAAATTTAATAGAAAATGTATTATTACTGAGCTTAAAAATAGATGAAGAATATTCAACTTCAAATAAATCAATAATTTTTTTTGATTCTTCTGGATAAAATTTGTTACTAACAACTGTATTGAATAAACTATCATTTAAAATTAAAAGAGAATCAATTTTTTTGATTGCTGATAAAATACAATTAAAATTTGCTTTTGAATAATGGTTTTTAATGTCGCCATAAATAAAACCAATATAATGTCTACAAAATTCATTAAAAAGATATTCTCCTGAAAGTTTTCCTTTTCGTGAGTCATAAAATGTAACATTAAAAAAATCATAATCTGTATGCTCATTATTAATTTGTGGCAATAGTTTGCCATCTGTCTCAAAAAGAATATTTAAAGATGGGTCAAGATTGCCAGAAATTTCAAAAATAATTGTTACAGGAAAATCAACTTTGTTACTCACAAGCGATTCAGACTTAAGAAGAGTCAAAAATTCAGCTAGAATATCTAAATCAATAGTAAATTTTTTCTTAGACTCTGTATTTTTTTTACCAAGTGCTACATAATTGATTTTATCAATATTAAACAGTGTTGTTTTTTCGATATATTTCATAAATAGTCCACAGATAATTTCTTCGTATATTACCAAAAAAGAATTAATAAATCAATAAAAAAGATGCCTAAGCATCTTTTATATTTTATTTTTTATCTTATTTTTAATTGTCTTCCCATCGTCAGTGCTCTTATAAAGTTCAAATGCTTCATCGTAAGATTTAGCTTCTGTAATAGCAATAGCCTTTAAGAAGTCTCCATTTTGATATAGAGATAACAAATTTGGATAATTGTTTTTTATCAAGTTCGCTAACTCATCTGGTTTAATATATGTCAATAAACTACTGTTTGCAGTATGATCTAAATGAAGGACAATTTTATGTTCTTGAAGGTAATCTAAAACAGGAGCAATATAGGCAAGTTTTTCTTCTGCTGTAGCAGTATAGGATAAAGCTGAATCAATTACAAAACAAACTTTCAAATTATCTCGTTGTTCAATACATAAATTATGGTAATACATTTTAAAGAAACTATTATCACCAGAAATGTGAATGTAGTTATAATCACTCTCTAAATATCTTTTAGATAAAGAATGATAACCATAAGTTAGACTTGGTTCGGCTGACAAAATAGAAATCTTGGGATCTATTAAATCAAAATCAGCAGTCGTTTCAGACAAAGGAATACCAGAAGCTCTTATAGTGTTATCATCAATAACAATTTCCATCATAGAGTCTGAAACGGATTTAAACCATTCAGGACGATTATTTTCAATAAAACTAATAAAATCATTAAGAACTGGTGTATTTAGCATATCTTCTTCACTTTTAGCATTTGCCATTACACCAAGAACTACAGATTCTTTTGCCTGAAACAAATAGAAGTAATCATCAAATTCTTTATAGTAGTCATCCATAAGCTCTATATAAGTTTGATCAGCATCTATAACAGTAATGTTAAATTTATGCTCAAATTTATGTGGTCTTAAATTAGCATCTAAAGGAATTTCTTTGTCCAACAAATCAATAATATTCTTAACGTAGAAGCTAACAGATTGAGCACTGACATCATTACTATTCATTACATCCTTAAAGCAATTAAAAGTATGACACAATTTAACAATAGGTAAATTTTGAATAGTATATGAAAAGTCAGTAAGATGATTTTTTTCACTAAATGCTAAATTGAATTTAGATATAAAATCTTTAAAACCATCACTATCATCTAATATATCATTAATAATTTTAACCACTTGTTTATCTGAATTATTTAAAATCGGAATTGCATTAAAATCGTCGTTACGTGTTGGCTTTATTGAATTTAAAGTATCAGCAAGAGCTAAAGAATATTCATAGGCTTCATTTTCGTCTTCTGTTGGTTGCTTGGAATTTAACTTGGACTCAATAAATTTACCGTGTTCATTTTCTGTTAAAATTCTTTTTGATCTGTAACTTATGGCTAAAGGATTATCTTCTAAATCAGTTTTGGATAAACTGAGATCATAAAAGTCCTTTAATAATGTTGTTTTATAGAATTTTAAAGTTGACAATTCATTGAAATAGTTGTCATTAATAGAATTAGACAATTTAAATTCTTCACGCAATTTTATAAAATCTTCTGCTTTTGCTTTTTTCATGATAATCTCTGTTTTAATTTAACTTTGTTTTCTTTAATGACACCATTTTCTTTTAAGTAACTTTCAAGTGAATCAATGGTACTTTCTGTCATTGAGTGTTCTTCTCTGTTTGCATAAAGAGCTGCTTTTTGTGCAATTTCAATTTGTTTAGTAATATCTGAACCATATAACTCATCATCATTTTTTAAGTGTTGAGCATAAGAAGAACCAGATTGATCAAGTGTAAAACCAATCATGGAATAAATGTCAGTAGAGCGTTTATTAAAGTCACATAGAATGTATTGTCGATTATTAACGTCCGTTACATACTGATCAAAATAATCCTCATCACGAACTATACACCAAGATTTTGAGCCGAAAGCAACACATTGTTCATAATCTTTAACTTCAAAAACATAAATGCCATTATCAGCATATAACTTATTCAAACCAAATGATTCTAATTTTAAATCAATAACTTCTGGCGTAAATTGATCGAAATAATTCAATAATCCAGTTAGCATATTAATGACATCTTCATTGTTTTTCATGGCTGCAATTTTCTTACCAACAAAAGTTTGAAGTTGTGATGAAGTAACTTTATTATCATACAATGATTTAAAATGTGGTTCGGTTTCTTCATTGAAGTGATGTTTATATTTTGAACTCAAAATAGTATAAGCAAATTGTTTTATTTTGTTTTTATATACAATATTATTAATTTTATCATCAATACCTTCAAAATTTTTATCTTTCAAAGAGTTTAAATCAAAATTATATTGTTTCAAAACCGGGTAGTGCTCTAACAATGAATGAACTGTCTTGATAGCGTTTTCAACACCATCTTCATGTATCTTGTTTTTAAAGAATGGAATATGAGATGGTTTCTTTCTTAGAATAAATGAAACTGCATCACTATGAACATCACGATTAAATTGTTCTAATTCTTTGTTATTAGTGATTGTGTTATAAACTCCATTCTTTAAATAAGCAATGCTATTATCATTAAAAACTAAAACCTTATTTATTTTTTGAGAGGATGTAAGTTCAAGTGTAGCAAAGACTTCCTCAGAAATATTTTTAGTATGTATAAACTTTTCTAAAGAGTTATCACTAGGAATTTTTGATTCTTGTTCTATGAATTGAACAGCCTGAGATATCAAATATGTAGGATCTAATTTGGTGATTTCGTTTTTTACTGTCTGAATATAATTATTATTAGCAGATTCATACTTATGATACGAATCATAAAAATCTTTAATATCTGGTATTGCATCAACTAATTTATTAATTGATTTTATAATGTACCCCTTATCTTCTTCATGTAAAAAAGATTTAGACAATTGTTCATTTAAAACATAATATGAGAATAAGAATTTATTAATCAAGACATAGTTCTTTTGAAGATCAGCAGCAAAATCTTCAACTATTTCGCGTTTAGTAATCAAATCATCAGTTATAGATTCATCAAAATGATCAAACTCTTCCATCTTTTCTAAATACAAGTTATACCATGCTTTATTTAACTCTTTATTATTTTTAACAACATCACGTACTTGCATTTTTTTAGTGTAATCTGGAGCAACTTTGCTATAATGATCAACAGCATCAGCAGTTGATTCAAATTTGATATGATCAGTCTCTTTTATTATATTTAAGATATTATCTAATCTATTTATGGTTTCAGATAAAGGAACTGCGTGTTCATTGACAGAGTTTACTTTATTCTCTTTGAAGAAAGGTATAAATGTTAATTCGTTATATTTTAATTTAGCAGAACTGTAACTCCAAAGAGAACCACCAACTCTTAATTCATTAAGGCTATCAATTTTACTTAAAATTTCTTCAAGATTCATGTTTAAATTATTATTTGATTGTATTTTTATATTGTAACATATAAACAAGAAAAAAATAGACTAAAAAAAACAATAAAAAAGAGGCCGAAGCCCCTTAAAAGTTAGATTAATGTTATTAACTCAAAGACAAGATACTATTTTTATAGATATCAAAAGGATTTGAAGAATCTGATGATTCTGCACAAATACCACAAGATTCCCATTTTTTACCAATCATAGAGAGGAATGTGTTGATAAATTTCACTTCTGCCAGATAAGGTAAATCTGATTCATTAAATACATTAGGAACAATACTCCCAGAACGATTTGTTCCTAGCTTTGTTCTATAGGGTTCATCTTCAAAAGTTGGCAATCCTTTAGTTTCACTGTGAATATACTCAACGAATCTATCCGAGAAATCATTGAAATTTAGTTTCATATTAGAAAAGCTAGAACGTGCCTTGAAGTCGCTCACAATTGAGTCATAAACATTTTGATGACAAGCAAAGAAACTCAATACATAATCTTTATCATCATATTCTACTTCTTTTTCTGATCCACGAAGATTTAGGAAGTCACTCCAAGTAACATGACGACCAATCAACTCAGAAATCATGCTTAGCATAAAATCTTCACGGTTTTTATCTTGTGGATCAATATAGAATAGATCTTCTTGAAATACGCCACGAACAGAAACAGGAAATGGACGAACATTGACATTAGAAACAGAAGTATCTGTATATTTTTTGCTGATAAGAATAGGAATCAAAACCGCTTTTGGGTTTTGATAAAAAGGCATGCCAGTAATAGAACATGTGAACATAAATATTACCTCTTTAGTTAAGAATTAATTGGCATCAGGTGTAATAACCTTGCCTACATATCGTTTACCAGTTGAATAATCAGCATAAAGCTCAAATACAACATAGGTATCGTGGTCTTTCAAATTATCCAGAATAAAACTTTTATCATTATGGTTTGGAACAAGAGGCCCAACCATTTCTTGAAGTGTTTCATTAGGCAAAATTGGAAGTAAATGGCTGTTAAAGTTATCTCTCTTAGTACATCCATAACCTTTATAGAGATTTTTACTATCAATAATGAATGTATTTAGATCTTCATCTGCTTTAAATTTCAGATAAACAAACTTGTCTTTGATAAGTTGATCACCATCATATAGAAAGTTTGAAGCAAAAGATTGAGCATCTACTTTTTTGCGGAAAGTATATTCATTAAAAAGATCAACAAGTGCTTGGCTATCAAATTCCGAAAATCCTCTTTGAACCAAATACTCTATTTTTTTTGAAAAAGAAGTATGAAAGTCAAAAGTTTCAAAATAATTATAACAAAGATCAAGATGAATTCTAAAACGATCTTTAATAATAAAGTCACTAGCAAAACACAAAATGGTAGATTCTGGTGTAGGCGAATGAAGGAATGCAACAGCAATGCTGCTATCTTGTTTACCTAAAATAACATTCAGCTTGGTAAGGAATTCGTTTTGTTTTTCATGAACTTCTGAAATATTTAGGCTCATTTAAAAGCTCCATCAAAATGTGTGGTGTATTGAATGACATCAGAGATTATATCAAAAATGATGGAAAGAATCAAACAAAAAAAGAAGCATACGCCTCTTTCTGATTGCTATATAATGTCATTTTAAGGTTTCATATTATTGATATTTTTCTTTTGTAAGCATAGAAGACTAAGTAAATTTAAATAAATTTTAAATTAAAGTACAAATAGTTGTTTAAATTCTTCTTTAGTTAGCGTTCCATCAATATAGGCTTGTGTTACATTATAATAAGATCCATTTTTATATTTTTCTAATATTCTTTTACCACCAATATATTTAACAACTGTACTTATGTATAATAGTTTTTCAGGTATTTCTTCTGGTTCCTGTATATGCTCTTTTTTATGTTCATTTATAAAATAATCATACCTTTTACTGCTTTCTTCATCATCATAAAAATGAGTATGAAGGTAAAATTCTTCAATATTGTCAAACAGTTTAATAGAATCTGGATTAGAATCATGAATAAATAAATAAACGCCACTTTTTTTACTGATAATACTATTACCTGAAAGATCTCGGGCTAAAACTTCAGAATTTCCATCAAGAAGAAATAACTCTGAGTTAAATTTTATATTATCCTGATTAATATTAATAGTAAAATACTTTGATTTCAATTTAATTTACTCCTGAGTTTCTTAAAAATGAAGCTCCACCTTGATGACGTACACTATCATGTACAATTCTTTTAACTAAAGACATTGATTTTCCATCAGGCTCATGATGAAAGATAAGGTCATTTTTATTTACAAAGTCTATATTATCAATCCCTGAATAAAGACTTTGTATAAAATCGATGAAGTTTATAAATTTCAGTAGCCCTTTCTTCTGTAATTGGAATAAGATTTAATAATTTAGACTTTTCTGAGTTATGTTCAAAAACATTATAAAACCAAGAACCAACAGCAGCAGTATAGGTATTCCCCGGAGCACATGAAACTCTTTTAAATTTTGGAATTGGATTGCCAAAACCATCAACAGTAGTAACAGTTGAAATATAAAGAGCTGAATTATCTCCTTTATCACTATCAATATAAAACTTTGAACCCAAATAAGGATTGTCTTTATACAATTTAATAACTTCAAGTAATACAAACAATAAAAATAGAGAGCAAATAATAAGAATAATATTCATATAGAAATCCTATAATAAAAAACAATAAATAGCAGTCTATCATTATACTACTTATAAATTTCCTTCACATTATAACAAAAAATGGTAGATTTGTAAACAATTATAAAGAATATCACCTGTAAAATATTTGAAGGCAACTAGAAGCTTAGCCAAAGTAATAAAAAAGATGATTATATAAAGAACACTTTTGTTAAATGTAAAATTTTAATTTAACTTATTGATTGAATATAAAAAGTAGATATGATTAAATAATTAAAGACAAAGGTAAAAGAAATGGAATATATAAACGCTAACGGAATAAATAATAACTCAAATCAACCACAACCAGAAAATGAAGAAGTAGATAAATGTATTAAATATTTAAAAAATATAATAGAAAATGATGTATATAACAAAACCACTAGCAGCTATGCTCTTAAACATTTAATAGACAAAGAAGAGACATATGTCTCAAATGGTGCATTTATAGAAGCATTGCGTATATTAAAAATGAGTTATGAAAGATGTTCTGAAGAGTCGCCAAATGTTTGGGTAAAATTTGATATAAAAGATTTAGAAAGAGCAATAAAAGAATACAAAAGTTGATAAAAAAGAGGCTTCGGCCTCTTTTTATCATCACTCTACATTATTTTTTCTTCTTGCTACGCTCATCAAACTTCTCAAATGTAGCATTTGCATATATAGAAAGATAATTTAAAAAAATTATGCAATTAGATCATATTTTAATTTATGATCATTGATTTTCTGTTTAAACATTTCAGTCATTTCATCTAATGTTAAAAGATGAAGATGTTCTTCTAGCTCATACCAACATCTAAAATCTTTTAAATAAGAGATAATCATTTCTTTATCACAAGGACCAAGAAGAATATAATAAATTTTATACTTTTCACGACATGAAAACTTCTCAGTAATATACTCAGAATATTTTTTTAATTCTACTACAAGTCTACCAATAAGTTCTTCATTTGCTTTTTTAACATTCACCGTTTTTTCTGAAATAGATTTAACTTCAATATTTAAATAATAATCCGCAAAATCGGCAATTTTAAATGCTTCTGACGACCTGAAATTACTTTCTCTCTTGTGTAACCGCACTTGGCTGTCTAAAACAAATGGAAATCTGTTGAAATATTCAGCTTTTACAGTCTCACCTTTTTTTAAAGCCATCTGATATAATTTTACTAATTTATCACGTTGATTAATAAAACAACCAATTTCTTTAAGCCTTTTTTCAACAATCTTCTCTGCTTTCTTTCCATTTATATACGAAACTTTAGACATTAGAATATAAACCTTTATATCTTGAATTTGAAAGTATTATAGCATGAAGACTGTTTTCATGCTACTATTTTTTGTTGTTGGCTGAAATAAGATAGTCCATAGATTTAGTATTGAGTTGATTTTTTTTATTTTGATAATAAAATTTTAATAATTAATAAAAGAATAAAAGATGACAGAAATTAAGAATATAAGAATATTATTAGAATACTATTTTAATAATTTTAAAGATGAATACGCAATAGCTACTTCAGTATTAATGTATGTAGATACAAGTAGCGAATTTGCAATAAAAAAAGAAATTGAGAAAAGAGTTGATCTTTTTGACAATAAAGATATAGACATTAAAGATAAATGTGAAAAAGTTTTTAATATTTTAGAAGATATAAAAGAAAATATTGGATTAAATTTTGGTAAAAACGAACAAATATTATATAATGAAAATAAATTTACATCAAGCTTCAAATTGCTTTCTGATTTTTGCAAAGGTGCTTCAATAATAAATTCTGCATATTCCAAGGAATATATAGATATGACAGGAAAAGGATATAAAAGAATGTTGTCACAATTATTGACAAAAATCAATAACAACTTAATTGAAGTCATTATTGAAAAAAAGAATAATAATCTTGATAGTATAGTAAAATCAGAAACTGATTATATAAGTAATATGAAAAGTAATAAAACAAATAATGGCATAAAATTGCTTAATTATCATGCTTCAATAGAAAGGGATAGAAAAGAGTATATAGAAAATGAAATAAAAAAAATAAATAATGATAATAAAATAATTGGTGAAGCAATAGGTTGTTTTTTGTTAAACTATCATAAAACATACGAATTTGAAATAGATCATTATACCGAATTAATAAAACACTTAAGAAAAAATATAGAGCCAAAAGAAAGAACTGAATTTGAAGGTGTGATACAAGCATCAGATTATGCTATTAGCTATTGGGCTACTAATTTTGACAAAATAAAAAGTGAAGAACAAAAAATAAATGATGAATTTGAAAGTTGGAATTTAAAAAGCTTTCTTAGCTCTGTAGTTGCAGGAAAATTATTGACACAGAAAAATATTGACGAATTAACTTTTATAAGTGAGTTAAGGTTTATTAACAACAATAACGGGCAAGAAATGAACAGTATTGAAGTTAAAAAAATATTTGATAAAGCAATGGAAGAAAAACAAAAAATTAAACAAAAAGTAAAAGTAAAGGAACCAGAAATACTAAAAGAAATAGAAAAAAAAGAAGAAAAAATAGGTTTTATAAAAAGAGGCATAAATTGGTTTTATAAATAAAGAAGAGGCAGAAGCCTCTTATGTTTTTGGCAGTTTCTCCGAATATTCACGCTTCTTCTAAGAAGTGGTGACACCCAAATAACCGTCCAAGGTTACATCATTTTTTGTGCTTGTTGCGACTGTCAAACTTACCAAAGCATGGAAGCCCGAAATCCTTTCATATGTAGAAAGATCATGTAAAGTTTTATTTATCATACTCATTAAAATATTGAATTTACTTACTGTACAGAATATCTTAAAACTAAGATGTATCTGATATACAACATATTTTTATAAATATATTTTTGAAATTAATTAATGAAGATTATAATTATAAAAAAAGGAAAATAAAATCAATGAAATGCACTATTGATTTTCAAAAAAATAAAAAGTATCATAGTAAAAACACTAATTTTTTTTAGATAAGTATAGAAATAATTAAGGAGATATTATGACAACTAAAGCAGAAATATATAACGAAAAAGATGAGTTAATAAATACTTTTGAAGGTGTTAATTTAATTCCAATAAAAGATGGAAGTTCAATATTCGCAAATAGTTCATCGCAAAGACCAGTATTATATTATAATTTAAAACCGGGCCATTATATTAAGAATATATTAACATCAATAACTAAATAAACAAGATAAAAATAGAATAAAAAAGAGGCTACTGCCTCTTTTTTTTACCATCATACTATATCAATTTTTCTTCTTATAACGTTCATAAAAATTGAAGAATGAAGCAAAACTAAAATCTTTAAATATGTCAAAAGTAATTAAACTTTTAAATAACATCAATAACAAGATTAATTGCAAAAGAATTATTAAGAAGATCTGATTTTAAGTCAGGATAACCAGCATAAATATTATTTGTTATAGCCACTCTAATTGGTTCATATAAATTATCTTCTAAATATGTTTTTAAATTATCATCTTGTATCGAATCTATGATTTCGTCAAATAAATCATTAAAATCTTCTAAGCAATAATTTAAGATCTCGCTTTTACTAATAGTTGAAAGAAAAGGAATATTGAAATTTTTCAAATTTAAAGAATTTCCACCTTTGGACAAATAAATATAAACACAATTTTTAAAAGAATAAAATAATTTATAGTATAAAATATAATTGACTAATTTTTTTCGATAAACAGCTTTCATTTTATTACTGATAACTTTTCTTTTGGCTGCTTTATATTTATTAGTAGAGAAAAAGAGTTCCAAGAAACTTGGGTTATCTTTCAAAGAATCAGAATAGGCATTAAATAAATCATAAATAATATCTATGTTATTTATTTTTTTGAGCATATTTTTAGGACAATAATATATGCCAATTTTATTTGACGACAAAGAATCGCAATTATTGTTGATATTTTTAAGATGCCATTTTTTGTTTTGTTTTTTTAATTCATTAAAATAAGTATTTTTTGCTTTAATTTCTTTATTTTTTTCTTTCATTGTTTTTAAAATGGTGCTCTCTTTATATATTGGTGGATTACACAGTATACAAACGTTATTTCTGGCATATGATTTTCTTATGCCTTTTATTGAACAATTAACACAATTAATAGTTTTTAACTTTAAAAATTTTCTACAAATGTAACAAGAAAAAGAATCTGATGATCTTGATAATTTTATCAGGGTTTTATAATCATGATAATGCTCTCCAAAAAAATTAACACAATTTGGACATTTAACTTTATCGATTACAACAGGTATTCTGAAAATAACATCATTATATGAAGAATGATTAAAAAGAATAATAAAGTGTTTTAAATCATCATAAAGAAAATAAGTAGGCAATTTATTTATGCTTAAATGTTTATTTATTGTATACAAAGGCATTAAAGAAACAGCAGCTACAAAATAATTAGAACGTGCCAAATTGGTAAGATTATTAATCATATCTTTCCTAAAATATAAAAAATAATCTATTAAAAATTGTTTTTTCTTACTCAAAACAAAATAACAAACAATATAGTCATTTAAAATTTTATTTAAATCATTTTTAATATTTTCTACATTGAAAAGGTATGAAGTGTGGCTGTCAGCATTTCGCTTTGAATTAATATCATAAAATAACAAATTGAAATCATTATAATTAATTGGATTTTTTTCGAAAAAATCATTACCATGTAGACTCTTAACAATATCAATTAGAATCGATGCATTTACTGATCTTATGGTATTACCTGTTTCAGAAGAGATATTAGCGTTTACATCTTTTTCAACAACTAAGCCTCGTAATGTGAGTTCACAATAATCATGTAAAGATGAATAAAGCTCTGTATAAAATAAATTAATATTACGCTTCCCAATATAACCAGAATCTATAAATGCTGAAATATTGAAAAAATTCTCAAAGAAAATGGCATTAGCTTTATTATAGAAAAGATCTGGATCTGAATTAAACATTTTACTCATAAAACCTCCTAAATTAAAATTTATATCCAATATTACATAATATATCATAAATAAAGTAGTCTTTAAAAAAATAGAGTCTTTTTGAACTATGAAAATAGGTAATAAAAATAAAACCAACTATTTTTATATCTTTATATCATATAAATTAATAAAAAATATACAAAAAAGACATATAACGTGTAATATATTATAAATAAAGTAAATTGTTAATACAAATATATTATTGAAAAATGAAAATATTTTTTACGTTTTTTATAAATCTAAACGAAGATTTATAAAGTTAATTTATATATAATAATGCTTATTTTATAAGCTTATTTCTTAAGTTTTTGAACAAATACATATAAAACAGCAATTTTAGAACATTTTTTATCAATATATGTAAAAATAAAAACGTGAAGTTTTTTTAATAGAAATAAAAAAGAGGCCGAAGCCTCTTATGTTTTTGGCAGTTTCTCCGAATATTCACGCTTCTTCTAAGAAGTGGTGACACCCAAATAACCGTCCAAGGTACATCATTTTTTGTTCTTGTTGCGACTGTCAAACTTACCAAAGCATGGAAGCCCGAAATCCTTTCTCCTTAATTTAGCATAACGCCCATCAGGATGGTGGAAAACAAGTCCTTCTTCGTTTTCAAACTTGTCTTCGAAAAGTTTTTTCAAACCTTCAAAAGAGAAGTCAGTCACTTCAAACGCAACACTACCATGTTCCCAGAGTTCGTGGCGAGTAAGGTTGTAGGGGTTGCCATTAACCTTTGGGCCAACAAGTTCGTAGGTTTTGCCATCCTTCAACTCTCCAGAATTTGCAAGAGCCTCAAGGTGAAACTTGTCCTCTGGACCTTCACCAACAGGAACCCAGTGTGGGAAATGCAGGCTATGAGCAGCAGGCTTAGCTTCACAAGGAATAGCACCTGCTGGAACCTCATTGAACATATGGTCTTCTGGTACAAACTTATCGCCCAATTTACGAGCCAATTTCGAGAAATTCGATTTCAGCTTGCGGTCAAAGCGTTTAAACAGTTTGCCATCCTTGAAGTAGGCAGACGAACCATCAAACTTGATAGTAGCCTTGCCTTCACCACGAACAACCCATTCCGCACCCGGAGTAACAACATCGGTAGCAAGATCAGTATTACGGTCAATCACGAACAGAGTTTTGATTTTTTTCATGTTAAATCTCCTAAATAGATTAAAGTAGTTTTCGAATCCAACCGCCTCTATTTAAGGGTTTCCCCTCTGTTTGTGAAGCTAGTATAGCAAAACACGACCTATTGTGCAAGATTTTTTTTAACCAATGATATCGAAATTACTATCAAATAATTAACATCCTGAGTGTAATTAGATTATTTTCAAATTCACTAGTATTAATACGATAAGCACCATCAAAGTACCATTCTGGAAACAATTCCTTTGTAATTTCTTTATCATCATTGAGAAATACTTCAAGAAGCCTAAATTCATCATCTAATGGACAAAGCATATTACGATGCTTAGTAACGTTCAAAACAATATCTTGACTTGATTTTGATTTAAGATAATGAAGCGATTGATATTCAAAGTTGCTATCATATGAAATTGAGATTTTGTAACCTAACATGCCAGATTTAGAGCATCTTTTTACAATCGTATAAGATAAATCGACATTTGATATAATACCATTATTGTCAGTAGTAACTATACAATTACTTCCAAAAACAATATTACTATTAAGCTGTTTTAAAAAATGAGAAATAGGCAATATCGGACTTAAACCAGTTAGCTCGATTTTTTGATTGTTGTAGGCATAAAACTTATCAAAATTTTTGATATTCTGTTGTTCGCTCATAAAAGAACTGTCAAATTTATTGAATACCAATCGTGCAATATTGCTTACAAAAGATTGAGCTTGTTTCTTTTTTTTCATAGCTGCATCATAGTTTTCTTGATAAACACTATAATTTGATTTTAAGGTAGGCGTCATAATTAATTACCTTTTTAAATAAAAAGTCGAGTAAAATCAACAATAACATCTCTATTATTGTTGCATTGTTTACCACAGCATTTACATTTACGATTTGACTTTTGAATGTCTTCCAAAACAGCCAAAGCTCGCTTGTTAGCAGCGATAGCTCTTGATTCAGCTTCTTTTGCTCTAGCTAAAGCATAATCAGCACGAGCAAACAAATCAGTCAGGTTGGACAATGATTTTAACTCCTTTACCATTCGTATATTCAGGCAAGCTGCTCCAAACATAAAGGTTATCTACAAAATGTGGTGGTTCAACACGTTCAATTTCAAGAGCTTCTGCCATTTTTGTTGCACGAGTAATAGCTTCTTCTGAAGTTAAGAAACTTGCAATGATTACTGTATTTTCGACTTCATATTTGATAATTGCACCATTATCTTCTGGATCAAAAGATGGCCTATAACCACTGACACCACGTTTAACGTTTTGAATGATAATCGAATAGGATTGATCATTACTGGGGTCATAATCAAGGTACTTAAGTTCATAACAAATAGCAAAATTACCTTTGCCAAAGTCTTCAAAATTCTTCCATCCCATAACAGAACGACCTGTAGCCCCACTGGTCCAATCTTTTTTCGTAATATAGACTAAAGTTCCTTTGGACAATCCATAAACATCCTGATTGAGAACTGTTTTAATAATGCAATCTTTTAATTGTTTAGTCTCATCCAAATTGTCTGTTTTTTTTGGGGTGCTCTCACCAAAAATTAAATCACCAAACTTTTTAAGACCATCCATAATGTTCTCCTTAGATTTAGGTGTATTATATCAAATTTTTGAAAATTACTCAAGCGATAAACATCATTTCAAAAAGTCAAGGTATAATCATTCAGGATTTTGGTGTCCTTAACCTTTAAATTTGTTACAAACTTGAATCTTTTGTTTTTCATTTTTACGCTGGAAATTCAACTTATAGAAAACCATCTGGTTGAGCACATCAAGCGTATACGCGGCATCATTGCCAGCAACATGCAGTCTCAAATAAGGAATATCAAATGTACGAAGGGCTGTTCGAAGAGAAGCTGTCTCATTTTTAACATGATCACTGTTCAAGAAATGAAACTCATTTTTTGAAACATAAGAAGTATCAATGAAATTCATATTCTCAATAAACTCTTCTTCAAGGCCAAGCTGTTTCAGAATACTAATTTCAGTACAAAGATTATGGCCAACCAAATAATCACAATCAGAAAAATGCTCTTTGAAAATATCCAAAATAGCAGTTTTGTCGATATTGGAGGTTTCACCATAGTTAAAACGGTCTTTAGACTCATTTGAGAAAGAATAGTTGTATGACATTCTTTGGCCATTTACTTGAATAGAAACACCCATTTCAAGCGGTTCAAAGTAATCACCAATGGTTACAAATTCAAAATCAAGAGCCATTAATTTCTTATCAGCAATATTTGTAGGCAATGGCCGATTGAATGACTCAATTAAATTTGATTTCTTTTTTTTCTTAGTAACACAAGCTTCCTGACGCAATAGCTCAAGTTCACGCAAATCATTTAAAGAGTTCACAAAAAAGCAGGCGTCTACTTCTGTAACTGTACTTTTCTCATAAGGTGCTGTTTTTTTCTTGATTCGAAAACGTTTATAAAGCTCGTTTTGAAATAATTGAAAAGATTCAACATCAATATAGAGCAATGAATTTTGAGTGTAGATTTTAGAGAAAATTTTAAGGTCAATAAGGTTTTCAGAGGTAAAAAACTTTTTAACAGCAGCAATTTTTTCAGATTCTTCCAATGGAATTCGGTTAAATGTTACGCCACGAATTTTGTCAATATTGTAGTACATGACAACCTCATATTCTTTAAAAGATAGCTGATTGTATCATGATCCAAAATAAAAATGAACCCCCATACGTCGAGAAAATAAAAACCACCCGAAGGTGGTATAATATAACATTTAAAATCTTGCCATTTTTAAAATTTCAAAATCTTTAATATTGATTTCTTCTGCTGCAATATCCAAATTTTTCTTAAAAATCTCAGCAATATCATCCCTAAGAGCCTTATGAATATTATCAACACCATCAAAAGAGATTGTTTTAAAATTATGTGATGATCTAATATCAATTTTTCTATAAGAAATAAAATGATTTTCAGTAGTAACAACAAAAAATCTATGAAAATCCGATGGAGTATCTTCAATATTTATAGTATAACAATCATAATGGTCTTTAAATTTATTAGGATCAATCTCTAAAGTAATAAATCCTTTCAATGAATTAAATTCTTGTTTACTACCTGTCAAATTTATATAAAAAGCCAATGGATAAAATACTGAAACAATATCATCTAATTTAGACTTTGAAAAAAATGGACTTAAAGCTTTTCTTATTGATTTTGGATGCAAATCAAATTTAATCGAATTTGAACCATCATTTGTTTCAATATATTTACTTTTTAATTCATCTTCACTCATGTAAACAAAAGAATTATCAGGAATTTTTGATGTAATAATATCTACATAATCCAAAGCCAATTTATCAATAAATTCTTTTAAAGTAATATTTTTTGGCATAATATCTTGTAATTTTCTTAAAAGTTCTGAATAGCACTTATCATAAGCAGAACCAGCCAACATTTCACTAAAGGTATATCTATTATTAAAGAGATCAATATAAATATTTTCAAGGGTCTGATTTTTTCTAATAGCAAATTTAAGATCCCCAAAGAAAAAAACTAATTTATCTATATAAAACCCAACACAAACTTTATCTGCTTTTTTTTGAAGATCCCCATAAAGAACAGATGAACGAAGATCTGACAAATTTTTTAATTGATCAAATTTTCGATAATCAATTTTAAACATTTCATCAAGAAATATAAAAGTATTTGCATCTGCTTCGAACATATAGACATCAGAATTTATACTGGAAGATTTCATTTTTGAGAAATCATAAAGTTCATGAAGACGTTCTTTTTTTTGAGTCATAAGATCTGTCACAAGTGTACCTCCAAATATCCAAATATAAAATGAATTTAAACTTTGAGCTATGATTATATCAATATAGGGAAAAATTTGCAATATTTATTCAGAGAATAAAAAATACCACTCGAAAGTGGCATCTTATGTAAATTATGTAACTGAAGAACATTAGAAACTAATCATAGTAATCAGTTCAATATCTTGATTACTAATATCTTGCTGTTCAATGTTTAATTTCTCCTTAAACACATTGGCAATATCCTTTTTAAGTTCATTGTATACAGCATCAATACCTTTAATTTTAGTTACCTCATAACTTTGAGTAGCAATATTGATGCGATCTCTATGATTAGTATTATAAGAAATAAAATAATCATCAGTAGTAATACCAATAGATCGATATTTCATAATATTGGAGAAATGCATAGTTTCAGGCATATCAATACCCATAAAGTAACAATCATGATGTCTACTAAATTTATTTATACCATTCAAAGGTCCAATATAACCATGAAGTTCCTCAAACTTACCAGATGGATTATCAACAAGAGATAAAAACGCAAAATGAGAAAGCACAAATACTATATGATTTAATTTGTCTGTCGGGAAAAACGGTTTCAATGCTTGTCTAATTTCTGCTGGTTTCAACCCAAATTTTCTAATAGCAGTAGCCATATTAGAATCATCATAATCATCAGAAACATTAGAATATTTTTCAATAAATTCTTCATTATCAACATATACAAAAGCATTATCAGTAATAGAAGCATTAATAATGTCTTTGGGAGAAGATTTATTTTTAAAATTAAATTCGGCTAATGTGATATCAGATGGTAATAGGGAATTCAATTCTTCCAGTTTTTTTTGATAGTATTCTTCATAAGCTGAATTATCAATAAAAGAATTAAATGAAAAGAAAGTTTCATGTATACCAATTTTTGCATTTTCAATTTTTTGGCCACGATTAATATGAAACTTAATGTTACAGTTAAATTTTAATGTACCAGAATCAATAGCAACAATACAAGAAACTGATTTATCTATATCATGATTCCTAATATGCATTATAAGATTATTTAAATTTTTAATTTGATCAAGTTTCCTATAATCCAACGTAAAGAACTCATTTAAAAAAATAATAGATCGCTCATCATTCTCAAAAAAATAAAAAGTTGTACTACCAATACATTTAGTTTTTGCTGAATCAAAATCATACAGTTCACGAAGACGTGTTTCCATGAGTTGCATTACATCAATCATATAAAATCCTCAAGTTGATTAATTAAAAATCAAAAATATAAAATATGTAGAAAAACATTGTATAATATAAAAAAGAGGCCGAAGCCTCTTGAAAATTATTTAATTAACGGGTTAAGGTGTAATGATTAATAGAATCCATTACATCTTCTGAAACCAAAGTTTCCCGACAATCACCAGAACCATCCAGCACACCAGTCGCAATAATAATGTCAGATGGTGCAAGTTTAACACCAACAAGGGTTCGATATTGTACTGCTTGTTCAAAAATATCAACACCAGCAGAATTAGCAAGGTTGATTTCATCAAAAATCAAAACGATCTTTTTTTGTCCTTCAACACGAATCTGATTAAGATCCAAAATCCACTTCGGAAGTGCAGGTTCCTGCCCAAGAACTGGCAAACTCATAAAATCAATGACATCAACAATAGGAGTCCGAATAATGCAAACATGATAATCTGGGTCACTGAATTTTTCCAACAGCCTACTCTGTGTTCCATGCCCAACTTTACCCCAAACAACAAAACTTTTGGATAGGTCCAGTTCATTAACACCAACCACTTGCACTTCACGAGTTTTTTGAGTAGTCACTTTATAAATTCCTCTGTTTTAATGATGAATTAAGTATAACATAAAATGGAAATGAGAGCAATCAACTTATTAAATCAAAGAATCTGTTTCAAGAATAAATATGTTTTTTGTATCTGCTACTGGAGTATCCAAGCCTCTGCTGTCAGATAGTTGTTCTTCATTTTGTGGAATATAAAACATCGAATCATCCTCTTTAAGAGAAAAATCGATAGGCTCAGGTTTAGGGAACACACTTCTTCGTATTTTTTCTATGTTAAACGCTAAAACTGATGTGTCTATGATAGTAGAATTCATGTCAAAACTCCGTTTTTGATATATGCCATTTTATTATATCATATTATTGATAACTTCAACAAATGCACCTTTATTATTAAAAAGATACAAAGTATCAACAATTTTGTTATTGCGTGGGTCCATCACAATAGAAACCATTTTTTCCTTAGAAATGTTTGAAGCAACTTCTTCTTTAACAACAGCTAAAAATTCAGGAAAATTACCAATATCACCAGCACAATCAGGTGTAATTCTTTTGCTCGGATGAATCATGAAAATACGTGGTTCACCAGAAGTCCAACCAACAGCAAGAACACTACCAGTGTCTTGATTTCTAAAAAATGGAATCAGATACATATAAGAATTAAAGCCATGTTTTTTATTGCCCATCGCACAAGCCAGAGCTTCAAAGTTTTGAAGACAATCTACAATATCAACAACACTATCAAGAGAAATATTGTATTTGAACATAATCATCATCCTATAATGTAATGTCCAATTATACCATAAAACAGACCGAATATCTACTATATTATCTAAAATTTGATATTTTTTAAAAAAGGTATATCATATATAAACAAAATTATTGGAGAATATGATGGACTTCGAATTATTAATAAGCATAAATTGGATGTCAATAGTCGGCATATTGATGGTTATGGCTTCCATCTATTTATTAGGTAGCTATATAGAAAAAGTTAGAATTAAAAACAAAGACCCAAAAGGATTATCTGAAATATTAATATTCATATTGTTAATTGGTGGTATTGCTTTATTTTTCATACCAATAATGAATTAAAAGGCTGATTAAGTCAGCCTTTCATGATTTCAAACTTTAGTAACATCAATAAATGGCCCATTATCATCAAACAATTTTACAACCCCCTTACGTCTATGTGTATAATAGCCATCAGTTTTACCATAATAAGAATTGTTTTTATAGTATTCCATAGCATTATGAATAGATACCATATTAGGATGAGTTAAATTTTTAATAATAATATCCTTTTTATTTTCTATGAACTCAATAAAATTCATATCAAAATAAGAAATCTCAAAATCTTTTTCATAAGATTTTTCAGGTTTTCTCATTCTATAGAGAACAAGTTCCAATTTAAAAAAGTCATAACTTGCTAAAATGACAGATTTATCTTTTTTTCGAAAAAGTGGAATTAAAAATCGATGACAATAATCAGTACAAGGATCATAAGCAGGACGTTCACGTTTAGTGGCAAGATAATCAATCGCATAAGCTTTTTGTGAAAGCATCTTAATGCAATTAATAATACTTGCAGTATCAGTTAATTGAATTGACTCATTAAAACTAGAATAAAGGGAGCTATGAAATGAATTCAAAAGAGCTTTAGCATCAGCATCAATCACTTTTCTGGTGGTATATTGATCCAACACAATTTCAGCTTTACCATAGACTTGTGAAACATCCCAACCAGAATATTGCTCGCCCTCTAAATAATAGTAAAATTCTGCTGGATTTGAATTGATATTACTTTTAATACGAGCAATTAGGTCATGAGATAAATAAACAGGAGCACAACTTTTATAATTAAAGAACGAAACAACAGTCTCCCCCTTAGACTCCTCTATTGTGGCCCTGTAACCTTCACCCGGATATTCGGCGGTTGTTTCAATATGCCGACATTCTTTTAAATATTTATTAATAGAATCAATAAGATCATTATAACTAGATAATTGTTTATTTAATTTCATATTATAACGATTATATACACTATGCCCCATTATAATAATCCTCCAAAATTTGAAGATATTGTATCAAATAGTATTACAATTATCAACAAAAAAAGCCACAGAAGTGGCTTTTATATACTACAACTATGAAAGATTATTAAGCAATTTTCTTTTTGTAAACAGCTTTTGCCGAAGTAGAGTCAAATTCAAAGAAACCATATGGGAAATCTTTCAGATAACCTTCTGCTTCATAGGTTGAAATGAATTCAACTTGCTTGTTATCTGGAGACAAACCATAAATAGTAACCAGAGATGGGTCAATAAGACCATCATGAACCAGAAGACCAATAAGATTTAGTGGAATATCAGAGTGAGTCGAAATGTGCAAATCCCAATGCGGTTGGCAATAACGAAGCTCTTCTGCAACTTTATCTGCTACTTTACGCGGATGAAGCCGCTCTTCAATCAGATGACGATGAATAGCATCAACAGAGTAACGAACTACACCATTATCAAAACCAAGCTCTCCACCACAGGAAAATTTAAGGTCTTGAATGTTTTCACCAATGTAGATAAAGATTTTTTTCATTCTGATGCTTCCTGACTGGATTAGATTGAGTAAATTATAGCAAAATTCAAAAGAAGTAGCAACATTAAGCGACTACTTTTTTAACCTCTTTAAGCTTGATGTTATTGAAGGTAAGCCAACTGCCAACCAGTGGCAGAAAATCGGAACTATCACCTTTTTTTGCATTCTTTTTAAGTGTAATGTGTGGCTTGTGAGGCAAGTCTTCTTCAATGCCATATGATTTCACAAAATCATTGATAGCGAAACTCCAATCGCTATTATCGAGTTCAGCAACAATATAGATGGTATCACCAACTGGCCATTCAGAAATTTTTGCAATGCGAGCCATGTTAGAATCAAATTCTGGGAATTTAAGACCAAGAATAGCATCACTACGGTCAAAGAAGATGGTCATATGCAAAGTTTCTTTAGACACAAAAGGCTTCATGATTTTATTGGAAGCATTGTCAAGATAAGCTGCAATATATGATGCCATTGTTAAGTCCTCAATTAGTGTTTAGACAATTATAGCAAAAAATGAAAGATAACACAATGGAAACACTTAAATATCCATCATCTGTGCCAATAATACAATGTCTTCTGTCAAAACATCATATTCAATATTGTTTTCTTTCAAAATATTAAAAAGAAACGGAGAAGGATGTTTTAAAATAAGATGCATCATATTGTTTTTGAAGAAATCTAATTGAGCTAAAAATATCGAATCTGGAATTTTAGACAACATATCAACAAAGGTTATTTTAATACCATTTTTTAACACCTCAAATTGAAGATGAACAACATTAAAATTACTGTCAGGATTTAAAGAATTAATTTCAGTATCATATAGCCAAGAAATAAACTTGAAAGTATTCTTATAAGATTTTATAAATTTATTCCAAATAAGCTCAGAAAATATAGATGACAAATTTCTATCATAGAAATAGGCATTAACAACCAATTTTTTATTAGAATAATTAAAATAACATGACGAATGGGGAATAGTTAATAAACTAATACTTTTATAATCAACAAGTCTGTTTTCAATCATAAATTTAGTTAAACATGATCCTATATTGAGTCTATTTATATAATGACTAGCATAAGATTCAAGTGCAATAGGTACACCAGCCAATGCATAAAATGAAAATTTATCACCATTATCAAAATGAATACTATATTTTTCAATAAAGCCAGCCACAATTTTTTTAGAAATGGTAACATCCATATAAACGATACCGTTTCTAAAAGCATCTTCTTGTGTTACCATCTCGAATTTGTGAATATCTTTAAATTTATACAGTTCAGAAAGAGATGCTAAATGAAAAAAACCAAAATTTGCAAGTAAAAAATCCATTTTTTCAGATACTGAGTCATAATTAGAAACATCAATAGACAAGGAAAACTGCATACTCGCCCAAGCAGCTTCTACTCTACGAGGATCAGTAAGAATAACTTCAATAAGTGCTGATGACTCTTCTAATTCAACAGTAAACTTATTCCCATATATGTTTTCTACTATAAAAGTATTATCACAACGGTCATGAGAATATCGCAGTCCAGATGAAAATTCTTTTTTATGGATAAAAACAGATTTATTAATAAAGTCAGATAATTGTAGTCTTTTTTTGATCTTAATCATCTTGAGTACCTTTCAAACAGTATACATATCAAAAATAGAAACTGAATCTTCACCGAATGTTTCATTTCTATTTGCAATAACACCATTATCAATAAAGAAATTAATCATAGTTTCTGATGGATACTTCAATGCCAATGCCATAAAATTAGAAGTTAATCTTTTTTCATCTGATTCAAATAACAATTTCAAAAAGTCAACAGGTGATTCAGACCTTTTAATATTAATTTCAACAGAATCTTTATTAATGACACACTCAAGTTCAACAAAAGTTGGTTGATAAGGCTGAGCTAAAAATCGACTTCTCTCTAAGCCAATATGATAAGAATAACTAACACCAAACAAAGAACATAGTTGATAAATCAACTTCGACCTATAGACGATATGGTTAACCACGCCAGTAGGAAAAATATTTACAACATCGTCATAATTCATGACTGTTCTTAATGTAATAGAACCATTTTTCTTATACACTAAGAAACTGGTATCAAACATAGAAATCTTTTTCACGTTTGCAATATTAATAAATTTTTTATAATGCTCAATAAATGAAGCTCTATTGTATAGAGTCTCAAAACGTCTACTTAAAGTGCTGTTAGCATATATATAATCAAAATCTAAGACTTCAAAACAAATGCCTGCCAAAGAATAATATTTTGTTGTAGGAATGCCAAGTCCTGAAATCTCCCACTTATCGAAAAGTGAAATACCCTTCAATTTTTTAAAATCCAAATGAAATTCAACATCATAATTGTCATGCAGAAAAACTTGGCCAGTTTGGAATATGTCTGAAAACTTAACAAATCCTATTTTTTTAAAAATTTTAAGCGAATGAAATGATGAAATATGAAAAAAGATAATGGATTCAGTCAAGAATTGAAGTGCATCTTCATCTTTTTCATAAGGATCTAAAGTAACAGAAAAATAATTTTTATGACCTAAACCCACTGCAACATAAGCTTTAGAGGTATTTTTATCCAGTTTCACAAAGATCTTATTACTATATGAATTAGTAAAATGGTATTCGCCATACTTGGCAACACACTTAATCTTATTCATAAATCTTTTGTCTGCTTTCTTAATGATAATTGGTCGCTCAAAAAGCTTATTATAAGATGGTTTATTAAACATAAAAAATACCTATGAAAATATTGATCAATTATATCAAATCACCTAAAAATAATCAATAAAAAAGACAACCTAAGTTGTCTTTAGTGAGTTATATCTTTATGATATGTGTCACGATTTTTTTTGTATTAATAACAAAAAAGCTCATAACGAGTTTTTTCGTTATCCATACATGTTCCTTACTCTTCTACATCAACATTTTGAATATCAATTTCACTTACAATACGGCGAAGAGCAGCATTTTCATGAAAACGAGAACGAGAGTTCAGGAATTTTTTGGCACCCCGACGATCTTTTGCAATGCCACGTTTACCATTTGTGTGATCACCACACGTTACATGGGCAGAAACAGACCGATCAGAAAGACCCAATGTAACTGTTTCGCCAAAAACAGTGTAACGATTGAAAACAACATTAGGATCTCGGTCTTCTTTAAAGCCACGCTGATGATTAGTTTTCATTAGTGTATCCTCTGATTTTAGTAAGTCTATTATACCTCAAGCAGAAACTTTATTCAATAATGAAATCGAATAAGAGCCAGTTCTTCCTGTGTAAGCTTAGATTTGATTGAAGAAATAAGTGATTGCAGATGGTCTGCTTCGGTTTGAGCATCAAGTCTAGCTTTAGCAACGGTTTCTTTCATTTCTTGTTCAAAATCTTCAAAAATGAAACGCATTGGAATATGAGAATAATACTCAAGTTTCAGCTTGGGTTCAATCTCATGAGAAATATAAAGACCAATTTTTTCCTTATATTTATCATAGTCAAAATAGCCACGGAATTTGTCATTGTAGGTATCATAATCATACCAATCAAAGCGTTCTTTCGTTTCACGCTCAAGAGTTTGCAATACGTACAGAATACGAGCTTCAAGTTTTACCAAAATTGGATACGTTGAAGAATTTGTATGACGATGTGCAGGTAGTTCTTTGAGTTGTTCAAGATCTTCTTTCTGCAGTGCTGGTGCGTAAGTCATTTTGAAGCTCCATTGTCTTGTAAAGGAAAGATACTATAACACAATACGGTAAAAAAGAAAACAAAAACATCAAAAAATAAATGTAGAAAATTAAATGAAAATAGTTTATAATAATGGTAATTTTTGGGAGATCAAGACATGAGAGAAGTGGATATTAAAGGTTTTGGAAAAAATATTATACAAACTCTATTTAGCTTTTTTGATGAAGCTGGTGCCAAAAACATTTTTGAAAAAGTTAAAACCCATTATAGAAGCCGAGAGTCATATGATGGATATTGGTATGAAATGAAAATAGATAAAAGGAATTACATCACATTCAGCAAAACAAACAATATAGATACTATTAAATTTCTGGTATCACCAATGCTATCACCAGAATATAGTGAAAAGCTTACACCTAAAGATTTAAAAGATTTCTTGAATGTCATGTCATCTCAAGTACATATTTATAATGTTTCAATGTTAAAGAAAATGACGCAAGATTTTAAAATTGATACATTTAATGAAGCTTACCGTATATTAGATAATGAATTACAAAAATACTACCCAAACATGATTGCTGATATTGCTATTGTTTTTGCTGCTTCTGAAAAATTTAAAAAGACTGTATTATTAAATGATGGTGACAACCATTATCACAAATATAAAATTAATGAAAAACAAGTTGTAGTATTCAGTAATACATCCTCTGTTGAAGAATATTTTACGATATATGAAAAAGATTTAAAAACAAACACTGTCAGAATTATCACTGACAAAGTAGACACAGTAACAAAAAAACATAATATTAGAACAATCGTTATTGGAAAGTATAAAAAAATTATTGAAGAATATTTAGAAAGTCATCCACCCATCTGTGTAATTGAAAATAATCAGATAAAGTATCTTGATGACATCAATGAAATTTTTGATTTAAATAGTCATTCAAAAGAATTGGGACATAAATACAAATTACAAAAAGAACTACCATACAATCCAGAAAATATGAAAGAGATGTTTCAGTATTTAGATTTTGATAACATGTATACTTTGTTAACTCATGGTATGTGGTCAACTAAAGGAAGATGGCAACATAATGAAAAAGATGAATACTACTTTGTGTTTGAATCTGAAATCGAATATTTCAAGTCACATGAAAAAATGGTTTATGAAGAGGAAACTGCCCTCAAGTATGTAAGTATTACAATAAAAGAAGCTGCAATGTTGTCTTTACCAGAAGGAAAGCTCAAAACTGAATGGGAGAATTTAATTGTTGAGTCTTACCTATATATTAAAAATAATAAAGAAAAACTACCAGTTTGTGCAATTACTGATAGTGAATTTATGAAAGTTGAAAGATATCTAAAGGCAAACGACTATATCAAGTAAAAGAAAAGAGCCATGAGGCTCTTTTTTATTTGTTTCAAAATCTAAAGTGTCAAGCTTGATTATCCTGTCGAACCTCAGCAATAGCACTCGGATTGAAAGAAGCAAAAGCCAGTGCAGATACAAATACATTAATCATCTTTTTCATGGTTTAATCCTCTATTAAGAAGACATGATTATACCAACATAATAGAACAGAAACAACCATTATTTTTAGAATTTAAAATTAAGATTTTTCTAATATTTGAACATTGAATTTATCTTGTATTTTATCCATTAAATCAATTTGTTGTTGTGTAAAATATTTTCTTGGACGTAATTGACGATTTTTATTGATATCCATGTAAGCAAAGGCATGCGTACCTGACTTATTATAAGAAAGTCTATCCAAATTAGTCATGACTTCACTACTTGGACGGAAGCATAATAGCAATTCTGTGGCTTCTGCTTGTGATAAATCATAAGAATCAATATAATTCAAGATAAATGTAACTTTCCTTGATTGCTCCATCAAATATTGATCAATTTGTGATTGTACAGAATCTCCACCAAACCCAATAAAGCCATTGATAGCCATATTGATAGCCGATCTTTCTATTTGTGTCTTCTTTGATGCTTTTTGAAGCAACATCATCTCATAAACTTCATCGAGAAGTTTATTAATGCTTTGTTTAACTTGTTGCTTTAAATTTTCTTTTTCAAAGTCTGGAGAGTATTGTTTTAAAATAGCCGCTACAGAATCATCAATACTGCCATTTTGTGATGCAACAAATCGTTTAAGAAGGTTAGCATCAAAAGGGACTTCTCTATTTTGAAGTTGTTGAATTAACTCTTTATAATGAGTACATATGGCTGGATTATGAGATGTTCCGAGATACATCTTTGGGAAATAATGAGATGATTTGAATTCGAAATTCAATGCTTCTAATTTATCAAATATAGAATTCCATTGTTGCTTTACTGGAATAAGTGATGGTTCATTTGCAACTTTATTTAAAATCAATGTAAGAAAATCAATACCCTGCCAATCAGTAGCAGTATGCCATGATTTTAATCTTTTTTTGATAGTCTTAAGAAATACATCAGGCTCACTTGTTAAAAATAAAACAATATCATTATTGATAATTTCAGTTCTCATATTGTAATCTCCAAAATAAAAATATAGTACAAAAAATAAAATTATAAAACAAAAAAACCTTCGTGAGAAGGTTCTTTAAATGGATGCGAGAGTGGGATTCGAACCCACGATCTCCAGCTTATGAGGCTGGCGAGAACGGCCTGACTTCTCTATCTCGCTACAAAGCGTAATTTGGTCGGAGTGGCAAGATTCGAACTTGCGGCATCTTGCTCCCAAAGCAAGCGGTCTACCGGGCTGACCTACACTCCGTTTCGATATGTAAATAATACGATATTTATAAATTGTTGTCAATATTTTTTTTTTGACATTTATTTAAAATTGGTAGAATGTTAAAAAACAAATAGTTATTTATGAAAAAATGGCAAATATTTGAACAAGATTGTTTAAATCACCTTATAAAAAATAATAATGACACAACAAAAAAGTATACATCAAAAGGTTCTTCGGATTCTACCCTTTCTGATATCCAAGTAATAGTTAATGATAACATCTCATATTATATAGAAGCTAAAATGCCAAAATCACAATGTGGGCAATTTGTATTATTGAAAAATGAATATAATGATTTCTATTATAGCGAAAAAAATAAATTGAATATTAATGATTTTTCAAAAAAAATAATTGATTATATAAACAAGAACAAACTTAATGAAATTAATCAAAAGAATATTCCATTAAATTTAGATCAAGATTTAATTATTGATTATATTATTGAACATTATAAAGAAAAACAAGTTAAATATATAATAAGCCGAAAAAAAGATAAATATGATTTAATTCCATTAATACATTCAGAATTAAAAGAAAAGTTTGAATTTAGTGGAACATTGAGAATGAAAAAGAGTGGTTCCAGAGATTTAACCAAAGCACTTGAAGAGAACTTAATAGATTACATAAAAGATTGTTACATCAGTAAAGAAATTATTGATACAAAGACAATGTATAATTTAAATAAAGAAGGTGACTTCATAATCAATGTAGATGGGTATGATTTATATTTCAAACAACAAGAGAATAAAAAATACATTGTAAGAGTCTTATCAAATACAAAAAATTATTGTGTTATATTTTCACTTAATTTAAAATAAAAAAAGAGCCAATTAAGGCTCTTCTCCATCTGTAAATACAATATGTGGTTTATCTTTCAATTCTTTAGATCCAAGAGGATAGATTTCGATTGGTTTAGATTCAAGAATACATTGTAAAACATGGTCTACTTCTTCTTGAGTAAGCTGGCCTGATTGATCTCGAAACATTAGGTATCCTCCTGATTATTAAGGTGTCATTATACAATATAATCGTAATTTGTACAAGATTTTTTTAAAGCCCAACAAGTTAAAGATTTGAACACTAATAAAATGAGTGTTATATTATAATAAAACAATAATAAAAAATATGAAGTTCAATAAAATAGCAATAGCTATTGGTCTTTTATCAATCTATGGAGTATCGAATGCTGCATATACAGTAAAGTTTCCATTAGAATACAATTCAATAAATATAATTGACCAATCAGGCAATAATGGTGGAACACCAACAGAGCCAGAAGTACCAATAGAAGAAAAACCACTTGCTGAAATGACTACTGTACATGCTCCAACAGAAGTATTTATAAACCATCCATTTGAAATGGCAATATCAGGGATAAATGCCTCAAAATACAAAATAAGAAGCAATAGTAATGCGTCAGGAATAACAACTAATGGTGTGGAATTTACCAATACTTCTAATTATGAGATAACTCCAACACAGCCGGGTTCATATGAATATTCAGTAACTGCGATAAATGAAGATGGAAAAGAATCATCAAGTATAAACGTATACGTCCAAGCAGAAGGATTACCAACTGTCAGTGATATAAAAATTAATAATACAGAAAAATTCTTGCATACAGCGAAAGGAAGTTCATTGAGCCTATCAGCAAATGTATCTAATGGCTCACACCTTGTTGAAAATGTACCAGACAATGCAACAACTGATCCGGGTGAATACACTTATACAATCTATTCTGAAAAAACATTAAATGGAGTTACCGAAAAATCAGTTACAAATAATTTCGTTGTAGCAACTGGTACAATGTTTAAAATGACAATAGGTAGATACAATAATGGTACTAATGATCTTGCTGGTTATATGGATACAACGAAGTTCCCAACATATACAACCAATGCTGTAGGTTCATTATCTATTGACAATATCGATCAGAATAAGATTTTACATGTTTATCAAAGCGTAAATGGTGGGTCTGTAATGTTTGGTTTTGATCCAAATTCACCAAACGGTTTCTTTGCTGGAGGAAAAATATGGCTTCAAAATGTTCTGTGTGGACAAACAACCACATCATATACATCTACAGTTGATACCTATCTATTCGCTGGTTGTAGTTTAAGAATAGGGCCAAATATAGGACAAGAAATTAAGATTTACTATTAATTGAAAATAAAAAACTCTGCTCGAAAGAACAGAGTTTCTTTTTAATCATCTTCATCTGTTTCTTTAGTATAACTACGGCGAGAAATACCAGTGATAAGCATTAGTTCATCTGGTTCATCATTCATAGTATAAACACTAACACCATCAAGATTACCAGTATTCACATAGCCACTTTGTTCATAAATGACATTCATCATCTCACTCCATTTTTCACCACTAATAGTTGAATAATTGAAGTCTTCAAGCCATCGACCTGAACGTAAAATCCATCCAATAAATTCTGTCTTCCAAAAAACAAGAACTTGAACATTACCATATTTATCATTTGAATCAATATCTTCCCAAACAATACGTAATTCTAAACATTCAGGCTGATTAGCATTATCATTAAAGAAATCAGATAATGTTTTTTGTTTTGAACCATATTTATTGTATTTTACGTTTTCCAAACTAAAGAATTCAAAAAATGCTTCTTCAAGATAAGAAAAATCAGCATCAGAAAGTTTAGGCTGATTAATAGCTTCTTCCCATGAAACTTTTCTAACATAGATAGGCTTAACATCAGATGTCTGCACAATCAGAGTTTTTTCAATAAAATAAATTTCTTGTGTCGGAGCAAAATGCATGTGATTTGTAATCTGTTTATAAACCAAAGAAGAACCGATTTGGTCAGAACCTTGTTGATCACATTCATTTGCAAAACCTACTAATACTTTATATGCATCATCAATGTAATAAGGATGAAAAACAAGCAATTTATAGGACGCAAGGTTACGGTTGAAACGTTTTTGATCTTCATGCGAAGTTGTTTCAACTGTTTTTTTCAAATTATGAACAAAAAATTCTTCAATTGATTGAATATGACTAGAAGACATTAAATATCTTCCATCTGGTTAAATACTGCTTGATCAAAGTTACCCAAGCGTTCACGATAAACCTTTTCACACAAGGCAGCAAATAGACGTTTAGGCATATTGATAGATGTCACTTCTGCTTTCATATTACAACCCGGACACATGAAATGTGCAGATGGCGGATAAGTTTTGGAATCTTTGAAATCTTTCATATTGCTGGTGCGTACAACAGCATTACAATGATTACATTGTACTTCCATTACTTCTTGGCTGACAAGTTCCATGATTAACACCTCTGATAAATTTCAAGCATTATACCAAAACTAAAAAAAAATAGCTATTCATTTAAAAAGATGACCTCGATTAGTCATCAGAATTTCGACCACTACCAGAAGAACGAGAATCAGAGTCTGAACCTGAATCTGAGACACTTGACCAAAAAATATCAGTATTCACATCACCACTGCGACGCTTAGTAGAATCAGCAGATGACCTTGAGCCAGATTTTGGTGTAATATCAGTGGCATAACGATTAGGATTGTTTAATACTTCAAGAGGAAACTTTTCATGAAACTCTTTTTTCTTTTGACGAATAAGCTCTTCGTCAGCTTGACGTTTTTCAAGATTTTCACGAAGATCTCTGATAGCTTTATAAAAGAATTTATAAGTTGAATTATCAAGATATTTATCATTAAATGAAATTTTACCACTAGCAGCATCATGAACAATTACGTATGGATCTATTTTGTAATAAGTATGAGTCGGGCCATCAATAGTTAATTTGGTTCCATCAAATTTAAAGTTAAATTCAATAGTAGAAAACATCTGATAAGTTTTACCTTCTTTCAAACTTCTGCAAATACTATGCAAATTGTCAGTAAAGTCATTTCTAAAAAATTTGAACATGAGATAATCTCCTATTTTGCAAAGATTATACGCAACAAAATAGAAATTACAAGAAATAAAAAATCCGCCGAAGCGGATTAAGAAAACAGACCAAACAAGCCAGCTACAGCACTCGCTCCACCAATAATGTCCCAAGCATCAATCTCTGAAGATTCATTTTTAGAACGGGTGTAGGATTGGCGACGTGGCTTTGAAAAGCCCATAAGACTTGGAGAAACAACAATAGAGATCCAGATACTATTATCACTATTTTTTGGATCTTTAAAGTAACCAATAAGAACAAATTCTTGATTATAATTACTTGCTCCATTCAGGAAAGTGATAGGGTTTTCTGTGTCATTATCAACGATTTGACGTTTCAGAGAGTCAGGAAGAGCTTTGAACCCACAAGAAAAGAATAGCTCTAGATAATCAATGTATTTTTTATTGATAAGGGATGTTGGAATACTTTCAGCATAGGCATACATAGCAACAATATTATTACTATTACCACCAATAACAAAATCAATATCACCCTTTTTCAAGCGAAAAGGATTCTTCAAAAACTTATTACTATCAAGTTTTTCATAAGAATAACCAGCTTCTATCATTTTGTCATAAACAGTACGAGAAGCAAGGCCAGTAGTAACACCAGAAATCCGAATGCACATGATTACACTCCAAATATTATCTAATTCAGATGTTGATAATAACAAAAAAATGAATAAATATCAAGAAAAGCTTTTAAAATAAATAATAAAAAGGAGATCAAAGATCTCCATAATTATAAACAACTAAGCCTTCTGTGATTGGTAGAATTTCGAGTTCACCACCTTCGCTGTAGTTTTGCAAGCCTCGCATTTGAGAACGTGCATCTTCTTCATTTCGAGCAATAACAACAATCATTCCAGCCCAACCACAATCCAGCACATACAACATCAATTCGTTATTCATAGTAATATCCTCTTAGTTAATCTACTGATCAGATACTTGAATAACTATTTTACAGCTTACTTTACCAAGAAACGTTTACCTAACAGAACTTCAATAGCTTCTTCTTTAGGAATATCCATTTCGAAATTATTGGCTGCAGCCATTTTTTCAAATTGTGCAACAGAATCGTTATGCAAATCTTCAATGCTTTTGTATGGGCCTGAAAAAGTGTTTGCAACACCATTATTTTCAATAGCCTTCTCATAATCACTTAGCCAAAGGCGAGCGACAATGACATACTCTGAAACCTTCTGATTCATATCTTATTCCTCTTCATCAATCAATGAAACATCAAAATCACCACCACGAAGAATTGAAAACATATGAGCTACAGAAGAAGCATGATTAGCCTCAATTAAACCTTCTTCTTTAGCGATACTCAATAGAGTGTCATACAACTCATCGTCATTTAATTTAGAACTCACCAAATAAGTCTTTGATGATGCATCATATTGATAAGACATAACAATCACCTTCATTCAAAATAGATGCATATGATAGCAAAATTATGATAAAACTACAAGTGTTTTATAAAAAAGCCACCATGTGGTGGCTAATATTATTTGTACAGAGAAGATACAGAAAATTGGTCATCTACAGCATTTGAATTCTTGACTGCATAATACAAACGAACACAATCACTGAATGGACTTACTGTATGCTCTTTAGAGATAATGAACTCAAAAAGACTTTGTTCATCAAACTCTGGATTTAGATTTCCATCCTGATCGAACAATACTCGATGGAATGCAACTTGTTCTTCATCCTGAACATTGTGGTAATGCGGATCATAATGTTGAAGAATGAAATTTCCACTTTCGTTAAATACTTCATTAAAAAGCTTATTCATGTTTTTTCTCCTTTGGATTTTCTGTCCATTAGATTTAGCTGAATATGGTGCCCGGAGCCGGACTCGAACCGGCACGACTTTCGTCGGAAGATTTTAAGTCTTCTGTGTCTACCATTTCACCATCCGGGCGATGTATGCCAGTGATTATACAGAAGGCATACCAATTAGTAAAGCATTTTTATCAAGAATTTTCCCACAACGATTTATCAACAAACATAGTGCCATTGTGAACATCAACCAGACCAACAAAGCTAAGACCTACAGCAGACTGGTCAAACAAAACTCGACTGACTTTCAGAGTGTCACCACGAGAAACATTTTGAACACGAATTGATTCTACTTGAGATTCATTGCCGATGCCAGTAAAAACAACTTCTTGACCAACACTAAAATTGTGACGGAACCAATATTCCGCTTCAACAAAAAGCTCTGCATTATACTGACCAACAAGTTCGTTAAAAGTAAGTTCCATTTTATCAGTGATAATAACGTCCTTCACTGTAAGTCGATCTCCATATTTGACAAGATCATCAACCTCAATACGCTGGCATTCATCCAAATGCTTGCTTGATGAAGTGTAAATAACACTCATACCAGAGGTAATAAGAGGTGCGTTAAGTAAAAGATCTTTGTTCATAATTGCTCCATGTGTAAATTTCTAAGATGATTCATTTTAACAAAAAAAAATAATTTAGACAACCTTTATATCAAATATATGGACATAAATAGGCATATTTAAAGAAAAAAGAGAAATAAATATACATATTAGAAAAAAAACAATCGCTCCTGCGGTTGTTATTTATTTTCATATTCTTTTTTTAGTTTTAAATAGAGTTCGTGTTTTTCTTTTTCCTTCTGCTTCATATCTGCTCTAATTTTGTCAGCAGCCGCAAGGATTTCTTCTTGTGTAAGATCTTGGTTAATAGTGATATCGACAGTATCAAGGCTATATTTGCCAGAGTTTAGAGTATGATTATTACTTGTTACACCATTAACGTTATAAATATAATGATTTTTCAGATCATAATATCTACAGGTATCACAAAGAAACTTTATATGAGTTCGAAATACTTTAGATCCATCAGAAGTCTCACCAACTAAAACAGGATTTTTAAAGCTATTTGCATTATATTCATTGATTGATTGAACAAGTTGATCTCGTTCTTTTTTCTCTTGTGCAATTTCTTGCTCCCTATCATATTGACATGCTGTCAGAGTTAAAACAGCCAACATAGAAAAAATAATCTTTTTCATAAAATCTCCATAAGTATATTCAACTAATTATATTGAAAAAATAAAAAAATCAATCATCATAAGAACATTTCCAACCACCCCATCCAGGGTCCATGCCGGGCATGGTAGGTCCACAACTGATATCAGAGCCTTTTTTTCGTTGTTCTTCAAGATATCGCCTGCTTTCTTCTGCACGTTTAGCACATTCTTTAGGATTGTTAATACACCATTCTTTTTTTGCACTATCTATATATATGAACTACTCCGCCCTGAAGGACGAAGTTTCTTGGTTCGGAACCAAGTCTTCTCGCTGACGTTCATTGTCAACTTCAAATAAAGCTATCAGCTTCATTCGCACGGTTTCTCTTTTCATCTTTCTTGGCACGTATTGGCCATTTTTTAACTCATGAAAAGCTAATCGAAGAACTTCTTCGAATATTCTGTTTCTTATATTCTTGCAAGCATTATTATCTGCATCATCTATATGACCACATGCATTACAAGTAAAACTTCTTCCTTTTCTAACTGTATGCTCCACGCATTTACAGTTAGAACAAGTTTTAGAAGTATAGCTTGGTGTGGTCAGATGAACTCTGATGCCTTTGTTATTGGCTTGCTCTTTAAACCAATCTTTGATACTTGAAAGTCTCAATAATCTAATTAACTTTGAATATTTTACATTCAAAGTTTCATCTTTAATAAAAGAAGCTTTACATTGAGACAAATTCAAATCTTCAAGTACAATATCGGTAATGCCATTTTTAATTAAGTCTTTTAATATTGTCGATATTAAAGACTTGAAATGGAATTCAACACCTAATAATAGTTTATTGAATTTCTTTTGTTCTATTGTTGATAATTGTTTGAATCCTTTGTTCTCAAAGGATTTTAATTTTTCTACAATTGCTTCTATATAACTTCTATCATAATCTTTAAGTTCTTCACGATCATGAAAAGCAATTGTACAAAAATTAGAAGCAACATTTAAATCAATACCACAAATTTGTTTTTTATTTATAACACTATCTTTTTCTAATGGTTTAAAATATTCTTTATCATCTTCATAAGTCAAACCAATATCAAGATGATTTTTGCTATTCAAACGGACAGTATGAATAGCATTAAGGTTAAAATTGTTTATATTTTGGTGATATTTAGAATTGAAGGCTAAAGGAACATGAATGTGTTCCTTACCAATTCTAAAATTATACCAATATTTATACTCATTTGATTCATCAATATAAATATGAGAATGTTTAGTTTGACCAATTTGTGGTATTTTCATGTAAGAGCCAGTTGAATATACAATTGGCTCTTTCATATATGACAATATTCTTTGTTTTCTATTTATAAGTAATTGTCTAACTCTATTCCAATAAGGTTTTTTCCTTAATGCTTCAATGCTGTTATTGAAATCAATAACAGATTGAAGTTTGAGAGGATCTTTAACTTCTAAAGACTTTAATGAAGAATCAAGGCTTGATTCTTCAATAAACATCAACCAGTTCATTATTTTAGTTAAAGAAGAATTTCTTGAAATAAAGGTGGTGTCTTTGACATCTCCTTTTTTATGTAAAATTTGACCATCTTTTGAAGTTACATTACGTTTATAGTAAGTAATTTTAAATTCTTTTTGGAGAATAAACTTATTGTTCGAAATAAGTTTATCCATCCAATTAGAATAGAAGTCCATAGATTGATGAAATATTTTTTGAATTTCCCAAGAATAGAGATTAGGGGTTTTAAATTGCTTAAAACGAGAAGCCAGAACTTTTTTAGAATCTTCATTACAAAGCATTGCTTTGTGATTGAAGATATAGTATGAAATATTGTTTTTAAAGTTTTTAACAAAATCAAAATGTTGGATCAGGGTATTTTTCTTCTTATGATTGAGAATCGACGAAGAAGAAATACGTTTAGTTTTGATATTTTTTTTATCAGAAGATCCAAAAGCCATAAGATTCCTTAAAATATATGCTTGCAAATTATAGACCAAGAGAAATAAAAAAGCAAGCAAAAAATGTAAGAAATCAAAAAAGAAGTAAATTTTTATCCCCGACCTGAAGGAAGAGGTTTTAAATTTTATAATTTGATTTCAATAGGATAAAAAGAGCAATAAAACCACAAATAAATAAAACAATTAGAACCGATGTAACGATTTTGTTAGTCATTTGCCATATCCACATTGACATTTGAAGTCAAAGAAAAATTGATAATTTTTTCAAGTTTTTCACAATTATCAATTTGTGCAAGATAATTTTCTAACTTATAAAAAACAGCTTCTTGCACTGCAAAATTCATTTTTTGTTCTTGAAGATCTTTGTCAATAATGCTTCTAATTTTCTCTTTGAAAAAGGCAAGACGTTGAGTATTAAAAGTTTCTTCTTTTACTTTTTTATTTGCAAAAAAACATTTAATTTTTGAAATAAAATTTTGATGATTGTTTTCAATTGAGGGATATTTAATTTTAATTTTACCAGAGTCAGAAAACCAATTCCATGAAATATTAGTAATTTTCCATTCTTCTTTGAAAAAAGCATCCATGTATTCTTTTTTAATAATGTCATCAAAGAAATAATCAACAACTTTTTCATCAGTATCATAATAAAGATTAAGAGGGCCTTCAAAATTATGAGAAATTCCCAAGAACTCTGTTTTAAATGCAATACCAAAAAAGATTGCAATTTCTGGGCTGTTAAAAGGAAGATTACAAGAATGAGTTTTATTAAACGGATTCGAAAATGCCTCAAAGCTTTTATCAATAAGTTTTAATGGAGATTCAGTCCAAGAAAAAGAAGGATATTGTTTTGATGGATCTTTTTGCAAAGATCTAAAGGCTTTTTGAGCATTAGCAATAGCATTTTCTTGCAAACAAATGAGATCTTTTTTAGCTGGTGAAACATATTCATGTTTAAACATGTTTGCGATCCTTATCAATGAGAGGAATAAAGTTCAGATTTCAAATCAGTAATATTATTCCAGAAGGCATCAATATTACTCATGATTGCAATACGGTTAGAATCAGAAACTGATTTTTTTTCAAAAATTTCATTTGCTTTAGTCTTAGACATATCAGAAAGAGCTGAAACAGTATAATTTTCAACAAACAAATCTTTCCAAGTGTTATCAATGTTCGCAACTTTAGAATTTTCATGATAGAAATCAACAGTTTTTGACAAGAGGAACCTGTCAGTAGTGATAGATGTAACAACATCAATAATTTCTTTATCAGAGTAGACACGAACTGGAAGTTCACCAACATAAGCTTCTTTCAAGTTTTCAAATTCAATATGAACAGCTTGTTCAGCAATAGCTTGAAGCTCTTCCATATTTTTTGGTTTTCTTGAGTCGCTTGGGTAATAAATAAAGAGGTCAGACGCCGCCCGATCAAGCAACACTGGTTTATCCCAAGAAACCATAAATGCTTGCATTTTAACATCCAATAGCATTTTAAAAGTGCTCTGAGCCACTGCAATACCAACACTTTGAGCAATAAGTTTGTTCTTATAACCTTTTGCTTTTGGAATAACAATATGTGATTGCATGTCTATTCTCCACTGTTTTAACTTGAGCAATTATAGCACAAAACTGAGGCTCAAGCAAGAAAAGGTGTCATCTACCATCAAAATTGAATATTAGATATGTTCTCAAACAGGCTTGATTTCAGTCTATTGTTTTTCAAAGTAAGACAATGGTAAACAAATCACATTGTTTCCAGCAACACATATATACCAATCAGAAAGGATTTTACGAGAAATATTGTAATACAATGTACAGCGTGGTTCATCAACAGCCAGTAACCTGACTGGGCGAGTGCCATAAATCTTAAAGTGTTCTGACAGTATCTTAATTGTAGTGGATAGCACTGGAATGGGTTTTCCAAAACCAGTTAAGTCATCATTCTTCTCAAGTCCATTAGATCCAGCAATAATAGATACAGTCAAGAAACGTTGATCAACAGAATCATCTTGAATATAAACCTCATATTCAAATGCTGAATCAGAAAAGATGGCATGCAAGCCATCTTTGTCTGATTTTTTTAAGCTGTAATCAAGAGTTTTATTAAACACAAAAATCCACCGTTAAAAAAATTGTTCAGATTGAATTTCTATCAGCACCAATTAGTGCTTCATTCATGCTGTTAACAACAGAGACTAAAGGATGCTTAATCCAAGATCCAATTGGTCGATAAGTACCCTGTTCAATTTGAACCCCCGGAGCGACAATGAAAATCGGAATACCAGATCCAAGAGCAATACCAACTTCAACAAGTGTGCCTTTCAATGGAAAATCATCAGGTTCAACATATACAATCAAACGCTCTGCTGATTGAATTTCAAGAACAAATTTTAACCAAAGTTCACTCATAAGTTGGTCACATTCAGAAGCTGATTGGAATTCAACTGTTTTATCAATGCTGTCAATCCATGTGGAAACAACATGATAACCATCAACATCTCTCAACTTACGCCAAGCTGCTGGACGTTCTGGCAAACTTGCTCGGCTGGCAATGTAAACACCTTTTCTCATTGTAGATTGCTCCTAATCTTGTATCGTTTAACAAGTGTATCATAAACATGAGTATTCATCAATGAGAAATTACCTTTACAAAAAGTATCAAGTTCCAGTTCATATCCAAGATAGTCTATCATAAAAAGAACAACTGCGGGTGAACGGGAAACACCAGCAGAACAATGGACAATAACCAAAGAAGGATCGCTAAGATTTTCAAGCCAATTTAAAATAGAATCAGCTTGATCATCACTAAAAATAACATAATCATGAAATGGATCATCAGTAATAGGTTCTGTAATATCGTGAAAATACAAACGAAGGACATTAGTATGACAATCATCTAACGCCATAAAAGTTTTGCCTTCACTAATGCTGATAATGTTATGTGGCGTATTCAGATCGAATGCCGCCCAACATGTATAAAATCGTGCTTTTTTCATTGGCGTTAGCAAATTTTAAACTCTGTAAGTTCGTGTGTTTTCATGAAATCTCTCATGACATGTTTGAACTTATCACAATATTCATAGTCAGGGTCATCAATTTGATCTTCTTCAAAATCGTAAACTCTAATTTCATATTGTGGTCGTACACTGTCCATAAAATCGCATGCATCATTATGATCATAACCAAGACTGACAGCATGAGCCAACAAATCAGAATACTTAAACAAATCAACTTTAGCCATGATAAACTCCTAAAAGAAATATATTATACTAAAATTAGCGAATAAAATCAAACCATTTCTTTATCTGTTCAATTTACTATCCAAGACATTTAACATTTTTTCAATAACAGCATTAAAATAATCAATGATAAATGGAGTCACTTTAATGTCATGTAATTCTTTGATAAATTCTGAGGACAGTTTTTCAACAGTGACAATATCAAATGGCATGATTTTTACACTATCGTCAATTGAAGGAAATGAAATGGATGTGGAATTGAAATGCAAGATAGCATGGGAGAATACAGATGATACAAATAGTACAACAGAATGCTGAGTGCTTGAAAAATTCAATTTGTCTACAAGATGATACTTGCAAAGTGAAATACGGCGTTCTTCTGACTTACAAACACTGATTGCTTCAACAGCTACTTTATTGGTCATATCAAATCCTCATTGGATTGAAAAAAGACTGCAATAAAAATATAGCAAAATATCAAACAAAATGCAACAAAAAAAGAGGCCGAAGCCTCTCATGGTTTCAATGTTAAATTAAGATTTTTCAAGTAGATATTTGATATCGACAACTGTTAATGTTGAGTCAATTAACTCATATCCAACATCAACAAAACAATCATAAGTTTCAAAATCTTTGTAATACTCAACGATAAGAGGACTAATAGCAAACTTATTATAATCAGACATTGCATCTTTCAATGAATTATAATTACGTTGCATTAAAAGATTCATATCACATTTGAAAAAACCAGATTTATTAGCTAAATCTTTATTTAAACTAGAAATACTTTCTAAAAGTGTTGTTCGTGGCACTAGTGCATAATGTTTAGACACTTTCTTATCATTAACAATAAGTCTATTTCTATTTTCGTCAAATGTATATTTCAAGACCAGTACGGAAAGTGGTTTTTCTCTATATTCTGGAGTAAAGAATTTTGAAGCAAAAAACAATCCTTCATATCTGTTTGTTAAAGCAAATTCACTAAATAACTCATTAAGAGCAATAATATCTGAATCACTAAAAGATTTTGTGCTTCTCTCTCTAAATGGAAGGTCATATGCGTGGAAACCGAAAGTTAAATAGTCCCCGCTTGAAGCATCAAAGGGTTCAATAATTACAGTATACCGCTGATCAGCAGTCATAGCAATATAGCAAAAAGCAATACTACTGTCACCTCTATTAAGAATAGCTTTCAAACGACCAATAAATTCGTGATTTTTTGACAAATCTGCATTAAATGTAACAACTTTTTCTTGTTCCATAAAGCCTCCAATAAATTTTTCTAATAATAGCATAATAACTAAAAATTACAACTAAAAATTAAAATAAAGAATAAAAAAAGGGGCCGAAGCCCCCATTCTTATTTCTGGGTATGGGTGAATTTGTGAATCAACATTGACCAGCGACGAACCTTCGATTGCGAAGGTGAACGGTCATGAAGGTGATGATGGTCACCAGAACCAGAACCCAAAATCAGGAACAGCAAAAGAATACGTTTAATTTTCAACATATGTGTTTATCCTCAAAATTTTCAATAAATGGCAGATTACAAAGGTAATCAAAATAGACAGAAGCGTTATTGCTTTGTTTCTTATGGTGTCTATTGTAACGAACGGTAGCACCTGTAGCAAGTTTTTTTTGAGGAATTTGATGAATTTTTTGTTATGAGGTGTTTGGTAACAAAAAGAAAAAGGCCCATGAGGGCCTGCTTTTAAATAGACATCATCTTATACAACAACAATGAATGATCAGTGAGTTCACTTGAAGGAATATTTAGTCTTTTAGTAAATCTACTTTTCACTTTTTCAAAAAGATGATTATAAATATTTTCATAACCACTCAAAGAAACCAGATCTTGAGTATGATGATTAACTTCCATATAACCAATATCTGGATTTGTAAGCGAAAAATACAAACCAATAGTGCATGGAACATCATCGTAGTATACAACCATTATAGAATATAAGTTATCTTCTACTTTGAAATGTTTAGTTGGTCGAATCAAGTTAAAGAATAGTTCATATCTTTGCATATTATACAATAAACACGAATCAAATCTTAATAGTCCCTCAATAATCTTAACTTGACTTACGAGTTGCTTGCTAAAAACCAATGGAAGTGAATCAAAAAGTCTTTTTGGTTCAACTCCAAAATTAAAGAAATACATTGCGAAATCATCTGGAGTAATATGCATCAAATCTTTATTTACAAGTCTTTCCTTTTGGATATCAATTACCGTTTTTTTTGACAAAGAGAGTAACTTTTTAAAAGTCATATCATTTTCAAGAAATTCACGAGTTTTAACTAAAATACCAGAATACAGATTTTCAAAAGAAACATAATCTATCAAACAGTCAGACTTAAAAAAAGAATTTTGATAGAGGATAAATTCAACAACATGATCATCTGATTCTCTTGAAAATGAAAAACTCAGTGTATCGCCCAAATAGAACTTAACAGTAGCTCTTGGAACGTGGCTATATTGGCTAATTGGAATGGCAATTTGTAATGATTTATTTGCATCCTTTTTTTCTTTTTCCAAATCGCTGACATAGTAATAGAAATCAATAAGTGTTGAAAGTTGTTTAATTTTTTTAAGATTATAATTGCAACTATGAAATTCAAAAAATGAAGCAATAAATTTATAATCTCGATCACTACGAGGAAGTGTATAAATTGTAAAATTATTTTTTACAGTGATATCTGCAACATCATCCAAGTTGTAAAAAGATTGCAATCTATCTAAGCAATCATCATAAAAAGTAGGCATTATTAATATCCTTCAAAATATTTTTAAGCATATGTGATAATAACATACACCTAAAAAAAAGTATACAAAAAAACAGCCAAAGCTGTTTTATTATCTTACAAAGAGTAACTATTTTTGTTTTTGCATGTTATCTTTTGTTTTCAGCATCTGAATACTTTTCATTTCTTCTGATGGAGATACAGCCATAACACCAGTAGAAATTACAAACAACGTCAAAAAAATAGCCATATATTTCATGATTAAATCTCGGTTAAAGCCTCTATCAAGAGGCCAGTGAAAGAAATGATACTTGAGAAGCAACAAAGATTTCATCTTCTGTTGGAACAAAAGTGCCTTTAGCAGAATCAGTAAATGGAACGTTTTGACCACGAAGTTTTTCTACCACATTAGCTCGATTGAATTGATTAGCACGAATATGATTGTTTACAGCAACAACACGTTCACTAGCTACGAAAGTAACAAGAGTGCATGCACCATTCAAAGCCTCCATGCTTTCATTAAACTTTGCAGATGGAAGATCAGGCATCTTTGTAAGAGTTTCGTGCAAAGCTTCCAGATCTGCATGAGAACCACCTTGAAGCATGACTTCTACTTCACTTTTGAAAGCCCAATCCAAAAACAGTTTACTGGCAATTGGTGAAAATACACCAGCACGTTCTTTTTTCCAAAGATTGTTGATGCCATGAGTAGACTGAGGAAGCAGGTTGCTACCACGAATGTACATGTTGAAAATAGTGTATCGTTTCATATATATAGAACTCCTAAAATTTAACAAATGAGCGGGATTATACTACAAAAATTGATGATGTGCAATATTTTTTATAGCATTTTTTCAAATCTTTAAACAAAAAATTAATAGCTTGACTTAAATTGTAATTAGCTTAAAATTTTTAATATTAATAAAAAGTGAAGCAATGTTTAAAAATTTTAGCAAAACAATATTAAGTGGCGTTTTAATAGCGTGTGCAGGGTGTGGGCCTCAACCATTTTCTCCAAACTTAGAGCCTAAAGGTCAAGATCTTTTCTTTCCTTCTGACCGTACTATGTTAGGATTCAAATTATACCAAAAAATAGAAGACATTTCAAACACTTCCAAGTATACATTGTCAAAAAGTGAGAATGGAGTTAACTACTACACAGTAAATAGCCATAAAAATGATCCAAGACATCTTGAATTTTTAATAGGCATGCAGAACGAAAGAGTTTACTCAATAGAAAGCAAATATGAATATCCAGATTTCAAAACATGCAATGAATCCGCTGAACAAATATATAACGAAACAAAAGCCTATTTTCCACTTAAAAAACAACCAGACATAAGTGGTAAAGGTTATACCTATGATGGCATGTATAGTGATTATATATTTATAACTGCCTGTACAGATTTACTAGATAAGGAAAAGATAATACACAGCAGTATATACACAAGATAATCAAATTAAAGACATTTTCATTACATTCAAGTTTTCATCAAATCCATCATCGAATATACCATTGTCATAAAGCTCTTTCATCTTGAAATAGAAATGAGAGAGTTTGTCATTAGTGTCAAGTTGAGTGTATTCAAAATAAGGATAAAATTCTAAAAAAATTGGAAATGCTGAATGAATAGTTGCTAAATTTTTACTAAGAAAATTATTAAATAAACAAAACTCATCATCTGGTGTTTCATAAGAAGTCCTAATTGAATAATCGTTTGTACTCAAGTCAATATCCCCACGGATTGAATTATGTTTGCTATCCATGTAATAATAGAAAGTAAATTCATCATCATTATCTGTATAAAAATTTCTTTCTAACAAATAATCTTTGATTTCATTTTTAGAATCAAGATTAATGTCTACACGAATTAAATGTGCTAAATCAGGAAATTTTAACGAATTATCATATAAACCATATTCAGCAGTGAAAGTTATATATTCAAAATTACCATATGAGTCATAATTAAACTGGATATTACCAGCACTTTTACCAATGCCATAAGTAGAAGTTGCCCTGAAATTATGGCCTATAAGACAACTAGTCAAACTAATGTTTTCAAAGTTAATTTCTGGATTAAACTTTTCGTTAAATTGATTAAAAAGGTGAATAATTCTATGTTTAAAATAGAATTGATGCTCTGACTTCATGAGCACCAATTTAACCTTTTGATCGTTTAAACAAGAAAAGTCAGGATTTAAAAAATCGAATATAACGGACTCATCAACTTTCATGTCAAAGACCTTAATTTAATCAGGTCGAATAGAAATTCGAATGCCAGTACCAAAATCATTAAGCGTGTCCCATACATGAACATCAAGGTGTGCAGGTGTTTCTTGTTTAGGAATATGCAAGGCATCAGCCATAGCAGTAGCTCGTTTCAAGGCTTCATTTGATGATAAGTAACTTTCAATCACAATAGTGGATACTGTTGAGTATTTTACTCGTGCAACGTTATCTTCTGGATAGTCTTCATCTGGTAGAAAGCCATCCATTTCTTTTTTATGCTTTTCAATGACGATTGAATAAGAATTTTCACTTTTTGAATCGTAACGAATGTATTCACGATCAATCAAGAAGAAGTTACGGTCAGCAATATCAGAAAACTTGGCATAAGCACAAATTCGGTGATCTCCTGAAAACCAGTCTTTTCGATTAATATAAATAGAATCACCAACATTAAAGTCATAAATACCTTTTATGATGACTGCTCTTGCAAGCTTTCTGCTGCCATCATCTGGTTTTTCTTTATACATGGGATGATTCGGAAAAAGTTTTTTATGTAATTTATCAAGCATAGACTCAATCATTTTTATTCTCCTTATTATAGTCAGCAATGAAAGCAGCAAGAAGACGTTCATTGTCCATGCTTTGTTCAAATTGAAGTCCCGGATCATTACATGCCATGGAACACTCATCACCCGATTCCCAAGCGTCAGACATATCTGAAAGTTCTTGTTCTGCATCTTGCAATTCTTTAAGCCGATCTTCCAAAATAGACAGAGATTGAAGATCCGTTTTTACACTAAAACCGAGAGTTTTAAAAAGATCTTCTTGATGAGTAACAAGTGACTGTTCAGAATCACGAATAATACCATCAACTTGATGTCGAGTTTGTTCATCTGTAACATCTTTAAAATCTTTAACATAAAGATCAATAGTTTCTTGATGATGACGAATCATGGTGATTTCGAAAAGGGCATCGCTGTAAGAGATAGTCATAAAAATCGCTCTATATGAAATTTAAAGCATTATACCACAAACAAAAAAAGCCCGCAAAGGCTTTTTAAATACCATCAATAAGTAGTCTTGCTGCAAGGTTGTCATAAACAAATGAAGCTTTCAAATAGACAATGTTATTACCTACTGGGTTTACACCAAAGACACAGTGAAAATAAGAAGCCAATACGTCATTGTTCAAGGTGACTTTGCCAGACAGATTGTCATAATCAGTAGATTCACTCATTTTTGTTCTGATAATAGGGAACTTTAAATCCGCTCCATACTTTTTATCAAAACGCACTTTAACATCTTTCATAACAGTCATGCAATTTTCACCAGAAGCTGGATAAGCTTGCTCAACTACAATCTTACGCACATTGTCTTCATGAAATTCAACAGTGACAGCATTGCGAATAGTAACCTTTTGGAAAAAAAGACCCGGATCATATTCAAAACCATCTTCACCCTTGAAACAATTTTTACCATCACATTTAAAACCATTTTCCTGCAGGGTACTAACTGTAGAATTGAAAGAAGTTCCTTTGTAAGAAAAATCACGAATGCCCGGTTCTTGAGTAGCAAAAGCATTAGCTACAAAGAATGAGAATGCAAAAGCAACAACTGCAAAAATAGATTTTTTCACAATATTTTCCTTATTCAACAAAACCGCCATGAGATTTTTGACCATAACTTTTAGAAACTTTTCTAAGAGCTTCTGAACGTTCCATTTCAAGATTACGTTTTTGGCTATCAGTAGAAGCATTTTTGACAGCATTATCAAAACGTTTGTTAACATCATCAATATCTTGACGAATTCGTGAATGACCACCACCTTCAAAAAATGCCATAACATGCTCCTATTATCAATATGCATAGATTATAACAAAATACACTCAAACAATCAATGATTTATTACTGTATGCTTGAATAATAACTGGAACTCTTTCCTTGATATCATTGCTTAATGGCATATTCTGAATATATCTGTAAATTTCTTGCGTGTTTTTTGCATATTTCATGAAGTCATCTGAAATACTTTTTGCAAGAACAGCAAATTTATCCTGCTGTCTATTATAAAAAACAAAATCTATTTTCTCATTCATTTGAACATAATCTAAACCAAGATTTTGGTAAACAGTTGCAAGATATTGAATGTCATCATTATAAATATGACGTTTTCTAATAACAAGGCAGTCAGCCATTTCTTTCAAATCAGGCGGAAGAACCTTTATGATAGCTTGATAATAATTATGTTTGGCTTCATCCAATTGTGATTGTATTTCTGCATTATGAGCAATGGATGCCTTATTTTGAGCATGAATAACATTCAGCAACTTTGAAGTAGACGAAGTTACCAATGCCAAAAGTTCCTGACCTTCTGGTGATAAATGCTCACTGTTAACTTGTCTCAGCAATTCTAAAACGTTGTCTTTGGTGTAAGAATAATGTGGCTGATAAGTCAATTCATTAACGATAGGTTTAAGTTTGGATTCAAAGAAAGCAACTTCACCTTCATAAATAAGATTAATAGCTTCAATTTGAGAATGATTTTTCATTTATTTATAGATACCTTAATTTCTATTTAATCTGTTTTTTAACCAAAATTTACGGCAATTAAAATAATAATAAATAGCAAACATTAAAATAATAATACCACCTAATGCATAGAGAAGTATAGGCAAAATGTCTCTTCTAGAAAACAATATATTCTTATAGATTAAATCGAATGTATTACAAAGAATAGTTCCAAATAATCCACAAAGATACCAACACAAAAGATTAACAACTAAAGCATTAGTCATATTATTCTCCAAGAAAAAGGCTAACTCAAGTTAGCCTTTAGTGGTTACACGTTAACAGCAGCTTGTTCAAGGCGATACATTGCCAAAGCATGTGCCCGCAGGAGCTTCATTCCTACTGGTGTTACCTTTACTTCTTTATGATGCGGGAAGTAAACAGAAGGATTGTCCAGACGTTCCTGAACAAAATTGGCTACGTAATCGTTAAGACTAACAGTTTTTTTTGACATATGACACCTCTTTTAGTTAATTAAATTTAGGAATCAAGCAACTTTTTTATTGGCTGCTTGATTTTGTTTCTTTAGCGAGTAAGCCATTGAAGTACCAAGCTTAATCAGTTTGCCAGTTTCAGTGCGAGTAATAATACTGACAATGCTGTCTTGTTCAATTCGACGACGCTTACGTTCTGCTTCAATTTTTTGTTTAATATCTTTAGCTTTACTGATTTGAGAAACTTCACCAGCAAAATCAGCATTACGCAGAGTCAAACATGGAATCTCAAACTTTTCTTCACCTTGCTCAACCACAAACATCAATTTGAGATCACTGGTGGTTTTTGGAGCTTTCTTAACTTCTGGGAACAAATCAATCCAACTAATTCGGCGTTGAACAATTTTGTTGAATTCTACAACAGTTTTCTTTTTAATGGCCTCTTCAACATGAGGATCAATAACAAAACGGTTATTATAGTCACTGTAAAGAACAGTAACAATTTCTTTATTACGTTCATCAAAGATGATAACCAAAGAATAATTATCAGGAGTAGAATGAATAACACAATGAGAGCGGTGTTTATCCTGACCTACTGGAACATACAAGCCTTTTCGCAACAGAATAATAACATCACTGCGAGTAAGAGAGCTTCGTTCTTTCAATTGTGCCGTAGCATGTTCACTGAAAAAGAAGCCATCTTTTTTAGGGGCGGTAACAACAGTCATACAGTCCTCCAATTTTATTCACTTCATCATATTAGGAGTCAATTCTAACACAAAATATTGCAGTAAACAAGCTGAAGTGTATAATGGCCAAAAGGAGAAAATAATGGAAAAACCACAAAAAGGCTTGATCATAAAAAAACAATGGCTTGATTTGATTCTATCAGGAAAAAAGATAATAGAAATTAGAAGTTCTCATACCAAAGTGAGAGGAAAGATTGCTTTAATAGAAAGTGGCAGTGGCCATATTATAGGTGAATGTGAAATTGTTGACAGCACCTACCTTGACACAGAAGAAAAATTGAATCAAGCAATGATTGATGGTTGTGTTTCAAAAGACGTGGCACTCATTAGTTATTATAAGAAACCACATGCATGGCACATTAAAAATGCAATTAGATATGCATCACCAATTCCATATAATCACCCTAAAGGTGCAGTTATATGGGTAAATATTTAAACACTAAAAAAGGCCCCGAAGGGCCTCTTATTCAAGCTACTACTTTTTCTGTCTGGCCGTAAAGCATGGCACCTTCAATGGATTTTTCAATCCATTTTTTGTTTTTGCGGATAATAATGTCATTAATCAGGTCAATGTCATCAGTTACAGTAGCCAGCAAGCGAGCCACATTAGTCAGAGCAGTAAAAATGGTGGCTACAGTATCATCATCGCTCATGAAGCCTTTGTAAGAACTGGCAGCAATCTTTTGGTTCTTCTGAATAGCGTCAGACATTTTGCCAGTGCTAATCAAATATTTAGTCATCAGCATATCAGTGCTCATGTCTTTATCAGCAAAGTATGCCATGTTAACTACTTTTTCAGCTTCAAACAAGGAAGTGTGCTTAATAACATAAGCGATAGAAGACACTACAAGAATGTTATCTACAGCTTCTTCAATGGTTTCTTGAAGATCATTTTTTTCTACGTGAGCTTCCAACAGTTCACTTTGTTCTTCTGCAAGTTTAGTGACACGCTGGAAGATATCTTTCTTGTCGTAACTCATGGATTCTGCGATTTTAGTGATTTGCAGATTGATCATGGTTTTTTGCTCCGATTTATGTGATTAATGAGTTTATACTAACAAAATTCTTTTTGTAGGTCAAATACAATCCAAATCATCATTTGACGAAGAGAAGTATAACATATCCCAATAAAATTGACAAGAAAAAAGCCCATCTATGAGCTTTCAATCGTATCTTGTTGCAGTGACAATTTGCGTGTTGGCTATGTATTTTAAACTTTTTCTGATATTATCATTAAAATTATGGTAGTCATATTCATTGATAACTACAATGATATTTTGATTAACATCTTCCATAATTTTTTCTGGGTAATTAACGGCCCCATCAGTCAAATTAATAATACAATCGGCATTAAAATTTGAAGATATATTATATTCATAAACAGCTTCTAAATTCGAGCCACCTCTACCATAATGAGAAGAGAAAACATGATCACTATAAAGTGGTAAGTCAAGAATATTTTTGTTATCGAATGAAAGCTCCTTAAACAAACATGTATCCCAGCCAAATGCTTTTAAAACAACATCCTTATACATCAGTTGCCCAGTTAATTGGGAAAGATAAAAGCGATACATTTGCCTAAAAAATGGGTCAGAAGCAATAGATCCAGAAAAATCCAAACCAACAATAATTTTTACTGGTCCATCTTTTTGAATTGCGGGAAGATTTTCAAACATGATTTAATCCTCAAATGAAAATAAGTTATTCATATTCAGCGATAATAGCCAAAGCAGTTTTTCGATGTTGATCTAAAGATGAAAGACGATCAGTCTTATGCTGATGGTAATATTTCAAGAAACTATCTGGATCTGGGTATCGTTCATCTTTAACATTACGTTCACCATGCCTTGGTGCAGAAGGGTCATATTTAATCCAGAGTTGCCATGCAGTTGTTGAACCGTCAATCAAATAGGAACGAGTTTTAACCCAAGTTTCAGGACAAGGGTTATTCAAAAAACACAAAAAGACATTTTTAACAGATTTGCTTACTCCACCAAAAAAGTTATGCATACCAGAAAGAACGCCTTTGTTATCTTTTTCGAATGATTGCAAAGCCGACTGATATTGATCGTCAAAATAGCGGTAGCATTCGACTGCTGCCGCATATTTTTCATCTTTAGGTTTAAGCTTTTTGGGAAAAGCAAGAATAGTTGCAGTCATCTTATTCGCTCATTTCACGGTTGATTTCAGCAGTGAAGAACTTTTTCAGACGACGACGAACAAGGCGAGTCAATTTTGATTTGGTTTTGCCGTGAAACTCGTTGCAGCAAGAGCATTTACGACCACCCGGACCAAGTTTTTCGAAACGGCAAGCAAAGTTTGGTGTGAACATAAGAACAATCCTTTTACTGTTTAATTGAAAGAATTATAGCATGATGATGCTAACCATGCAACATTTTTTTAGATAGACATCATTTCTACCAAAAGTAATGAGGATTTTGTTTTCCTAACCAAATCATATTTTTCTTTAAGATATAGGTCATAAAAACATTTTTCAAAAGAAAAATGAGGATCTTTATTAATTGAAACATTCTTTTTTAAATGATCAGGTATATCATTAGAATCATTTTTATTAATCGGCATTAAATATTGCACATTGAACTTGTTGTTAGAAGTATTAAGATTCACCCAAATCAAGCGTCTGTTTAGCTCAAGATCCCACTTATATTTAATAACATTGTCTCTTAATCTTATAGTAATAGAAAGTCCATCATAAAATAAAGCTTCAATGTTATTATTATACTCTTCACAACCTACATAATTTGTTGAGATCTCTTTTTCAAGTTTAAACTTTTTGATATTTTCAAGAAAGGCATTTTTTATACTGCCATCATTATGAATGAAATGAGATGAAACGTCTGGTGTGATGTCAAAAATCTCCAACTCATTATCAAGACAATATCGTACAATAAAGTCAAAGTTATATTGAGTAGTTATAGAAAATTCGAGAGCAGTAGGACCATTAGATGACGATGTACCATACTTAGGATTAACCCTAATATCTAAAATGATTAAATCAGAATTAAAAACTAAAGATAATTTTGATTTAATCCAATACTTTTTATCATCATCACTGACAGTCCAAGATGCTTGGTTAAGTTTTTTTTGTATCTTATCCATCTTGGATATACCTCATTATTAAACTAATTAATATATTTAAAATAAATTGCACAAACAAATATTACAATACCAACTAAACTTTGAATAATATTGGAAACTTTATACTCAGAACCAGTACGATCACCAGAACCTAAAAGATTCAATACACCGCCAATGAATAATGCAAAACCTATAAAAAGAACAGCAACAAAACCTATCCATTGAAAAAGCATAATAGAAACCTCAACTTAAAGAAAAGATGGTTAGCCAACAAACTTCCAATTGTCATCAACAACAATAGTGCAATCACGACCACTTTTCTTGATCGCTTGTTCAAACAAATAGGACAATGTACCCGGACTTGAGAAATCTGGGAGATTCAACCCATGACAGCCGGGATGAAAATCACCATAACGACCAAGCATAACAGATTTGCCATTCACCAAGACTTCTGCCATATGAAATGAACTGGTGACATGACTACGCTCAGTAACAACGTTACGATCTTTAAGTGGAATTTTGTGATCTTTCATAAACTGGATTACAGAGTTAGATTTATCAGTATCAATTTTCATAGTATTCTCCATAAATTTTGTTAATTATAGCATTTATTGAATAAAAAAACAACAATGTATTAAAGCATAAGCATATCTATAAGCAACAAACGATTATTAAATTCAGAAGAATTAAAATCATAAGCAGAAGGAATACAGAACTCAGGAAAAGTTAATTTCAATTCTTCATCAGAGTCTAATACAAGGTGTAATTTTATTAATTGTCCAATATCAGTCAAGCAAAGATCTTTAACAGGTAATTTAACTGATTTAGAAAAATTACTGTTACAGAAGAATGTACAAATATTATCAGTAATGGCACCACAGGTATCATACATATTAGTTACTATTACAAAAATCTCCTTTTTACGAGAATCTGAAGTCTCATAATATAGAGATGGTGAAGTGGATTGAAATTTTACTTTTGTAAGATGCAAAGAATGATCAAAAGCAAATGAAACTGTACTACTAATTTGCCCAAATGAAATATTTTCATTAATCATATTAATTTTTACTTGAATTGATTCCACATTTTTAGTTAAAAAATTAGAAACATCATCATCAATATAAGGATAATACGATTTATTATCAATAACCTTATCTACACTATTTACGTCATAAGTGTAATCTTTTAAAAATTTATGAATTTGTTTTTTCATCAAATAATGAGTTTCTTCACCTGAAATTTCATAACTATCCTTCGATTTATATACATTCAAATTAGGAGTTATAACAATATTCAATAACTCATCACCAACATCATCTGAAAGTGAATAACTTAAATGTACATGACTGAATGAAAGATCATCATTAAAAATAGCCCAAAGGACAGTATGAGCATTGCTGAAGAAATTAAGTACAGGTTGAAAATCAACAGGTAGAGGAATATCAGGATTAATAATTTTCAATGAATGCTTATCCAGATAAACTGATTCTCGTTCATTAATAAAGCAAGCAGCACTGGACAGGACTTTAAGAACAGCAATATCAGATGCTTTCAAATGTAATAAAATACGTTCAATTATTTCAAATGTTGCTTCCATTTATTATGCCCATATATAAAATAAAGCTACATTCTATCAAATTGAATGTTAAATAACAAGAAACATTTGAAAGATTTAAAAAAATATGTAAAATAAAGATAGAAAATACAGGAGAACTTAAATGAGTTACATTGATGACAATTTAATGGACGGGGAAAGAGTTGAATACAGAGCAGAATTAAGCAACTGGGCATTCTTTTCAAGTATAGCCATCAGCATTATATTAATACCAGTAATAGTTGGATTAATTGGGTTATTTATAATTCATATAGTGAAGAAAAGCACTGAAATAGCAGTAACAAACAAACGTCTTATCTATAAGAAAGGTTTCATTCAAAGAGATACTGTTGAATTGAATATAAAAAAAATAGAATCAATGCAAGTTGAACAAACGATAATTGGAAGAATTTTCAATTATGGTACATTAATTGTATCTGGTACTGGTAGTTCACATGCACCAATAAAGTATATTAGAGATCCAATGAAGTTGAGAACTGAAATATCATCAGTAATCGACAAAACAATATAAAAGGCTCCGAAGAGCCTTATTGTTTTTCACGCCGCAAATGTTGAATGAAGTTATCAAGCAAGATTTTGATTTCAGGGCCAGCAATAGTGTTAGCACTATGGACAAAGAATTTGAAGTTATCAGGGATAACATATTTTTCATCCAGAACGCTTTCAACAATCCAATGAGCAAAATCAAGACCAGCTTTCAACAGGTTACCATTTGCATCCAGACCCAAATCGTTATCGAACGAAATGTAGTAAGGAAGGAACCCTTTTTCTTCAATGAGAGCAACAGCTTGTTCCATTGTCCGACAAATATAGAAGTCTTCAATGAAGTTTTCATAAACGACAGCATTGCTTGGGTAAACCATGTTAACCGAACGCAGGTCGTCAAGGAAAATCGAGTAAGGCATTTTTTTCATTTCTAAATAATCCAATTTACTTTAAGTGAGCCTGCATTATACATTATGAAATCATTAATGTCACGATATATTTCAAGAAAAATAAAAATGTCTATGAAAAAGAAAAACCTTATAATCACAATTGATAAAAGGTTTTTTTAGATAAAAAATAAACAAATTATTTAGGTTTAAACAATGGATCAGATGGGAATTTTTGGGTATTTATTGACTGATCTCTAAGGCTGGTTTCTGGACTAAGTTGACACCATGTAACACCTATACTATCTGGATTTGCTTTATAAACTGTATAAGCATAGTCATATAGTTTTTCATTTGTTTTTAAATTAGTAAATGTGACTTCAAATGAATTATTGCCAGTTTTTTTACGAACTAGAGAATATTCTGATTCAGGTGAATTAATTTTTGAGAATTTATAACAATTGGCATCATTACTTTTACCTTCATAGTTGCATGAAGAGTCTCCTTTTTTAAAACTTTCTATTTTATATAATGAATAACCATCATTATCTAATTTCAATTTTTTTTCAACAAAAGCGAAAGATGGGACATCAGAATCCTTTCCAAAAGCTTCATAACTTTCAATAACATCATAATTGTCTCTAAGCTCAGAATAATCATAATAGACACTTTTAATTTTATTGTCTTTAAAATCTTGTTTATATTGATCAATTAACGCATGATTAACATGCAGATAGTTCTTATCTGATGGACAATTAACATCATCTTGGGCATTAGCATAACTTGTTAAAAGAATTGCTGGTATTAATATAAATAATGATTTCATTGTATGTCCTATTTGATTTAAATTTATTATAACCATCATAATCATCAACAAGAATAAGTCAAGACATTTAATAATTTATCATATGACACAACAAAACTTGATTAGTAGTTATATCTTCCATATTGATGTTTTCAAGATTTAATGTGTTAACTATTGTATCAAAAATCTTTGTTCTAAAAGTGTCATAAACTACAGAGATATTATCAATAGACACAAAAACACCTTTATTATTACAGCTATAATTAAAGCCTGATTCTGATAAGTTAATTGATATAGTTTCATATTTATTGTTTGAAAATTTAATAGTATATAGTGTAGAATCAACTAAAAATCTACTTACTTTTTCATTACGTTTTACGAAATAAGAAAAACAAGAATCACCGGATATATAATGATAGAATTGAATGACAGAAATTAGTTGAAGTATTTCATGAGCTTTATGATAACCAAGAACAGACAATAAGAATGACTTAAATTTACTGAAGGATAGTTCAACAGTAGAATCATGAGCTATGAATGATATTGAATTTGAAGAAATATTTTGAACAAAATCATTCTTCCTGAAAATTTCAAAATAATCCTCAAAAATTGTATTGTAACAAACAAGCACATCTGAAAATTTAATTTCTTTAATCTTAGGATTTTTTAAATAATTTTTGATAACTTCCATATAAGTTTTATGAAGTAATGAATCATCCATAATTTGTTCTCTATTAAAATTTCTAAGTTCAATTGTAAATATGATTTCACCATTTTCTGGAATATATATTTTAGAATTCAAACTACCAAGATAAATATAGAAATCATTATTAATACGTTGAATCATATATAAGTTCGAATAACTAGAACTACCATTTAAAAGTTTATGAAGGATTCGTATCGAGCTTAATTGAAGAAAATATCTATAATTGAAAGGAAATATCTCATTAATCCCTTTTAAGAAGGACACAATATCTGAATGACAATCCTTAATGAAATAAAGTTCTGAAGTAGGTTTTAATTTAACAATTCGCTGTTCATTATTATTTAACTGGCGATTAAAGTAATCAGAACCAAATAAAGATTCAACCATAAGAATGATTTGCTGATGATAATTTGTATTCATAATAAAAACCTTGAAAAGAGTGCAAATATTATACATATAAGTTGAACAAGAGTAAACAAAAAATTCCAAAAATAAGAGATAATTCATAAATTGACAAAAAAAATAAACAATATAAAATTATATAAAATAGAGGATTAAAATATGAATGATAAAACAAAAAGAATATTAAAACATATGTTAAGTGCAATCATATTGATGATCTCATTATTATTTGGATTCGCATCCATAACATGTTTTGTAATAGGTGCTCCAGTAATGGGTGTATTTTATATTATGTTCTCAATATCAATTATTACACTACTATTTAAGAAATCTAAAATGAATAGAATAATTTTAGCAATATTTTTATTAGCCACATTAATTTTAGGTACATTCCTTAATCAAATTGCACCACAAGAACCAGAAATAGTAGACCAATACTTAGAAAGCCATCAGATCTGATGGCTTTTTTATTTATATTTCACGATGAAATAAACATTTAAATCTTGGAATGTTAAATAAAGAGGATCTATATCCAATGTTTTTGATATATCTTTAATTAATACTGTTTTAAGAAAATTATAAATTTCACAATAACCATGCAGATGAACACTTTTACCTTCATTATCGATATATGCCAATTTAAATAAAGATTCATCAGTATTAATAGCCAATCTATATGAGTTAATTTTGCTTTCAAAAGTTATTACATTGTACGAATTAAGTAATTTTGATTTATATCGATTAAAAATATAATCTATATTATTAAAAAATGGTCTTATAGATTTATTAAAAACAAAACAATCAAGTATTTCTAAAAAATGAATTAAGGTTTTTAATTGGTTAATACCTTTTGAATTAACTTTAGATTTCTTTAAAATGTCAAGTATAGCATCAAAACCATGATCTTTAATTAAAACAATTTCATATTCATGTGAAAGATATTTTGAAGCATTCTTATAAAGGTCTGTAATAGAGATATCAGCAAAAAGATTTTTCTTGAAAGAGTTTTGAATTACTGACTCTATATCAAGATTACAAAATTGAAGAACATTTTTATCATTAATAGTTAACAGGCGGGGATAATGAGAAATTTTTGAATTCAAAAAATCCATATAAATGGTGTCATATTTTTCTTCAAACTCATCAACACAATATCTACATCCGTTAATAATAACAAAAATGTCATTCATGCCAATAAATATTTCAAAACATGGTTTTATATTAATAGTGAGTTTATCTTCCCATATATCCAAGTAAATATATGGTTCAAAATGTTTTGATTCCATAAAGCTCAATATATTCATGAGTGAAATAAATTGATTAATTTTATTAACATTAAGATTGGGAATTAAATTTAATAAATCATTAAATTTCTTATAGTCATATTTATAAATAATGGAAATCGTAGACAGAATGAGTCCATCAGATAGGCTATAACTAAAAGCACCATCTTTAGGATAGGACTTAATAATAAAATCATTAATAATAGAAAAGATAGATTTCACTTCAACTCCCCATTTAGAGAGTAAAGAATATAATCATGAATTAGCTTTTCTTTGTTACCCATTAAAAGACGTACACCTAAAAAATTAACATCACTATAATCATGACCTAACCAATAACGTTTTTTATTAACATGTTGATTTAATCCTGCATGAGCAGAAAAAAACAAAGAAGCTTTTTCAACAATATCTAAAATAACTTCGTCAGGAGGTCTTTTCTGTGTTCTAATACCAATAGAATGAGCGTGAAGATTGTTTTTACATAGATGATGATCAAACAAAGAAAGCGTGTTATAGCTGTAATATTCTAAATAATCGTACCACCATTTATCATAGGTAGTGTTCCTGAAAGGACATTCGATATAAAAGGAAGATAAAGAAGACTCAATTTCAAAACCAGTAATAAATGAAAATAAATAATCCATGAATTCTGTACAGTTTCTATCTGTATCAATTGTTATAATGTATTTAGCCATGATATCAAGACCTTTAATTAGGTGAACAGATGTTCACCAATTGCAAACTTTTGACTTGCACTATCAACATTATTCAAAGAAGGAAGATATTCAATGATGTAATCAGGAACTGATTCCTCGGAGAAAAATAGCGTGTAGTCAAAAAGCATAATGAAAGCAGACAAATTGTAAACAACAGAAGAAAGCGTACTAACATCTGTGAGCAATTCAGCACCTGAATTATAGATGATAGCATGTGCATCTTTGTCAGCTACACCTTTTGAATCAAATGCAAAAATGTAGTTTTCATGTGCTTTTGGCTTATGAAGACAAACTGACAACGACTTACAGTTTTGATGGTAAGCTTCTCGAATATCATAAATATTAGAATCAAAAGTGATTCGAACAGGAACATCAACATAATCCACACCAGCAATTCCAATAAGTTTACCTACACGAACAGTAAAATATTTGGAATAGCTATCTTCAATCTCTTTCTGAATGTCCAAAAATGTCATTGCTTTGTTCACACAGTCATCAAGACCTGACCCAACAATGACTTTATAATCATTCTTATTAAAAAAACGCAATTGACAAGAATCTGGAGAATTACTTGCAACTTTAGCTGAATCATGTTCAATAGTCGGAGCATAAATACTAAGCCAGTGATTTCTTTCTTCTTGTGTATATTTTTTCATTTTTGAAGATCTCTTAAATTGAAGTATGGATTATATCAAAAACCAATACAAATTAGCAATCAAAAACATCAAAACGATGAACCAAAGACTGATCTTCTTCTTTAATAATACGCAAACTCAAAAGTTTGAAGTTATCAATATTCAAATCACTACGACCAATGCTTGACATAACTGTATGGTAGTTATCAACAAAATATTTAGAACGGTCAATAATTTCAGAAATAACCAAATCATCAGGGACTTCTTCAATATAAATCTGTACTGAATTATATTTATTGCCATGTTGAGCTTCGGATGGATAAATATCGACTGGACTATAGCATTCAGACCCCGGATTTTCTGGATCTTCAATATGAATGATGTTTTCTTTAAACCAATCAAGATTTTGAATATCAGCAGAATATTTTTTTGAAATCTCTGCTCCAACACCAGAATCACCCCACTCACCCGTTACAAATGCACAAAAATTACGTTCAAAATTGCCAGCATAACTGTTAGTATCAATAATCAGGTAGTACATAATAAGTCCTCTTTAAAAGTTAATTATATAGCAAAAAAAGTAAAAATAAAAGAAATATTTTAAATTTTAAGCATTTGATATAGTTCAATAGATTTATTACAAAGGTCTTGATTTTCTATTCCAGTAACAGCAGAAATCTTATCCAACAAGGATTTTTTCAAGTGCTCATAAATATTATCAATACCACGAATACAAAGTGGTTCATAATCAAATTCTTCTGTCCTACATTCATAAACCAAACAATCAGAATGGGTAGTAATATATAGGTCTTGCCATCCATTAATTTTTTGATTATGTGTGAAAGTTATATTGTATAAATAATGTTCATCTCGAAATTTATTTATTACATCTTGAAATCTGATTTCAATTTTAAATTTTTTTGAATAAAAATCTAAATCATCCAATTGTTCTTTAAAAACAAGAATACTAAAAATTTCATTTAGTTTATTCAAATGATCATTACTTAAAAATGGGCTAAGGTATTTTTGAACTTTATAATTTGTGATATCAAATTCATGAGACTTAGATCCATTAATTAAATCCAAGTTAACAATAGAATCCGATTCGTTTTTTTTATGAAATAAATTATTAAATTCTGTAGCTGTATAATATGAAATCTTGTTATCAACAATTATAGAATTAATAAACTCTTTTAAATCTAAGTTCATAGTATGAATGAAAGACTTAGCTGTGATATTGGCAGGCAATAAAGCATTAAGTGTAGTTAATCTTTCTTGATACGTTTTTTCATAAGCTGTTCCATCTATAAGTTCATTAAGAGAAAACTCATCAAAATGAAATCTAATTTTCAGATTACTTAAACTTGTTTTATTAAATACTGCAAACATAAGCCTTGGTCCATGACTAAACATAACATTCTTATTAGTGTAAATAATTTTAACTTTAAATGATTGTTTAGTCTCGCCCTTCTGAATATAATCAAGAAGCCACATAATAGATTCTAATTGTGCAATTTTATGACTGTCAAGATTGAAAAATAGAGAAACAATTTCTTCAAATCTATGATCATATTCAAAATGATAAACACGCGGCAATACTTCTGAATCATCATGTTCATATTTTTTTTGAATTGCATCTACAAATTCATCATAAAAAGATGGCAT